CGGTGGATTTATCAAAAATAATTAACAATAAATATTTTAATTATAAACAAATATTAAATAATAATTAGAATCTTTAAATTACATAAAAATAATAATAACTATTTAAATAACTAATTATTGCCGCCGCGGTGGATTTATTAAAAATAATTAACAATAAATATTTTAATTATAAACAAATATTAAATAATAATTAGAATCTTTAAATTACATAAAAATAATAATAACTATTTAAATAACTAATTATTGCCGCCGCCGCGGTGGATTTATTAAAAATAATTAACAATAAATATTTTAATTATAAACAAATAATTAGAATCTTTAAATTACATAAAAATAATAATAACTATTTAAATAACTAATTATTGCCGCCGCGGTGGATTTATAAAAAATAAATAAATTAAATATTTTAATTATAAACAAATAATTAGAATCTTTAAATTACATAAAAATAATAATAACTATTTAAATAACTAATTATTGCCGCCGCCGCGGTGGATTTATTAAAAATAATTAACAATAAATATTTTAATTATAAACAAATAATTAGAATCTTTAAATTACATAAAAATAATAATAACTATTTAAATAACTAATTATTGCCGCCGCCGCGGTGGATTTATCAAAAATAATTAACAATAAATATTTTAATTATAAACAAATATTAAATAATAATTAGAATCTTTAAATTACATAAAAATAATAATAACTATTTAAATAACTAATTATCGCCGCCACGGTGGATTTATCAAAAATAATTAACAATAAATATTTTAATTATAAACAAATATTAAATAATAATTAGAATCTTTAAATTACATAAAAATAATAATAACTATTTAAATAACTAATTATTGCCGCCGCCGCGGTGGATTTATTAAAAATAATTAACAATAAATATTTTAATTATAAACAAATAATTAGAATCTTTAAATTACATAAAAATAATAATAACTATTTAAATAACTAATTATTGCCGCCACGGTGGATTTATTAAAAATAATTAACAATAAATATTTTAATTATAAACAAATATTAAATAATAATTAGAATCTTCAAATTACATAAAAATAATAATAACTATTTAAATAACTAATTATCGCCGCCGCGGTGGATTTATCAAAAATAAATAAATTAAATAATTTAATTATAAATAAATATTATTGTTATTTTCAGAGAATAATCAAATTTTACCAAAACTTTGTTTATTTTTAAATAATTATTTTTTTTAATTATAAATAAAAATTGATGTATAAAGTTATTATAATTTTATAATATATATATGAATAAAATGACATATAAATGCAATTTGTGTGAATATGATTTTAAACAAAAAATAGATTTAGATAGACACCTTAAGAAAAATAAATGTATTCCAATTAATAAAATAATTGATATAAAAGAACAACAAAATATTAATAATGGTAAAATATCAGAATTACATAGTTTATTTAAAACATGTTTAGATATTTTAAGAAATGATGCTGAACATTTAATAGGTGATGAAGCATTAAATGAATTATCACATTTTATAATTCTTAAACAATTAGAAAAACATATTATTAATAATTCAATTGATATTTATAATTTTGAATTATATTATGATGGGATTAAAAAATATGGTAAAGAAATATTTATTGAACAATTAGAATATATTAAATTTTCTAAATTAGTAGAATATATTAAAATACCAGATAAAGAAAATAATATAAAACATATATTTGATAATTTTTTATGGAAAGAAATTTTATCTAAACATCCTAAATTTAAAGATGTTTTTGAAGATGGTAAAAAATCATTTATTAAAGAATCATCAACAATTAAAAAACTTATTATTACATTAAGTAATATTGATTTTGATAATTATGAATATGATATTTTAGGAGAAGCATATGAAAGGATATTTGTAGATGCTATATATGGTGCGGGTAAAGGTAGTAAATCACAATTGGGACAATTTTTTACATCTCCAAAAGTAAAAGATTTATTAGTTAATTTAGTAAATCCTAAAGTAAAAGAAAATGGTGAAATTGAAAGTGTATTAGATCCATCAGCAGGAACAGGTGGAATTTTAAACACAGTTATTAAACATTTTAAAAAAAATAATCAAATAACAACTGAAGATTTAAGAAAACAATTAATTAATAATATTTATGGTATTGAAATTAAAGGAAAAATTTATAATTTATGTTTATCAAATATGCTAATAAATACAGGTCATATATTACCAAATGTAATCTGTGCCGATAGTATAAGAAAATTTCATAATATCAAAGTAGATACAATTATTGCAAATCCACCATTTTCAGTAAATATAAATTATAATGAATTATTATCAAGTTTAGGAAGTATTAAAATATTAGATGATTATATACCAATAAAAGCAGGTGGTAAAAATTCAGAGGTATTATTTTTACAAATGATGATTCATTGTTTGAAAATAAATGGACGTTGTGCTACTGTTATGTTAGATGGTCAAAAAATATATGGAGATTCTTCTGGATATGATAAAATAAGAGAATATTTAATGAAAAGTTGTGAATTACATGAAGTAATTTTATGTCCTGCAGGAACATTTACATCAACAGCATCAAAAACATGTATATTATTTTTTACAAAGAAAAAAGAAAGGAAAGATGTTTTAGAAATTAAAGGATCTAAAAGAGAATTAATTTTTGATAAAGTACATTCAACAATAAAAGTACAATTTTATGATTTTAATCCTGATACAGAAGAAAAAATATTTATTAAAGAAGTAGATATAAAAGATATAGCATCAAAAAAATATTCTTTAAATTATACAGAATATAATGTAGAAGACAAATGTAAAGATGAAGAAAATATTAAATGGGTTGAATTAAATGAAGTTTGTAAAATTAAGTTTGGAGATAGAATTGTAAAAAAAAATACTACATCGGGAGAGTATGACGTATATGGCGGTGGTGATAAAACATTTTCCACAGATACTTTTAATAGAGAAGGATATAATATATTAATTGCAAGGTTTGCATTATCTAAAATATGTGTTAGATTATTAAATAAAAAATTTTATCTTAATGATAGTGGTTTAACAATATCAATTAATAAAGAATATGGTAATAATAATTATATTGGATATTATTTAGTATTTAATCAATATTTAATATATAATTTAGCAAGAGGAACTGGTCAAAAAAATTTAGATATGGAAAATTTTAAAAAAATAAAAATTCCTATGGTATCAATAGAAAAACAAAATAATATAGTTGAATTTTTAGATAAATTATATGAAACTAACCAAATAAAAATTCAAGATACTATAAATTATTATGAAAATAATAATATATTTAAATTATTATTAGATGAAAAATATAATATATTTAATTATTTAATAATAGCACAAATATTTAAAATTAAAATTAATAATATTAATAATATTCTTAATATTAAAGATGAATTAGAAAACTTATTAAAATTTAAAAATATTATTATTAATAAATTAAAAGATGATAATATTAATAAAGATATTATTTAACTATAATTTATTACATAAAAATATTATTTTTCTAGAAATATAATAAAAGTAAATTATAAATTGGGAACTTCGTTAACTTCGTTTATTTAAAAAATAAATTACTACAATATAGTTTATTATTTGGCGGTTATGATGATTTACACTATATATTTACTAAATTTAAAAATAAATAATTAACATATAAAAATATTACTCAATTTATGAATAAATATAAATGAGTTAAAAGCCTACCTTAAGATTAATAAACGAAGTTAACGAAGTTCTCAATTAATTAATAATAATATTTATGAATAATTATTTACAATAAATATATTACATAATTCAATCTTTAATTTTTATTTTATTGTTATTTTTAGAGAAATTATAAAAAATTCTGGGAACTTCGTTAATTTTTATAATTTCTTTGAAAACGAGAATAATATAATTACGATGATTTATTAAATCATTAGTTTAAGTATCTTTAATAATATTCCAATAATCAGTATAAAATAATTGTCTATTAATAGCCATATTATTGAGGTAATATATTATTATTCATAAATTGAATTTATTATTTATTATTATTTTCATAGAAATTATAAAATATTTTAATTTAAGATTTAAATTAATTTTGGAACGTAGTTTATTTTTTCCAAAAATTTTATAATTTCTCTGAAAATAACAATAAATTATTATTAGATGAAAAATATAATATTTTTAATTACTTAATAATAGCACAAATATTTGAAATTAAAGTTAATAATATTAATAATATTCTTAATATTAAAGATGAATTAGAAAACTTATTAAAATAATAATATAATAAAAAATGAAATTATTCAGATAAAAATTAAATTTGTAATAATAATAAATCTATTGATATAATAAACATAAACAAAGATATAAAATAATTTTAAATTTTTAAATTTATTTTATATCTTTATTATATGAATAATAATTATTATATTGATAGCATTATTTTAGAGAACTGTCCATATTCAATAAAGGCAGAAAACTTATTAAAAAAACATAACATCCCTATAAATATAATAACTGTTGATCATGATAATAAACATAAATATAAAACTAGTCAAATAAATTCATTTCCACAATTATATTTAAAAAATAAATTAAAAAAAGATAGCTTATTATTAGGTGGTTATGATGATTTAAATTATGTTTTTACTAAATTTAAAAATAAACAAATAACAAATAAAAATATTACTCAATTTATGAATAAATATAAATGGGCTAAAAAGCCTACTTTAAGATTAATACAATTAATTAATAATAATATTTATGAATAATTATTTACGATAAATATATTGTATAATCCAATCTTTATTTTTTAGTTTAATATACTCACTGTGATTTATTGAATCATTAGTTTCAGTATCTTTAATAATATTTAAATAATCAGTATAAAATAATTGTCGATCAATAGCCATATTAAATTGATTAATTATTTTTTCTAAAATATTATAATATTGAAATATAAAATCTTTATGATACTTATTAATAATAGAAATATTTTTTATTGTTGTTTGTAGTTTTAATATATTAAATAAAATTATAAAATCTTCATCAGATAATGAATCATGTTTATTATTATAATTAAAACATATCATATAAAATTCAGGTGAATGTTCATTTTGTGTTGGTTTATATATTTCAATTTTTTCAAATGATAAATAAAATATATATATCATATCTATTAATATTTTATAATGTAAATTAGTAAATAATTGTTTAATTATACAATTACCATGTTTAGATAAATTGTATAATATAAATAACATTTGAGAATAATATAATAAAATACATAATGTATTATCTTCAGAATATTCTAATCCACAATCACTTATTAACCAATTTTTATTTTTACAAATATTTTTATAATATTTAATATTGTCTTCAGATGTAATATTACCGGTTCCATCAGATCCATAAGACCATTTATTTTTATTTTTTTTTATTATATCATATATATCATCATAACCACCATTATCAGTATGTAATGTTGTAGCTTCCCATGTATACTTAGCATTTGAATTCCATTTATTAATATAATAGTCAATAGACATAATAAAAGATCCGGGAGCCTCACACATATAAAATATATTAATATCTTTTAATGTATCAAAAATACGTGTATTATATAATATTTCATACATTTTAATCCATGCACGAGATACAGGTCTATTTTTTTTTATTTTAATATCTAATTTATATAATTCATGATTTAATGTGTTCTCATAAAAACGAATTAATTTTTTAATTTTATTATAAGTATCTATATCCCTAAAATCTATTTGATTTGTTGAACAATTTATTAATTTAATTAAATAATTAAATTCTTGAGGTAATATATTATTATTTGTACATTGAATTTTAATTATTGGAATTATATGGGATCTCATTATTAAATATAATCCTTTATCAACTATAAATAGTTTACTAGTTATAGTATTTATATCTTCTGATTCATATATTTGAAATTTAAATAATTTAGCTAAATTATATGAATATATATAATTTTGTTTTATTAATGAATTAATAAAATCCTGATTATTGATATTTTCTCTTATATAATTTAATTGTAAATTTATTCTATGTATATCTTTATTTAATATTTTATAATAAGCTTTAATAGTTTTAATATATTTAGAATAAAACATATTATTATTAGAATATACATTTTTTTTAAACTTTTCAAATATAATACAATGTTCATTAATATTATTTAAAGAATATATATTATAAATAATATACATATTTTCAAAACATTGACCTATATTTTGTAATAATAATAAATTATTATATAAATCAGATAAATATATTATTAAATATCCATTTTTATTAATATTATTTAGAATATCTATATTAAATGATAAAAATAATATTATTATCAAATCATATTTAATAGTTATATTATATTTAGTAATATTAAAATCATCAAATTTATATATTTGTTTAATTTTATTTTGTTCTATATTACCATTATTTAAATGTGTAATAAGAATATCTTTATAATAATAATTTAATATTTCTATAATTTGATAAGTATCTGAATAACATAATATTGTTTTAATAGTTTGACCAATTTTATAAAATAAATAAGATGAAAATAACGCATATAAATTAATATTAAATGGTTTTATACTATAAATAAATTTTTGTTTTAAATAAATATAATAATTAGTATATTTAGAAATATCATTATTATTTAATAAAAAAAATATTTTTGATAATAATATTTCTTCATATAAATTATTTATTGGTTGATTTTCTATTAAATTATTTGTTAATTTGGATGAAATATATTTTCCTTTAATATCTATTTTTATTAATTTAAAACCATTAAACATAGATAATAAATTATCCATAATAAATAAATTATAAAAAAGATAAAATATATATTTTAATTTCTTTAGGTAGAAAACGATTAATAATAACAATCTTATTATGTATAGTTTTGTTTTGATTTAATTTAATTATACATGATAATTGACTTAGTCTAATAATATTATGTACTTTAATATTATTATACATGGACTCATTAAAATTTATATTATAATTTATATTTTTGGTACCTAATTTATAAAAATATGAAGTTATAGGATTTTTCCATTCAGGATTATAATTTCCATAATATGTATTAATATTTACAGTATAATCTGTATCACATCCTTTAAATGGTATATTATATTCTTTAAAATAATAACCAATATAAAATATACAACAACATAAGTATTCATGATATATATCAGTTCCTATTATTCTAATAATGATATTATCAGGAACTACATAAAGATTGAATAGAATACCAAACTCTGAATTTATAAAATCAAATATATCATTTAATATTTTATGGTCATATCTTTTCGCAATTATATCATTTTTATTGAGCCAACTTTTAGTTTTATAAATAAAAATATCAAATAATAATGTTAAATTTATAACTAATTCAGGAGTCCCATAAATAAAATTTTTTAATGTTAATATATTATTTGCAATGTATCGGTTATACTTTGTCATTTTTAAATTGAACTAATTATATACACGCCAAGAACTTGAGCCAAAATGGCTACGGTGGTTTAGTAAAATAATAATAATAAAATAAAAAATTGATTTATCAATTTTTTATTTTATTATTATTATTTTACTAAACCATCCCTAATGAAAATATTTTAAATATTGTTATTTTTAGAGAAATTAAACTGCGTTCCAAAAAATTCAGAAAAATTAAACTAAACTACGTTCCATTCCAAAATAATTTATAAATCTTAAATTATTACATCATCAGAGAAATTATACAAATTAAAAAAAAATAAAATAAACTACATTCCAATTTAAAAATATTTTAATTTTATGGTTTAAAAAATTATTTTTGAACGGAACGTAGTTTAGTTTAATTTTTCTGAAATTTTTAGAACGCAGTTTAATTTCTCTGATAATAACAATAAATTAAAATAAATAAAGTTAACAGTGTTCCATAATTTAAAATATTTATTATTATTTTTGAATATAATAAGATATTAAATAAATCATTAGATTTAATAATTTAAAAATTATATTAATAAATTAAATAAGTATCCAAAATAAATATAAACTGACTACACATAATTTCATATAATTTTTCCTTAGTCTTATAATAATAATCATATATTATTTAAAATATTGTTAAAATCAAAATTTTAAATAAAATAATAGGAATAATGGTTATTTATTCTATAAAAATAGCAATTAAATATTAAAATAAATATTTTAGGAATATTATTAATTTATAAATAAATTTATTAAATAATTTAATAATTTATCATTATTAATATATAAATTAGATATATCTTTTTCTTTATTATTTTTTTTATAAATTTTTTTTAAAAATTTCATTCTATAATTATTAATTTTATCTGAATAATTCCTAATATATTCAACAAAATTAATGTTTAATTTATTTAATCTATTAATTAATTTTTCTATAAATATTTTAGAATGTATATTTTTATTAATTAATTTTGTTTCAATATACCATATACACCAAACCAAACAAAATCCACCATAATCACCAGGTTTTATATAATTATTATTATTTTCATCTGATATAGTTTGAAATCCTGCAACAGGTAAATACTCTTTTGGTCTTATATATTTAAATCCGGTGTTCCATGTTAATTCTTCTTCTAATATATCATCCATAATAGTATCAATATAATTAGTATTATTTCCGTATGGTTCAAATCTTTCTATAGTATTTAATTTTATATCATAAATAATTATATTAGCGTGTAATAAATTATCATAATTAATACTTAAAAATAATAATATATAATCATATGTATTATTTTTAATTATAGAATTAATAATATTATTAAGATACGAATTTATATAATAATTATATTCAGATTTATAAATAATTAACCATGGAAATATATTATTTTCATATAAATTATACTGATAATTCTTAATATTTGGTATATATAATTTTTTATAAGTTTTAGATAAATATAATATAAAAATTATAATATCTTCAAAATAAGCTCGAAATTTTGTACAATGTATATATTTTTCCATATTAAATACTTGTAATGTAGATTCAAATTTTGGAAATTTTGATAAATAATTTAACCATTCTTTATTTACTATTTTATTATATATCATAGTATTTATCATAATTGTAGTTTCCTTATTAATAAATATTTTAGAATATATTTTAAAATCTAATAGAGTTATTAATTCAATAGGAGAAACTTTATTAATATTTAATTGATTCCATGATTTAGTATTTCCAAATTTTAAAATATTATAATCTAATAAATAATTATTAATATTAACAAATAATCGTGTATATAATACAGTATGCAATATATTTTCTATATATTTATCTACTTCAGTACATATTTCTTCAGTAATTATATTTGTTTCTAATATTAAGGTAATATAATCTATTTTATTATTTAATATATCTTTTTTTATAGCCCATCTAATAGGATTTTCTGTATCTAAAAATGTATAATAATTAATATCTATATTTCTTGATAATAAATATTTAAATAATTTTATATTATTAAATCCATAAAATAATAATCCTTTTCCATTATCATTTTTAACATTAATATTTTCAATTTTATTTAAAATATCAATTTTATTATCAATAGTTAAATTATTATTTTTAATAATACTAAATAAATATATTTTAATCTTAAAATATTTTGTTTTATAATTTATACATATCTTAATAAAACATTTTAATTCATTAAATGATAAATTTAATATTATATTTTTTAATAAATTATCAGAAATTAAATATGTCCAATCTAATTTAGGATATAATTTAACTATTTTATTTATTTTATTATATTGTAAATAATTTATAAATGTTAAGTCATTATATTTATTATAAATATATTCTGGATAAGTATCTATTAAATATATTAATATTTCAATATTATCTTCTTTTGCAGCTATAAAAAAACCATTATGTCCATCATTATTTTGGATATATATAGGAAATCTAATTAATTTTAATGCTGTTATATTATTTAATAAAATTAAATAATGAAATAGATAATTATTTAAAAATATAGGTTTATTTAATTCAAACTTATTTAAATCTGTTAAATTATTAATATTAATAATATCTTTATAATTTATTTTCATTTATATTATTTATAATATTATATTTTTATTTAATAAATAATATTAATTATTTATTATAATTTTATTGCGTATAGAATCTTATTTTCTTTATTTATTATTGTTTTCAGATAAAATAAATTTTTAGAAAACAAAAATAAATTATATATTTATAAATATATAATTAGTTTAAGAGAAATATATAATTAGTTTAAAATATTAATTATAATGTTTCTATTACATAATTTATATACATTATTCAAATAAATTTGTATATTTTTTTTATATTGTATTAATAATTAAACCACAATATTCAGTTGGACTAACGGAATAATCTATTTTTTTATATATATTTATTTTTATAGCTTCTTCAATAAAAAAATTAAATATATCTTGAAATAATTCACCATGACCAATTTCAGGATTAGCAAAATGCGACATTTCATGTATTGCTACATATGTTAATAAATTTATATCATGAAAAGAATTATTAAGTTTACTTTTGAGACAAATAGATAATTCTTCTCCTTTATTAACACTATAAGATGTTAATGATGTTGAAGGATTAGTTTCATATATTCGTGTTCTAGTTTTATTAAAATTTTTGTTTAACTGTAATATATATATTTCATAATTAGGAAAATTTTTTATATTATTAACTAAATGTTCTTTTAATAAAGTCATATTAACAATAATGTCATTTAATAATTTTTTTTTATAATCATTTTGTTCATCATTATAAATAGTTATTGTATATCCTTTTAATGATTCTATATTTATTATATTTATATTATGAAATAAATGAAAAATATATATAATTAATATAATATATATTAAATAATAAATCATATTATTATTAATCTTTATAAAATAATTTTTTCTAATATATATATATATATATGGGCACCTCAAAATCTAAAGAAGAAACTAAACATACTAATAATTTATGGAATGATTGTAAAACTGATATATTTAGTTCAGAATATGATTATGAACCAATCGGACGAAAATCAGTATATTTTAAATATAATAATTATTCATATAATAATAATGCTAATCAAGAAATACAAAAATTATTATATGAATTAGAAAATAAATATAAACAACCGCCCAAACAAAAAATTGAACCTACAATATTAAATAATGTAAATTCTGAAAGTTCTTCATCCATGTTTTTGACATCTGAATTATATGATTATATTATATATAAAAATAATAGTAAAAATAAACAATCAGGAGGCGCAAACCAGATAGATGAAGAAGAATTATCATCTTCTAAATCTTCTGGATCATTAACTTCATCCACATCAAATGAAAGCTCTAGCACAGACAACCCAAACTTAACGAAGAAAAAACTGAATAGTAAAGATAATGCAGATGATGATAAAAATAGTGAGAAACCACTAAAGAAATCAAAGAACCCAAATAATAAACAATCACTAACTAAAGGTAAAATAGTAAGAAATTCAATTAGAAATATGAACTTATCATATACATCATCAGATGAATTATCTAATAAATTATCCATGGATAATCTTAATAATTCAGATAAAAATATTAAAATTAGAAAAACTTTTAAATCAAAAGAATTATCATCTGAAAATTCTGTATCAGAACATAATGATAGTGATGTATTAGATAATTCTGATAATATAATTAATAAAAAACAATATAATTCAAAATATATTACTAGTAGTAGTAATATAACAGATAGTGCATCTAGTAATAAACATACTACAACACAAAATAATTATAAATCTAAAGATTCTTCTATAACTAGTAATAGTGATACATCAAAAAGTTCATCTATTAAAAATGTAAATATAAAAACTACTAAAAAAAATAAAAATGTAAATAATAAAAATTATAAATCTAAAAAAGAAAATGTAATTAATACTAGTTCCATTAGTAGTATTAATACTACTGATATTAATATGATAAATATATAAAAATATTTTATATTATAAAAATAAAATTATTCCTAATTTTTAAATACATAACTTATTAGTTAATAAGTCTTATTATTTATTCATATTTTTAAAAAAATTAAACTATGTTCCAATACTTTAAAATAAATTATTTAATTTACTATTGAAAATAGTCATATAATAATAGATAACTAGACTCATCTATTTTTCATTATTATTAGAATATTACTGAGTTAATATTAATATTTTTATTATATTTAATATATTTAAAACTACAATAGTATCTGTATTCATTATGACTAGTTTATAAATTAGATTTTTAATAGATAATATTTTGTTCATTGAGGATTTATAAACATTTATTATTTGAATAATGAGTATGTTTAGTATCATATGTTAGGATTACTGTTTAGTATTAACCTTATTGAAAAATAATAATAATAATAATTAATATAATGGGCATGTTTAGTATCATCTGTTTGAATTACTGTTTAGTATTAATCTTATTGAAAAATAATAATAACTAAAGCTTGCTTTGTTAACTTCGTTTATTAATTATTATTATGTTTCAATAAGATTAATACTAAACAGTAATACGAACAGATGATACTAAACATGCCCATAAAAAAAATATTTAAAAAATTAAAAAATATTTTTTTTAATTTTTTAAATAAAGTGATACTAAACAACAAATGAAACAGATGATACTAAACATACCCAATATAAAAGTATTCTGCAGGTTTGGTTTAATCTATATATATGTTTTTAATAAAACAATAAAGTTATCACATTTATTACATAATTTAGATGTATAAAACTCTAATATGATACAATTTTTACATGATTAGTATTGATAGTATTTCATATATATAATTGTTTGTTTATTATAATTTTCTTAATTATTATCATATTTATATAAAATATATAATTTTAAAAAATTATATGAAAAAACTATAATATTTTAATTATATTAATTTATTTTTTTAAGAAAATATAAATAATTAGTTTATATTTTTTAATAAAGTCATAATAAATATTAATATTATTTAAAAATTAATATATTAGATATATTAATGTCTATAATATATGATTTGCGGGATTATAATCAAAATATTATTACAACTCATGAATCAAATATTATAATTAATATAACTACTACCTTAGATATGTTAAAATCTAATTTATTTAATGATTATATAATTAAATTATATACTCAAAGTTTGCGTCCTAAATATATTTTTATACAAATAAATTGTGATAATGATCATTTATTAATTAATAATCAATTTCCTAATTTATTTATTAATTGTTCTAAAATAAGTAATTTAATAAAATTTGAAGATAAAATAAATTATAATGATAAAATTATATTTATTAGCGATGTATTTAATAATATTAATAATAATTTTATTTTAATGTATGAGTTATGTTATCAATTATATAATTGTGATAAAATAATTCCTGGTAATAATACTATATATATATATTGGGATAATTATTATAATAATGAAAATATAGATTTTTCATATTCAATTAAATTTAATAAAATTAATAGTGAAATATTATATATTTGTTCAATTAATATTAATATTTTAATAGATAAAAATATTATAATTAATATTCCTGATAACTCTATAAATAGCTCTCCTAATTTATATATAAATATAGATCCAATAATATATCCAAGATATTTATTATTTAATATTAATAATATAGATATTATTCAAACTGACTATATAAATAAACATATTTATTGTAATTATTATAATGATAATATTATTATAATAACAATTACTTATTTTGATAAAATTCCAATAAATGATAATATTATTATTGATAATAATAAGATATTTTTTGAAAATCAAACATTGTATTCAAATAAAATAACTTTTTGTATTTATAATACTAATAAAATTAATAAAATAGAACACAAAAACTATAATTATAATATTTTTCAAACAGATAAAATTAATAATATTGAATTAAATAAATTTTATTCAATAGTAACTATATTAAATAATTTACCTGATATAGAATATAAATTTTTTAATGATATAGATATTATTAATTTAATGAAAACATCAAACACAATAATATTAAATTTTTATAATCTTATAAACGATAATATTTTTAAAATAAAATTATTTAAATTATGGTATTTATATCATAATGGAGGATTATATTTTGATTGTAAAAATATTTTATTTTCTACAGATTCAATTAATTTAGATAATAATATAAATTTTATGAATTTTGAATATTATGATAAATCTACATTATTGTCTATATTAATTAAATTATGTATTACAATATTTAATAATAATTATGATTATAATTTATTATTTAATACTACAGACAATTTAATTATAAATAATAATTGGGAAAATGATATTATTATTTATAATAATAAATTAATTAGTAAATTGTCATATATTAATTATTATAAAAATTATAATAATTATTCTTTTCAAATATGGAAAAAGAAATGTTTATATTCTGAATATAATATTAATTATGATAAAATAAATAAAATTAATCTTATATTATGGATAAATTTAGATAGATCAATTGATAGAAGAAATAATATGGAAAATATATTAAAAAATATTAATATTCCTAATATAAGAATTAATGCTATTGATGGAGACATAGCTAATTTTAATTATAATTTTCATCCAAATATGAATAAATATGAAAAAGGATGCGTATTATCTCATTTAACAGCTATAGAATACTTACAATATGTTGACGGAGACTATTTTATGATATGTGAAGATGATATAATATTTAAAAATATTAATCTATTTAATAATGATTTAAAACATATTATAGAAAATGCGCCTGTATTTGATTTTTTATTATTATCTAAAATATGTAATCAAAAATTAGATGATTTATATACAGATTATAATAATTCTAAATTTAAAGGTTCTATTTTTGGAACTGGCTGTTATATAGTTAGTAGAAATTGTATTAATATTTTTAAAGATATTTTTAATAATAATATTAAAACAGGAATAGATATTATAGGTGCAGCGGATTATTATTTATACGATAATAAAAAAACATATGTATATAAATATAATTTTATTGATATTATAAATAAAAATGATTCTACTATACACCCAGAACATCATTATGTACAGGTACAGTCTTCAGAGAATGGATTAAATTATATTTTAGAAGATTTTATTTAAAAATTAGTAATTTATATAATTATTTTAATTACTATAATATAAATTATAATTATTGCTAATTTCAGATAAATTATAAACCGTAAAAATGACGTTATCTTTATATATAGCCAATAATAATATTTTTATTATGTAAACCTGTATATTTATAATTTTGGTATAATTTCTTTTTTTTTATAATTACACAAAAATAACATTTTAACTATAAACATGTAATTATTGCTATTTTTAGAGAAATTAAACTATTGAAAAAATATCTATATGTTTATTTATATTTTTAACTTTTTTAAATAATTTTATTATTTATATTTTTATTGCTATTCTCAGATAAATTATAAAATATTTTAATTAAAAATTTAAAATTAATTTTTAAATGTAGTTTATTTTTTTTAAAAATTTTATAATTTCTCTGAAAATAACAATAATAAGGTAAATTATAATAAATAATGAGACCATAAAATGAGACCATGAAATGAGACCATGAAATAAGATCATGAAATGAGACCATGAAATAAGATCATGAAATGAGACTATTAAATGAGATCATGAAATAAGACTATGAAATAAGATCATGAAATAAGATCATGAAATGAGACCATGAAATGAGACCATGAAATGAGATCATGAAATGAGATCATGAAATGAGACCATGAAATGAGACCATGAAATGAGACCATGAAATAAGACCATGAAATGAGACCATGAAATGAGACCATGAAATAAGACCATGAAATATTATTATACTTTTATAATAAAATAAATATAAATAATATTATTTATAATTAATATATATATGAATATTAAATATAAATATGAAAAATATAAAAAAAAATATTTAAATTTTAAATATAATTTAAGAGGAGGATACAGTTTATTAGATAAAGGTATTACTAGAGAAGAAGAAGAAACATTTTTATATCCTACATTTATAAAATATTTACAACAATCAGATAAAAATGGTGAAACATTAGAAAAAAAATATAATAAATTACTATATTATATAAATAATTTAGAATATTTTTATCATTATAAAAACATGATAGCAATTATTAATAAATATATTGTAATACATAATGATGAAGAAACAGATATGGATGATGATGATATCAAAATGTGTGTAGAAAAGATTATAAAAGATATATCTACTAATGATATAAACCCAATATATGAATATAGTAAATTAAATCTGAGTGACTTTAATGAATTAGATACAACAGAATTTTTTTATAAAATAATAATAGCATATATATTTTTATTAATAAAAAATAAGCCAGAAGATATCGGTATTGATAAATTTATTAAAACATATTTATTATCTGATGTAAAACATATAGAAATAGTTAAATTAATATCTGAAAAAGATAATATAAATGAGATAGATAATATAAATATAAATGATTTATTTGAAATTATTGAAATAATTTCAAATAATACACAAATATTATATATAATAAATGATATTTTAAATGATACTAATAGACAAGATTTAATTAAATATTTTATAACTAAATATGAAGAATCAAATGTAAATTATCATATAAATTATTCATCATTAATATATCTAAATTTTATATTAGAATTAGAATTATTTTTAGTAATATATAGTATAAAACCATATAATTATTTTATAAGTACCCCAACAAATTTTATAAGAACCGGTTATTATATTGATACTAATATAAAGTTGTTAAATGATTATAAAATTAAATGGGAAGATAATACAATAACATATTCTATATATAATAAAAAATTAACAACAAATATTAATATGTTATTAGATGATTATTTAACATTCATTGAAAACTATTATAAATCTTTTGTTGAAAATTTATTTAGTTTAATACCTATTGAAAGTAATATAGATTTTTATACAAATGAAAAAAGTTATCAACATTTAAAATATGAAAATATACAATCAATTAATTATTTAAATATACAGAATGCATTATCAAATACATATCCTATATATAATTCACACCAACTTGGATTTTTTGATTTAGTATTTAGTTTAAATAATACTGGTTCATGTCTAACGTATTCAATGTTAGATTTTTATATATTATCTCGTTTGCATATAGTCAATTTAGAATTATATCTACAAATTAGTAATCAGGATAATAGTAAAGATGCGTCTCACCAACGAATACAAGAATTATTAAATGTTCCTATCACTCATTGGTCTACACAAATAAATAATAATCCAAATAGACAAATTGATAATTTTAATACTACTATAAAAATACCATCATATAATAAAATAAATCTATTTATAGCATTTATTATTGAAATATTTGATAGATATGATAATATTATGTCACATTTTACTAAAAAACATAATAATGATGATATTATATGTAATACTTATGAGAGAGATAATTTATTTAATATATATAATGATATATTAAAAACAAATTATAAATATGTTACTAATTTATTTGTAAATTTTAATATTCAACAATATAAAAATAAACTTATTAAAGAAGGTATATATTTAAAATATATTCCAATATTAAATGATAATGTTGAACTAGTTGATATAGCAGTATCACAAAATGGGTTAGCATTAGAATATGCATCGGAAAATTTAAAAAATAATAAAGAAATTGTTAAAAAAGCAGTAACACTGGATGGTTTAGCTTTAGAATATGCATCAGAAAAATTAAAAAATGATGAAGAAATAGTTAAAAAAGCAGTAACACAAAATGGTTTAGCTTTAGAATATGCATCGGAAAAATTAAAAAATGAGAAAAAAATAGTTACAGAAGCAGTAACAAATAATGGATTAGCCTTAGAATATGTTTCATCTGAATTACAGAAGGACAAAGATATAGTTGATATAGCAATGAACCAGACTTGGCTAGTTCTAAATATTTTAAAAAAAATACGATCCCCATATTATGAATATGATGAAATAGTAATAAAAGCCATAAACAAAAATATGAAAGCTATAGATTATGCCCCTGATAGATTTATAAAACTTAGTCAGAATGGATTATTATTAAATAATTTTCCTAAAAATCTAAAAAATAATGATACTATAGTTAAAATAGCAGTAAAACAAAATGGTTTAGCTTTACAATATGCTTCTTATGAGATGAAGACTAATATTGATATATTATATGATGCAATAAGAACAACAGGCGGTTTATGGTTAGAATTTGCAACAACAGAAATACAAAATGATGAATCAATAGTGACACAATGTGTTCAAAATAATGGGTTAGCTTTACAATTTGCATCAGTTATATTACAAAATTCCCAAAAACTTGTACATGTTGCCGTTATTCAGAATGGTTTAGCTTTACAATTTGCATCGAGCAGTATACAAAAAAAAATAATATTAGTACAAAATGCCGTTAAACAAAATGGGTTATCTTTAGAATTTGCAGCTACCGAATTGCAAAAGGATGAAGCTACAGTATTAATAGCTGTTAAACAGAATGGGTTAGCTTTACAATTTGCATCTATTGCATTACAAAATAATAAAAATATAGTATTAATAGCTGTTAAACAGAATGGATTAGCTTTACAATTTGCATCTAATATATTACAAAATAATGAAGATATAGTATGTGAAGCTATATCACACAATGGTTTATCTTTATGTTTTGCTTCTTACGAATTACAAAACAATGAAAATATAGTGTGGAAAGCTATACAAAATAATAAACAAGCATTATTATATAGTTCAATAAGATTACAAACTGGTACTGTAATTCCTGAAATATCCAATAAAAATATATATTATTGGTTAATAGTACTATATATAAATGGATTAAATTTACAATTTATAGAACCAAATATACTAACGGAATTATTAATATTTACTGCAATTAGCCAGAATGGGTTATCTTTAGAATTTGTTCCTACTCAATTTTTAACAGTTCCAATTATGTTGGAAGCTATTAAACAAAATAATGAAGCTATAAATTATGTTTTAGACTCTGAGTTACCACTAATTATATCAATAGTAATTATATATAATATAAATATATTATATATATTGAATTCCGATAAATATAATATAATATTACCAGTTATAAAAGATAATATACATGCTTTACAAATTATTTCAACTAATTATAACTCAGATATAAAACATTATAACGCGGATGGGTTTATTAAAGAGTTGGCATTAAAGATAAATATAAATTATAATATAATTATAATATATAAGATTGAGGATCTAATAATTGAATATTTATTAAATAAGGATGGTTTATTATTAAAATTTATTATAGATTATTCAAAATTAAATGAAAAATATATAATATTAGCACTAAAACAGAATGGTTTAGCATTAAAATTTATAAATCATGATATACAAACAATTGAAATTATAATATATGCAATAAAACAAAATGGACTAGCATTAGAATTTGCAAATAAAGATATACTAAACCACGACCCAACAATTATAATATCCGCAGTAAAACATAATGGATTAGCATTAAAATATGTAGATATGAAAATGCAAACATATGAAATTATAATATATGCAATAAAACAAAATGGTCTAGCATTAGAATTTGCAAATAAAGATATACTAAACCGCAATCCAATAATTATAATATCTGCAGTAAAACAGAATGGTTTAGCATTAAAATATGTAGATATGAAAATGCAAACAAATGAAATTATAATATATGCAATAAAACAAAATGGATTAGCACTAGAATTTGCAAATACAGATATATCAAACCATGATCCAACAATTATAATATTTGCAGTAAAACAGAATGGATTAGCATTACAATATGTAGATATGAAAATGCAAACAAATGAAATTATAATATCAGCAATAAAACAAAATATTTTAGCATTACAATATGTAAATGAAGATATGAAAACAGAAGAAATAATAAGATATAATAATATATACAACACACTATATAAAAATAAAAGAAGTTTTCTAACTATACATTCTCCTAATTTATTTAGTCCTCCACCAAGATACATAAAATAATTATATGCTCACTTAGTCTGCTTATGTTATAATTTGATTAGGTAAAAAAATATTTTTATTTTAAAAATATTTTCATTAATAATATGTAATGTTTATAGTAAATGATATATATAATTATGAACAAAATATTATTAAAAATTATGAATCAAATATTATTATTAATATAACTACTACTATGGATATGTTAAAATCTAATTTATTTAATGATTATATAATGAAATTATATAATCAAATTCTTCATCCTAAATATATTTTTATACATATATATTGTGATAATGGTCATTGTTGTTTAATTAATGATCAATTCCCTAATTTATTTATTAATTGTTCTAAAATATCTAATTTAATAAAGTTTAAAAAAAAAATAAATAACACTGATAAAATTATATTTATGAATGATACATTTAATAATATTACTACTAATTTTATTTTAATGTATGAATTATGTTATCAATTATATAATTGTGATAAAATTATTCCATGTAATAATTCAAAATATATATTTTGGGATAATTATTATAATAAAGAAAATATAGATTTTTCATATTCTATTAAATTTAATAAAATAGATAATGAAATATTATATATTTGTTCTATAAATATTAATGTGTTAATAAATACAAATATTAATATTCCTAATGAATTTATGAGCACACCAAATTTATATATAAATATAGATCCCATAATATATCCAAGATATTTATTATATTGTAGTAATGATATAGATATTATTCAAACTAATTATATAAATAAACATATTTATTGTAATTATTATAATGATAATATTATAATAATAACAATTACTTATTTTGATAAAATCCCAATAAATGATTATATTATTATTAATAATAATAAAATATTTATTGAAAATCAAACATTATATTCTAAAAAAATAACTTTCTGTATTTATACTAATAAAATTAATAAAATAGAACATAAAAATTATAATTATAATATTTTTCAAACAGATAAAATTAATAATATAGAATTAAATAAATTTTATTCTATATTAACTATAACAAATAATTTACCCGATGTACAATATCATTTTTATAATGATATAGATATTATAAATTTAATGAAAACATCAAAAACCACAATAATAAATTTTTATAATCTTATAAATGATAATATTATGAAAATAAAATTATTTAAATTATGGTATTTATATCATAATGAAGGTTTATATTTTGATTGTAAAAATATTTTATTTTCAACAGATACAATTAAATTAGATGATAAAATATATTTCATGAATTTTGAATATTATGATAAAACTAAATTATTATTTATATTAATTAAATTGTGTACTATAATATTTAATAATGAATATGATTATAATTTATTATTTGATACTACTAATTGTTCAATTATAAATAATAATTGGGAAAATAATGTTATTATTTATAATAATAAATTAATTAGTAAATTAGCATATTTCAATTATTATAGAAATAATAATAGTTATTCTTTAAAAATATGGAGAAAGAAATGTTTATATTATGAATATAATATTAATTATAATAAAATTAATAAAATTAATCTTATATTATGGATTAATTTAGATAGATCAACTGAAAGAAAATCTAATATGGAAAATATATTAAAAAATATTAATGTTCCTAATATAAGAATCAGTGCTATTGATGGAGATACATTTAATTTTACTTATAATTTTTTAGACAATATGAATAAATATGAAAAAGGATGCGCATTATCTCATTTGAAAGCTATTCAATATTTACAATATATTGAAGGAGATTATTTTATGATATGTGAAGATGATATAACATTTAGAAATATAAATTTATTCAATAATGATTTACAAGATATAATAGATAATGCACCTATATTTGATATATTAATGATATCTCAATTAAATTGTTTTCATAAAATCGTTGATTTATATACTTGTTATGATTCTAGTCATCATAACAAACTTGTTGGTAGCGCAGCTTGTTATATAATAAGCAAAGCGGGAGTTAATCATTTTAAAAATATAATAAATAATATTCAAATGGGAACAACTATTATAGGTATTGCGGATATTTGGATGTATACAGTAAGTAATACTTATTTTTATAAATATAATTTTATTGATACTAAAAATTTAAATGATTCATCAATAGATATGATTGATAATGATTTGTTTCATAAAAATTCTTCTGAATATGCATTTAATAGTATTTTAAAAGATTTTATTTAATAAACGAAGTTAACAAAGTTTCCATTTATTATATTCTTTGTAAATATAAACAGTAAGCGTTAGGTAAGTATTGGTTAATATTAGAAATAAGACTTATTATGTTATCATTAAATAAAACCCATGAATCTTCAATATTACTTATATACATATAATGTCCTCCTTCTAGAGAGCCGCTATGGATAATAACTCCTTTCAATATATAATTTTTCCAAATTATAGGAATATCTATATTATATTTTTGATTATGATATTTTTTTAATATAATAATTAAATGTTTTGATGTAGATGTAATAAAAGTCTTTTTAAGTGCATTAGTTTTAATAGTACACTTATCACAATGATATTTATTATTATTATCTAATATTTCATGTAATTTAAATTTTTTTAATAAATCACTTAAATTTTGAGAATCATTATCCATATTTAATAATAAAAATAAATTATTTTCAATTGTACTGGTAATATTTTTACAATTTAATTCTTGACATTGTATTTTTGTATTAAATTGAATATTAAATATAGTATTTAAATCATCATTAATATTATTTAATTCTTTATTAATTATATCAAAAAAACATATAATAAATTCCGTAGAGTCATGTTGGTTATTTCCTATAAAAATATTATTTTTATTTTCAACAATATTTTTTATACTATGTGCATTAAGTGAAGAATTATTATTTGTATCATAATATTCTTTAATAAAATTAGACAGTATATTTAATATATGTGTTTTATTTTGATTATTTAATATTAATTGGCAAAAATCTTCATTTTGAATTAACATTTGTATAGCAGCATTCATATAACATGTATTTCCTAAATTATATAAACCTTTCATATGAATATATATATATATATATTTATATATATATATATATATATATATAGTTCAGAAAATAATTATTTTTTTACAAAATGAAAATTGTCCCAGGTATTTATTGGTTCAAATGCACATTTATCATTTAATTCATTTTCCATATGATTAATTACATAATTTATTGTATTAATAGTTTTTAATATTTCTTTATTACAAGGTTTTTCATTATTAATTTGTTTATTATTAATATAATTAATTATTATTTTTAAATCTGATGATATCATATTATGAACGTAATGATCATGATAACACAATAATTTAGTATTAATATTATAATTATAATTACATTTATCTTTATAAGTACAGAATTTATATGAAGAACGAATTATATAATCACTAATTTTATTTTCTTTTATACATTTATATTCTTCTTGATTTAATCTATTTCTCAGTATTTCACTTAAATATAATAATATATTTAAACTCGATAATAGAAAACTATAGTCAATATCTTTATTTAATAAAGTATATTTTGTTAATATTTTAGTTATTTCTAATTCTTTCTGAATTAATTCTAAACTATTTTTATTTTTAAATAAATTTGTATTATAATATATTTTTGATAATTCTATTAATTCTTTAATTTTTTTTTCATATTCTATTTCAAGTTTATCTATTTTTAAATCAATATTTTTATTTTTTAGTTTAATTAAAAAAGAATTAACTAAATCATTTTTGGAGTATTTATTTATAAGAAAATCAGTATATAATTTATTATCATTCCACATAATAATATAATTATATAAAAATATTTTTATATATATTTTTATATGACTTCTATATATCAAAGGCCAAATATTACATATCAAGAAAGATTAACTAATACAGATATTAAAGAAAAATTAAAAGATTATATTATAGTTGAAGATATTAATAATGTAGAAATTGGAACGCATTTACGTTATTTTATATATGATAATATATCTAAAACAAAAAAATTTAGATTAGGTGGTAATTTATGTAAAATTGATAATCTAGGTAGATTTTTAACTTTAACAAATGGACATATTAAATGGTCAGTTCAAATTCCTAATACAATTTTTTATAAAAAATTATCTAATGAAGAATATAAAGAAGAACTAAAGAAAGAAATTATGACTGAATTAGAATCTGATAATAATGATTTAATTAAAGCTAAAAAACTTATAAAAAATTTAAATATTAAAATTAAAAATTTAATTGAAGAAAATATTATTTTAAAAAAAAATAATGATAAATTAAATAATCAATTAACAAATATTAATATTCAAATAAATAAAAAACTAAAAAAATAATAAAAAATATATTTTCTTAATAAATATATATAATAAATGCGTAAATTTTATACTGGAATAAGATTAATTAATAATAAATATAAAACATCGGATAAAAGTACTGAATTAACCACATCTTCTATAAGTTTAGAACATAATAAACAAAATAACCAAAATATATCTAATGTTTTAGGTTATAATAATCAACAGCACCAATATGGACAGCATGATTATATGGGTGATCCTAATATAATGGATCCTACTATGATGAATTATAATATGATGAATCCTAATATGAATATGAATCAAATGTATCCATCAAATATTAATTATTTAAATAATCCTATTAATAATATTCCACAAATGTACTCATCAAATATTAATCATAATTCTGTTGATATACCACAAATAACAAACTCAGTCGATCCTCAAATATCTAATATTCAATCTATGCCTATAACATCATTAAAGTCACCTAAAATAAATAATACTAATAAATTTAAAGAAAATAATGAACCAACTAATACATCATATTCTAATATTAAAGAATATAAGCCACCAGCACCAGCACCAGCACATAACAATCAAACAGGAGGACGCAAATACGTTTTTAATTTAAATAATCTTACTAAATTAACAAAAAAATCAAAAATATATAAAAATTAATGCTATTTAAAAAATATATATTATAATAGTTATATGTATTTATTTTAATTATAACTTTATAAATAAAAACAATATAATATATATTTAATAATTATAATTATATAAAATACAATTAATGTTATTTTCAGAGAAATTATAAATCTTTTTCTGAAAATAGCAATAAATATATATATATATGTTAATTTATATATTAAAAAAAAATAATAATAGAATAAAAAATATTTATATATATAACAAATAATATATAATATATTGTTTAAATATTTATTTTTTTCTATAAAAATATAAATGAGTTTTTATTTTTATAAAAGTAAGCCTGAATTAATTGATTTACAAATTTTAGATAATTATAATAATATTATAAAAGATAAATATTCAACAGTAACAATACCTACAAAATTGAAAGAAATAAATAATTATATATTAATATTATTATGGAAAATTATAAAAAACTATTATAATTATTTAATAATTATAATATTAATTATAGTTTTATTATATATGAGATATATGGAAGTTATAAAAAAAAAAGAAAAAATAAAAAATTTAATGCGTAAATTAAAAAAATAATATTATATATATATATATATGGAGACTTATAATCAATTTATACAAAAATTGAAAAATATTTTTACTGATGCTGCAACTATAAAAATATTAAATAAATATAATAATGATGATGATAAAATTAAAAAAGAGAAATGTTTATTATTTATAAAATTAATTGATGAATATGATGAAGATAGTTTTATGAATTGTAAAATAAAAATATTTTCTCATAAAAATAAAAATACTTTAGCTATATCTAATTGTTTATTTGGCCCTGATTTATCTATAAAAAATTTATTAAATAATCAAACTAATGAAATTAAAATAATTATTTGGAATTATATGCATATCATTTATAAAACATATAAAGAACATGAAACTATTAAAAATGAATCTAATGAAGTAATAAAAACGAAATTATATGAATTATTAGGTGATTCAAAAGGTACAATAAATTTAAATGATGATACAACAAATATGATTAATGATATATCAGATGCTTTTAATGCATTAATCGATAATATTTCTAATCCTTCTGAGTTAATGAAAAATATAGTAAAAATTAGTCATAAAATATCTCATAAATATTCTAAAATGATTAAAGAAGGTAATATAGAAATTGATAAAATTTTAAATATATTAATATCAAAACTTCCAGGAATGGAAGGTAATACTAATGAGTTTACTAATAATATATTTTCTAATATTAATAAAATATTTGAAAAGAATAATAACAATGAATTAATTATTATAGATGAAAATTTTTCAACTGCTAATGTTAAATTAGGAGATACACCGGAAACAAATAATTTATTATCTAATATGAAAATTGGTTCAGTATTAAAAATGGCCGATAAATTAGGTTTTATTCCTAATACATTTGAATCTAGTAATAATTCTACCTCTACAAATGAAACCAACCTTATAAATATTGCTAATGAATCATCATTTGATCAAATGCCCGATATAGGTAAATTAATGAATATTATTACAAAAATTACTGATGATAATAGTAATATAAATGATATTAAAAATGAAATGAGTGATTTTGTACATAAAAATTTAGGTATTAATTTAGACTCATTCACTAATGAACTAGAAGAACAATTTAAAGTTGAATCATCAACCTAATAAATATAATGAATCATTTATAACAACATCTCTAATTAATATTTCTTGATAATTATATAATTTATTAATTAATTTTATGTTATTTGTAATATTAATAATATTCTCAATATTTTTTAATAAATTAGTTATTCTTAAAATAGTTTTAATAAAATTACCTGAAGGCTCAATTTTTTCTTTATTAGCCCACATTTTAACATTATCAAATAATTCATAAGTAATTTTCCAATTTAACCATATAGGATATGCTAATGATGCATTAAGATTATTTTCTAATATAATAAAATTATTAATTTGTTCATTAATATGTTTTAATACATCTTTACATTCTAATGAACAATTTAATTCCGATATTGATATTTCATTATCAGTTTTTACTTCATTTATTAATATAGAACAAATAGCTATTATTTCACAAAAATTTAAATCATCCAATAAATTATTAAATATTATATATCCTAATAATAATGGATTACATTCATGAATTTCAGATATTATTTTACCCTTTATTGTTAATTTAGAATCTTCATCTAAATATTTTTCTATTTTTAAAAATTCTATAATAGTTTTAATCTGATTTTTAATCATTTCTTTATTTTTTATAATTTCTAAATTATTTAATTCAGTTTTTAATTTATTATATGTTTCTATTAAAGATTTATTTGTTGATATTATTTCATTATTTTCTTCTGGTGGTGTGATTTCATTTAATTTATTTTTTATGTATTCATAATATTTTTCATCAAATTCCTGATAATAAAATAAAGATTCATAACATAAATCTGATTTAGTTAAATTTTTTAATACATATGATATATCAATAGAAAATTTAGATGATAATTTTTGTGGAGATGATAATATTATTTTCTTAGCTGTTTCTTCATTGATAAAATTATTAGAAGGAAGAACAATAACATATCCTATATCATCTTTTCCACGTCTTCCAGCTCTTCCTGCCATTTGTCCATATTCTTCAGGTTTAAGAAGTCTTTTAGTAGAATGACCATCAAATTTATCTATATTAAAAAATATAACAGTTTTAGTAGGCATATTAACACCCATAGCAAAAGTTTCAGTAGCTAATAATATTTTAATTAACCCTTCAGAATATAAAATTTCTACAATTTCTTTTAATATAGGTATCATACCTGAATGATGAACACCTATACCTTTAGAAACTAGTTTATATAAATTTATCCATTCTATTGATGTTTCATAAATATTTTTATATTTATATAATCTATAATTCCAAATATTTTGTATTTTAATAATTTCATCTATACTAACAAAATGATTATAATGTTGACTTAATTTTTCGGCATATTTATAACATAAATTACGATTTAATAAAAATACATTTGCAGGTGTCATATTATTTTCAAATAAATATTTAGTACAATTAAAAAACTCTAATAAAGAATTTTTATGTAATTTATTAATTTGGTTTGATGTATTTGTCCAAATATATTTTTTCCAATTAGTATCTCCTATTAAAAAATAATTTATTTTATTATTCCACCATATCCCATGTTGTAATGGTACAGGTCTTTTATTAGTTGATACTAAATGACATTTAATATTTTTTAATTTAGTAATCCAATCAGCAAATTTTGCCGCTTCTGATATTGTGGCACTTAACATTATTAATTGAATTTTATTATCTAAATATAATATTATTTCTTCCCAAACTTTCCCTCTTTCAGGTAAATTAATTGAATGGATCTCATCAATTATAACACATTTAACTTTATTCGGATTAAAATTCCATTCATAATTAATTATTTCATTTTGATTTCTAGATATTGAATTTCTAAATATCTCTGCAGTCATTATTAATAAATCCGCTAATGGATTTATTTTTATATCTCCTGTCATTATTCCTATAGATTCAAAATGCTGTTTAAATTCTGCATATTTTTGATTTGATAAAGCTTTTATAGGTGATATATATATTACTTGATCATTTTCACTTAATGTTTTAGCTATTGCTTCTAATGCTAAAGCTGTTTTTCCGGATCCTGTGTGTGCTGTAACTAATAAATTTTCATTATTATGAATCACTTGACACCCTATTAATTGAAAATTATCTAATTTATAATCAAAGTTAAAATATGTTTTCATATTATTCATATAATATAATAATTATTAATTTTTAAATTAAAATTTATTTATTATAAAATGTTTATTTATAGATCTAAAAATAAATAAACTTCTCATTATTTTAAATAACTATGTTCCAAAATTGGTTTCCAGCTAAATATTATTATTTAATATCTAAAACAATTAAAATAAAGTTCTTATTATTTAAAATAAACTATGTTCCAAAAATAATTTCAGGCTAAATATTATTATTTAATATCTAAAATAATTAAAGTTCTTATTATCTAAAATAAACTATGTTCAAAAATTGATTTTCCATTAAATAATAATGGGTATGTTTAGTATCATTTGTTTCATTTATTGTTTAGTATCACTTTATTTAAAAAATTAAAAAAATATTTTTTTTTAATTTTTTAAATTTTTTAAATATTTTTTTTTATTAGACATGTTTATTATCATCTATTTCATTTATTGTTTATTATCAGTTTATTTAAAAAATTAAAAACTAATAATTTAAATAATTTTAGTTCCTATTATTTTATTTAAAGAAAACTTCGATTATTAGTTTTAATAATGGATATGTTTATTATTATAAATAGCGCCATCTTAATTAGTAAATTAGTTTTTGTTTATTGTTAAATAAAATTATAGGGAACTTTGTTAATCACAATTATTTAAATTATTATTTTTTAATTTATAATCTGTAATTTTTAAATAAACTTATAATAAACATGCCCAATATGTAAATTAATAATGAACGATAAATAATTTAATACTTAAGAATGCACTAATTATAATAATAAATATATATAGGAAGCACAATTTATTGTATATTTTTAATAAGGTTATAATAAATAAACAACATTCCCTAATCATAACAGATAATAATAAATAATATATATAGTATATATTTCAGTAAAATAACGATTTACAATATTTTAATCAAAAATAGAAATATATTCATCTGTTTGTTCATTAAATACAAATTTATATTTTTGTAGGAACTCATTAACTAAATTCATATTATTATCATTTTTAATAATAATTTTAAAATGATAATTTTCATTAGTTAAATTTATTTTTTCAACTGAATATATTATTTTATAGCCTAATATATTATTTATATTATTAATAACATACAGTATTCGGTCTTCAAGATTATATGGAAATATATATATAGGATGATTAAAAGGAATAATCATATATGTTTTTTTATTTTCTTGTTTTGATGTTCCATATTTTTCTAATAATAATAATTTATTTTTAATAAGATTACAAACATTGTGTTTATTTAGTTTATATTCTTTACTAATATTTTTTAAATTTATATTCTGATCTATTTTTTTTAAAATATTAATTAAATGAGATTTATTTTCATAAGTATGACAAACAGTACCTTTAGTTGATATTCCTAGACCTCTTTTTTTATCTAATGAATCTTTATTTATTAATTTAGGCCTAATTTTAAAAATATCTGATTCTTGAGTTATATTATTAGTATAATTTTTATCAATAATTCCAACAATAAAGTTTTCTTCACGATTATTATAATAATAATTAGTAGAATTAAAATCATAACTATTATTTATATTAGTATTTAATATATCAGATTTTATATTTGTATTTTTAATATTATCTATAATATTAGGATATTTTTTTTTAATATAATTATTAAGATAAATAGGATTTGTAAATTCAATATTATAAGTATTTCTATAATTTAATGGTAAATTATGTTTTTCATTTACTGGTTGAAATATATAATATATATCACGTTTAATAATATAACCTATTCTATTATATTTATCATAAATAATATCTTTAAAATTATTAAGATCATTTTCAGTAATTGGCATTAAATCATATAATGCAAGTCCTATAAATATATCTTCAATTGTTTCTTCTCTTATTTTAGAATATATTTTTTTAATATAATCTTCTATTTCATCATATAAATAAACACTTTTTATTTTAAATAAATTTTTAATATATGATTTAATATTAAAAATTTCTGATTTTGCAAATGATTCATTAAAAGTGGTATAATCTATATTTTTTTTATCAATTTTTTGATATTTAATAATAGAATTTTCAATGATTGAATTATTAGCATTTAAATCCGGAGCATCACATTTTATATCACATTTTTTAAAATCACATATTGCCGGACAAAAATTAGTTACTTTAGAATCGTATTTTTCTACATTTGCTAGAGTTAATGGGATACAATCTTTATATTTTATTAATTCTTCAGGGAACATATTAGCATGTAATAATAAAGGACAATCAATAGCAACTTCTTTTAATGATCTTTCAACATCTTTAATTAATAAATATTTTAATTCTGCTTTTTTATATAAAATTTCATCACTAGATAATTTATTTATGTCATTAGTAGAAATAACATATCTTAATATATCAACTTCAGGAAATTTATAATTATCATTAATAACATCTGTATGAACACACATACGAACCGCGCGTCCTATTACTTGTTCTATTTTAGAAATATTAAAAAATGGTTCTAAAATATGAACTTGTTTAACATTTTTTAATGTTATACCTTCATTTAAAACTCTTGAACCTAATAAAAATTTAATATATTTTCCATTAATATTATTACTATTATTAAAAATCTCATAAATATATTTTTCTTTTACTTCTGAAATTTCTTCATGACTTTCATCTATTCCTCCAGTTAATAATAAAAATGTAGATGGCATAAATGTTGTTACAGGATATATTTTTTTATATTCAGAATAAAATAAACCAGTCTTATAATCACGTGTATCTTCTTTAATATCATAATTATTATAATTATTTTGATATTCTAAATATCCATTTTGTATTAATGTTTCTGATAATAATTCAATACCACCACCATTAACATAATTAGAATAAATAAATGCTGTACAAGATCCTTTTTTATTTTCAACTAATTCATTAATATTTTCTAATATTGCATAATATTTTGAAGAAAAATGTTTAATATTTTCGTGTTTTAATATTAATCCAGTAATACTTTTATTACGTGTTATAATTAATCTAGATTCTTCTATTGAATTAAATTTATTATTAAATATTTTTGAATTAATCATTTTTCTTAAAATATCTCCATTATTGTCTATCTGACTAATTAATGTTTCTATACCTTCATTTGTATATATTCCTGTTAAATCTGTTTTATCTTTATTTAGAATAGGAAATACAAAATTACCTAATAATATAATTCCTGACGTAAAAGATGTTGAATATGTATCATCTAATTTAGTCATATCTTGTAATTCTTCATTTTTAGTTATTAATTCTAAATATATTTCATTTTGAAAAGAATTCATTAAACATTTAATAACGGGTGTAAATAATAATCCGTCAGGGATAATACCTATATCATTTCTATTAGCAAAAGTATAAGGTATAGATCCTCTATAAAAACTAACAAAGCCTTTAGCCTTTGATTGTAAATATTCTAATCCATTTGGTTTTAATGACATCATATAATTTTTTTGACTAGTAAATATTTTATCTCGTTCTATTGGATCATTCAAAGGTCTAATAAAATTTAATAAATTTATTATTTCATCTGCATAATTAATCATTGGTGTAGCTGTTAATAATATTACTCTTAAATTTATTGATTGTTTTAATAATAACATTAGAGCATCACCATATTCATTACCTGAAATATTATGTGCTTCATCAACAATAATAATAGAATTATTTAAATGTGTTATTTTATTAGAAACATTTTCACGTTCATATTTTCCGTCATCTGTTTTCTGATAAGTTTTTTTTATTTTTGTATTATTAATAACTTGTTTTTTTAATATTTTCTCTCCGAGAACTTTTCTATGAAATGTTTTATATGACATTATGTTATAAAATTGTAATGCATTATGTAATGAATTACGTTTTTTTTTTAGTATTTCTTCTTTAGACATATTTTTTAATAAATTTTTATCTAAATAAGTATTTTCAGGTAAATCTAATAATTCTTTTTCAAAATTTTTTTTAGTTTTTGGGCCGGGAACTAAAACTATAAATTTACTATTATATTTTTTTATTTGATCTTTAAATTGTTCAGCTATTCTTATAGCAGTCATAGTTTTACCTGTTCCTACGCCATGCATTAATAATAACCCTTTATATGGAGTATTAGAACTCATAAAATTAGGTAATATTAATTGTGGATTTGTTGGATTTTTATTAGGCGTGCAGTTTTTATTTCTATAATTCTGTATATCAGTGTATTCTGTTAATACTGGTCTTTCTTCTACTTTAAAATAATAAAATTCTCTTTTTTTATACAATTTACTAATAAAATCATCATCATCATATTTTGGATATGAATAATCTTTAATATAACGTTTTATTTGTGAAGTCATTATATTAAATATTAGATATAAAAAATGATAAAAAATATTTAAGATTTATAATATTAATATATTATAATGTCAACTATAGAAGTAATTAAATATGATTCTGTAATAGGAGATAGCAGATTAGAATTACATATTTTTGGTGATGAAATAAATTATATTATAATGAATACATTAAGAAGAACTATATATACTGATATTCCAATTTATGCTTTTACTACTATTAATTTTGATAAAAATACAACTATATATCATAATAATTATTTACGATTACATATATCTCAAATGCCTGTATGGGGAATTACTAATAATCATGAATTTCTACATGATAATACTAAAAATAATGAGGAATTTAAAGATTCTCAATTATATGAGAATATTAATAATGATAATGATGATGATATAGATATTGAACAAACTAAACATATTAATATATCATCATTAAATCAATTAACTATGTATGTGAATTTTATAAATAAAAATTCACATAATATTTTAGATATAACAACTAATAATGCTTTATTTTATTATAAAGAAAAACAAATAGATAACCCTTATACACGTCCTATACAATTAGTAAAAATAAATATTAATCAAGAAATTGTTTTTTCTGCTATCACAGAATTAGGAACAGCAAATAAGAATGCTATATTTTGTGCTGTTTCTGTCGTTGCATATAAACAAAAAACAGAAAATGATTTTATATTTTTTCTTGAATCAAGAGGACAAATTACAGAAAAACGAATATTATTAGTTGCTATTTATAATATTGAATATAGAATGAATCATTTAATGAAATTAGTTAAAAATAATAATAATATATTAAAAAATCGGACGGAAGGTAAAATAAGTATTTTAAATGAAGATCACACACTTGGAAATTTAATAACTCATGGATTACAAACACACCCGGATATTAGTTTTGCAGGTTATAATATACCTCATCCTTTAGAAAATACTTTAATATTTGATTTTAAAGTTAAATCTAATAATATTGTTAAAATTATTGAAGATGTTATTACTAAATATAAAAAATTATTTAATAATTTAAAGGATCAAATAAATAAAATTCCTGATAATACTACTTAAATTAATTAACATTAATAAATATTTGTTTTCTATATTTATTCATTTCTTCATCATATGTTATATTATTAATAATATTATCAAACGATTCATTATTAACTAATCTAACAATAAAATTAATAGAATATACTCCACATTCAGAATTTTGAAATTGATGTTGTATATCATTATATCTTATATCAAATTTAGATAAATTTCTAATATATTTATTTTGTTTATCACCCATATGAAATAATTTTATTATTTTATTTAATGGTAAATTATTATTATATTCTTTTTGATATAAATATTTTATAATTTTATTTATAAACTTTTTGGTTCGTTGTTTTGGTTTTTTTCCTACCGAATCAAAATAATAAATTTTATAATCTTTTAAATCAAAATATAAAGCTACCCAATGAGATCCAGATTTATAATGTTCATCTAAATTTATAACTAAACCTAGTTTATATTTATCATTGTTTTCATATTGAGCAAAATTTATATTTTTTAATCCTAAAATAGATAAATCTTCAAAATCTATTGGTACTGTTCCTAAATATTGAAATTCTGGATGTAATCTATGGTATTGTTCTATTACACTATCTATATCACTAGTACTTAACCATTCATATTTTCCTGTAGGCCCTTCCGGTCTGAATGTATTGTTTAAAATATCATCATCTATTGATTGTACAAATTGTTGTTTTAACCAACATGTTTGTTCTGAACATATATTAGATAATTTGTTACTTAATTCATTTACTAATTCAGGTTTATCTAAATTAATATCAATTTTATCAGAAAATTTAGTATTATATGCGTTTGCTATTTTTTTTAATGCATCATGTGAAAAACAAGATCCATTTTCATATTTCCTCCCTGGAGCACATTTAGTATCATTAATAACATTCATATATATAATAATATAAAAAAATAATTATATTATTATATATAATTATTTAATAAAAAAATACCAACTGTAATCATTGTTTATAAATTTTTAAAAATTAATAATTCACAATATGATAATATTTGTTTTTGAAAATTATGAAAATTAAATTTATGATAATTAATTTTATCAGAAAAACTAATTTTTTCTAATAATATAAAATTATTATTTTGAAATATATTAATAATACTATTAGAATTAATTATATTTTCAATAGAACCTGTATTATAACCATATAAATCTTTCATATAAAATAATATTTTATTATTATCAAATGAATATACACCAAAATATATCTCATTATTATATTTAATTTCAAAAGAAACATTTTTAGATATTATTGGTTTGTTAATTAATGCAATGATTATTATCGTATCTTTATGGCATAATTGTTTTATATTATTAATTAACAAATTTAAATCATTAATATATTGTATAGAAAATAATAATAATATACAATCACTTTTATATGTAAAATTTAAATTATTATTAATTGAATCATGTATAATATTATAATTTCCTCCATATTTTATTATTCTTTTATTTATAATTTTTATATTATGCTTAGAAGATTCAATGACATATATTGTCTTTATATTTAATTTATTATATATTTTAATGTAAGATAATATACTCATAAAACTCCCACTACTTATATCATAAATAGACTCTTTATTATAACAATATTTATGTAAAACTTTATATATAAGTATTTTTATAAAATATAATATTTCTATTATATATTTATCTATAGGCTTAATATAATTATAATATATACATCTTCCAAAATGTAATTTTAAATAATTTATATCTATATCCATATTCCACCATTCTTTCATTATTTTAATAATATTATGATACATCTTATTAATCCATTCATCAGTCATAACTCGGGGTAAATTATTATTAATAGTAATATTTTTAATACACATCTTATTATAATAATCTAAATTATTAATCTTTTTTAATAAAATTATATCATTAATATTAACTGCATTAGGTCTGTCACATTTAGAAATTATAGTAGATATAGAAATATTTAAACATTTGAACCCCATAAAATAAAAATGATATTTTGGATTAAATAATATTTTAATTATATCTAATTTATATAATTTTAATTTTTTAATAAACCAATTATCCAAATTATTTTTATAATGTATATAAGTGATATCTACATTATTATATTTTTGAAATATATTTTCAAATTTATTTTTATCATTATTATTTTTATAAATTATAAGTAAATCTATATCTTTTGTATATAATGTTCCTAAAAATTGATTAATAAGACCACTAAATAATATTATATGTTCCTTTTCAAAAATAGATAATTCATTTTTTAATTTAATTAAATCTAAATATATATGTTGTGATTTATTAAAAACTAATTTAGAACAATAATTATTTAAATTTTGATGATTTAAAAATTTAAATGATTCAATACCTAATAACACAAATGCAATCTCAATCGGAATCTCTACTAATTCTTGTTTATGTGATAATTTATCATTTAATATATAAAAATATTTATAATTTATTTTATTAATTTCTAGTTTATCACATAAATTAAAAATATTATCTTGATTAGATAATGCATTAATTTGATAATTTAAATTATTTAATTGTGTATCATTTAAATTTAATAATTTATATGTCATAAATTCTATAAAAAAAATATTAGATATATAAAAATAATATTTTGTAGTTAATAAATGTATCTTAATTGCTGATAATAAATATTTATTGTCTTTAATTTTATTAATTTGTTTATATTTATAATTTTTTAAATATTTTATAATTTTATTTAAAAAATTATTTTGGAATGTATCTTTAGAATAGCTATTTACTGTTTCAATTATTTGATTAATTTTCATATAAATATATATATATATATTTATTATATATGGAAAATTTATATAATGAATTATATTCAATACGTTTATTAATTCAACAATTAGAAACTAATGAAATGATAACAGAGATGTATATTATTAGAAATTTAAAAATATATTTAATTGAACAAAATTATGATTATACTAATATTAATAATATTATTTATAATTTTTATAGATATATTGATATACATATTACATATGAACAAATTAATAATTGTATTATAAATTATTTAATATATCCTATTCCAATATTATATAATTCTTCAAATATGTTAAATAATATACAAGTTCATTATTCACCATTATATGATGTTGATATGTATTATTCAAGTGATGATGATAATATAATTGAATTTACAAATGATACACCATTAAATGATGACGATATTAATAATTTAAAAGTTTTTTATGAACCTGAAATTAATTGTTGTATATGTTTAGAAAAAGAATATGATAATATAATAGAATTACCTTGTAAACATAAATATCATTCAGTTTGTATAAAAAAATATTTTAATTATAATTATAAATGTCCTATATGTCGTTATAAAGTAGGTGAACCAAAATAAACTAATATTTAGATGGACTTAATATTAGTTTAATTTCTCCAATTGTATAAATTTGATAACTGACTATTATAGGATAATCATTTTTTAGATATATTGTTAACTGATTACATAAATTTGTACATTTGGTAAATATTAATAAAAATTTTAATTCAAATAATCCTTGAACAATTTCATTAGTATTTGAAGATGTTGATATAATAGATAATCCATTATTAGATTCTCCAACTTCAAATTCTATTTGTCCTAACTCACCTTTTCCAGATAAATATAATTTATTAGATGTTACTTTAATTTCTATTTTATCTGAACTAGTAGCCATATCTTTACAATATTTTTGAAAATCATGAGAAGGTAAAGTTATTAAATATGGGAATTCAATTGGTGCTATATCATAAGTATCATCTACACAATCTAATAAATTTAATTTAAATGTTTTCTTTTCTTTTTTTTCATAACTTTCTAATATAATTAATAATTTATTAATATCAGTATCATCAATTATCCATGTCATATTATCAAAATGAGACATACATTTAAGACATTTTAATAAATTATTAATATCTATACCTATTGATAATTTATTTTTGTCATAATTATAATTATATATATCTAATTTATCTGCATCAATTTTTAAATGTACTAATATTTTTGCTGTTTTTGTTACTTCTTTTAAAATTAAACCACCTATTTTAATATCATCAGTACTTTCATCTTTAATATGATATGGATAAAAATCAAATCTAGCATCAGTTAATAAAGAACTAATTGCATCAATAACTATTTTTATTGCTACAATATGCGAGGTTTTTAATTCTAAAATATAAACCATTTATATAAAATAAATATTTAAATCTTTAAATATTTATTAATAAAATAAATATTAATATTTTGAATGATATTATTATTTAAAATAAATATTATAAAAAAAATCTAATTTAAATTATATAATATGGTAAATATGTATAATTTAGTTAATCCATTTATTAAAGGTCAAATGGAGATTAGTGTTAAAGCTAAAAATTCCCAGGTAGCTGCCACAGAATTATATAAATCTTTATCAGAACATTTTAATAATAGTGTTCCTTCATTCTATTTTACAATACAAAAAGGAGGCTCGGGAAAAGGAAAATATTATCATTATAAAATTAATGAATCTAGAAATAAAAATGAAGTTAAATATAATATTACAGAATTACAATTAGAAAATTATAATATAGATACGTTTAAAGCTAAGCTAGAAAATATTAAATCTAAAACTGACGAACCATATCAAGAAGGAGGAAAAAAGAAAAAGAAAAAACATAGTAAAAAGAAAAAATCTAAAAGAAGAAAGTCGGAAGATACTACTGATTCCTCTAGTTCTGAAGAATCAGATATAGATGATGTATATTTAAAAGTAAGAAAATATCATTATACAGAACCTATTTATTATTGGTGGTATGATCCTAGTATTTATAATATATCTACAGTATTTATACCTTCTTTTTATCCGTATTTATCACCATATACAGAAATGGCTATAGCATCAATACCTGCCGCACCTTAATTGAAAAAAATAAGTTTATTTTATTAGAACTAATTTAATAATATATGAAGTGCATTAAATATTTATAATCTTTCAAAGATCTTTTACATTTATATAAAATTATAAATAATTAAGTTTGCTATATGTAAATAGTTTAAATATTTAATGTTTATCTTTATCTAGTAGGATTATATTTTTAATATTATTATTTTATATTAAAAATATAATATAGTTTAATGGATAAAATTAATTATTATGATGTATTAGATTATAAAGGTTCTATGAATAATTTTATAACTAATGAGCCATATAGTGATAATTATATTAAATTAGGTTTAAAATGGTCTACATTACCATTATACACAGATATTAATAAAATTAAACAGTTTTTTGAATTACTTAACACGAAACAAGTTATATTAGTTATTTCTGGAACAGGTAGCGGAAAAACTGTGTTTATTCCTAAATATTTTTTGAAATATTTGATAACTATGAATATGTCTGGTAAAATTGCTATTACTAATCCAAAACAAATTACCACATATAATAATGCTGTTTATGGAGCTATGACATTAGATATTAAATTAGGTAATGAAGTAGGATATGCATATAAAGATGCACCTAAAAATAGTCATGATAATAATACAAGATTATTATATGCAACTGATGGTTTAATTATATCAATTATGAATACTAAAGATAGATTATTATCAGAATACGCAGGTATTATTATAGATGAAGCACATGAAAGAAATGTACAAATAGATTTTTTATTAAAATATTTAAAAGATATTTTAATAGAAAGAACAGATTTTAAAATTATTATAATGAGTGCTACAATTAATCCGGAAGTATTTAATAAATATTATAATATTGAAGGAATAAATTATGGAGAAATAGAAATATTAACTAAACCTAATTTCCCTATAGAACAAATATGGAATGATAAAGAGATTAATATAGATAAATATTTAAAATATATTAAAAGTAAATATAATAATGTGCAAGAATATATAACTCTTGCAATAAATAAAGTTATTGATATTATTAATAAAAAAGATTCTAATTCTAAAAATGATATTCTTATTTTTGTTCCTACAGTATCAGATACAAATATAGGATGTAAATTATTAGAATTAAAAACTACAAATAAACCGGTGTGTATTGAATTACATTCTAAAACCGATGAAGCAGATAAAGATCAAGCTACGCAAATAAATAATGATCACACAAAAATAATATTTTCCACAAATGTAGCAGAATCATCACTTACATTTGATGGATTATTATATGTAATAGATACAGGATTAGAATTATCTAATACATTTGATTCTGTTCATAATATGTTTGTAGTTAAAAAAATTATGACATCACAATCACAAATTATACAAAGAATAGGAAGAACAGGAAGAACAATGCCAGGAATTGCATACCATTTATATACTCAAGCTCAATTTAATAAATTAAAAAAATATCCAGACCCAGAAATATTAATTACTGATTTAACAGATAAAATATTAATTTTATTTCAAAATAAAAATATAGAAGAAGTACAATTATTTTTAAATAATTTAATTACTAAACCACACCAAGAACAAATAGATAATTCTATTTATAAATTATTATTTTATAATTTAATTAGTTTTAGTAATAATGGTTATATTACTAAAATAGGTAAACGTGTTTCACTTATAAAATCTATAGATTTTATATTAGCATATGGTATACTTATATCTAAATTTTTAAATTGTCAATCAGAAATAATTATAATAGCCGCCATTATAGATACAGTAGAAAATTTAGATAAATTATTTAAATATCCAATAATTAAATTAAAAGAATTTAAAAATTATATATTTCCATATAGTTATATTAATTCTGATCATATTACAATATTAAATATATATAATAAATTATATAAAAATAATATGACAAAATATTTAGATATTGAAATATTTAATAAAATTAATAAAACTATTAAAAAAATTAATAATATGGTAAATGATATTATTATAGATGATGCATTAAATGAAAAATTTAAATTAATATCTATTATACCTTTTGATAACATTGAAGATAATATTTTATTTATATTATATAAAATGTATAAATTAAATTTAATATTCCAAAATGAAACAAAAAATTTTATGAATAATGTTAAAGGAACATTAGAGTTTTCTTCAGCTACAAAAATAGATAATATTAATGCTGATAAATCATATTATATATGTCATAATGTTGTTAATAGATTTAATAAACAGTTATTTGTATGTTGTACTGAAATACCAGAAAGAATTATTATTGCAGACTAATTATGAAAGAATAATTATTTAATAGAAAACTTTTATCTCAATTATTAAAAATAATATATTATATTATAATACATGGAAATAATATTACGAAAAAGTAATAGGAATGATTTAGATAATATTTATAATTTACATCTTATATGTTTTTCATTTGGTGATCATTGGTATAAAAATGCAATCTGTAATTATATTGATAATAGTTTAGTAATTGAATATAATACAGAAATTATTGGAGTATTACTACAAGGTTATTTTATACCAATTATAAATAATGATATATTAGATAAACCGTTAAATATAAAACACAATGACTTAGTATATAGTATTGTTATGTTATGTATTAATCCAAATTATAGAAATAATGGTTTAGCTACACTATTATTAAATGAACATATTAATCAACTTACTCAAAATTCATATTTAAATGTGCGTAAAAGTAATATAACTGCAATAAAAAGATATATTAATGTTGGATATATTATAATTGGACTTATAAAAAATAAATATTATTTGCCTGTAGAAGATTCTTATATTATGATGTTTACTAAAGTTCCATAAAAATAAAATTATAGAATTTATTTTATTAAAGAATTATTTATATATTATTCATAATAACTAAGATCTTTAATTATTTCAATATTATAGTATTCTGTATATTATTAAGATAAACTTAATATTTAATAATTTTAGTTTACATTATAAAATAAAAGTTGCATTTATTTTTAAGAATATCTAATATATAAAAAATATATTAATATAAATTTAAATATATATATATATATATATGAATTATAACATTAATGAAAATATAAATGATGAAATATATTATAAAAAATATTTAAAATATAAAACTAAATGTCGGAATACAATTAAAAAACAGAAAGGAGGAATAGATTGGATATTACCAACTACAGCAGGAATTGCATTAACTACAGCAGCTACCGGCCTAGGTATACATTTATTAAGAGAAAATAAAGATAATAACAATGACGAAGAATATATAACTTTAATTTTACCTGAAGATACTGCAATAGAGTTATTAAAGGATAATCTTAATATATCAAATAATCATTATATAATAAATGAACATAAACTATTACAAATATTAAGAACTCGTTATATAACATATCCAATAACAAAAATAAGTATACTAGAGTTTAGAAAAATAAATAATAATATACAATTAAAACTATATAAAATTAATAATAAGTTAATTGAGTTAAAATCAGATGAAATTAATAATGAGTTAAACTCAGATGAAATTAATAATGAGTTACACTCAGATGAAATAAAAAAATCTACGCCTACAACCATATTAACAACAAAACATATATACAAAAATAAGAGTATCCCAAAAATAGACCCACAAATAATAGATAATCTTATACATAATAATCGGGTAGATTCTACAGTGATTAGTCTTACCTGCAAATAATCCATATAAGTTCCTGTCACCATTTAATAAAAGATAAATATAAAAAACATTAATTATAGCTATTTTCAAAGATAATATACTATGTTTCTAAAATATTTTAGAAAAAATATTTTATTCTTGTTTTCAGTGAAATTATAAAATATTATAATTTTTAGAAAAATCATTTTATAATTTTTCTAAAAATTATAAAAATTTAATTATTTTAAAAATATAAATAAATAAGTGCCATTATATTTTATATTAAAAAGTAATTATTTTACGGTCATGTTTAGAATCATTTGTTTCATTTACTGTTTATTATATGTTTATTTAAAAATTACAAAATAATAATTTAAATAATTGTAATTAACGATGTTCCCTATGATTTTAATTAAAGGAAAATCTGTAAACTTTATTTATTAAAACTAATAATTTGTGTAATAAACGAAGTTCACGAAGTCTCCGTAAATTAATAATAAACAAAAACTAATTTTATCCAAACGGTGGTTTAGTAAAATAATAATAAATATATATGAAAGCACAATTTATTTATAGTGTTTTTCAATAAGGTTATAATAAACACTTATTATAACTGACCATAATAAACATGTCCAATTATAAAAAATGATAAAATAATATTTAAAAAATTAATATTTAATATAATGTAATGTTAACAGATAAAATCGTATCAAAAATTAAATCATTATTTATTAAAACATTTGAACATGACAATTATGAATTTGAAATAATGTTTAATAATTATCATTTAAATAATAAATTATCTTTTGTAAATTTTATTGATGTATTAAATTTTATTAAATATCGTAGTCAAGAAAAATCAATGAAATTAATTAATGAAATAACATTAGATATATCTTATAATTATAATGATAATAATGTATATAGAATATCAATAAAAGGATTAGATAAAATAAATAATATTTTAAATAGTGTATATCAACGCAAAAATCATATAATTTTTTCATTATTATGTAATAATTATAATAATGATAAAGATATTATTTTTATTAATAAAAAGAAAGAATTTAAAAATATATTAGATATTGATGAATATAATATTCGTGTTAGATTAAGCACCGAAGAACCAATAGATAATAAAACATTATTATTATTAGGATCAAATATACAACATATAGATGCAAATAAAATATTTTTTAGATTTAAAAATAGAATTAGTTTAATAATATTTGATAATGATAAATTAGGAACTTTAAGATTAGATTTGACATTTATTAAATCTTCTAATATGCCAGATAAATTACAAGATAATTATACCGAATATGAAATTGAATTAGAATATGTTCCTAATAAATCAATCAAACCTTCAGAATATGATAAAATATTAAATATTATTAATCATGAAATATATATTATTAAACAAATTTTAGAAAATTCAAATATTATTATTACACAAGAAGAATCTAATAATATTCTAAAAGCATATAAAAAATTATTATTTAATTCAGATAATGAACCAATCACAAATTTATATACTATGAATGAAACATCAACAGAGATACAATATTTAATTGAAAAAATCCCAAATAAATACAGTGTTACTGATAAAGCTGATGGGAAAAAATACCAATTATTTATTTTTAATAATACTATATATTTAATTTCATATAATTTAGTAGTAAAAAAAACTAAATACACTATTGAAAATTTAAATAATTCTTTATTTGAAGGTGAATTTATACATATAACTAATAAAAATGTATATTTATTTATGTGTTTTGATTGTTTATATTATAATGGTGAAAATATTAGAAATAAAATATTATTAAAAGATAGAATAGAATATATTTATAGTTTTTTAAATGAATTAAAAATAACACATTATAAAGTTAAATCTTTTATTGATAAATATGATATTGATAAACAAGAACTTCATTATAAAGATGAAATTAATAAATTTTATGATACTTTAAATGAAATAATTAATAAGCATAAAAATAATGATATTATATTTTATACAAAATATTTTATATTTCCTACTGGAGCACATAGTTGTGAAGTATATTTATTTAGTTATATAATATTAAATGGATGTTTAACAGGTAAATTTAAATCTCCTTATTATTTAGATGGTATAATATATACTGGCATAGAACAAAAATATACTAAAGATAAAAAAGAACAAAAACATATTATATATAAATATAAGCCGCCTAATGATAATTCTATTGATGTATATTTAATATTTCAAAAAAATCTTGAAACAAATGAATTATTGGAAGTATATGATAATTCAATAAATGGATATAATAATAATACATTATTTAGAATTGCTAATTTTTATGTGGGTGATTCTATTAGTAATAAAGAAGTACCAGTTCTTTTTATGAAAGAAGCTAATAATCATGAAGCATTTTTATTGTTAGAAGATGGAGAAGTGAAAGATTTACAAGGAAAAATAGTATTATCTAATACAGTTGTAGAAATAATATATACAAATGATTTATCAATACCACATCAATATAGATGGAAAATATTAAGAACTAGATGGGATAAAACAGAATCAGTATTAAGAGATAAAAAAAGATATGGAAATTTTAAAGATCATGCTATAAGAATTTGGAAATCTATTAGAGAAAGTGTAACAATTGATGAAATTAAAAAATTATCACATCCTGATACATATTATCAACAACAACAATTATTAATATCTAATATAGATAATAAAATTATTTCAACTGAAAAATCGCAAGATAAATATTTTCAAAAAATAACAACATTAGGACAAGTTATTCGTAATTTCCATAATTGGATTAAATCTATTATATATTATTCTTATTTTTCTTCAGATAATAATCAAAGAAAATCACTTTTAGACATTGGTTGTGGGCGCGGTTCTGATTTAATGAAAATGTATCATGTTAGATTAAAAGAATATATAGGAATAGATAATGATTATGAAGCATTATTTAATCCAATAGACAGTGCAAAAACAAGATATACAACTTATCTTAAAAAATATCCGGATTTTATAAAGTCAGTTAATTTTATATTAATGAATAGTAAAGCACCTTATGATTCTAAAATTCAAGAAAGTATTATACCTAATATGACTATTGATAATAAAAAATTAATTGATAAATTTTTTACTAAAAATAAAAAGTTTGATATTATTAATTTTGGATTTTCATTACATTATTTTTTTGATTCTACTGATTCAATTAATAATATTTTAAATATAATTGATACATATTTAAATAATGATGGATATGTTACATGCACATTAATAGACCCATTACAATTAATGAAATTATTAAATGGCAATGAAAATTATACTTCTATGTATACAGATGAAGAAGGAAAAAGACAAAAATTTTTTGAAATAATTAAAAAATTTAATGGAGAATTACAAAATATTTCGGGTCAAGCTATTGATGTTTATATGGGATGGATAAGTAATGAAGGAACCTATTTAACTGAATATTTAGTAGTTCCTCAATATTTAATTAATCTTATGGAACAAATAAATTGTGAACTTGTAGATACTGATTTATTTGTAAATTTATATAATATTAATAAAGAATGGTTCACTAAAGTTATTGAAACTGAAGAAAATGAAAAAAATAAACAGGTATATAAAAAATTTGGACAAATATATGGTGATCTTAAAGGTGCTGATAAAGGAAGTATAATTTGGAATGAATTATTTAGATTTTATGTTTTTAAAAAAATAGACAGTTAATAAATTATTATTTATTAATAATAAATTAAAATTTTTTATAAAATATTTTATAAAAAATTTTATATTTTAAATGAAAATAAGAATAATAAAATTATAATCTAATAATATATAATGTCATCATCTTTAGAAAGTCAATTATTACAAAATTATAAATCAATGATGGGATTAAATAATATATATACTGATACATCTAATAATTCAACTTTTTTAGGTTATGTAACAGTTAATTCTAATTTATACGTTTCAGGATATACTATATTTAATAATGTAACAACTAGTTCTGATATAAATATTTTAAAAAAATTATTAACTTATTCAAATACGGTATGTTCATCATTTAATATTTCTGGAAATGCTATAATAAATAATACATTAACTATTAACTCTATTTTAAATATTTCTGGTAATGCAAATATAAATAATTTAATTATTGCTGGAAATACAAATATAATAGGTAATATACCTATAAATATAAATAATAATTTAAATGTTACTAATATTACAACAATTCAAGGAACATTATTATCATCTATTATACAATCAGTAAATAATACATTATCTCTAAATGGTAATACTATTATTGTTGGTAATAATCAATCAAAAGTTTATATTCAAGGAACTTCTACATATATAGGAACTACACAACTAAATACAACAGATAAACTTATTACTTTAAATAAAAATACTTTATTACTTCCTACGGATAATGGATATTATAGTGGTATTCAAATTAGAGGAATTAGTGGAACAGGATTTATTAATACTAGTGTAGATGCATCTAAATATTTAATTCAAGCACCTAACACATCTAACGCAGGTTATATAGTATCTCAAGATGTTAATAATAATATAAATATATTAGGTGTATCTACATTACAAAATACTGTATCTATGAATTCTTCATTATATATTTCTAATATTAGTATATTTCAAGGTTCATTATCTACAAATAGTTTATTATATGTAACAGGTAAAAGCGGTTTTAATAATAATATTTCATTAAATAGTTTATTAAATATATCTGGTAATACAATAATTAAAGGAAATGTTTCAGTAAATAATAGATTTAATATTTCACAAATAAGTATTATAACTAAAAATGTATCAGTTAATAGTAATTTATATATTACTAATAATAGTATAATAAATGGTAATGTATCAATATTAAATAATTTAAATATTTCTAATAATAGCATAATTAGAGGAAATACAAGTATAAATACATTATTATATGTATCAGGTATTAGTATATTTTCTAATTCAGTTTCTATATCTTCATTATCTATTATTGGAACTACAAATATAAATAATATGGTAACTATGGGAACATTATTATTAAAAACTGGCTTAACTATTATAAATAATAAAGTATCTGTTAATTCATTATTAAATATTTCTGGTTCAACAATAATTAAAAGTAATATTACAGCATTTGGTAATATATATATAAAAGGACAAACAATAGCACCATTAACAAATTATACTTTAAATTCAGCAGCACGTGTTGGAGGTGTACCTGTAGGAGGATTATATAGAAGTGGTGGAATAGTTATGATTAGAATAAATGATACGCCGCCTACAATTTATTTTAGTAGTTCTTCAACTTTAACTGTTTATTTAAATACTTCTTATACTGATCCAGGAGCATATGCTTTAGATTATAAAAATAATAGTTGTGTTGTTTATTTAAACTCTATATCATTTGGAGGAACTAATTATTTATCTAATCGTATATTAATAAATGGAACATCCACATTAATCAGCCAAACAAGTACTTTTTCTGCAGGAAGTTATACAGCAACATATCAAGCCACTGATTCTGTGGGATTAGTAGGATATAATTATAGAAAACTTAATGTAGTATATAATTTTACATTAAGTAGAGCTACATTTTCTGCAACAAGTTTCTCTACTTTATTTAGTATTCCTGGGGGGAGTCGTTGTCGTGGTATAGCTGCTATTTATTATACTGCCGGTACTTATGTAGCATTAGCTAGTATAGATGACCCGCCAGGTGGTCCTCAAGATGCTAATATATGGACTTCAACAGATTATTATAATTGGAAATGTATTAATATAAGTTCATTACCTGCATTATCAGGAATATCAAAACCTAATATATGTCATAACGATGGTGCTTCTTGTTGTGCTTTTGGTAATGGTTATTTAGCTTTATATATACCAGATATAACGTATCCTTATGGGTATGAATATTTTTTCATATATAATATTAGTGCTAATACATTAACACCTTTCCCATCAAATGTCAATAAAAGTATGTGTCGGTATATTGCTAATGTTAATAATTATTGTTTATATTATTTATCTAACACTAATGATTATGTTTATTCAACTGATGGAATAACATTAACAAAATCAACTACTAAAATAATGGGTAATTTATGCGCATTTAATTATGTTAATGGTGTATATATAGCTGTTGCAGGACTTCCTACAGAATTAGTAACTTATATATCAACAGATAGAATTACTTGGACACAAGGCAGTTCTTTTACAACATTATTTGCAAATAATAATGTAAACTATTATGCAAATAATCCACATTATAATGCATGGTGGGGAGCTAGTAATGGTAATATGTGTATTTATGCTGGTATAAGTAGTAATGATTATCTTATAATAAATCATGCATATGTATTATCATCTACTGATGGAGTTAATTGGACACTAATTAATATGCCTTATTTTCCTGTTGTAATGTCTAATCCTCCTGGTAATTATAATGGCGGTTTCAATTTACTGGGTGCTTTTTGGAGTGGTAGTTTATGGATTGTAAGATTTCAAGCAGTAGGTCTAGAATGGTTTATTTCCGGAAATCCTTATGGGTCGCTACTTCAAGGATTCTATTTTTCTCAAAATGGTATTGATTGGAATGTAAGTTCATCATTATTTTATAATGGCGGACCAACTAATTATGATAATAATAATGGAGGTCATTTAAGTACAATGGCTAACGGTCATTGTATATTACCATTTAGTTATAATAATGATTTGTCAACAAAAGGCTTATGGTATACTAGTTAATTATTTTTATTCTAATTTAATAATATATAAAAATCTTAATTTAGTATATTATATTTGAAATTAATAATTTTAATATAAATAAAGCTTCCTTTCAATAAATAAAAAGCATAAATTATAATAATAAACATATATTAAAAGAAACTTTATTATTTTATAATTATTTTTAATATGATAATAAATATGTCTAATTAATAAAAAATTAATTATTTAAAAACATTGTTTAGTTTTGTAGAATAATATTTTAGATTATTGCTATTTTTAAAGAAACACTTATAATTTTAATAAAACTAAAAATAACTAATAATTTATTAAAAATATAATAAATAGACATATTTATTATATTTTTCCAATCATTATTTATTTAAAATAAATTAATAAAATATAATCTACTATATGTTTATTAGAAACAAACATTATTGTTTTATAAATAATTTTTTTAATTATTATTTATATATATACATTATCAATTTTTAATAAAATGATAATAAACATAAATATATATTGATAATAATAAATATATCTAATAATTAAAACTAATAATGTAAAGTAATGATAAAAATAAAGTCAATTAATTTGAATTTAGTAAACAAAATATTAGAATTTAATAAATAGATATTATTAAGTATTTTTGAAAAAGCATATAATATTAGATTCTTTAGTAAATGTAAACAAATGAAGATTCTAATCTAATATTTTATTTAAAAATTTTAATTTTAAATATCCAAAAATTAATAATAAAATAAAAATAATAATTATATTCAAATATATAATTATTATTTTTAGTTTGTATATAAAGTATATAAACTAAAATAATATTGAACATATTAAAATTAATAATTTAAATAAATAAAGTTATTATTAAATCTAAAAATTTATATAATAATTAGAATTTTTAATAAATAACAAAATATAAATATAATAATAAATAATAATTCAAAAAAAAATAATAATAATAATAAAATAAATAAAAATATAATTTTATAATATACTTTTAATATATGTAATTAAATTATCTGACGAACTCATTACTGGACTCATTTTATAATTCATAAATCCTGTAAGTACTGATTTTTTTTCATGATTATCAGAACTTATAATATCATAAATTTCAGACCATGAATAAGTTAATTTATGTTTTTTATATAATTCTTCTAAAATTATTTTTTTATATAATATTATATTTCGTGTAAATGGTATGCCTAAATATAAATCTTTTTCAGTTAATACATTAAATTCATATAAATTTAATGTAATATCTGCTTTAGATTTAGAATAATTAATAATTAATTTATATTTATTTAATATTTTTATTAAAGTTGATATTATTTGTTTAGTTTTATTTAAATTAATAATTTTAATATAAAAATCATCAATATAAATATTTAATATAAAATCTATATTTATAATATAATTATTAGAACTCAACCATTCTAAAATAATTTCTTCTATTATCAAAGTAAAAATTAAACTTGATGAAGGTAAACCTGTAGGTAATCCTTTATATATTTGAACAATTTTTTTATTATAACGAACAATTCTATTACTAATAATAGTCATATATTGATTTACTAAATCAGCAGCATAAAAAGAATTCATTTTTTTGGATAGATTATTATATAATAATTTTTGTATAATATCCCATTCTAAAGAATCATAAGCTTTTTGTAAGTCTAATAATATGACATTTTGTAAAGATAATGTATTATTATTAACTACATCAATAATGGAAGTCATTTTATTTAATGGTAATTTAAAAATATCTTTATTTGGTAAATCATATTGTATTAATGTTAAAATTTCATTATACCAAATACGATCTAATATTTTTATAGTATTATGATGATTAATAAAATATCTATAATTTTCTGGTTGGCTTTTATCTCCTGATTTATATTTAGCAAATACAGTACAATAAGATATTTTTTTCATAATGTCTTTTCTTGTTAAGTTTGTTCCATTTTTAAAATTAATTGCATTATTTATATTATTATTAATATGATTATCATGATCAATTTGATTAAATTCATTATTAATTATAGAACCATCATAATAAGTCCAACCTAATTTTTTTAGTTTACTAAGTCTATCTTTAACATTTGTATAAGTCAAATCTATTAAATTATTATTTTTATATCTATAATAAATATTTGTTATATAATTATAAATATTATTAAAAATATTAATTTTATAATGTTTATTATTATAATTCCATAAAATAGTTAAATATTTAACGGTTTCTTCATCATCAGGTAAATCATTAGAATTCATAATATATATAATTAAATATAATCTAGAAATATTTTAATTATCATTTTTTTTTATAATAAATAAAGTTTCATATTTATTATAAAAAAAAATTATAATATTAATTAAAGATATATAATATATATCATTATAATGTTTTTAATAGATAAGTATTATAAAAATTATAATGATATTATAAGTCAAACGTTAGATTTAAAACAATTTATAAATAATAATAATTTCCAACATATGATATTTTATGGTTTACCAGAAAGCAATAAAGAATATTTAATTAATAAATTATTAGAATTAATTTATGAAAAACATGAAATAGAATTACAAAATATAGAATATTCGGTAAATGGTTATTCAACTAATATAGTAAATGGAACAGGAAAAATAATAATAAAACAATCAAAAAATCATATAATAATAGAACCTAATTCTAATGGATTTGATAAATTTTTAATTCAAAATATTGTTCCTAATTATGCTAAATCAAATATTTTAAATATATTTAAAAAAAATAATAAATTCAAAATAATAATAATTAATAAAATATATAAATTATCATTTTATACTCAAACAGCTTTAAGAAAAACAATGGAAAAATATTCTGATACATGTAAATTTATTTTAATAACTAATCAATTAACACAAATTATAGAACCTATAAAATCTAAATGTTTATTAATTCGGGTTCCATTACCAACATATGAAAATATTCTTGAAACTGTATTATATATTTCTAATAAAGAAAATATAAATATAAATGTATCATTATTAAATCATATTTTAAATATTTCAGAACGTAATATAAATTATGCTATATGGTTATTAGATTTTTATAAATATAAACTAAATTATAATCAAAATTGGAAAAATATAATTGATAATATTGTTACAACATTATTTATAATTACTAAAGATAATCTACATAATGTTATTAAAAAATTAAGAAATTATTTTTATATTTTATTTATTACTAATATACCAATAATAATTATAATTAAAAATATTATGATAAAATTAATAAATCATGTTATATTATCTAATAATAATAAATTAAAATATGAAATTATTAATATAACATCTAAAATTGATGAAAGAATGATATATGGAACACGTTATATTATACATTTTGAGGCTTATATGATTAAAATAATAGATTTATTTTATAAATATAATATTTATTAATACAACATATATTATATTATAGTTATTAAGAATTAATTTTATTAAAATATTTAAATTTAAAATTATATAATTATAATAATTTTATTATTAATTTTATATATAATTAATATCAATAATTAAATAATGGAAAATAAAAATTTAAAAGATAAAATTTTTATGATTTGTGATTTTTTGTATAATTTAAATAATAAAGAAAAATATATAGTTGAAAATATTGATATAAACAAAATTAAATTAAATGATATAAAAATATGTATAAATAACAATTCTTATTATAATGATATTAAAAAAGAAATATTAGATACTAAATTTAAATTTATATCATTTGATTATTATGATGATAATAATTCATTATTATTTTTTAAAATATATTTAAAAAATTTTATATTAAATTTAAAAATTAATTATTATTTAAATAATGACACACATAATATTAAATCTGATCCAAATAATGAATCTTATATATCTTATATATTAAGTTCATTAGTTTTATTAAATAAAACTAAACATATATTATTACCAATTATAAATTTTGATATTTCTGTTGATAATATGTTTCATATAAATGAATATATAAATAAATTTCCAATAAAATTAGAAAAGCATCATATATTATGTTTACATGTAAGAGAAGGATATATGGAAACATTTAATTTATATGATTATATTAAAAGTAATTCTTTAGTGATAATAAAACCATTATTATTTCAAATAATTCATACATTATATATAATAACAGAAACTTATAAATATTTTAATCATAATAATTTAAAAGTAAAATCTATTTTAGTATATAAATTAAAACAAACTAATAATTTATTTGAATATTTAATAAATGATGATAAATATTATTTATCAAATATTAATTTTGAGATTAAAATTATAAATTTTGAAAAAAGTAATTTATTGATAGATAAACAAAAAAAACAAAATAAAATTTTAGATTTAATAACATTTATAGACGATTTAATAGCTTCTTTTGATTTATCAACAGAAGCCATTGAAATTTTAACTTTATTTAAAACTAAAAATAATTATGAAGAAATATTATATAATAATTATTTTGATGAATATAAAAATGTTAAATTATTTTCTAAAGATTCTTTAATGAGTACCCGAAAAATAGATAAAAATAAAAATAAATATACAGGAGTTAAATTAAATAGAACATTACAAGATGGAGGAATTAACTCAGATGTTCAAGGAGGTATAGTAATTAGACAGCCACCAGGATTTTTAAAACCCCATAATACTAAAGAAATATATAACCATAACAAGAACATAAAAAAAGAACAAACAACAAAACCATATATTAATCCTACAAATGTTAAGCAAATAGAACGATATCAGGAACCAAGAGAATCAAAATATAAAATACATGAACAACAAAATACACAAGAATACCCATCTAAATTTAAACAAAATCATGATTCACAAAATACACATGAACCAAATGAAGAAATAGAAAAACAATATAATAATCCTTATCAAACTAATGAAAATAAAGAATATAAAAAAAGATTAGATAAATCTAAAGAAAATAAAACACAATTTTTAGAAAGACCACAAATATTAATGGAACAACGAATGTATAATACAGAACAAACCAAAAATAAAGATCCACCACAACCTAATCCAATGTATATACCTATATATCCAAATGACTTTACAAGTGGGCAAATGACTATGCCTTTTCCATATCATAATATGGCACCTGTTCAAAAAGTATATAATATAAATTTTGGTGATAATATTAGTAATTTTACTGCATTGGATAGAATATATGAGGATTATTTACCTGGAGGTGCTAAAAGATTTACAGCATTAACAATTTACGATAGATTAAATTTAATACAATTTGTAAGAAATAGTATTATAAAACAATTTGATGGCGAGGATATGAAATTATCAGGATCTTCAGATACTATATTATCATATATGAAAATTGTTAATATAAATCCATATCATAAATATGAAATAAATTATAATCCATTTAAAAATTTAGCAATAAATTTTTTATTATATACTGCAGGGTATCCTATAAAATATAATAATGCTACACATAAAATTGAAATTGGTAATCCTGCAATGGGTATAAATATAAGAATATATCCATTAACTGTAAATGATATATCTATATATGATATAGAAAATAAAACTAATATAAATGAAAAATTAGAATATAATATATGGCGTGAATTAAAATATTATGATTTTGTTATTACTGATATTATTAAAAGTAATATATCACCTAATTTTATAAATATTATATTATGGAAAATGGATCCTGACTGTAAAATTAATTGGGATGAATTAGAAAGAATAAAAGAAAGACATATGACTAAAGAAATTTTACATTTAATTAAATTAAATGCTAGTAAATTACAACATAATGGTAAAACATTTATACAATTATTATCTGAATTTTCAGATCAAACACATTATATTATGTATATGAGACATATGAATAGTCTAAAATATTTTATAGATATTAATGGAAAAACAGAACATGTAGAATTTAAAATAGATAAAGATAATAATCATAAACATATGATAATTATAGACAGACTAAAATATAAAGAACAAATTACTTTAATAGAAAGAAATATAATTATGAATCAATATTATATTAAAATATTAGATCAGTTAAAACCAGTTAAACTATCAAAATCTGCTTCTCTTGATGAAAATATACGTCATATAGAATTTGAGGATAAATCACAACATGTAGTATGTGTATTATTATCACAAATAATTATACAAAATTCAACTAATCCAAATAAATTAACAAAGAAAGCTATTATTATGTTAACTGAAGCACCGACAACTAGTTTTATTCAATGGTTTACGATATCTTATGAATCTTCAGGATCTATTAGAAAAATGGTTTCTACAGGATTTCATTCTGAAAAAGTATGGGAAACAATAATATTTCAATTAATTTATATTTTTGCAGTATTAGAAAAATTTAATATATATATTGATACTTTATCATTAGAAAATAATTTTTTTATTAAAGATATAGATTTTAATCCTACAGCTATAGGATCATGGATTTATAATATAGATAATATAGATTATTATATCCCTAATTATGGTTATATATTAATGTTTGATAGTAATTATGCCGATTTAGATACAGCATCTAGTATTAATAATATAAAATATAAAATATTAAGTGATAAATTATATGATAACAATAATAATAAAGACGCCACAGATATACAAAAATTAATTTTTGATAAATTTATGAAAGTAATAGATTATAATAATTGGGAAAAAATAGGACATGAAACAAATTCTAATACACTTCCAAAGTCTATTAGACAATTATTAATAGATATCTATACTACAATTAATGCGAAAGATATTAAAGAAATACGCCATATTTTTGCTCATATAACACATTTTAGAAACTTATTTTTACATAATAAAATTGGAACATATTTAACCAAAGATGAAAGAACCAAAATAGATATAATTCAAATAAATACTAAAAATATTCGCGCCGGTAGATTATGTGTTGAAAAAAATCCTGAGGATGATAATTATAGATGGATTATGCCTTATAAAATAACAAGTTCGGATTCTCCACAATGGTGTGTATTTCGTAAAAATAATTATACTGATGATATAGAATTAGTAGAAATTCACCCGTCTAATATATATGCTTATTTAACAAATGAGAAATTATCTCCATTATCACAAAAAGAATATAGATATGATGGATCTCATATATATGAAATATATAGTTTAGATTAATAAAAAAATCTAAATTATTATACATGAGTAATATAACATTTAATTATCAAGAAATGCCTTGTGCATATTTTGCAGATAATGATAATGCTAATTTTTTACGTAATCAATTATTAAAAAATACTTATAATATGTTATCAGAAGATTATCATAATAAAGGTAATAAAGTGACATTAGAAATTGTTTTTTTTTCTGATGAAAATATAGATTTAATAAATAAAAAAATAATATTAAATGTATATAAATTAATCAAAGTTAAAATAAGATATCAAACAAAAGAAAGTCTACTTATTTTAATGAGATATATATTTATTGAATATGCTAGACATTTACCAAATAATATACCTGAACAAATACAACATCTTAATTCTTTAGTATTAAAAGAAATATTACCAAATATTATAACTAGTATCACGCAAAAATTAGGTTATTTAAACTTAATTCATAAACGTCAAGAATTATTAGATTTACCTATTAGTACGAGTCATAAAAAAACTTTAGAATCTTATTTAAAATAACTGTATTATATTTTTAAATATATATATAAAAATATATTTATATATATAATTATATATGGTATATATTTATGTTTTACAACTTGAAAATAATAAATATTATATAGGTAAAACATCTACACCTGATTTTAGATTAGATGCTCATTTTAATAATAATGGTTCAGCATGGACAAAAAAATATAAACCTATTAGATTACATGAATTAATTCCTAATTGTGATGATTATGATGAAGATAAATATACTAAAATATATATGGATAAATATGGTATTAATAATGTTAGAGGAGGTAGTTATGTACAAATTATATTAAATGATGCTACTATAAAATACTTAAATCATATAACAAATAGTACTAATAATTTATGTTTTAATTGTGGATCATCAGATCATTTTATTAAAAATTGTAATATAAAAAATAATGTAGAAAATATCAAAATTATACAAAATTCAGATACAAATACAGAAACACATACTTATACAACAAATAAATATATATGTAAACGTTGTAATAGGAAAGGACACACTGAAATAAATTGTTTTGCTAAAACAAATAAAAATGGTGAACTATTAATAAATAATATAAAAGATACTGAAAGTATACAAAATTCAGATTCACAAAGTTCAGATACACATACTTATACAACAAATAAATTTATATGTAATCGTTGTAATAGAAAAGGACACACCGAAATAAATTGTTTTGCTAAAATAAATAAAAATGGTGAACCATTAATAGATAATAATAAATCTGAAGAAAATAATAATAAAATAGATACTAAAATTAATCATAAATCATATGATAATATTATAAATAAACCTAATTGTATTGTAATGTAATATTATTAATTAATTAAATAAAATATAATAAATATATATTATTTAATTAATTATACATAATTTTTATAAGATTTATAAAAAAAATAATAATATAAATATTAACTAAATATAGTTTTATTCAATCTAATTATTTATAATTAAAAATATAATTATATATATTATTATATATGGTATATATTTATATTTTACAACTTGAAAATAACAAATATTATATAGGTAAAACATTAAATCCAGAATTTATATTAGATACACTTTCTAAAGATGATAGTAAAGATTCTGAATGGATACAAATGAATAAGCCTATCAGATTACATGAATTAATACCTAAATGTGAAGATTATGATGAGGATTTATATACTAAAATATATATGAATAAATATGGTATTGATAATGTTAGAGGCGGACAATATAAACAAATTATATTAAATGATGCTACTATAAAACACTTAAAACATATCACAAATAATAATAATAAATTATATTCAGATAGTTGTTCATCATATAATTTTACACAAAATAAAATACATAAAACTAATTTTGCGTGTAATCGTTGTTATAAAAGAAGACATACAGATAGAAATTTTATATATAATAATAATAATATAATAGATGAACAAATAGATACTAATAAACAAAATAATAATAAAATTATATGTATACGTTGTAATAGAAAAGGACACACAGAAATTAATTGTTATGCTAAAACAAATATAAATAAAGAGTTATTAATAGTTCCTGATAACTCTATAATAAATAATGATAAACATGAAGAACTAAATAAAAATGACACTTGTTTAATATCTCCTTGTTGTAATATGACAGATAACACTGACAAAGATTCATTATTAAATAATAATGAAGAAATTAATAATATTGTATGCTCTCATTCAGAAACTTCTAATAATGATGAAGTAAACATATATAATCAACAAGATGATGACAACCTAGAATATATTAAACTAAGTAATAATTATGAGAAAGATAATAAAATAGATAATTATATAGAACAAAATCGTATAATCAAATTTAACTTATATAATAATATTATAAATAGTTCTGCCGGAAAGTGTAATTTAATGTAATATTTATTATAACCTTAGTAAAAAAATATAATAAAGCTTTCTTTCAATATATATTTATTATAACTTTGATAATTAAAACAGTTATTTTTCTATATTATTATTTTTTTGAGATAAATTATAATCTATAATTTATGCCAAAATTATAAAGACTAGTTAGCAAGTTTATTACTCTACAGAAAACTTATGTTTATTCAATTTATTATAACATTATAATCTTATTTAATTTATAAAAAATGTGGAACTTTGTTTAGTTATAACATAAACAAAATTAACAAAGTTATCAATATTTCCGCCGAATAAATAAAATGAAGGGGGGGGGTTCTTTATTTTGTTATTATTATTATGATAAATAATTATCCTATTCAATTTATTATACATCATATTATTATTTAATTCATGAAAATAAACAAAGTTAATCAAGTTCCCATTTATAAAATAAATGAACTTAATAAAATTATAAGTGTCTGACAAATAAGTTTATTTTATAAATGAGAACTTCATTTATTTATATAAATTAAACTGCGTTCTTAAAGATTCTTATTTTATAATAAATTAAATAAGAATAATTTTTATTAAAATATATCATTAATAATATCATTAATAATATTATTACAAATATTATATGATATATTAGAAATATATTTAATAGCAGCATTATGACCAATAGACAAAATCAAATTTTTAGTTTCATTATTTACATTAATTATATTTATATCAGATATTTCTAATAATATTTCAATAATATTTAATGTTTTAATATTATCTTTCAACGAAATAGTATTAAATAATATATTACAACAACCCATCATTAATGACATAACATTATTTAATTTATTATTAATATTATTTTTTATATATATAGCTATTGTATTTTTCATAATACAATATTTTAATGGAAAATTATTTGTTACTCCTCCATCAATATAATATTCATCTTCATAAAAAATAGGAGTAAAAATAATGGGAATAGATATTGATATACGTATTGCTAATAATATAGACATATTAGGTGTATTAATGTAATCAAATATTTTTTCTGTTCCTTTAGTAAAATTAGTACCAATTATAGTTAATTTATTATTTGTTAATAAATAATGATCGTTAAAAGTTATATCTAAAATATTATATTTATTTTCTAAAAATTTTTTTAAAATAAAAATATATTTATGTCCATCAATAAAACCATAATGTAATAATATATTACTAATATTTATTTTTTGATTTACATAATTAAAATTAAAATTTATAATAAAATGTTTTAATTCTACAGGTGTATATTTTATAGATAATAAAAAACATATTATAGCACCTATAGAAGTGCCTACATAATTTTTAATTATGTTTAAATCAATATATTTAATATTACTTAAATGATCTATAGCACTTATAAAAGCTAGTCCTTTAATTCCTCCACCACTTAAACACAATGTATCAATCATAAAATATATTATTAATTAATATTTAAAATAAATTTTCTATAAATAAATAATGATAAATGCTAATTATTTAAATAAAATACAAGAAAAACGCGAACAAGAAAAAAATAAAATTTATGATAAAATATATGAATTAATTGAAAAAAAAATTATATTAGCTAGTTCATGCAATTATTATTATACAATTTATGAAGTGCCCGAATTTTATATAGGATTACCTTTATATTCATTAAATAAATGTTGTGAATATATTAAAAATAAATTAATATTAAATTCTTTTTGTTATGATTTTTATGAACCTAATATAATATTAATTTCATGGGAACAAAATAATAAAACATTATAAGTATTTTACATTAAATTATTTAATAATTTAAAAAATAAAATAATAAATAACCCAATAAAGATTAAAATAAATAAATCTTTATTTTCTTCTAATATTCTATTTAATTTTTGTAATATTAACATAGAATAATTTATATGATTATTATATTTTAAATCTTCTAAATTTTTTATTTTTAATCTACACTTATCACAACTTATAATATGTAATATTATTTTATCACATTCTGAAACAGTTATGTCTTCATCTTTATTAGTATTATTAATATTATTAGTATTATTAGTATTATTAGAAGTCATATGTTCTAGTGTTGTATTAATATTTAAATTTTGTGTATTAGTATTCCAAGCATCATTAATTAGACAGTAATTCATATTATTTATAAATATGAGATATTATTTTTTAAAATTTTTATCTAAATTTAAATATATATAAAATGTCTAATAAAATAATATTTAAAGATTCGATTAAAACTATAGTATCATCTATTTTAACTTTAATTATTTTTTTATATTCTGGAATGTTAGGGCCTCAATTACCTCCTGTAATTATTAATTTATTTAAAAATCCTATTTTTAAAATTATAATATTATTTTTATTTATTTATCTAGTTAATGATTATGATCCTCGACTAATTATAATGATTGTTATCGCATATGTTTTAACTTTAGAATTTATTTATGTTAGCGCAGTAACAAAAGTAAAAGAAGACATGGATAATAATCCAGAATTATACACACAACTATAATAAACATTTATTAATTAGATAAATAATTACCGAAGTTTTATATTATTTGTAAATTCTAAATAGATATAAACATAACATTTTAATATTGGATATATTTATTTAACATAATAAAAATATAGAAACTCTACATGTTTAAAAAAAACATATAGAGAACTATATTTATTCTTTATTATTGATCTATACTATTAAATAAATCATTAAACATAATATTTTAAAAGTTATATTAATAAATAAATTGATATCAAACATAAATATAAAATAAATAAATATAGTTTCGTTTCTAATAATATAATTAGATATCTTAAAATTAAAATAATTATTTATGTTTATTTTTATAAGGTATTTTAATTTTTTATAAAAACAATAAATAATTTTAAATATATTAATTATTTAAAACGTATTTTTTTAAAAATAAATGAACCTAACAAAGTTATCTTTATTAATATAATATAAAATAATAATAAAGCTTCTGTTTAATAAAACAAGTATTATGGAGCATAATAATAAAATTATTAAATTTATTATTGATTATATTTATTCAGATAAATAATTATTGCTATTTTTAGAGAAATTATAAAAATTTAGGATAAATTAAACTATGTTCCAAAATAATTTTTAAATCTTAAATTATTGCATTTTCAGATAAATTATATAATTTATCTGAAAATAACGATAAATGAAATATTTAATCATCATAATCAAAAATATATTTTTTTACATTATGACACATTAATAATGAATAAATTAGACATTGATATGGTAAAAGAAGTTTCCTAATAATAATTAAATAACAAAAACATAAAATAACTAAAATATCTATCATTACAGATAAACGAAGTTCCCTTTAATGTTCCATTAGATATAAGCGTATCTGATAGTTATACTTACGATTTAGCTATTAAAAGATAGCTTTTTCTAATCAAATAAAAAAATTAGATTCAACAAAGCAGCTATTATTATCTAATAATAATAATATTTTAATTAGATATAGATATACCGCTTAAAAGTTATATATTTAAAACAAAATTAATAGAACTAAATATAGGTGATTTAATATCAGGTTTTAATAATAAAAATAAACGATCATACAGTGTGTTTATATTATTACTAATAATACGAGATCTATTGGGGATTTTGTTTATTTTTTCAAGTGAATTAAGAAAAACATTAATTTCAAAATAAAAAAATATTTAAAAAATTATATTTTTGTTAATTTTTTAAATAACATAATAATAAACAAATAAAATAGATGATACTAAATATATCCAATTTATGTAATGATCTACAAAAAATATATTATAAATAATAATTATTATTATTTATAATATATATATATATATATATATATAATATGATAATTAATAATTTAAATAAACTATTAGAAGAAATATCAGAAACATATATTTTTATTAATGACACATTAAATGGAAAAATAAAGAATATAAAATATGATATAGAACAAGAACTACACATTCATAAAACCGATTATTATTATTGTTATTATATAAATTATTTATTATTATCTAAATATATTAATAATTTTTTTAATAGTGAATTTAAAAAATATAATGATTATAAATTACTTAAATACAATACAAAATATAATACTCATCAACAAAACAAAATATATAAAGATAAATTTAAACATTATTTAATATTAAAAAATATTACTGGAGGAACTCATTTAGATGATGATAAATATCATTTATTATATAATTATGAAGAAAAATTAATTCAAATAAATCCAGATGAAATGAAATGTCATGATAAAATTACTTATATTGATAGTATTGAGAATCCGTATACATGTATAAATATACCAACATATAAACCAACAAAAGAAAATGAACATTCATATTTACAATCATATTACTCATATTTATTTAGTCGTGGTATCCGCCAAATTTCAACAGATACATTTATGAAAATATTAAGTAAATATACAAATAATAATAAATTATTATTTAATTATGTATTTATTGAATTACATTTATGTATAGGATATTATATGTATACATTTAATAAAACAACTAAATCAAAACTATCTAATGAAGATATATTTTTATTATATAAAGGTGGAAATATAATAAAAACACTTATAGAGTTATATTCATCAGATATAACTAATGCCACAATTAAATCACAGTATGAAAAGTATTTAGAAACCTATAATCCTAGTGATTGGGATTATTGTATTACTATAAATAATTCTAATCTTTTAAATGATGAATTTCTAAATAATATAACTTTAGTTTTTACAAAAGCTTTCATACGTATACAACATGTAATAGAAAAATATATAAATATATTATTACCGGAATCTATATTTAATGAATTAATAGATGAATGTAATAAGAAAACTATAGAAATACAAGAAATAATAGAAACATTTAAAATAAATAATAATTCAATATATAATTCACCATATAATCCATCATATAATGAAAAAATAATAGAGTCTATCTATAATTTAAAATTTGTATTAAGTAATACTGATAAACAAACTAAAGGATATTCAGTTTTTCCTGATAAAAATAGATATAATAGAAAACTAATATATAAATCTCCATTAAAAGAATTTGAAGTTCTCAATAATTTTAAATATAGTTATCTAATATATATAAATAATATATTTATCAATACTAAACATGAAAATATACAATTTAATTTATTTCGTTTAAAATTATATAATAGTATTATGTATAACATTAAATATAAGTCAGTTAACTTAAACCCATCCACAATACAATCATTGTGTGGTGTTGAATTAGTTGATTTATCATTATCTTATAACAAAAATATTCTAAAAAATATATTTAATTATATTAAAAATGAAGAAAACACAATTAGTGATTCAAATAATTTAAATAATAAATATATGTCTATTAATCTATTAATTAATGAAATTTCTATAACAACCCAGATACCTTCTATTTTATATATGATTGTAGATATAATATATATATTATTTTATGATTCATTATTTCCATGGGCTGACATAAAATATGAAAAACGAATTAATAGATTAATAAATTTAGTTTCATTATATTATACTTCAATATTAAAATCTAAAAAGGAATATGCAAGTTCGTCAATGGAATCATATATAACAGAATCTAAACAAATATATGAAACAACAATTATAATTATTAAACAAATAATAGCAAGATCAACAGATAATTATGAACATAAATATAAAATGACAATGAACTTTTTTAAGCAGGATGCTAATTTAAATACAGAATTATATATTGAAATTATAAAAGAAATATATAATATCTATAAAGATCATTTAGAATTTAATAAAGATTTAGATATCATATGTATTAAAAATTTTAGTATTGAGCATCCAATATTAAATATAATTATTTATAATATATTAGAAATGATTGTTTATATATATTATATCTATTATTATAATAATAATATTGATGAACTTAAAGATTTTAAATTTACAGATTATTGTTATACAAAATTTAAAAATTATCATCTGTGTGATCTAAATCAATGTAATATTGATTATGGAGTATATTATAAATTTAGTCAATTTAAAAGTCGTAATTTATGTGATAAATTTATAAAATACATTGAAACTTTAATAAATTTATTAACAAATTCATCTACATTAATAACTGATGAATACCATAAAAAAGAAATAATAAATCTTAATAATTTATAATTATTTATTAATTATAAATAGTCATATAAAAATAATATTTATAAACTATTTATTTATAATTTAAAGACTTAGGAAAAATTATATGAAACTACGTTTATTTATTTTATATTTAATTTGGATTCTTATTTAATTTATTACTAAACAAAGTTCTTAATTTTTATTATATTATATCTATTAATTTATTTTATAGCTTATTATATTCAAAAATAATAATAATATTAACTATTTTTAAATATAGAACTCCGTTAACTTTGTTTATTTTAATTTAAAAAAATCTAATCTATTATAGGGGAATGAAGCAGAGCTTTATTGCATTTTATCATAATAATTTATGAAAAATTATCTATAAAAATAATTAAAATTAAACGAACTTAATAAAGTTCTCAAATATTTTTATAGATAATTTTTTATAAACTAATATTTAATAATATATAAGTCGCCGCTATATAAGTAAAACCATAATAATTTTTTATTGTTTTATTATTAATAATAATTATAAAGCTTCCATTTAAAATATTTTTTAATTTATTAAAAAAATTTTCAACCTTATAACAGCTTTGGATTTTCAATAAAATATCATCTATATCATTTATGTCATGTTTATTATTTTTTATATTATGTTTTTTAAGTGTTATTATTTTTATTGGGAACTTCGTTTATTTTTATAAATATATAAACTATCAATTGAATAAGAACACTAATTTATAATAAAATGTATAAGCCTAATTTTTCCTAAGTCTATTAATTAAATATAATAAAATCATATTATTCTCTAAAAATATTAATAATTTAATAAATAAATGATAAATATATTTATAGAGATATAAATATATATATTATAAGATGGAACTAGATACCAATAATAATGACTCCGAAATTCATATACCGTATAATATAAATAATATATTAATAACAGAAAAAGATATAATCAGTATATTAAATAAATATGATGTAAACATAACTAAAATTAATAAAATAGAATATATACAACAAGCATTTGTTCATAAATCATATTGTAAAAAAAAATATAATTATTCTGAAAATATATTAAATAATATGAAATTAGAAATAAATAATGATAAATTATTAGATTTATTTGATAATAATAATGAACGATTAGAATATTTAGGTGATCGTGTATTAAAATTATGTATATCAATGTATTTATATTTTAGATATCCTAATCAAGAAGAAGGATTTATGACTAGATTACAAACAAAAATAGAAGATAAATATAATTTAGCATTTATATCACGTGAGTTAGAATTAGAAAAATATTTTATTATTAATAGACAAATAGAAATAATAAATGGTAGGAATTTAGATAAACTTCACGAAGATATGTTTGAATCTTTAATAGGCGGTTTATTTTTATCTAATGGTTTTGATTTATGTTTATTATTTATATCAAATTTATTAGATTCATTGGTTGATTATTCAGAAAAATTATATTGTGATAATAATTATAAAGATCATTTATTACGTATGTATCATCAACATAAATGGGATTGTCCTAAATATGAATTAATAGAATTTACAGGGGAACCTCATAAAAGAAAATTTACTTTAGGTGTTCGGGATGTAAATAATAATTTTATAGGATATGGAATCGGAACCTCCAAAAAAGATGCAGAACAAAAAGCATCTAAAATGGCACTAATAAAATTAGGATATTTAAATAACGATCAATATACAGAAGAAGATATATATTATCCTAATTTAAATAATAATTTATAATATATATTATGGATAATTATTTACCTTGGATAGAAAAATATCGCCCAATTATGATTGATAATATTATTAGTCATAATCAAAATATTGATACTATTAAAAAATTAATTAAAGCTAAAGTTTTACCTCATATATTATTTCATGGTCCGCCAGGAACAGGTAAAACATCAACTATATTAGCAATTGCAAATGAATTATATAGTAATAATAAAAAATTAATGGTAATGAAATTAGATGCTTCAGATGATAGAGGTATTAATAGTGTTAGAGAAGATATTAAAGGATTTGTAGAAAAAGAAAATATGTTTATTAAAGGTGTTAAATTAATTATATTAGATGAAGCTGATGCAATGACATATGATGCACAGTTTGCATTACGAAGAATAATTGAAAAATATTCATTAACAACAAGATTCTGTATAATATGTAATTATGAACATAAAATAATACCAGCTATACGTTCACGGTTTTTAAATTTTAGATTCACAATTATAGAATCTAAATTTATTATAGAAAAATTAAATTATATTATTCAACAAGAAAATATAAATATTGATTTAAATACTCTTAAAGTTATTACAAATAATTCTAAAGGAGATTTAAGAAAAGCTATTAATTTATTACAAATATATTCTAGTTATAATTGTGATATTTATAATTTATTAGAAATACCAATTAAAAAAGATATAGATTATATTTATAATATATTATTAAATAAAAATATAAATTATAAAGATAAATATTATATTTTATATAATATTATTAATGATAAACAATATACACTTTATAATATTATTTTAGAATTATTTAATATAATAATAAAAAACAAAAATATTTTAAAACCACACCTTATTATAAAAATAGGTAAATTTGAAAATGTTATTAGTAAACTTACTAATAATAATAATAATATTTATATAACTGGATTAATTAATATTTTTTTAATAGATTAATATTATTATTACTAATTTTAAAAGAACTATATATATTTCTTTGGAATAGCAATAATTATGAATATACATGTATATTATCATTTGTTATAATTAGGATTTATTATAATAAGCTATAATTATTTATTATTTAAATAAAATAATAGAAACATTAGTTATTAAATTATTAGTTTTTAATTGATAATAAATATATTATTTATTAAATTTTTAAATAAACTGATAATACACAATAAATAAGATAATTAAATATATCCAATATTAAAAAAACATATTTTATAAATATTTAAAATCAAATATTATTATTAGTATTATATAATGTTATTAAATAAAGATGAAGAAAAATTAATGGTATTTTATATGCAGAATGATAAATATAAAGAATTATTATATAAATATAATTTATTGGATAATCTATATATACAAACATATAAAGAATCTATTAAAAATATAATGAATTATTATGATAAAGTTATAGAAAATAAATTATATAAAGATAATGAATTAAATAATTATTTAAATAAAATTCAAAATATAAAATCTAAAATATCATCTAATCAAATTATATATTTATATATTGGGGACCATGTTAAATTATGGTTTGATGTTATAATTAAAATGTTTATTAAATTATATAATAAATTTGTTATTGTTGATTTTATAAATACTGATACAAATATTATTATTTATTGTACCCATGATCATATTCAAATTAATAATAAAATTATTAATATTTTTATTAATTTTGAAAGAGAATTTAATCATCCAAATAATATAGTACCTGATATTGGAATAATATCATCAAAAGAATTTATTTATCATTGTAATATATATATACCTTATTTATTTATAAGTTTGACCGAAAGAAGATTAAATTATCAAACAAATATAACTAATAAAAAAACTAAGTTTTGTGCTTATATGTATAGTTATGATTTAGAATATCGTATTAAATTATATTATTATATTTCTAATAATTATAAACAAATAGATGCATTAGGTAAATCGGGAAATTCTATAAATTTTATAGATAATAGAAATGTATACACAGATGAAATAACATATAATGATATAGCAGTTAAACAATACTCAGAATATAAATTTGTGTTAGCATTAGAAAATGGAATAGTAGATGGATATATTACAGAAAAAATAATAAATCCTATTTTAGCAGGTTCTATTCCAATTTATGCAGGTCCTGAAGATGTTTTTAATTTTATTAATAAAAAGAGAATTATATATTTATTTGATTTTACTAATTTAAGCGATTTATTAAATTATATAATAAAAATTGATAATGATGATAATTTATATAATAATATTATAAATGAAAAAATTTATATTAATGAATTAAATTCACAAAATTATGATATTTATTTATTTAATGAATTAAAAAAACTATTTTATTAGAATACTTATTTATTGAAAATAAATAATTTATCCTATTATCAAAAAATAAATAATATCTAAAATAGTAATAATGAATTTTAATTTTTCTAATTTTATAGTTAAAATTAATGTAAAAAAAAATAATATAAATTTTAATAGTCCATTAAATTTAAATAATATTGAAACTATATCTGGAACTGGTTTTTTTATTTATAAAAATTTAATTATGACATGTTATCATGTCATAAAATATTCAGTATATATTGAAATTGTATTTCAAACAATTAATACTTATATAGCTAAAATTAAATATATATTTCCTGATGATGATATTGCTATATTGGAAATAAATAATGAGGAAACAGTAAACCATCAAATTATGGATTTTAAAATTTTAAAAATACAACCTAAAGCATCCAAATATAATGTAGTTTATACGGTTGGTTTTCCATTAAATAATATTACTATTGTTATTAATAAAGGAATTATTTCTGGATTTCAAAACTCTTATATACAAACAGATGCAACATTAAATCCTGGTAATTCTGGTGGTCCATTAGTTTATTTTGATAAAAAGTATGATAAATATAAAATAATTGGAGTAAATGTATCTAAACTAGTAGATGCAGAAAATACTAATTTTGTTGTTCCGTCATACAGATTTTTAATTTTACTAGATAAAATATTTTATTATAAATTTACAAATATAATATATAAAAAACCACTTTTATTATTTGATTATCAAAAATTAAAACAATTAAAAAATAGAAAAATAATATTTAAAAATTATCCTGAATTGATTAAAAAGAAAATAGGAATAATGATAACTCAATTAAATTGTAATTATTATTTAAATAAATATTTTAAAATTACTGATATATTATTAAGTATAAATAATAATTATATTGATTATACTGGATTTATAAAATGTAATTTTTTTCCTGAAAAAATTTCAATAGCTCAATTAGGATATTGGTTTACAGAAAATGATATTTTTACATTTGAATTATTAACATATAATAATTCTACTTATATATATAAAAAAGTAAATTTACAATTAGAAATAATAAATAGAAATTTAATGGATTATTATTATTTACCACAATATCCTGAGTATTATATTAATAAAAATAATTTAATTTTTTCTATTATAACTAAACAACATTATGATGATATAACTAATCTAGATTTATATTTTAAACAAAAAATAAATATAATTAGTAGGTATACTAATCAACAAGACTTATTTACAGTTTATTTAGTTAATTTAGATAATAATATTTATAAAAATGATAAATTATCAGATGATTTTAATGAATATCCAATTGGAGATATTATTGTTGAAATTAATGATCAAAAATTTAATAATTATACCGAATATATAAATATTATGAAGAATGATATATATAAAATTAAAACTATTAATAATCAAATTTTTTATTTATAAAAAATGATATATATATCTATTATTATTTAAATATATAATAGTAAATATATATATGCATTCAATTTCAGAACAGTTTATCTTGGAATGTATTAATCATAAAATCCCTATTAAATATCCTGAAAAACATAATAATCAAATATCTAAAAATTATAATATTATAAATAATACTTATGTTATATTTAAATTATATAATTTTAATATTTTTACTGATTTTGATACATTCTGTTTTTTAGATGGATTAAATAATAATAACTTTAATTATAATATAATATTAAAACCTAAAACTATTGAAAATATTATTTATGAATTAACAAAAATTAATATTATTAATACACCAAATATTATCCAATACAATGAAGACCCATTTAATATAAATGTAAAAATAAATATAAGATATAAAAATTATATTAATTATGATTTATTATATGATTCATTATTAAAAGAATCTATTGATAATAATAATAATTCGGGGTTATCATTAACACCTAAACAAATGTGTAAATTAATTATATTAGAAATTCAAACTGTAAATAGTAATATGGAATATAAACATTATATAGATATAAATTATACTAAGCCATATGAATTAATTGTAAAATGTACATTTATGGAATTTAAACTAATATTAAATAATAAAATGTATCCTTTTACACCTCCAATAATTGAATATATTTATCCACCTATTCATTATGATTTATATTTATCAATAATAAATTTAAAAATTATACAAATATGTAATTGGACATCAAATATCAATTTAGATTATTTAATAAAACATTTAACAAAAATATTAGAACCAATATTTCATAAATATATAATTACATTTGATTATAAAACTGATGAATTTATGAAATATTTATTAGACTTAATGGTATTAACAAATTATAATAAAAATATAGTTAATATAGATATTCCAAAATTTAATACTATTTTAAATAATCAATATTGGAAATCAGGAACAGGATATAGTAGTTCTAGTGGAAATAATCAATGGAATATTACTAATTATATTAATGATTGCCAGTTGAAAAAACAAAAAATAATAATATGTATGCAATTTATTAATAATTATATTACTAATCATAAATTAAATATTGATAATATTACAATTTTAATAGAAATAATTATAAATCAAATAAATGGATTAAATATATTAGAATTAAATAATAATATTAAATTATATTATGAAATATTTATTTTTATAGATTACTTATATAAAAATAATTTAAATGATTATATAAAAATAATAAATAATTATAAAAATAATTTTAATATATTATCTGAAGAAATTGAAAAATTTTTAACTTTAGATTTACATTTAGAAGATAATTCAAAAAAACAAAATGTAGAATTACAACAAATATTGATAATAATAAATAATTATTTAAATATAACAGATAAAAATATTAATTATAAAAATGATATACATAATTGTGTTAAAACTGAATATTGTAATATAATGAAATCATTACAATTTAATAATAATTATATAATTCCATCAAATCATAAATTTTATGATAAAATTAATTCTAAAATAGAATCATCCACAATGATCAGATTATTAACAGAATACCAAAGTATTAAAAATACGTTACCTTTAAATTGGGAATCGTCTATTTGGTGTTTTACATCTAATAAACATTATAATATATCAACATTTTTAATATCGGGGCCTAAAGATACCCCATACGAAAATGGATTATTTGAGTTTCATGTATATTTTCCATCTAATTATCCAATTCAACCACCTAATATTATATTTAATACTACAGGAATACCTAAGGGAACATTTCGTTTTAATCCTAATTTATATAATAATGGGAAAGTATGTTTATCATTATTAGGCACCTGGGACGGGTATGAAAGTGAAAAATGGAATCCTAAAACATCAACTTTTTTACAAATATTAATATCTATTCAATCATTAATATTTATTGAAAATCCATATTTTAATGAACCCGGGTGGGAATCAAATTTAAATACAGAAATAGGAAATAAAAAATCTAAACAATATAATAATAACATTTATCCTAAAACTATAGAATACGCTATGATTGATATGATTAAAAATCCTATTTACGGTTTTGAAGAAATTATAAAAAATCATTTTAAATATAAAAAAAATGAAATTTTAGAAAAAATAAAACAACTAATGACTGATATAGATTTATCTAAATTAATTAATGAATTAGAACTTATTTTAGAATAAAAATGTATCTTTTATTTATTTAAGTTATTTTTATTATTATTTTACTAAACCACCAAAGTTAAAATATATTTTTATTTTTTTTAACTTGAGATAAAATTTGGAACTTCGTTTATTTAATAATAATAAAATAAAAATTGATAAATCAATTTTTTATTTTATTATTATTATTTTTTTTAACTTGGGATAAAATTTGGAACTTCGTTTATTTAAAAATAAATTTTACCGTATCCATTTTGGCTCAAGTATTTTTGCAATATGGAGACACTAACAAATATAATATATGAATTTATACATGAAGTAATAATTATTGTTGATTTTTTATGTAGTATATAATGTTCTTTTTGGTGGAATTAATTTATTATTATTATTATTATTATTTATCAATTCATGATAATTATTTCTATTTTCAAAGAAATTATAAAAATTATATTAAATTTTTTAATTACACTATACACATATATATATTATAAAATAAACAAAGTTCCATAAAAATATTAATTATTTATTTTTAAAATTATACATAGTTCTAAAAAATAAAATGTTTTACATTTTTAAACATCCTAAAATATAAAACAATTTATTGTTGTCCAAACGCACTATATTTGTATATATGCTATTGGATATAATTATTAATAAACGTAGTTAATAAAGTACCTTATTTAATAAATAATTCACATATTTATTGGTATTTTCAGAAAAATTATAAAATATATTATTATTATTTTCAGAGAAATAAAAATTGTATAATTTCTCTAATGATGCAATAATTTAAGATTTACAAATTATTTAAGAACGGAACGTAGTTTAGTTTAATTTTTCTGAAATTTTTAAAACGCTGTTTAATTTCTTTAAAAATAACAATAATTTAAAGTTTATAATATTATGTTATAATTTTTATAATTTTATAATTTTATAATTTTATAATTTTTCTAAAATTTTTATAATTTCTTTGAAACCTAGAAAAAATTAAAAGTTTGTATAATTTATTTGAAATAATAATAATTAAAATTCTAAATAAATATTTTATATTTATAAATAATTAATTAGTTTAATTTTCAGATAAAATATTTTAGATTTATAAATAATTAATTAGGTTGCTAGAAAAATATTTTATATTTAATAATATAAATTTATATTATTTCTAATAATTTATTTATTGTTATTTTCAAAGAAAATAAACTACGTTATTATTGCATTCTCAAAATAATAATTATATTAATTAATCCATTTATATATTATTAAGTTTAGGAACTCATTTATATTTTTATAGGCTTTTTATTTGAATAATGAAATATAAACGTATTCCCTATATTTATAATAATTATAATAATTACGTGTATAGGTTATTAATAATATACTGTTCCTATTATATAAGATTTTTTTATAAATAAATATTTTGGAACACGGTTTAATTTCTCTGAAAATAGCAATAATTTATAAACTATTATATAATACAATTATTTTAATTAAAAATTTATGTAAATTTTATTTCATAAAAAAAATAAATTATATAGTTACATAAAAGTTTATAATTATAATGAACATATTTATTATTAGTTATTTTTATATTATTAAATGTAATGTCTTCGTATTTATTATTTTTATTATTTTTATTATTAGAAAATAATAAAAATAATAAAATTTGCTTCTAATATTTATATTATATAAATTATTATTAAAACTACTAATTTACACTTTTAAGATTTATAATGAGATAAAATTTTAATATTAGGTAAAACTCTAATAAATTAACTTTTGTATTTTATAACTGTTTATTAGATAAAGTAATGAAAGCAATAAATAAATGTATAAAAATAGAAAAAAATGTTTAAAATATAATAAAATTAATATTGATAATATTCATTATTGTAATAAAAATATTTTTTATTTATTATTAATTTACGGGAACTTCGTTAACTTCATTTATTTATAAATTATTTAAATTATTATTAGAACTAATACTTTAATAACATAATAGGGAACTTTATTAATCTTAATTATTTAAATTATTAGTTTTTAATTTTTAAATAAACTAATAATAAACATGTTCATTATTAAGCTCTATAATAATTAGAATATTTCTATAAAATATAAAAAATGATATAATAATTTAATATATGTTCTTTTATATTATAATATTTACCGTAGCCATTTTGGCTCAAGACTCTTCCTGCTGCATATTCATATTGATTTGCAGTAGAAACCGCTTCGTTCGTGTTTACACGAACATTTGTGAGATGTTCCGCCGCTTACCGGTAGGGGAGTTCCTGAAAAACGCGATACTTCTTTCAGTGTATCCTGCCTTGCTCCACAAGGAATTCAAAGAACAAAGTCTGATTTTTTCAAACCAAGCCATGAAGAAGGACCAGAGCGAGAAAAAGGTTTATGGCCTGAGCGAGAACGAAAAAGTTGTTCTGCAGTGTTTTAGTAAGTAGCTAAGAAAACACAACCCTCATCGCGTGGAAGAACACCTAGGTTTTCATGCCTAGACAAAATAATAAACTTTTATTATTTTGTTACAAATAACTATTTTTAGAGAATAATTAATTTTAGATATATTTAGTTTCTTTAAAAATAAATAATTATAAATTATAATTAATACTTAAATAATATAATTTTATATTATGAAATTTTATAATATAAAATTATATATAAATATATTTATATATAATTTTAGAAAATAGCAATAAATATATAAAAAAATATTTAATGCGTAAAATTAAAAAAAAAAAACTTAAATAATAGTAATGATAATTGCGCTATTTGATTCAGGCTGGAATTATACATTAGAAACTCCATATAATTCACCATTAGGAGGAACACAGAGTGCAATATGTTATTTTATTGAAGAAATGAAATTAAGAAATCATGAAATTTATTTATTTAATAAAATAGATAAAATAACAGTTATTAAGAATGTTCCACATATACCGGCACATACTTATTTAGATTATATTAAAACTAATAATTTAAATTTTAATTTAATTATTGTTAGTTGTTTACCTCAAGATTTATTTCAAATTAAAAATACTTTAGAAATGGAAACATGTCTTTATTGTTTATGGACAGGACATGATACAGACCAAGTGCCATCACAAATATTAAAAGATACAAAAGCTAAAGATATGATTGATATATTTATATTTGTAAGCAATTGGCAGCGTAATAAATATATTGAAAAATATAATATTAATCATAATAAAACATTAATAATGTTAAATGGAATTGGAAAACCATTTGAAAAATATTTAGATTTACCATTAAATAAAAGTAATAATTCTATGTCTTACTGTTCTATTCCTTGGCGCGGACTTGAATTATTAAAACCAATCTTTAAAAAAATTAAAGAAGTTCATACTAATGCAATATTAAATATATATTCTAGTTTAAATATATATAGTCAAGAAGACACAGGTAATTATGATGAATTTAAAAATATGGATGGTGTAAATTATAATCCTGGAATATCACAAGAACAACTAGCTGAAAAATTATATAATATTGAATATTTAACATATCCAAATACATTCCCTGAAACTAGTTGTATTACTATATTACAAGCTATGGCGTGTGGTTGTTTAATAATTACATCTGATTTAGGAGCATTGAGAGAAACAATGGATGGATTAAATGAATATATTGATATAAATATTCATAATTTTGATATAAATTTATATGTTAATAGTTTTATAATTAAATTAAATAATTTAATGTCTTTGAATGATAATATTAAAAAATTAATAATAGATAAAAATAAAGAACATATACGGAAAAATTATATTTGGAAAAATATTTGTAATAAATTTGAAAAAGATATTTTTGAATATATTAATGATTATAAAAAATATTTAATAAATGATCATAATAATATACTTGAGACATTTATTAAACAATTTGCAGAACAAAAATGGCAAGATGCATTTAATGAAAGCTTAAAAATAAAATATTATAAAAATATTAAAGAATATTTAATTATAAAATTAAATTTAGGTGTTTGTTATTATCAATCATCCAATTTAGATGAAGCTAAAAAGAATTTTAAAATTTGTAAAGAAATTAAAGATGATTTTAATATTAATAAAAATATTGCATTATTAGAATTACAAAGAAATGATATTAATAAATTTATTAAATATGCACGTTTTGCAATTGGTCATCATTTTGATACGTTATTAGCTAATTTATTAGCCGAAAAATATGAATTATTAGGATTATATCATGATGCTATTGCTTTATATGAAACTATAATTTATTTAGATCCTAATAATATTAATGCTTATAATAATTTAGGTAATTTAAATTTATTAAAAATTTCACAAGTAGATGATATTGATAAAATTATAACTGATACTTATGGCGAATCATTAAAATTATCTATTAAATTTAATGAACCCCGTAAAAAAGAATTAATTTTAAGTAATATATTATTTAATAATTTATATAATTGGAAACTGTCTAATGAAGAAATCTTAAAACGTAGCCGAGATTGGTATAAATATTTTCCTAAAGAACAACATTTAATTACTATATCAGATAAATTAAACCGTAAAGATATATCAAAATATAAACTTCGTATTGGATATATTTCATGTGATTTTATTACTCATCCTGTAGGTTTTATGTTTGAAAGTATATTAAAAAATCATGATATTAATTCTTTTGAAATTTTTTGTTATGATTGTTGTGATAAAGAAAAATCTAATAATGATACAACTTCACAAAGATTAAAAAAATATAATAATGCTTCATGGCGTGAAATAACAGATAAAAATGATGAAGAAGCTTTAACACTTGTTATTAATGATAATTTAGATATATTAGTAGATATGATGGGGCATACACGTAATACACGTATGAATTTATTACAATATAAGCCTGCTAGAATATTAATTTCTTATTTTGCATATCCTGCCACTAATGGTTTGAAAGAAATAGATTATAGATTAACTGATAAATATGCAACCCCTCCAGAATGCCAGAAATATTTTGTTGAAAAATTATATTATTTACCTAATGGATTTCAATGTTATACTCCACCAATTCATATAGATTGTAATAAAGATTATACACGTGAAGATAAATATACTATACATTTAGCATGTTTTAATAATCCCATAAAATTATCACTACCTACAATTAATTTATTTTGTAAAATATTAAAAAAATTACCAGAAGCAAAATTATTTTTAAAATATTGTTATTATAAATCAAGTTATTATAGAGAAACTATATATAAATTATTTATTGAACATGGAATAGATAGAGAAAGAATAGATATAGGATATGAACCAATATTAGAAGGATTAAAATTTTATAATAAAATTGATATATGTTTAGATCCTTTCCCATATAATGGAGGAACAATATCATCAGAATTATTATATATGTCAACTCCTTTAATAACATTGGCGGGTGATAGTTATTTATCACGGGTAGGTGTATCATTATTATCACATTTAGGATTAGAAAAATATATTGCATATTCTGAAGATGAATATATAAATAAAACAATTGAACTTGCAAGAAATACACAAGAATTAAAATTATTACATCAAATTATTAGAATAAAATTTATGCAATCAGAATTATATGATTCTGTTAAATTTACTAGATCTATTGAAAATAGTTTTACTGAAATTTGTGATAATTATAATGATAATTAATAATTATTCCTGGTTAAAAAAAAATAAACTACATAATTTTAAAATAATAAATTATATTTTCATATATGTTTATTATCATAATTTATAACTAGAACCATCTTATTTAACTATTTATTATTAATTTACGGGAACTTTGTTAATTTTGTTTATTACACAAATTATTAGTTTAATGATAACTTTAATTATTTAAATTATTAGTTTTAAATTTTTAATAAAAATAATAATTTAAATAATAAATATGTTCAATAAATAAAAAATTAATTTATTATTTTTTTTTATTTAATTTAGATAATTTTGGGAACTTCGTTTATTTTCAGAAAATAATATTAAATAAATTATTAATTTAAATAATAACTTTAATTATTATTGTAAACTAAAAATTTAAATAAAATAATAAGGAAGTTTTATTATTTTATTTAAATTTTTAGTTTTTAATAAAATGATAATAAATATGTTTAATTTTTAATTATTAATTTTTAAATAAAGTATTATATTTTATTATTTAATAACTCTATAAGTTTGCTTGTAGTTTTTTCAATATATTTAGATATTAATATTGTTTTATTTAGAGGAAGCGAGCATCTATAAATACAAATTGGATTTCTACAACGTAATTCTAACATTTTATACTTTAGTTTACTAAATTTATTATATCGGTAATTCATTCTATCACACAATATATCAATATCATTATCAATATCATGTAATTTTATGTAATTAGTACACAAAGCATGGCAAGGTATCATTATACGGCATGATATACTATAATAAATAATTAACTTAACTTTATCTTTATCTGTTAAAAAACTTGATATAATATCAATTATATGATTAAATTGTATAAAAGGCTGATAATTTAATAATATTATAATTATATTTTTTATATTAAAAATATCTATTGATGCCCATAAACTACATGATAAATCTCGACTTCTTAATTTAAACATAGGTATACACATATCTATTTCTAATTGTTCTGTTTTTTTATTTTTTACTAATATCAATGAGTTCTGTAAATAATCTACATTATCAATATTTTCTTTTTTTACATTATTATAATAGCTAATTATATTTATCTTATTCATTTCCTCTATATTATGTGACACAGCAGAATAAGTTTTTTTATTTATATCAAAACTAAGCCTAAAATCTATATCATTAATACATTTTAATATGTATGTTACATTCATGCTATAATTATCTGGGTCTGGGTGTACACCGACTCTATCATATATAGATATATATTCAATATAGTTAATGATATTTGTATTTTCGTTAATTATTTTATTTAATATACATACTGTCGAATCAATAAAATTCATATATGCAGGTAAACTTGCCCAGCATGATTTATTTTCTATGTCAAGTTGAAAATCAATCATTATAAACTCTTTTTGCATTATTAAAAATTCAGATAATAAATACATATCAATATCAATAGATGATTTTTTTATATGCATATGTTCAAACATATTTCTGATAAATCCTCCTTGAATATTAATATCATCTATTTTAATATATATATTTATTATAATACAATATAAAAACCAACATAAATATTTATTTTCATGGTATGACATCATATAATCATAAATTATATCTTTATTACGTTTTTCGTAAGTTACTTTTGTAACACTTTTATCTATAATAGGAATATATTCATGATTATTATTATATTTAAATATTTCTTCTTTTGATGGTAAAGTTATGATTTTACTTAATATATCACGCATTAATGACATATTCTTTTCTAAGTTATTTCGGTTTGCGTGTTCATCAAGTATATTAAAATGACTATATATGCGTGTATGGTGTTTACTTCCATATGTATTCTTTATTTCAGTCATGAAAATTATAAAATCTACTATATAATGTAGAAAACTAATAGGGCTGGGTCTTGAGCCAAAATGGCTACGGTAAAAATTATATTAAAAAATAAAAAATAAAAAATTGATTTATCAATTTTTTATTTTTTATTTTTTAATATAATTTTTATCCCAAGTTAAAAAAAATAAAAATAAATAAAAAATAAATAAAAGTGTTTATTTTATTATTTGAACATGTTTATTATCATCAGTTAAAAATAGTGTTTATTATAACTTTATTGAAAATAATAAATAAAGTTTTTATAATTAAATTATGCTTCTTATATATGTTTATTATCATAATTTATAACTAGTATATTTTTATTTAATTATTAAATTATTTTATTTACACAAATTATTAGATTATAATTTTTAATAAAATTATAATAAATGAAACTTTTTTATTTATTATAATTTTATTAAATAAACTGATAATAAATAGTAAAAAAAACAAATGATAATAAACATATTTATAATTAACTATTTAAATTTATATTTATTAATATACATTATTATGTTTTATTTAATAAATTTATAAGTTTGTGTGTAGTTGTTTCAATATGTTTATTTATGGTAATTATTTCTTTTAAATCAAACGATGATTTATGACTACATACTCTTTTATCACAAGGATATTCTATTATAAGTTTATTACGATCTTTAAATTTATCTTTTCGGTGTGCTAGTCGTAGACCTATAAGGTCTATATTATTTTCAACACTATATAAATCTATACAATCAGTACATAAAGCATGACAAGCAATCATTATATTACATGATATACTATAATAAATAATTAACTGAAGTTTATCTTGTTCCGTTAAAAAACTTAATATAATATTAGGTATATTATTAAATATTATAAAAGGTTGATAATTTAATAATATTATAATTATATTTTTTATGTTAAATAATTCCAATGATTTCCATATAATAGGGTTTAATTTTTCTATAGGTATGCGCAGATCTATTTCTAACTTTTTTGTTTTTTTATTTTTTACTAATATTAAAGAATTTTGTAAATAATCTACATTATCAATATTATTTTGTTTTACTGTATTATAATAATTAATTAGAGAAGAATTATCATTCCTTCGAGAAGAATTATAACTCCTTCGAGTTATATTATTTGAAAAAGAAGAATAAGTTTTTTTATTCATATCAAAACTAAGCTCAAATTCTTCTTTTTCATCAACACATATTAATTTGTATGTTACATTTATACTATAATCATCAGGCTCATTGGGTAAATCAACCCTATCATATATAGATATTTTTTCAATACAGCTAACAATAGTTGTATTTTCATTAATTATATAATTTAATATATTTACTGTTGAATCAATAAAATTCATATATGCAGGTAAACTATTCCAGCATGATTTATTTTTTATTTCAAGTTGAAAATCAATCATTATAAATTCTTTTTGCATTATTAAAAATTCAGATAATAAATACATATCAATATCAATAGACGATTTTTGTATATGCATATGTTCAAACATATTTCTAATAAATCCTCCTTGAATAATAATATCATCTATTTTAATATATATATTTATTATAATACAATATAAAAACCAACATAAATATTTATTTTCATGGTATGACATCATATAATCATAAATTATATCTTTATTACGTTTTTCGTAAGTTACTTTTGTAACACTTTCATCTATAATAGGAATATATTCATGATTATTATTATATTTAAATATTTCTTCTTTTGATGGAAAAGTTATGAATTTTATTAATAACTCACGCATTAATGAAATATTATTTTCCTTAGTTTTGGTTAGGGATTCTTCTGATTTGAATAAGTCTGATTGACTATATATTTTTGAATAGTGTTTACTTCCATATTTATTTTGTTCAGTCATTACAATTCTAAAATCTACTAATATAATGTAGAAAACTAATAGGGAGGGTCTTGAGCCAAAATGGCTACGGTAAAAATTATATTAAAAAATAAAAAATAAAAAATTGATTTATCAATTTTTTATTTTTCATTGGACATTTTTATTATTGTCTTATACTGTTTATTATCAGTTTATTTAAAAATTACAAAATAATAATTTATTGTTATTTTCAGAAAAATTAAACGGCGTTTCAAAATAATTTATAAATCTTAATTATTGCATTATCAGAGAAATTATACAAATTAAAAAAAAATAAAATAAACTACATTCCGTTCCAAAATATTTTAATTTATAGTTTAAAAAAATATTTTGGGAACTTCGTTAACTTCATTTATTAATTTTAATAATAATTTAAATTATTAAAATTATTATTAAAACTAATATTTTGTGTAATAAAAGATGTTCCCGTAAAATAATAATAATATATATGAAAGCACAATTTATTTATAGTTGAAACTATATTTATTTTTAATAAGGTTATAATAAACACTAATCATAACTGACAATAATAAACATGTTCTATATTATTGTTATTTTCAGAGAAATAATAAAAATTAACGAAGTTCCCAAAAAAATTATAAAATAATTTTTTAAATCATAAATTAAAATATTTTGGAATGGAATGTAGTTTATTTTATGTTTTTTTAATTTTTATAATTTATTTGAAGATAAATAATTTAAGATTTAAAAATTTTTTTATAATTTTTCTGGGAACTTCGTTAATTTTTATAATTTATCTGAAAATAACAATAAAATTTATTATTTTGATTTATATAAATTAAAATATAGATATGATATATATAATTTTATTATTGCTATTTTTAGAGAAAATAAACTGTGTTCCAAAAATTTTAAAAAAATTATAAATGTAATTCCAAGATTATAATTTATAGTTTATAATTTTTTAGAAAACATTAATGTTTATCTATAAAGATCTCTAATATTCAATTCATATTATTAATATAATTATTATAGTATTTGTTAATTTTATTAATTTTTTATTTTTATAATTTTTTTTAAGACTAATTAAAATAATTATAAAATTTTATAAGAAATTCTTCTTTAGTTAAAATAGGTATATTTATTTGTTGTGCTTTTTCTGTTTTTTCTGTAGTTTTATTATGAGATTTTACAATTAAATAATTTGTTTTATTAGTTATAGTTGTATTAACATGTCCTCCTTTAGATATAATTAAACATTGAAATTCATTATCACGAAATCCTGAAAAAGTTATATATATATTTGATAATGATAGATTTTCTATATTATTTTTTACTAGATCAATTGATATATAATCTTTAATTTCTTCATAAAAATTAATAAATTTTTTTATATTAGATACTAATAAAGTAGCTGTTTTAATATCCCATCCTTTTATTTCAATAATTTTATCTATAAATTCTTTTTTTGTCCAATTTGTTAAATCTATTAATAAATTTGGATATTGTTCTAATATTAATTTTATTTTTTCTTGACCTATACCATGCCCTAATTTATTTGATGCTGCCATTAATTTATATAATGGAACATTATATAATGCTTCTTTAATAGCATTAATTATATTTAATGCTGATTTTTCTTTAATACCTTCAATATTTAATAAATCTGTTTTTTTACAAGTAATTATTTTTAATATACTATTTAAACCATTATCTATTAATTTAATTATATTTTGTTTACCTAAATATTTTGTGTTTAGTGTAGAAAAAAAATGATATATATTTTTTATTAATAAATAATTAGCTACTTCTTTATTAGTTGTATTAATTATTTGTATATCAACTTTGGTATCGTTCCATTTCCATTCTATATTAATAGGTAAAATAATTTCTCCTGGTTTAATAACTTCTATAATTTTTGGTATAACATCACAACTTCTAATAATTTTAATTATAGCATTTTTACCTATTTTATTATCTACTATATTTTTAGCATTATGACCGGAAACACGTTTTATTTCAACACCATTAATAATAACAGGATTAATAATAACTGTAGGAATTATATAACCATCCTTACTAATATTCCATTCAATATCTATAACTGTTGTAGTTATTATTTGATCATTTAAAATGTCTTTATATGCAAAAGCATATTCGGGATTACCTTTTTTATTTCGTTCATTAAAAATATTATTTGATATTATAATTCCGTCAATTTTATAAATAGATTGTGATGTACGGGTAATTAAATAATTAGATAAATAATTAAATGATAATTCTTGAACTGTTTGATTATATACAGTATTAAATTTCATATCTATCATTATTTTAAATTGTGAGTTTATATCATAATAAGGATCTATTATTTCATATAATACTAAATCAGTATCTAATGCTAACTTTGGATTTATTTTTTTACTATTAATTAATCCGGAAACAGTATTTCTACTATTTTTAAATATTGATTGCCATTTATTATTAAATACATCAGATTTAATAATTAATTCACCCCGAAAAGCAATTAAATTTTTTTTTCCATGGATATTTTTGTTATTACAATATTCTAAAATGTCTGAATAATTAGGCAATTTTAAATATTTTATTAAATTTGTTATATTTATTCCTTCTGTAGCTGTTCCACGTGTACATAATATTATTTTATTATTATTATATACTAATAAAGCAGATATTCCATCTAATTTATCTGATATATTATAAGGTCCTTTATATTTAGTAATCCAATTATTTAATTGACGTGTTTCATGTGATTTAATTTTATCCATTGAACCTAACCAATAATCTAATTTAATTTTATTTTTAGATATAACTGGAGATCCAATTTTTTTTAATATTGCGGATTTAGGATTTTTTAAACGTAAAAAATCTATTAATATATCATAATATTCATCATTAAATACTGGTTTGGAAGTATAATAATACCTATCAATAGCAAATAATATAATTTTTTCTAATATTTCTACTGATAATTTAGATACTGATTCTATATAATCATTTGATTTTATCAATGTATTTATCATGTTAATCATTATATTACTATTGTAATAGTAATATTTTTTTAAATCATCATTTTTTTTAATGGACATGTTTATTATAACCTTATTGAAAATAAACGAAGTTTCAACTATAAATAAATTATACTTCCTATATATGTTTATTATTATTATGATCTTCTTAATTATTAATTTTTATATTACATAAATTATTAGTTTTAATAAATAACTTTAATTATTTAAAAATATTTATTAAAACTAATAAATTAAATAATAGAAACAGTTATTATTTAAATTATTAGTTTTAATAAATAACTTAAATTATTTAAAAATATTTATTAAAACTAATAAATTAAATAAAATAATAGAAACTATGATTAGTTAAATTATTAATTATTTTAATAAAATAATAATAAATATGTTAATTTTTTAATTATTAATTTTAAACTGATAATAAACAGTAAAATAAACAGAAGATGATAAAAAAATAAAAATTGATAAATCAATTTTTTATTTTTTATTTTTAAATATAATTTTTACCGTAGCCATTTTGGCTCAAGACTAGCATTTAATATTGCTATTCAAAAGTTTAAATAATGTATATGCGTAGTAGGCAACAAAGAATATTTCCAGATATATTAGCATTTTATAAAGAAAATGAAGAATACGGTATATTTAGTAATTTTGCACGTCATGAAAATTTTTTATATATATTCCCTGAAAATTTAAGGAAGCCCGGATATCCTGAATATGCTATTTGTAATTATACAGAAAAATGTATTATGCTTATGAAAGCACTATTAATGGATGATAAAATAAGATTTAAATTAATTTTAGAATCAAAAACACCATACGAAACAAAACAGTTAGGTAAACAAGTTAGACCATGGGATCAAGAAAAATGGGATTATTATATTAAACAAATAGCTTATGATGTAATATATCAAAAAATTACTAAAGTTCCAGGATTGATAAAAGTATTATTAAATACAAGAGACCGTATAATTGTTGAAGCATCACCACATGATAATATATGGGGTATTGGATTAGATAAAAACGGTCCTATCCATGATTGTAGAGATTGGAAAGGTCAAAATATTTTAGGTAATGCATTAATGGAAGTTCGAGAAAAATTAAAATCAGACTTATCAGTTTGTTTCTAAATTATATAAATAAATTTATTTATGAATATTAAATTAATAATTTATAAAAAATAATAATAATGTCATTGCTTCTAAATAAACATAAATTTATTTATTATTAGTAATTTTTTATATGTTTGATTAATATATTAAAAAATTTTATAATATATTAATCAAAAATAAATAAAATTAGGGGTTTTTTTTATATTATTGCTATTTTTAAAAAAATATAAAACTCATTTATTTATTATAATATTGTATAAATAAAAGCTAATAAATTTATTTATACATTTAAAAAACCTTATATATAACTATATATTTTAGAAAAAATATATATTATATATAAATAAACAAAGTTATTCACATATAATTATATTTTTTTATAAATTAAAAATAACTAATAAAAAGTTTAGTAATAATTAAATTATAAAAATACTTATAATTATTATTATTTTGTTATATAAAATTAATTTATATATTATAGAATAAATTTTTAAAATAAATTAAGTATAATTCAAAAAATATATACATATTATAATTTTATTTAAAGATAATATATATATATTATATTAATGACAATTAAAATAATACCATATAAATGTGTATGTGGTGCAAATATTAAATATATAGAAAAACATTATAAAACTAAGAAGCATCAAATGTTTATTAAAAAAATAAATAATACAAAATTGCCAGAAATATCAACCGAACAAAAATATATTATAGATAGTATACAAAATAATAATGTTATAGTTGATTCAGTAGCTGGAAGTGGAAAAACTACTACTAATTTATTTATTGCTAAATCTTATTTAAATTTAAATATATTATTATTAACTTATAATTCTAAATTAAAAATAGAAACTAGAGAAAAAATTAAAATACATGAGATTACTAATATGGAAATACATTCATATCATTCTTTTTGTGTAAAATATTATGATGATGAGTGTTTTGTTGATATGAAAATAATAAAACTATTAGAAAATAATAAACCAATGAAAAAAAAAATAAATTTTAATTTAATAATATTAGATGAAGCACAAGATATAACACCATTATATTATCAATTAATATGTAAAATTAATTATGATAATAACCAACAAGCTAAATATTGTTTATTAGGTGATAAATATCAAAGTATTTATGGATTCAATAAATCAGATTATAGATTTTTAATATTGGCTAAAGATATATTTAATTTTAATAATTTTAATTGGGTAAATACTAAATTATCTACTAGTTTTCGTATTAGTTATGAAATGTCAGAATTTATAAATAATTGTATGTTAAATACAAATCGTATACAATCAAATAAAATAACTAATAATAAACCAAGATATATCATTTGTAATACTTTTAAAAAATCAGAAAATTATTCACTAACTTTAAATGAAATTAAATTTTATTTAAAATTAGGTTATAAACCAGATGAAATATTTATTTTAGCATCGAGTATAAAATCTGGTAAAGTTCCAATTAGAATATTAGAAAATTTAATTAAAACTAAATTACATAATATTCCAATATATATTCCGATTTCTGATGATGAAAAATTAGATGATGAAGTTTTAAAAGATAAAATGGTATTTTCTACCTTTCATCAAACAAAAGGTTTGGAAAGAAAAGTAGTTATAGTATTTAATTTTGATTCTAGTTATTTTGCTTTCTATAAAAAAAATAATAATCCTAAAATATGTCCAAATGAATTATATGTAGCAACAACCAGAGCTAAAGAATGGTTATCATTAATACATCATTCAGGTAATAATTATTTAGACTTTATTAATATACAAAATTTAAATAAATATTGTACTATTATAGGAAATATTGAATATACTGATCAATATAGTTCCAATTCTCTTACTCCTATTCCTGTTACTGATTTAATACGTAATTTATCTACTGAAATAATAAATAATTGTATTTCATATTTACATATTAAACAAATTAAACATGAATCATCTTCATTAGACATTCCTATTAAAACAAAACAAAAAAACGGTTATGAATTAGTTAGTGAAATTACTGGCACCGCTATTCCTTCATATTATGAATTATTAAGAACCTCAAAAATGACAATTTATGATGAAATTTTAAAAAAGAATTATATTATTAATTTACATAATAATAATAATAATAATTATTTTATTGATTCTAATGAAAATAACGATTTTATTGATGTTTATAAAATAGATTTAAATAATATAACACCTGAAGAATTATTATTAATAACAAATATATATTGCAGTTATAGAAGTGAATATATATTTAAACTTTATCAAATTAATAATTATAATTGGTTATCTAAAGAAAATTTAAATTTATGTATTGAAAGATTAAATAATTTAAATATAACTGTAAAAGCTAAATATGAACAATATATTGAAATTAATGAAGGCAAACCTGAATTATTTAATAAAAGAATTAAAGGATCAATAGATTGTATTGATAATAATAATATATATGAATTTAAATGTGTATATAAATTAGAAGATATACATTATTTACAAGTTGCATTATATATGTATTTAAATGAAATAACACGTGATAGTAACGATAATAAATTATATAATTATTATTTATATAATATTTTAACTGATGAAATGATACAAATTATATCTAGTATTACACAATTAAAAGAATTAGTAAGTTATTTAATTCATTCAAAATATTTTAATGAAATAAATATTTCTGATGACTTATTTATAAATAATATAAATAATATTAAATTACAATATATTGATTATGATAATATACATAAATAAAGCTATTATTGATTATATTATTTATACATAAGATAATAATTAATAAATTTATAATTTCTTTTGTGTATGTATTAATAAGTTATTTAAAATAATATTATTATGTTAATAAACTAAAAGCGGGTCTTTGTGTATTAGAAACATAACTACCATATTGTTTTAATATTGTTGCATGGATTGTATTTTGATAGTTTTTAATATAAATGTCTGCACTATCTGTAGGTAATGAGGAGATCTTATCAGTATAATATACTAATACTCCATTTAGATATTTAATATCATTTTGTGTATTATCTGAATTAGTAGAATTAGCTTTATAAGCATGAATTGAAAAAGGTGTTATATTATCTGCCCAGTCTGTCCCCAAGTTTATCCTGGTGGAAGTTCTAAATATCAGAGATGCAGTATCTCCCACAGGTATAGTATCATATAAAGATACGTAAACACAATTCATGCTATTGGAATCGTTATCAATTTGATTATTAATTATAATATATTTAGGTATAGTTATACTTTCATATGTACCACTATTAGTAATAATATAGCTCAAATCATTAGGTGAGTTACTATTATATATATGTACCCAATTATATTGACCATTATAATAATATACATTTGAATTAGTTCCATTAAATGCAAACCGTAATGTTTCTTTAGTAATTTTAGTATTTGTAATATTTGGTTGCATATATTGTTGACTATTGTTAGTATAACTACTCCAATAAGTTAAAGGATCATTTATAATAATATTTAAATCAAATACACCAGTAGACGATATATCTACTTGAAACACTATATACCAATTATAATCACTAAATTTCTTAAAATCATATATTGGAATACACCAAGAAGCCTGATTTCCATATACCATATCAATATTATTATTAGTAGTGTTTTTTATTAATTCGAATAATTTTCCAGGTTTATAAGTATATGGCAATGTTGTGCTTATAGCTGTATACATACTTTGTAAAATACCATTATATGATATTAAATTATATTTTGAATCTGAAGATTTAAAATATTCATCTGGTAGTGTTCTAGTATAAATATTATTAAAATATCTATATTGGTTTCCTACTAATACATTATTTAAAGATGCTACAGAGTCATCACCCGCAATAGGTAAAACACCTAGAACGGTTGATGGTGTTTTTATTAGATAAGTATCTGTATAATATTTTGTAATAAATGTATTATTTCCCGAAGTAATATAATTAATAACTGTTGGTAATGTATTAAATGTTATTAATCCATTTATTATTACATCAGAATTAAATATAGCTGATCCAGAAATAGTTAAATTAGATAATATAGTTGTATTATTTAATATTGTTTTATTTAAACTGTTTAAATTTGAGTTAATAATAATATTATTATTAAAAATACTATTTCCCGATACATATAAATTTGAATTTATTGAAACTACATTATTAATAATAGCATTACCAGATACATATAACGAAGATAATAAGGATATTTGGTTATAGAAAAAACTATTATTTGATACATTTAATGATGAATTAATAGAAACATCTTTTTTTAAAATACATTTTTTTAATACATTTAATGTATTCTGAACAGAAACACCGCCAATTATAATAGTATTATTAGAAACAAATAAAGAAGAATTATTAGTTATACTATTATTTAATATAATAGTATTACCAGAAACATTTAATGAAGAAATAATAGATGTAGAATTATTTAATAAAGTAGTATTGGAAACATATAATGAAGAATTTATATATGTGGAACCAGATATATTTAAAGATGATTGAAACGTTGTTAATGATTCATTAGTTGCCAAATTTACTAATTTTCCAGTTCTTGAATTAATATTTTGTATATAATTAATACTAGTATTATAAAAAATATTAGTTGTATAAATAGTTTGGGCAGTCATATAACCGTTAACAATTATATTATTAGATACATTTAAATCAGAATTAATAGATGTTGAACCATATAATATACTACTTGATGATACAAATAATGAAGAATTTATAGACATAGGAGAATTAAATACACTTTTAGAAAAAACATTTAAAAAAGAGTTATTGGTTATTCCATTTAATATACTTGATACCGCATTTAATGAAGAATTAATAGTTATTTTATTTAATAAACCATCATAAACATATAAAGATGAATTTATTGTTGTTTCACTATTAAATATACTGTTTGCAGATACATTTAACGATGAATTAATAGTTAATAAATTATTTAATATAGCAGATGAAACAAATAATGATGATGAAATTGTTGTTGGTCCATTTAAAATGGATATTGATGATATATTTACTATTGAATTTATAGATGTATCATTATTAAATATACTATATGAAGAAACATATAAAGAAGAATTAATAGATAAGTTTTTATTTAAAATACTAAATGAAGATACATTTATACCAGAATTAATGGATACAAAACTATTTAATATACTATATGAAGAAACAAATAAAGAAGAATTAACAGATACAAAATTTTTTAATATACTTGATGATGAAACAATTAAACTAGAATTAATAGAAACATTACTATTAAGTATAGTAATAGAAGAAACATTTATATTAGAATTAATAGATACATCACTATTTAAAATAGATGGTGCAGATACATTTAATATAGTTGATATAGTTACACAATTAATAGATACACTAGGGAATGAATTATTAAAAGAAGACCCAACAAATGATTGCATCACATCATATGTTATAAAATTGTTATCATCAAAAGAATTATATAAAAGAGAAGGAATATTAATAATTGGATTATTATAAAATACTATAGGTCCAGAAACATTTAATGATGAATTTAATGAAACATTATTTAATATTGTAGTTCCAGAAATATTTAATGATGATAATATAGTTATTAAACCATTAAATATACTTATTGAAGATACATTTAATGAACTATTAATACTAACATTATTATTAAATATACTATATGAAGATACATATAATGAAGAATTAAAAGAAATTGTATCATTTAAAATAGAATTAGACGAAACATTTAATATAGAATTAATTGTTAAATTATTAAATATACTAAATGAAGAAATATATAATGATGAGTTTATGGAAGTTATATTATTAAATATACTACTAGAAGAAACATATAATGATGATATTTGAATAGATTTATTTAATATTGATATTGAAGAAATATATAAAGGTGATAATATAGTTATTACTGATATATCTATAATCATTCCTAAATTTAAATATTTATTTAAGTTTTTTAATGTTATTAATTGATTAGACTCAGGATATATATTATAAGTAATAACGGGAGACCCATATAAAGTAATAGTAGGACTAGACACATTTAAAGAGGAATTCAATGAAGTAATATTTAATATGCTATTACCAGATACATTTAATGATGAATTTATAGAAGTTATTCCATTAAATATAGATTCATTATTTATATATAATGATGAATTCATTGATACATTACCATTAAATATACTATTATCTAATACTTTCAAATTTGAATTAATTAATGTAAATCCTGAAATATTTAATGATGATAAATATGTAGCATTATATGTATAATCTAATTTTGATAATAATGTAGAATTTATATTAGTTATAGTTGATATTAATGATGTTTTACTATAATATATATTAGAAGTTAAATATATAGAATTGCAAGTAATATTACCCATTATTATAGCATTTTCAGAAACATTTAATAGAGAATTTATAGATATTAAACCATTTAATATACTAGTATTAGAAACATTTAATGAAGAATTAATTGAACTATTATTTAATATACCTGCAGAGTTAACAAGTAAAGAATTATTAACTATAATATTATTTAATTTACTCATATCTGAAACATTAAGAATAGAATTAATAGATGTTATACCATTAAATATACTATTTCCAGAAATATTTAAAAATGAATTAATAGAAACGTTCTGATTAAATATTGATGTATCTAATACTTGTAATGTGGATGATAATAATAGTGGTCCAGATATATTTAATGATGATAAACATGTTGCGGAATTAGTATAATCCAATATATTATTATCATCTACATCAGTTAAATATTTAGTTAGAAGTTTATTATTATAATAAATATTATTAGCAAATAAAGTATTACAAGTCAAATTATTATTTATTATAGTATTACCAGAAATATTTAATGATGCAAATGTACCATAATTTAATAAAGTATTACCTGAAACATTTAAATCAGATAATATACTTATATTATTCATTAAAGTATTTCCAGAAATATTTAATTGTGATATAATATTAGTATCATATAATACAGTATTATTAGATACTATACAAGTACTAATATTATTATTTGAATTTAATATATTTATATTATTTACTGTAGCATTTTGACTAATAAATAAATTATTTAAATTAGTATTACCAGAAATATTTAAATTAGATAACATACTTATATTATTATATAAAATAGTGATACCAGTATTATACATATTATTTAAATATGAATTACCAGAAATAAATAAATTAGATAATATAGAAGTATTATATAATATTGCATTATTAGAAATATATAAAGAAGAATTAATAGTTGCATTTTGTAATATATTCAATGATGAATCAATACTAATATCATTTAATATATATAATGATGATAATATACTTACATTATCTAAAAAAATAGTATTAGAGAAATTATTTAAAGATGATAAAATAGTAGTATTTCCATTTAATAATGTTTGTCCTAAAGAATATAAATTTGTATTTACACTAATATTAAAATATGTTCCATCCTGTATATTTAAATTATTAATATTTATAATATTACTATATGTATTACCTAAAACAGTTAAACCAGTTAAAATTTTAATTGTATTTAGTATAGTAATATTAGAAACATTTAAATCATTTATATAACTTTCTTTATTTAGTATTAAATAATCTTTTACAGTAGTATTATTTAATGTGGTGTTTCCTGATACAGTTAAATTAGATAATATAGTTTCACTATTAATAATAGTTATATTTGATACATATAAGTAAGAATTTATACTCATATTATTTAATATTGCATTACCATAAATATTTATATTATTAAAATTACAAATTCCATCATTATTTAAATCTTTATTTATAGTTAAACTACTTAATATAGTAGTATTATTTATTATAGTATCATTATTAACTACTAAATTTGATTTTGTAATTATATTATTTGCATTAACAGTATTTGATACATATAAATCAGAATTCATAGAAATATTATTATTTAATATTGAATTTCCAGAAATAATACATCTATTTGATATAATAGTATTATTTAAAGTATTAGTTCCATGAATATTAATAGGTATTATATTAGTTCCTCCTATAAAATTGACTGTTCCATAAATATTAACAAGATTATTTATATTTAATTTATTATTTAAATTAGAACTTATATAATTAGTATTAAGTACTTTATGAATATTAATTTTATCTGTAGAAGCATTAATAATAGTATTATTATTTATATTAATATTAAATGAAGAATCAGATAATAATTGTAAATCACAAGTTACTGTATTTAATGAAAAAGTTAATTGTGATAAATTAGTATTAGTACATAATGAAGATAAACTATCAGTTATAGAAGTTTTTAATGTTGCTAATTCTATTATAGTATTTATAATATTATCATTCATTATAATAATTTATATATTATTTAAAAATTGTTTATAATCGTATTATTAAAAAACTAACAAAAAAAAATATTATTATTTTATATAAGATAATTTTATTTACACATATAAGTTTAAATAAAATTATCTTATTGTTATCTATTAATATTTATATATTAATAATCAGTTTTATATATTCTTATAATATTATTGTCAGAACATATTATATATTGACCATTACCAGACATAGCAATGCAGAATGTATTTGAACCAAACGTAGTAATAATATTCCATTCATAATTAGAATATGATATTAACTGCGCCTGTGATTGTACTTGCCCTGACGGATATGGAACATAAGCTATTAACATTAAATTTTGTGATATTCCTATATTCACCCAAGGAGTACCAAATACAGGACAAATACTAGTTAAAACCCAATCACTATTATTATAATAATAAATCCAACTAGTAGTATAACTCTTAGATATAATAATTATAGAGTTGCCGTCTGAAGATAATTGAGATAAATATCCGTAACTATTGAATATTATAATAGTTGTTCCTAGTTGTTTCCACTTATTCGTGACTGAATTATATTCACTTACTACCGTATAAGCGTTATAGGTTGGATGATTTGCTGAATATGAGTTACGTAGTCCACTACTTGAAGAAGAACATCCACCAGTAGATGCTGTTCCTGGTAAACAATAAATATCATCACCTAATTGAGACCAGGTATTATTTTCAAGATATACAAATACTTGTAAAGCACGTAAATTTTTACTATTTATTGAATATGATACTGTTAAAATATTATTACCGTTTGATATAGATATATAAGATTTCAAGGTATTACCTATTGTAATATCACCATATAGTGTATTTCCTTTTGGATTCCAAGATGCATTATGAAAATAATATACTTCTACTTTTCCTTGATAATATGAATCTGAAGTATTTCCTGGATAATTGGTGCTAGATATAACAATTGTAGAACCATCGTCAGATAAATAACAATATGCTCCCCCATTATATCCTTTTTGAGAATTCTTTATAATTATGGCATCTCCTAATAATGTGCATATATTATTTATTATTTTATAAATTAAAACTACCCCATCGGTACCGTATGAAAATACACTTAGAGCAATTTTTGATCCATCAAATGATAATGATATATTTTCTATATATCTAGTATAATATCCCGGTGGAAGTGTTGGTGTAAATGTATTACCTAATAATTTAACTCTCATAGGGTTATTAGTTATAGAGCTATCTATTAAACGTGAAAATGAAGGAACAATACTATCAGATAATAAAGTTGTACTACCATCAGAATTTACTTTACTAATTGGTAAGCAAAATTGAATAAAATCATTATCATTTAAAGGTGTACTAGAATTTTTAGATAATAATATACCATAATTAAATTGAATATTTTTATTAATCTCATTAGCAGTATAACCAGAAAATATCTCATTAGCAGTATAAACAGAAAAAGGGGTTTTATTATTACTATATATATATGTTATTAATTTAGAAAATAATATATTATTATTAGTATCACTAATTGAAATATTTATATTATCTGTTCCCGTATTTCCTTTACTGGAAATTATAATATTATAATAGTTATTAATATTAATTAATGGTACATAAGATATTTGATACCATCCTATATTATTATAATAATAATAATTAATAGATGTAGCCGTATTATTAATACCAATAGATATCCTAGGTATCATTGGTGTAGCAGGTGGAATGTTAGGATTTGATGTGTTAAATGTTGGATTATTCCAATAAGTTAATGGATCATCTAGAATAATATGTAAGTATGAGTTTGATTTAGAATATATATTAAATAATATTGACCATGGGTTTGTTAACCATTCAGAGTTAGGATCTACAGGTATACACCATGATGCCTTATTTCCATATGCCATATGAACATTCATATTTGCATCAGTTATATATTTATAATTATATGAATTTGGTTCTAGTATGTTTATAGATTTTAATACTCCCGTATATGAAAGTAAATAAACATCATTTTTAGAACTTATTGTTTTATATAATGTCAAAGGATTAGTACAAGCACAAAATTGAGTATCTTTTTTATTTCTTATTAAAATATTATTATAATATTTATATAATTGATTTTGTCCAACACCATTTAAAAATGCTATAGAATCATCTCCCGCGGGTTTTAATGATGAAAATGAAATAGTAATATCAGGAGATATATTATTATTAATATAACTCGTTGTAATTAAATTACGTGGTTGAGGGTGATAATTATTATCTAAACCAGTAGGAACATTAATAAAAGTTACTATATTATTCATTATACCAGTATTAAATATAGTATTTCCAGACACATTAAAATTTGATAATATAGTTGTATTATTTAATATAGTATTATTTAAACTATTTAAATTAGATTTAATAGTAACATTATTATTAAATATACAATTGCCAGAAATATTTATAAATGTATTTATAGAAACATTATTATTAAAAATACTATTTCCAGATATATTTAATAATGATATAATTGATATATTATTATTGAAAATAGTATTATTTAATACACTTAATGAAGAATTTATAATAACATTATTATTAAAAATACTATAACCGGATACTTCAATATTATTAGTATACATATTTTTAGTAATTATAGAATTATTATATACATTTAATGAAGAACATATAGAAGTAATTCCATTTAATATACATGTTGAATTAAGATTTAATGAAGAATTTATAGATGTAGAATTATTTAATATTGTTAAATTAGACACATTTAAAGAATTTAATATAGCATATGTAGAAATATTTAAAGAGGATAGCATTGTTGCAGCTATGGAAAAATTTATTTTAGATGATATATTATTATCTAAATTTTGAAATGACTTTATAATAGAATAACCACTATAAAAAATATCATTTATAGAAACTATCGTTATAGTAGATATATTATTATTAATATTAATATTATTAGATACATTTAAGTTAGACATTACTGTTGTTGTATTATTAAATATACTAATAGAAGATACATATAAAGAATTAATAGTTACTGAATCATTAAATATACTTATTGATGATACATTTAAATTACCTAGTATTTTTATTCCATTTAATATACTTGATGATGAAACTATTAAAGATGAATTAATCGAAGTAGCACTATTAAATATACTATATGAAGATACATATAATGATGATTTTATTGTAGTTTGTCCATTTAATATACTTGAAGAAGAAACATATAAAGAAGAATAAATAGTTGTGGGACTATTTAAAATGCTAAATGATGATACATATAAAGAAGATGTAATAGTAGTTGGACTATTAAATATTGATATAGATGAAACATTTAAATAAGAGTTTATAGAACAAATATTATTTAATATACTATATGAAGAAACATATAATATAGAATTAATTGATACAGAATCATTTAAAATAGTAAATGAAGAAACATTTAAATATGATTTAATTGATACATAACCATTTATTAAACTAAAATCAGAAACATTTAAATAAGAATTTATAGATACAGAATTATTTAATATACTAAATGAAGATACTACTAGTTCTGAATTAATTGATATATTACTATTAAATATTGTATATGAAGATACATTTAATGAAGATATAATAGATACATTACCATTTAATATACTATAAGAAGATATATTTAATGATCCTGTAATTGTTACTGCTTGATTAGACATATTATTAAATATATTATTTTGTTGACCATTTTTTATTTTATTAATATAACTATTCATTATATTTTTGGTTATTAAATATGTATTATCTAAGGGTTGTAAATTTAAAGAATTATTTAGACATAATAAACTATTAAAAGTTGCAGAACCTAAAATATATAATGAGGAATTTATAGAAGTTGCATTATTTAATATTGTACTACCAGATACATATAAAGAAGAACATATAGTTGTTAAATTATTAAAAATACTATCTGAAGAAACATACAAAGATGCATTAAAACTAGTATCACTATTTAATATACTAAATGAAGAAACATATAAAGAAGATTTTATAGAAGTATAACTATTAAAAATAGAATATGAAAAATTATTTAAAGTAGAATTAATAGTAGTTAGACTATTAAATATGCTATAGGAAGAAACATTTAAAGAAGAATTAATAGATGTATTATTATTTAAAATACTATAAGAAGATACATATAAAGAAGATAATACAGAAACATTATTATTTATTATAGTATCTGAAGAAATAAATAATGGAGCAGTTATGGTAATATTGTCAGTTCCTATATTAATATAATTTAGTTGTTTTGTATAATAATCATTTAATATATTTAATGTTATTAATTGATTATTATTAGGAGATACTAAAATATTACCTTTATAATAAGGTGGCGAATAAAATGTAGTAAGTCCAGAAACATATAATATAGAATTAATAGTAGTTGGACCATTAAATATACTAACTGAAGAAATATATAATGATGATTTTATAGTAGTTATTCCATTTAAAATAATAAATGAATTTTCATTAGATATATTTAAAAAAGAATTAATTGATACGTTACCATTTAATAAACTATTATTTGATATATTTAATGTAGAATTAATTAATGTTGCACCAGAAATATTTAATGAAGATAATATAGTAGCTTCACGTGTATAATCTAATATAGATGATACAGATGAATTAATATTATTAATAGTTGATATTAAAGATGTTTTACTATAATATAGATCAGATAATAAATATATAGAATTGCAAGTTATATTTCCTATAATTATAGTATTGTTAGAAATATATAATGATGAATTTATAGAGGTTGGACCATTAAATATACTAAAACCAGAAACATTTAATGTATTAATAGATACATTATTAAAAATACTTGAAGAACTAACAATTAATGAATTAGTAATTAAATCATTATTAAATATGCTTATACCTGATACATTTAAATTAGAATTTATTGATGTTATACCATTTAATATATTATTACCATATGTATTCATAACTGAATTAATAGAAGTTCTTGCATTTAATATAATTATATCATTTACATTTAATGTAGATGATATTATTGTTGCACCTGATATATTTAAAGAAGACAAACAAGTAGCGGGTGCTGTATAATCTAATAATGATATAGGACTAAATCTATTTATAAAATTTAAAAAATTAGTATTATTATAATAAATATTATTAGTATATAATAATGATGAACATGTTAATTTATTATTTATTATAGTATTAGTAATAATATTAATAGATGAAAGGAAAGTACCATTATTAAATATACTATTTCCGGAAACTACTAAATTAGATAAAATACTAATATTATTTATTTTAGTATTACTAGAAACATTTAAATCTGATACAATACTAACATTATTTAATATAGTATTATTATAATTCTGATAATTAACATATAAATTATATATAGATATATTAGGTGTTGAAACTTTTTGATTACTAAATAAATTATTTAAATATGTATCACCAGAAATATTTAAATTAGATAATATACTAACATTATTATATAAAACTGTAAGATATGTATTATATAAATTATATAAATATGTATTACCTGAAACAAATAAATTAGATAATATAGATGTATTATTTAATAATGTATTACTAGATACATATAATGAAGAATTAATAGAGACATTTTTTATTATATTTAATGTTGACGCTATAGTGGTATTACCTAACACATATAAGGAAGATAATATACTTGTTTTATTTAATAAAATACTATTTGATGATATAGTTAATGGACCTAATACTGTAATATCTCCATTTAATAATGTGTTTTCAGATGAATATAAATAAGATTTTACAGTAAGCGCATTGATTATTATATTATCTATTTGATAAGTTTTTATTGTTAAATTGTTTAATTGTAATTTACCTAATACTGTTAAATCTGATAATATAGTTACATTATTTAATATTGTATTATTATTAACAAATAAATCATATATATTGGTATTTTTATTTACAGTTAATGAATTTATATTACTAGCATTTAATAATGTATTACCTGAAACATTTAAAGAAGATAAAATTGTTTCAATATTTATAATAGTAAAATTTGAAACATTTAATTGTGAAGTAATAGTACTTTTATTTAATAAGGTATTCCCTAATACATTAACATTATTAAAATTACATATATCTGCAGTTAAATTTTTATTTATAGTTAAAGTAGATAATACTGTTGCATTATTTATAACAGTATTATTGACTATTAAATTAGAATTAATAGTTAAATTATTTAAATTAATAGTGTCTAATATATTTAAATTAGAATTTATAGTTACATTATTATGTAATATAGAATTATTTAATACAGATAAATTATTAGAAATAATAGCTGACTTTAATAAAGTTGTATCTTTAATAGGTATAATAATATTGTTATTCATAAAATTTATTTTTTTATTAACATCAACAAGACTATCAATAGTTAATCCTTGATTTATATCTGAATTTATACAATTTGTATAAAGTCCAGAAGATAAATTAATTCCATCATATGAAGCAGTAATAACATTATTATTATTAATATTTAATTTAAATGAATTATTGGATAAAAATTGTAAATTACTTTTTATATCATTATTATTTATAGAAAATATAAGTTGTGACATTTCATTATTTATATTATTTAATGATAATAAACTATTTGATTTGGAAGTTTTTTTATTTAACAAACATATTATACCGGGTAATTTATTTTGATAATTCATTATTATTTATGTATATATTATATTTTATAAATTATTGAGTATCATTATAAAAATATTATATTTTACTGAATATATTATTATATGATTAATTTATATTTTTGAAAAAAATATTTATTTAAACACATTTTTTTATAAAAAATTATTTTTGTTTTTAATGGACATGTTTATTATTTTATCTTTTATTTGCTGTTTATTATAGCTTTTTTTAATTTTAAAACTCTTAATTTAGAAATTAATTTAATTCTAAATGCACATGGAAAAAAACTAATAGCTCTCGTATTATTATATTATTAGTAATAATAAAAACACATAATTTCAAAATTAATAATATTAATATATTAACTCTATATACACATTAATAAATAAAATTCACTTAATATAAATTAGTTTTCTTAATAACAATTATTAAAGCAGCTAAATATATAAAAGAACAAAAATGTTTAACGGAACTTCGTTTATTTATTATATCTCATATGATATTCTTTTAAATTGTTTAAATCTATTAATAGGAACTACGTTTATGTTATATTTGTATCTAGTTTTTAAACTCATTTTTTCTTTAAATGTATGCATTCTTATTTTATTATGATCTTTGGAAACTTCTTTTATTTCTATTATTAAAACCTGATATTAAATCACCTATTTTTAGTTCTTTTAATTCTTTTTTTAATTTAGAACTATCACAAGCAGCAGATCCAATTATAATATTATTATTATTATTGCACAATAATGGCTTTGTTATAGTTAAATTTTTTATTTGATTAGATAAAGCTAGCTTCCAATAACTAAATCATGAGTACAACTATCAGATACACTTATATCCAAACCAAACATTAAAGGAAACTTCGTTTATCTGTAATAATAAATATTTTAGTTGTTTTTTGTTTTTTTAATTAATTATTATTAGTTATCATATCAATGCATAACTTATTCATTATTAATGATATATATATATTATATAAAAAAAATATTAAAACTAAAAAATACGAACAAATTATATATAAATATAATACTATATTATTATGATATTTTATATAATGCATCCCATGAAGATCGAGGTATATTAATAAAATCACTATATGTTAAAGTTTTTGACCCTTTATATAAAAGAATACCATTATAAAATTGTTTTAACATTCCATTACCTGGAACAGAAACACTAAAAGGAGTTTTACTATTTGATGTATATGTGTAATTAGCTTGCATTATTTGTGAATTTACAGTAGTATCTAAATAAGAATTACCACTAGAATTAACTAAATTAACTGTAATTAAACCACTAGATAAAGAACTAGAAGGAGCCTGATATTGTATAATCATATATATTTGACTATTTACATAAGTAGGGCAATATTTTTGTGTAATATTACTAGAGTTATAAGAAGCTAACACTTTATATTTGTTATTTATAAAATTATTAGAGTTAATATTACAATCTGAATAAATATTAGTAAAATTTAATCTAGGTATATTATTAGGTATACTTATATTATCAGAATATTGAATAGTTCCTAATTTATACCAATAAGTTAATGGATCATCAAATATAAATTCTAATGCGGACCATTTATCATTATCCATATTATAATAATTAAGACTAGCCTCCGTGGTAGGATTTGTATTATAAATAACTTGAAAATTAATAATAATAGTCCAATCATCAATTAACCATGAATTATCTATATTATTAGTTAAACACCAATAATTATTATCTGATGGATGGCATAACATATAATATCTTTGTAAACTAATATCTCCATCTGTATCTAAGTTTATTACATATGGTGCAGTATTTGTAGGTTCCATATAATTTTTTATAACACCTAAATAAGAAATTAAATAAGCATCAACGCCACTTATAGTAGTTATAATAAATCGTGAAATTGTTTGACCAGTAGAATCAGTATAAGTATTATTTAATATTCTACAACATAGATTATTAAAATATCTATAGTAACTGTTTACTGTTAATGCACCATTCATATATGCGGCAGAATCATCTCCTGCATTAATATTAATATTAACAGTTTTATTTGCTGTTATTTTATTTTTAATATATGATAATGGAACTAATTGTTCATTACGTGTAGGAATAATATTTGAAGATAATATAGGATTTGTATAAAATCTTATAGATATAGAAGAATTAAATGAAACTGATGAATTAAATACTGTATTATTATTAATATATAATGTTGAATTAATAGATGTATTATTTAATATAGTATTATTACTTATATTTAATGAATTATTTATAGTAACATTATTTAATAAACTATTACTAGATATATATAAAGATGAGTTAAGTGAAACACAATTCAATATACTAATACCTGAAATATATAATAATGAATACATATAAGTATTATATAAATTTGAATTATTATTTACAGTCATGGTAGATAATGGAGTTAATACTGTCATTTGATTACAAATTGCAAATGAAGACACATTTAAATTAGAATATACAGATATATTATTAAAATAAGAATTAGATAAATTTAATAAAGAATTAATAGACACATTGCCATTAAAAATACTATAACCAGAAACATACAAAGATGAATTTAGTGTTGTAGAATTATTTAATATAGTAATATTTGAAACAGTTAAGTTAGAATTTAGTTGAGTGCGGTTTAAAACTGTTAATGCAGATAATATTACTGAATCATTATAATTTATATATTTTAATAGATTAATATTAAAATTTGAGAATTTAGTATACAATGTACTATCATTTATATTTATATGATCTATTGCACATATAGAATTACACCTTATAGCATTTCTAATATATCCTGTTGATGATATATTTAAATTAGACATAATAATTAAAGAATTATAAAATAAACTATTAGATGATACATTTAAAGAACTATTTATAGAAATAGTATTATTAAATATACTTATAGATGATATATTTATAAAACTGTTTGATGTTAAATTATTAAATATACTAGTAGATGATATATTTAATTGATTTGTTGTTAATGTATTAAATATAATATATTGTGTAGATGAAGGATTGACACATAATGAAGAATTTATAGATACTTTATTAAGTATAATATTATCTATTGCTAAAGGAGATATATTTAATGAAGAATTAATAGATAAATTATTAATATTAATTGAATTATTATTATTTGAATATACATTCAAAGATGAATTTATACTAATTTTATTAAATATAATTGCAGATGATGAAATATTTAAAAATGAATTAATTGATAAACCATTTAATATTGTATTTCCTGATACATTAAGAGATGAATTTAATGTAATATTATTAAATATAGAACTAGAAGAAACCATTAATATAGAATTAATAGTTAATGAATTAAATGAACAAGTAGAAGAAATATTAATACCAGAATTTATAGAAATATTATTAAATATAGATGTAGAAGAAACATTTAAAATAGAATTAATAATTATATTATTTAATATGGATTGTGATAATACATTTAAAGAAGAATTAATAGTTACACTATTATATATTGAATCAGTTAATAAATATAAACTCGTACTTATTGAAGTATTATTTTCAGGTGATTGATAAATATTTTTTTGTTCAGTGTCCACAGGTATTTTCATATAATTGAGTATATCTGTATATGTTATTAATTGTGTATTATTTATTTTATCTGGCGGAGAAATATTTATAATTCGCGGCAATGAATTAAAAATAGTCATACCTGAAACAGATAAATCGGAGTTTATTGTTATATCATTATTAAATATAGATTGTTGAAAAACATTTAATATAGAGTTACAAGTAGTTAACCCATATAATAAACACTTATTTTTAATATTTAATTTAGAATTAATAGATACATTATTATTACATATCGTGTATGATGATATATTAATACTTGAATTAGCTGAACATAAATTTAATATTGTGTTAGATGATACAAATAATGAATTAACATATACATTTCCATTTAATATAGCATTTTGTAATACATTTAATGATGAATTAATTGAAACAGTATTATTTAATATACTAAAATTAGATATATTCAACATTGAATTAATAGATATAGAATTATTAAATATTGTAACACAACTACAATTTAATGAAGAATTAAAAGTTACAGAATTATAAATATTTATATTCTTAATATAAGAATTTACATTAGTAGTCATTTGTGAATATGTTATTAAATTTGAATCTAAATTAGTAATATTAGTTATATAAGGCAACGTATATAAAGTTGTTTGTCCAGATACATTTAATGAAGAATTAATAGTAATTATTCCATTAAATATATTAATATTTGAAATATTTAATGAAGATTTAATAGTTAAAGAATTAAATATATTAGATCCATTCACATTTAGAGAGGAATTTATAGTTACTCCATTAAATATACTAGTATCAGATATATTTAATATAGAATTTATTAATGTACTACCAGAAATATTTACTGATGATAAACATGTAGAATTATTTGTATAATTTAATTTTGATGATAATAATAAATATAAATTAGATATGGTAGATATTACAGTAGTTAATTTATTATTATTATAAAAAGATATATCATTTAATGAATATAATGATAAACCTGTTATATTTCCATATATGAAAGTATTATTTGATATATTTAAAATAGAATTTATAGTTGTTAATCCTTGTAATATACTAATATTAGAAACATATAAGGAAGAATTTATAGAAATATTATTAAAAATTGCAGAATTTAACTTATTAAAATAATTTAAATTATTTGTATTTAAATTATTTAATTTACTTTGGCCAGATATATTTAATAATGAATTTATAGAAATATTATTATTAAATAAAGTATTATTTAAAACCGTTAAATCTGAATTTATAAAAACAAAATTATCTAATATAGTAATATCTGAAACATTGAGAGTAGAATTTAATATAGTCTCACCAGATATATTTAAAAATGATAAACACGAAGCAGATTTAGTATAATTTAATTTATTAATATAATTATCATATTTATAAGCTGAATAACTAATTAATGATTTTTCATAATTTTTCCCAAACATAATATCATTTATAGAACATATAGAATTAACAGATAAATTACCATCAATTTGTGCATTATTTAATACATTTAATGATACTATAGAACCAATATTAAATATTGAATTATTTGATATATATAAATTAGAATTAATAGTTAAATTATTTAATACTCCATTATATACATTTAAATTAGACATAATACTAGTATTATTTAATATAATATTAGATGAACAGCTTAAATTAGTTAATATAGTTATATTATTTGCTATTATATTAGTTGCTTTTAAATTATTTAAATATGTATTACTAGAAACAAATAAATCTGATACTATGCTTACATTATTATTTAAAATAGTCAATCCCGAATTATTAATATTATTAAAATATACTATAGCGGGGGCATATAAATGTCCTAATATACTAGTATTATTTAATAATGTATTATTACCAATATTTAAAGATGAATTAAATATTCCATCATTATATATATTAAGATTAGAGCCTATTATAGTATTTCCAGAAATATATAATGGTGATAATATACTTACGTTATTATAAAAATTACTATTACCAGATACAATTAAAGAAGAATTAATAGTTATATTATTATAAAATACAGAATTACCTAATATATCTAAATATGTTAAATATGTAGCATTATTATTAATAACATTTGTGTTTGTATTTTCATTTTGTATAATTATATAATCTAATAAAGTATTATAATCTAATATTAAATCAGACAATATTATTATATTATTTAAGATACTATTATTATTAACTATTAAATTATTTAAGATAGCACGATTTGAAATATTCAATATATTTGTATTAAGATTTTCTAATATAGTTAATCCATTAACTGTTAAATCTGAAGTAATAGTTTTATTATTAAATATACTTACCCCAGAAATATATAATTGATCAGTACTAATATTATTAAATAATGTATTATAGTTTACATTTATATTATTTAAATTACAAGTTCCATTATTAATTAATAAATTATTAATATTAATATTAGATAATATAGTAGCATTATTTAATACGCAATTATTATTATTTAAATTAGATGTAATATTAACATTATTAAAAATGCTATTACCTAATATATTTAAATTTGATATACCTGTAATATCATTATTAAATATAGTTATTCCAGATATAATTAAATTAGAATTAATATCAACATTCTTTAATATATTTTCTCCATAATCATTTAATCCAGGAATATTTGTTCCTTTTAATATATTTACATATTTATTAAATACTATAGTGTTAGATGTTATATTTAAAATATCTGTATCGTGAATTGTATTAATAGAATTAGTTATTATAGAATTCATATTAACCATTTTAGGCGTTAATTTAATTATATTATTATCATTTATATTTATATTAAATGTGTTATCATCTAATAATTGTAATATACATGTGTTTGTGCTTATTCTTAATACTAATTCTGCACTAGTTCCTTCAGACTTTTGTAATGATGATAAACTATATATTTTAGATGCTTTAGATTCTAATATATTTGCTATTTCTATAATATTCATTAATATAAAATAATATTTAAATTATAATAATTAAATAATATTTATTATTATCTTTCAGATTATTATTTATTATTACCTTAATAAAAATAAAAAACAAATTAATATTATTGGTTCCGATATATGTTTATAATTATTATTTAATTTTAAAATTATTTAAAATATTTTCATTAGGAAAGGTTTAGTACAATAATAATAACAAAATAAAAATTAATAAATCAATTTGTTATTTTATTTAGACTGATGAAAAAGTAGGCTTATTCATTTTAATATAAAATATTATTATAATTATGAAATTAAAAATAAGTAATATTTATAATAAAATTGTTATATTCATATTAAATTAGATCCATATATAAATCCAAAATGACGCCCTAATAAATGAAGTTCCAAATATGATTTATATTTAAAATAAACTAAGTTTCCATATATAACATTTTAATTACAGATTTATTGTAGGCCCGTTTAAGTGACATAGAAAATATTAATTTGAATTTAGTAAGAAAAAAATAATGAAATCCAATAATTGGGTATCTTTTTTTTTATTAATATTCTCATGTCTATTCATGATGCAAAAATTATGGAAACTCAAATACATGATAATTTAAAAATGAACAAGTTTATTAGTATATGTGTCATTTACTGTTTATTATCAGTTTATTTAAAAATTAAAATAATTTAAATAATTAGATTCTTTTATTATTTATAAATCTTATTTTTCCTACAAACTAATTAATATTTATGAATAAACAACGTTAACAATGTTCCTATTATCCTAGCAAATTTAAATAATTAATTATTTGTAAATTTAAAATATTATTCTATAAATTATTATTAGTTTTCTGGCAAACTTAAAATAATTAAAATTTATAAATAAACGAAGTTAACAAAGTTCACATTATCCTAGCAAGTTTAAATAATTAATTATTTGTAAATTTAATATATTATTCTATAAACTATTATTTATAAATCTTATTTATCCGGCAAACTAAAATAATTATTATTTATAAGTAAATGAAGTTAACGAAGTTCCCATTATCCTAGCAATTTTAAATAATTAATTATTTGTAAATTTAAAATATTATTATATTAACTATTATTAGTTTTCTGGTAAACTTAAAATAATTAATTAATATTTATAAATAAAAAAAGTTAACAAAGTTAAAAGTTAACAAAGTTCCCATTATTCTAGCAATTTTAAATAATTGATTATTTATAAATCTAAAATATTATTCTATAAACTATTATTTAGACTGATGCAAAATAGGCTTATTCATTTTATTATAAAATAGTGTTCTCATTCAATTTATATATAACTTATTATAATTATGAAACCAAAAATGAATAATACTTATAATAAAATTGTTATATCCTGATATATTATATATATATGGGAACTTCGTTTATATCCAGATCCATATAAAAAATTAAAAGGACGTCCTAATAAATAAACTGAGTTCCAAATATGATTTTTATTTAAAACAAACGTAGTTCCATATGGCATATTTTAACTACTGGTTTATCATGGACAAAGTGAAATATTAAATATTAATTTGGATTTAGTAAGAAAAAAATAATGGAATCCAATAAATTGGGTATACTTAGGAGTTTTTGAAAAAGCATATAAAATTATGTTAAATTAATATAAACGTAAACAATTGAAGATCCCAATCTAATAATTTTTTTATAGATTCTACCAAATATTTTATAATTTTTCTGGTAAACTTGATTTTGGATATCCGAAGATCAATAATAAAATAAAAAATAAACGAAGTTCCCACAACATAAACGAAGTTTCAAAATCAATTAAATAAGTGTTATTATTGATCAAAATGGCACGCCGCATTATATAAATATTCTTATGTCTATTCATGATGCAAAAATCATGGATACACAAATAAATGATAATTTAAAAAATAATAAAAAACCTATTAATTTAATTGGTGATAAAGGTTATATTAAAGGGGATGATTATAGGAATAAAATTTATAATGAAAATAAACAAAGTTAATGGTTCCCAATAAAATTAATTACACCTAAAAAACGTAATATGAAAAATAATAATCAAGACATAAACTGTATAGATGAACTCTTATTAAAAGACTGAAAGATAACCCGAAGGGCAAGCCGTTATAAGGTTGAACATTTTTTTGGTAAATTGAAAAAATGTTTTAAACGTTTAATTATTATTAATGATAAAATATTAAAAAATTATTATGGTTTTACTCATATAGCTGCTTCTTTTATATTATTAAGTCTTAGTTTATGAAAAAATGCATAACTTCCCCTATAATAGATTAGATTTTTTTAAATTTAAATAAACGAAGTTAACTGTGTTCCCTAATTATAAATATGTATTATTAATTTTGAATACAATAAGCTATTAATTAAATAATTATAGATAATAATTTAAAAATTTAGAACTTCATTAACTTTATTTATTAATAAATTAAATAAGAATCCAAATTAAATATAAAATGAATAAACGTAGTTTCACCTAATTTTTCCTCAGACTTAATATTTTAACTGATGAAATGATACAAATTATATCTAGTATTACACAATTAAAAGAATTAGTAAGTTATTTATTTCATTCAAAATATTTTAATGAAATAAATATTTCTGATGACTTATTTATAAATAATATAAATAGTATTAAGTTACAATATATTGATTATGATAATATGCATAAATAAAGTTATTATTGATTATATTATTTATACATAAGTAATATAATAATTAATAAATTAATAATTTCTTTATGTATGTATAATAATTTATTTGAAATAATATTATTATGTTAGATATGATTATTATCTTCTGTTATGATTAGCGTTTATCATAATCTTGTTGAAAATAATAATATAACTAAATTAGCTTTCTATATATGTTTATTATTATAATTCATAATAAGCGCATTTTAATTATTAAAATATTTTTTGTTTATTATTAATTTAAGAGAACTTTGTTTATTATCTAAATTATTTAAATTATTGGTTTTTAATTTTTAAATAAATTAATAATAAACAGTAAATAAAACAGATGATAGTAAACATGTTTTAAATAAAAAAATAAATAACAAAGTTATTTATTTTTTTATTTATTTAAAATATTTTCATTAGGGATGATTTAGTAAAATAAAAAATTGATAAATCAATTTTTTATTTTTCATTTTTAAATATATATTTTACCGTAGCCATTTTGGCTCAAGCATTACACACACTACAAAATTAATAATAAGTTATCATATGGATTGTTTAGGGTGTAGTGAATCTTATAAATATTTAGATAGTAATAATATTGAAAAACTACAACTTTTAAGTAAACAATCAGAATCTGGATATAATAATTCATATGAACGATATACATTTTTTCATGAAAAATTTAGCAAGATTAATCAAATAAGACAAAATTTCTTAATAATGTGTCAAACAGACTTATCCGAAAAAAAAGATGCTATTGAGTCTGTATATAATTCTTTAAATGATCAGTGTAATTTTTTCCTATTTGAAAATTCAGTATTTAAACAAATTATAAATTATGATAAAAATATACATGATGAATATACTTTTTATATAAATTTATCTCATAATATATCTGATGATATAAATGAAAACCTTCGTCAAGCACGACAACGTCTAAAACTATTCTATGCATATTATAGCGAAGATAATACAAATAAATTTTATGAAGACTCAATTAATGATACATTACTATTAATTAATATTTGTTTGAATATATGTAAATATAATACACAATGTAAAACAGATTATAATTCAGTAACATATCCACATATTACAAAATCAGAACTACAAGAACAAATAGACGCGTATAAAACTTTACAAGAAAAATATAAACCGTATAGTACAAGTAACAGCTTTATTCCAAATCTACATAATACATCTTTAAATTATGAAAATCATACTGGCACAACAGGGTCAAGTTCTAGCACAAGAATACCTAATATATATGCTCATGTTCAAGACTTACAAACTCAACCTTCTACTTTTTATAGTAAGTCAGAAATATCAAATTGGCCATAAAAATATAATTTATTTTATGAAAGATATTATATAAAATTATAATTATATATATATATTAAAAAAATATATAATATATATATAATGCAATATATACAGGTTAGCGATTCATTAAAAAATCATATAGTAAGAAATTTAATAGAACCATCTTATAAACAAGATATAGAAACTATGATAAAACAAATAAAACGTGCAAAATATTCAGGTCATATGTTAGAAACAATATCAAAAATTTTGGTTTCTTTTGGTACTATAGTTAGTTTTTCATCTGGTTATTATACTGGCTACTCACATATGTTAAGTTTTATTTCTGGTTGTATATCTACTGTTAGTTTAACATTATTACATATATCTTCTTTTGCTTATAAAGAATCTAGAAAACAAACATCCGAATTAAATATACTTTTACAAAAAATGGGTCTTGAATCTTATAATACTACAGACTTAAATAATTCACATATAAATATTGAATATATAGAATCCGAAAGTGATACTGAAGCATCTACCTAATTATAATAGATATATTTATTATCATCTAAAAATATAGACTTAATTATATATATTTTAATATTTTATATTATTTTATTCAAAAAGTTTATTATGAAATATAACTAATTAATATTACCATTTTTAAAAATATTATAATCTTTTAATTTATTATAATATTATTTATCTAAAAATAGTAATAATTATGTTTTGTTTATTATTAATCTTATTTATCAAAACTAAATAAACTTCTAATTATTAATACTAAATATATCTATATAAAAAATATAAATTAAATAATATTTTACTTTTTTTATATACTCATAATTATCCCATAAATCCTAATAAATTTATTAATCCTATAATAAATTGTAAATATAAGAATTTTCAAATTTTTGTTTTATGATTATAAAGATATATCATCAAAAAATAAATTAATTAGTTAATTCTAAAATAATTGGTGCATGATCACTACCTTCTATTTTATCTAATATATTACTTTCATAAAGTTTATTTATTAATTGTGGAGATATTAGAAAATAATCAATACGCCAACCATTATTTTTTAATCTAGATTTAAATCTATAAGACCAATAAGTATATTTAATTAAATCAGTATGTAAATGTCTAAATGTATCAATTAATTTAGTTTTATCTAATAATTTTTGAAAAGATGTTCTTTCTTCAATAGTATAACCGGCAGTTCTTAAATTTTTATTAGGATTTTTAAGATCAATTTCTTTATGTGCAACATTTAAATCTCCGCATACAATAACAGGTTTATTTTTTTGTAATTTAATTATATATTTTATAAAATTAGAATCCCATATATTAACTCTATAATCTAATCTTTGTAATATAGATCCTGAATTAGGTGTATATACATTTATTAAAAAATAATTTTCAAATTCACAAGTTATTAAACGTCCTTCATTATCAATATCATTTAATCCATACATAATATTAATTGGTTTTATTTTAGAAAATATACATGTACCTGAATAACCCTTTTTTATTTTTGAATGATTATAATACATATTATAGTCTGTATTAATAAATTCTATATCTGTAATATCTGTAACTGTTTTTATTTCATTTAAACAAATTATATCTGGGTTTTCTTCATTTATTAAATCATATAAATATGATTTTTTTAATAAAGAACGTAAACTATTTACATTCCAAGAAATAATTTTCATTATTATAATAACAATTTATACTTTTATATTTATACTCATAAATATTTAAAATAAGACAAATAAATATCAAAAAATAAAACTTAAGGTTTTCCCGTTACTGAGCATGTAAATTATGATTTTTGGGGAAAACTTTATTTATTTTTATCAAATATTATGAATTTATAATTTAATCTTATATTAATTCTAATTTTAAAAATAATTGGAAGCAAGCTTTAAATTTATAACTTCTGCTAAATATTTGAATTTATAATTTAATCTTATATTATTATTATTTTAACAGAAATTAAACTGCGTTCCACAAATTTTAGATAAATTTTTAAATCTTAAATTATTCATCATCAGAAAAATTATAAAAATTAAAAAAAAAATAAAATAAACTACGTTATTTATGGTTTAAAAAATTATTTTGGAACGTAGTTTAATTTATCTGAAATTTTTGGAATGCAGTTTAATTTCTCTGAAAATAACAATAATTTTAATTTAAAAAATAATTGGAAGCAAGCTTTAAATTTATAACTTCTGTTAAATATTTAGAATTATAATTTAATCTTATAATTATTTATATTAAAAATAATTATAAATTTGGAGGAGACTTCGTTTATTTTTATCAGATATTATAAATTTATAATTTAATCTTATATTATTGCTATTTTCAGAGAAATTATAAAATATCTTAATTTAAGATTTAAAATTAATTTTGAATTATAGTTTATTTTTTTCTGAAAATTTTATAATTTCTCTGAAAATAACAATAATAAAAATTTTAATAAAGTAATAATATAAAGATTTATTTTATTTTTTTTTAATTAGATATCAAGTTCATTATAAAAATCATATTCTAATTCGTGGATATACAATTCATCGCTATCTTCATTATATCTAATTTGAATAGTTTGAATTGTTTTACCATTTTGAGTAATATATAATTTTTGAGCATTTAATTTTCTATGATATTCATCATATTCATTATAATAATCTAACATTTTATAATTATATAGATGAGGTTGAAATAAATAATCATAATTTCTAAAAATTGTAATTGTATTAGCATATTCTAATATATCATGTTTAAAATCATTATATAAGTTAGATTCTATATATTTTTCTAATGGAATATTATTATCATCAATATAATCAGTAATAAACTGTGTTAATTTATTTTCATCAATAATATTTTTAAGAAACTGTGATATTTCAATATTAATATCTCTAATTGTATGATTATGTACATAACCATTTTCACAATCTATTTCTACTTCTTCTCTATTTGGATACATAATTAAATTTTCATTATATGGTGATTTTAAACGATCACTATTATTATAATGACATAATGAACGTAATATTAATTTAATATTATATATACTTATTACATCTGTAATATTATCTTTTAATGCTTTTAATATTATATTAAAATTTAATCTAGGAGTTAAACAATTTACTGATTCAATATTATATAACCAATCATATTTTAATATTTTTATAATTTTATTTTTTAATTTTTTATATATTTGCATTTCATATGTTTCAATTAATTCTTTTAATACTTTATTGAAAAGAACACGATAAGTATTATCATATTCATATATTTTTGTTTTAAGAGCATTAGGCATATTATTGTACATACATTTACGTTTCATATTTAATATAATATATTATATTTATAAATTAAAATAATTTCATATCATTTTTTTTATTGAAAGCATATTAAACATTTATTAACTATTAATTATAAATGAATTCATACCCTAAAATAATATTAGTAAAAGATTATTTTAAAATCCATAATTTTTATAGTAAAATTTATGGAATTGATAAAACTATAATATTAATAATGGTTGGGTCATTTTATGAAATATATGCGACTGACTCTGAAGGTCCTAATATTATGAAAGTATCACAAGAATTAAATATAATATATACTAAAAAAAATAAGAGTTTACCAATAAGTCAAACAAACCCTTATATGATGGGTTTTCCTATTTATACAGTATCTAATTTTTTAGAAAAATTAATAGAATTAAATTATATAGTCATAAAAATAGATCAAGTTACTAATCCACCAAATCCAGAAAGAAAAATTACAGGTATTTATTCAAAAACTACTTATGTAGATAAAATAAATGATAATTCTATTAAATCTAATAATTTAGTATGTTTAGTGTTGGATAAATGTAAAGATAATTTAATAATTGGTATTTCAGCCTATGATTTTCAAATTGGTATAGGTGCAGTATATGAAACTTCATCAAATAATAATGATATATTATTAGCTTTAGATGATATAAATAGATTTCTTGATAAATATCCGGTACGTGAGATTATAATAGAAACTAATATAGATTCAATATTAACTATGAATATTAAAGAAATTTATAGTTATTTAAATATTAATGAAAATAATATTTATCATATTACTATAAAAGAACATAAAAATATTATATGGCAAAAATTATTATTAAATAAAATATATAAAACAGAATTAAATATAGATATTATTGAAAAATTACATTTAGAATATTGGAATTGGGGAAGATTAAGTTTAATTATATTATTGGATTATGTTTTATCACATCAAAATAAACTGGTTATTGATTTAAAAGATCCTATTATTTTTGCTAGTAATGAATATTTATATATGGGTAATAGATCATTAGAACAATTAAATATTAATAAATTGAATACACTTATAGATTATACAAAAACAATTTTAGGAAAACGATTTTTAAGTAATCAATTATCATTACCATTAATAAATATTGAAAAATTAAATAGTAGATATAATATGATTAAAATATTAATAGAAGATAAAAAATGTTATAAATTAATAACTTATTTAGAGGATATTTATGATTTAGATAAAATAATAAGGAAAATAGAGATTAATATAATAAATCCGCAAGAATTATATAATTTATATTTATCATTTTATCAAATAAATCAATTAATAAAATATTTTATTAAATTTAACTTAATAGAAATATTCAAAATAGATAATGAATTAATTTTAAATATAACAAATATATTATTATTTATAGAAACTAATTTTATACTTGATAAAATAAATAATATAAATTTTAATAATTTTTCAGAATATGAATATTCATTTTATCAAATAAATATACATAAAGAATTAGATGATATACAAAATAATATTGATATATGTCAGAATTTTATGAAATATTTAATAGATGAACTAGAAAAAATTATAGAATCTAAAATTAATTTAAAATATAATGATCGGGATGGTTATTATTTATTTTTAACAACTAAAAGATGTTCAATATTAAAAAAAAAATTTATAAATAAAATACAAATTGGAAATATAGAATTAGATATATCAGATTTAGAATTTAATGAATTACCTAAAACTCCTAATACTAAAATAAATTGTAATAAAATGAAAGAATTATCAACTAATTTAATCAATTATAAAATATTAATGGCTAAAAAATTAAAAGAATATTTTAAAAATGATATAGATTTATTTAAAAATAAATTTATAACATATTTAAATAAATGGGCTAAAAAAATAGGATTTATTGATTTTATTAATAGTGGTGCTATTTGTGCTATTAAAAATAATTATTCTTTTCCATTAATAGAAAATAAAGAACATAGTTTTATTAAAGCTATAGAATTAAGACATCCTATAGTAGAAAAAATTAAAACTGATACAGAATATATCCCTCATAATATAGAATTAGAAAATAATGGGATATTATTATATGGTATTAATTCTTCGGGTAAATCTACTTTAATGAAATCCATAGCTGTTAATATTATATTAGCTCAAATTGGTTATTATGTAGCCGCTACAGAGTTTATATATAATCCTTATTATTCATTATATACCCGTATAGGTAATAATGATAATATGTTTAGGGGTCAGAGTTCTTTTTTAGTAGAAATGATGGAATTAATGAGTATTTTAAAAAGAAATAATAATAAAACACTAGTAGTAGCAGATGAAATAGCTTCAGGAAGTGAAATTAAAAGTGCAACTATTATTATTTGTTATATGATTGAAACATTAGCTAAATCAAATACCAGTTTTATAACAGCTACACATTTACATGATATAGCTAATATGGAATGTATCAAAAAATTAATTAATGTTAAAATAAAACATTTAAAATTAACATATGATAATGTAAATGATATTTTAATTTATGATAGGAACTTATTAGATGGTCAAGGTGAAACATTTTATGGATTACAAATTGCAAAATATTTAATGAAAAATACATTATTTAATGAAAGAACACAAGAAATATTAAATGAATATAATAATTTGAATTTAAAAAAAAGTAAATATAATTCTAAAATTTATATGGAAAAATGTGAAGTTTGTAATTCAACTAATAATTTAGAAACTCACCATATTATTTGGCAAAAAGATTTTAATAATAATCTAAATAAATTTTATTTACAAAAAAATAATGAATGTAATTTAATTATATTATGTGTTTTATGTCATGATAAAGTAGATAAAGATGAAATAATAATTGATAAATATAAAGAAACTTCAATAGGTAGAAAAATAAATTATTCTATTAATATATCACCACCTAAAAAATCTAAATATTCACAAGAACTAATTGATTTTATAATGCAGTTTCAAAAAAAACATTCTACTGAACCACGAATAGTAAGAATAAAAATAAAAGAGCAATTTAATATTAATGTTTCAACTAATACTATAATAAATTTTTGGAATTCAAAAGTATAATTTATTTATATAACCAATAAAATTATATTTAGTTATTAATATTAAATTAATATGATTAATCAACAAAAACCATAAAATTATGGCAAGGTTGATGTAAACATACCAAGAGACCTCTAAATGCGGATCGTCATCTCCGCATGATCATGAAGTACTTGTCTCTGGTAGTTTTTCAAGTGTACCCGCATAAAGTCCAAAGATCTGCATACTGTACAATGCAAATCTAAGACTGGAAGGATTTATAATCCTAACGACTCAACCCGGGGGAGGGATCCAACGGGGAGAAAAATCAACCCTGATGGAAGAATCCACCCAGGGGGAAGTTCTAACCCTGGGGGAGGGTAGAAATCCCGTGGCGGCGGTGGTGGCGGACCAGTTGGCGCCGGTGGTAGTGCTCGCCGTTGGTTATCTTCTTTTGGTGGTGGTGGTGGTGGACCAGTTGGCGCCGGTAGTAGTGCTCGCCGTTGGTTCTCTTCTTTTGGTGGTGGGTTGTTTGGTGATGAATCTTGTGACGATGGTGGTGATCTTTTCGTAGTACGTCTACCTGTCACTCTCTTCCACGGGTTTGCCTCCGGCGATTCCGCGGCTGTTGGCATCTCAAGCCTGGGCGCGTTGGTGCTAGTTATGCTGTTGCAATATGCTTGCTCACTAGCTTGAGCCAAAATGGCTACGGTAATATGATAAAAATAAAAGAACAAATATACAAATAATTTATCAATTTTTTATTTTACTATTAAAAAAATCATTATAACCATTAAAAATAATTTACACAATAATGTTTATTGTATAACTATAAAATCTTTCATTATCATAATCAATATATAAAATTATTTAATTCTTTACTATCTGCATATTAGAAAAACTATAATTAATTACTATTTGTTATATAATATTTAATAAACTATTATATAATACATTTTTAATTATAATTTATAAAAAATATGTTTATAAAATAAATAAAATTTATAAAGTTAATAAAGAGTTTATATATTATTTTTAGTATAATAAAACATCTTTATTCAAATTATTATAAATTATTAGATAAAAATTAAGGCTTATTCATTTTATTATAAAATAATGTTCTTATTCAATTAATATATAAATTATTATAATTATAAAACCAAAAATAAGTAATATTTATATAACATTGCTATATCTATTTTAAATAATAAACAATGATCCTGATCTATATAAAAAATCAAAAAGACGCGATATAAGTATGAATATGATTTTTATTTAAAACACATATATAACATTTTAATTACTAGTTTATCAAGGGCATATTAAGTGAAATATAAAATATTACTTAAAATTTAGTAAAAAAATAATAAAATCCAATAAATGGATATCTTTAGAAGTTTTTAAAAAAACATATAAAATTATATTGATTTAGTAAAGATTTGCTTCTAATATTATATGCTTTTTCAAAAACACCTAATAATATCCATTTATTAGATTCCATTATTTATTTTCTTACTAAATCCAAATTAATATTTACTATTTTACTTAAGCTAGCCCATAATAAATCTGTAATTGTAATGTTATATATGAGAATATCGTTAACTTCGTTTATTTTAAATAACACTCATATTCATATTTTTTAGGGCGTTTTTTTGATTTTATATATAGTTCAGGAACTTCGCTTATTATTTAATAAACAAAGTTAGCGTAATTCCTGATTTAGCCAGAAATTAATAAATAAATAAATTTTATTAATTATTATTATTTTGGATATTATTGTTATTTTTAGAGAATCATAAAAATTTCAGAAAAATTATAAAATAATAATATTATTATTAAGAACTTTATTTTAATTATTTTAAATATTATTGTTATTTTCAGATAAATTATAAAAATTTCAAAAAAATTATAAAATAATTTTTTAAATCATAAATTAAAATATTTTGAAATGGAACATAGTTTATTTTATTTTTTTTTAATTTCTCTGAAGATAAATAATTTAAGATTTACAAATTTTTTTATAATTTCTCTGAAATTTTTATAATTTATCTGAAAATAACAATAAATAATATTATTATTTAGTTAGAAATAAAGTTATTTTAAATATTATTGTTATATTCAGATAAATTATAAAAATTTCAAAAAAAATATAAAATAATTTTTTAAATCATAAATTAAAATATTTTGGAATGGAACGTATTTTATTTTATTTCTTTTTTAATTTTTAAATCTTAAATAATTTCTCTGAAAATAACAATAAATAATATTATTATTTAGTTGGAAATAAAGTGATTTAAAATAATAAGAACTTTAATTATTTTAAATATTAAACAATAATATTATTATTAAGTTAGTTGGAAATTAATAGATTTTAAATAATGAGAACTTTATTTAATTTATTATAAAATAATACTCTTATTTAATTGTTAAAAATGGAAACTCTATTAACTTATTTTATTTATAAAATAAACAAATTAACAAAATTATCAATATTTCCGCTGAATAAATGAAATTAACAAAATCTTTTATATTATTATTATTACTATAATAATAATGATTCTTATTCAATTTATTAAAAATCATAACTTATTTAATTTATAAAAATATGAACTTTGATTATTTATAAAATAAATAAACTTACTAGGATTATACGTGTTTTCTGAATAAAGAGTATTTTATAAATATGTTTATATAAATTAAATCAAACTAATAAGAAGTTATTAATAATTGAAACTTCAGTTATTTTAAGGTTATAATAAACACTAATCATAACAAACGATAATATACATGTCTAATAAACTAGCTTTATTGATATTAATAATTCAAATTATATATTTATCAAGGAAAATCTATTATTTGTTAATAATTATATACATTATGATTATTTAACAAAAAAATATAAAAATAATTATTTATTATTTTTGAAAAAAAAATTTATTCTCTAAAAATAGCAATAAATATAAAATTATATGATAATGCAAGAATTCATTATTTAAAACTTTTTAAAAATACTGTATAATTATATTAAAATATTTACTATACAACACACATTAATTATATTATTGCTATTTTCAGAAAAATTTAAGATTTAAATTAATTTCATATTTTTTCCGAAAATTTTATAATTTTTCTGAAAATAACAATAAATTAGTTTTATCTGAAATAATATTAAATTATAATAAGAATCTAGATATAAATTATATAATGAATAAAACTTTCTAATAATTTTGTTAAATAAACAAAATTAACGAAGTTTCCATAAATAATTCTTTAAATTTGAACTACAATAATAATTATATCATAGCATATTTAGTGCTATTAGAAAAAAATAACAAAACAACAGTTTTATTAATAAAACTGTTGAAGACAATGAACACCTAATACCAAGAGACTGTCGCAAGAAGAGCAATCTCATTCTCGACCCTTGGTACTCAGTGCCGCTCTTCCTCTAAACCCACCGAAGGCAGAATAGAAGATTCTTGGCTGAAGCCAGGTCAAGTTCTGGGTTCTCTTTTTTCAGAACATCCAAGACGGTATCCATGGTAACCACGTCATCGGAATTCGGGAAGTTTCCTTCGATTGAAAAATTTCGAAACCGTTCCTTGAACTCCTCAACACACTTGGTGTTAGACCACAATGTCCTGAGGAAAAGAGGAAGTTTTTCTTTGGTAAGCTCAGCCGCATGTATGCCATTGCATGGCTCGTGCTTTCCACTTATGCGGTTCCACCTTAAACAAAACGCTTTTTTCTCCTCCTTGTAGCAGAAACCGCATAACAACAGTAATTCCTCCTCTGTCAGTATCTCGTGCGCCTCAGCCATCACGGCTGCTCTCGCAGTTTTCTGTGCAGCACTCATACTCACTGTCGTACCACAATCACAAAGCAATCAAGCAAGCATTCAACGCCTTGAGCCAAAATGGCTACGGTAATTAGTTTTATATAAAAAAAACAATCATACACTTTATTTTTCATTTTTATTATTATGATTATTATTAGAATCTAGTTATTATTATATATTTTGAATTATTATTTATTGTCTAATAAAAATAGATTCTTATTTATTTTATTATAAAATCATATTTAATTAATGAAAATGATAACATCATCGTTTATTTATAACATAAACAGAATTAATAAATTTATTAATATTTTCACCTAATAAATAAAGTTAATAGAATCTCTTATATTATTATCATTATTATTATAATAATTATCCTTATCCAATTTATTAAAAATCAAACTTATGTAATTTATAAAAATGAGACTTAATAAAATTATAAGTGATTGCAGAATAAAGTTTATTTTATTTTTTTTTTAAATTTGTATAATTTCTCTGATGATGCAATAATTTAAGATAAATTATTTTGGAACGGAACATAGTTTAGTTTAATTTTTCTGAAAATTTTGGAACACAGTTTAATTTCTCTGAAAATAACAATAAATCGAATAAAAATAATTTTTTATTAGACTAATAAAAATCAAATTTATTAATAGTTTTATTTTCAATAAGGTTATAATAAACACTAATCATAACAAAAGATAATATACATGTCTAATAATATAATAATATTATTATTTAGTTAGCAGATATCAATTGATTTTAAATAATAGAAACTTTATTTTAATTATTTTAGATATTAAATAATAATATTATTATTTAGCCGGAAATCAATTGATTTTAAATAATAGAAACTTAATTTTAATTATTTAAATTTAAAAATAATATTATTATTTAAGTTAGCTAAAATAATTTTTTTATTTAAATAATGAGAACTTTATTTAATTAGACGGAAACCAATTTTATATTTAAATAATGGGAACTTTAAATTTAAAAATAATATTATTATTTAATTAGCTAAAAATCAATTTTAGAAAGTAGATTATTATAAATAATAAGAACTTTAATTATTTTAAATATTAATTTATAATATTAGTTAGTCAAAAATTAATTTTAGATTTTAAATAATTAGGTATTTTAATTTTTATTATTTTAAATATTATTTTTATTTTAAGAGATAAATTATAAATTTATCTCTTAAAATAGCAATAAATAATAATATTATTATTTAGTCGGAAAATAGGTAGATTTAAAATAATGGAAACTTTAATTATTTTAAATATTGAAATGTATATTAAACTGAAATTATATTTTAAAAAATATAATTTCCAGGTTGGTATAATTAGTGTTTAGTATAACCTTATTAAAAATAATGAAAGAAGTTCTTATAAAAAAATTGACGTTCAATATATGTTTATTATTATAATTATTTTTATTTATTGGACATGTTTATTATCATATGTTTCATTTACTGTTTATTATCAGTTTATTTAAAAATTAAAATTTAATAATTTAAATAAGTGTGGTTAACGAAGTTCCCCATTATTTTATATAAAATATTGATTTAAATAATAATTTAAATAATTTGGTTAATAAAAGAAGTTAACTAAAATCATGTAAATTAATAATAGATATGTTTAATATCATCTGTTCGGATTATTAGTATTAACCTTATTGAAAAATAATAATAATAATTATAAAAATTTCAAAAAAATTATAATATTATTTTTTAAACCATAAATTAAAATATTTTATAATTTCTCTGAAATTTTTATAATTTCTCTTAAAATGGGAATAATATAGTTTTATATTTAACTATATTTAAGTTCTTCCAAAAAATAATAAATAATTAACTTAGTTAATGGAACTAGTAATAATTATATTTATTGCTATTTTTAGAGAATTTTTTATAATTTCTCCAAAAATAAGAATAAAACTAAATTATCATTATTATAGCTGATAATAATTTTTATTTCACATAATTTTGTTGTTATAATTTCACCTTTTTTTAGAATAACTATAATATATGTAACCATTAACACAAAACAAAGATACAATAATTTTTATTGTTATTTTTAGATAAAATAACAAAGTTCCATTTATAAAAATTAATAATTATGAATTTTAATAATTATATTCGTATACAAAATATAATACTTTTGAAATAAAATAAAATGTTTTATATTTAATATATTTAAAAATCTAATAATTAAAACTTCATAATTTTAGACTTTGTTTATTTTAAAAAAAAATAAAAGATTAATCCAACCAAAACTATAAAATTATAGCAAGGTTAAACATACGGAGCTAAATGGGGGTTATCATTTCCGCATGATACTTCATTATGTACGTGTCTCCGGTAGTTTTACAAGTGTACGCGCGCATATGGTCAATAGACTCGCAAACTGTACAAAGTTCGAATCCGGTAGACCTGAAAGGGATTTAATTCCCTGGAAAAGATCTCACGAAACCAAAGAACGCCCCCAACTCTTCCGGATACTATCCATACCCAGATAATCATTCCAAGGATTGAAGCTTTGCACCGATGGTTGATCTGTTGAAGATAACGACGGCGAAGAATCATCAATCGGTGGCGATGGTGGATCGTAGTTCGGTGATGGAGGCATTGTGCGTTGTTTTTGTTGCGGTGGCAGTGATGGTTTCTGTTTTGGTGGTGGCGGTGGAGGTGGTGGATCATGGTTCGGTGGTGAAGGCAGTGTGTGTTTTTTATGTTGTGGTGGCAGTGATGGTTTATGTTTTGGCGGTGGAGGTGGAGGTGGTAGATCATGGTTCGGTGTTGGATCGTGATTCGGTGGTGGATGCGGTGTGCATTGTTTCTGTTGCGGCGGTTTGTGTTTTGGTGGTGGCGTTGGCGGTAATTTGTGTTTTGCTGGTAGCATCTCAAGGAAGTTCTGGAGGTATGCTAGATATGCGTTGCAATATGCTTGCTAACTAGCTTGAGCCAAAATGGCTACGGTAATATAATAAAAATGGAAGAACAAATATAAAAATAATTTATCATTTTTTGTTTACTGTTCTAGGATATGTTTATTATTGTATTTTTATTTAATTATTTTTTGTTTATTATTAATTTATTGAAACTTTGTTAACTTTAGTTATTACAATAAATAGTTTTAATAATAACTTTAATTATTTAAATTATTATTAAAACTAATAAACAAAGTTTTTTTAAATAAAATAATAATAAATAAAGTTAACAAAGTTATCAAAATTCCTATTTATTTAAATACTAATGAAAATTTAATTTTATCATTTTCTCAAGAATTGATTACATAAATACAAAATCATTAATTGATATTGGTAATAAAATCTTTAAAATATTGATGTGGTAATACTTATATGTTTGATGGTATTATTATTAAACAGTTAAAAGTTTAAAATAAATTAAATATTCTTATTATTACACCCAACCTATAAAAACTGCACCATAATTTACTAATAACTTATTTAATAAATTTATAAATTTTGATAAATTTAAAATTCATTATATAGAAGATTCTACATTATTAAATAATATTAAAACAAATGATAATAATATATTTGTTATATCTAAACAACTACAAAAATATATTAATGATAAATTAAGAATTTGTATTATGTATTATTGGAGTTGATGAAACGCATTTACCAGACCAACAAACTTATCAAAAAATATTTTAATATGATACTTATTTAAGATAACTATTAAAATATATTTACGGCTACTTATAATAAACTATTCATAGAATAGTTTATTTTACAAGAATGATAAATGTTTTTAGGATATTAAATTTGTATTTAATAACTAATTTATTTGATCAATATGATATAAAATAATAAAAATAACAATAAATAAAGAAAATAAAATAGTTTTTTGTTTTGATACTTTATTTGGATTAAAAAAAGTAAAAAATAAAATTTAGTTTTGAAAATAAATTCTATGATATATTGGTTATCATAAAGAAGAAAACAATGAAAAATATTTTTGCAAGAATAAATAATATTTAGTTTAAAAAAAAAATAAGAGTAATCAAAGTTTCTATTTAAACAAATATATTTTATGCCTTTTAATAATATTAATAAAATATTTGAATGTCTAAAAATATTAATGAAACAACACTTATTTACCTGATATTTGTAAATTAGAAATTACATATATTAATGAAATACCATTTTATAAATTGATTGGATAAACACAATAAGAAATAAAATTATTTGATAATAATAATATATATAATTAAATTGATGAAATAATAAATTATGCATTAAATAACAAAATTATAAAAAAATATGTCTAAAAAGAAAACATCAAACATAATATAATTATTAATAAAAATTATCAAAAATTTAAATTAAGAAAAATAAATAATAAAAAAAATAGCTTTATTAGAAATTTATTTTATTTATTTAATTATAAAAATCTATAATTTTTCTTATGGGCATATTTATTATTAGTTTATTTAAAAATTACAAATTAATAATTTAAATAATTATAATTATCAAAGTTTTCTATTATTTTATTTAAAAAAACTTTGTTTATTGGTTTTAATAACAATTTAAATAATTAAAATTATTATTAAAACTAATAATATGTGTAATAAACAAAGTTGCCGTAAATTAATAATAAATAATAATTAACTTAATAATTAAGATGTCACTAATTATAATAATAAATATACATCAATTAATTTATGGATTATAACTGACAATAATAAACACACCTAAATAATATATTTATTGTAATCTTATTATACTAATAATTATTTTAATTTTTTTGATAAATTGATGAACATTTTATTATCTCTCATATTTAAGTTAATGTGTAGTATCAGTTTATTTAAAATTAATAATTTAAAAATGAATAAACAAAGTTTTATTTTTATAACTTTATTAAAAAAAAATTTTTTAGTTGTAATAATAATTAAAGTTATTATTAAACTTAATAATTTGTGTAATAAACAAAGTTAATAAAAATTAATAATAACTAAATAATAATATAATAATTATAAATAAGAAGATATAACTATAACTTTTGTTATTTTCAATAAAATTATAATGAATAATAATTATAACTAATGAAAATATGTTTAATATCAAAAAAAATTATAAAAATTTATAATTTTTTTTACTTTGTTACGTCTAAACATCTGCAATATGCTGACATTTTAATGGGACGAAGACAAAATTAGACCTTGACGGGAATGCTTGTACTGGTTCTAGTTCTGATATCCTATATACATCGGTAAAAGGGGGGTCTGGAAAGCACTTGATTTATGCAGCCCCTGTTGCAGGCACATAGTCGTTGACCATGAACACAACGAGATTCTAACAATCGTCGACGATGGTCATGTTGAAAGTCTTCAGGATTTCGTGGGGGATCGTTTGAAGATCCGGGACGGTTAAAGTCATGAACGTCTGACGGCTGAGGACCACGAGTCATGCATTCTTGGACGAACCATGGGTTACGTTGTAATGCATCTTGTCCGCGTTGATGGTGCTGTGTTTGTACAGGGACACCGCCATTGCGACATTGTTCGAGGGATTCTTTGTGATAAATCTTTCCTTGCTCTCTAGCAAACATTAAACTCTCCTGTTCGCGTTTTGCGTCGGCAAGATGTGCAAATAAATACAGAAATTGCTTTTCTTGTTCGTTCGGGTTTAGATCTGTAATGGTCCGTAAGATTTTTATCATATCTTCGATGCCAACCACACGAAGACGACAGTCTAATCCCTTACCTATTTTGTACTTGTCATCATCCGCCGTGCATTCTTGGTCGTCGAGCCATGGGTTGCCTTGGTAATGCGGTGGTTTTTGTAAAGAGACACCAAACATGAAACTCTCTTGTACGCGTTCTGCATCGTCAAGCTGTTGAAATAAATTCCGGAGTACCTTATCTGTTTCTGTCGGATTGAAGTCCGTAATGGTGAGTAATAATTTTAACATGGCTTTGATGCAAGCTACGCGAAGACGCCAGCAATATCCTTTACCCACTTCGTAAATGTCATTCCCCACCATGACGTGGCACAGAACAAATCACCACACAATGCGCGATAACTGTCTGTAAGCCGCTTGAGCCAAAATGGCTACGGTAATGTAATATAATTAAAGAAACAAATACACAAAACAGTTATCATTTTTTATTTTTAATTTTATTAAATTATCTTTAATAAAAATATTTTAAAATAACTATATATTCCAAAAATATGATTCTATAAATTGTAATTATAGAATAATTAAAATTTTTTAATTAAAATTTTGTATAATTAAAATTTTTCAATTATAATTTAGTATAAGTTTTAATACTTATACTAAATACATAATATTATTGTTATTTTCAGAGAAATTATAAAAATTTCAGAAAAATTATAAAATAATTTTTTAAATCATAAATTAAAATATTTTGGAATAGAACGTAGTTTATTTTATTTTTTTTTTTAAATATGTATAATTTCTTTAATGATCCAATAATTTAAGATTTACAAATTATTTTATAATTTTTCTGAAATTTTTATAATTTCTCTGAAAATAACAATAATATTAATTATGGGAACTTCGTTATCTTCGTTTGTTTTCAATAAAAATAATTAATTTAATTATGTTTGATAAATACACAGAGGCGGGCAATAATTAGTGTTATTATTATTTTTGGAACTTCGTTTATAATTTAGAGCTTCTAATTATTATTTAATTAATATTAATTATGGGAACTTCGTTAACTTCATTTGTTTTTAATTAAAAAAATTAATTTATTGTTATTTTCAGAGATTAATTATTTAAAAATTATTAGATTAATTATTTAAAAATTATTATCAATATTAAATACTGTATTACGTGATTTATTTAAAATTGATGCATTTTGATATTGTGTTGGCCTTAATTCAAAAAAATTAGTTTTACCTTCTACAGATATACTTTCCATAAAATTAAATGGATTAATAGCATTGTATAATTTATTATATCCTAATTCTAATAATAGTCTATCAGCAACATATTTTATATAATCAGACATTAAATCGGAATTCATCCCTAATAAATTACAAGGTAAACTATGGCATATAAATTTTAATTCTATATTTACTGCTTCTATAAACATATTATGAATATCTGTTTCTGTCAATTTATTATTTAATTGATGATATAATAATATAGCAAATTGAGTATGCATTCCTTCATCTCTAGCTATTAATTCATTAGATGTACATAATCCAGGCATTACATTTTTCTTTTTTAACCAAAAAATAGCACAAAAACTACCAGAGAAAAATACACCTTCAATAATAGAAAATGCCACTAATCTTTTTGAAAAAGATTCATCTGATTCAATCCATTTAAAAGCCCAATTAGCTTTTTCAGTTATGCATGGAAATTCATTGATAGCATTAAATAATTTATTTTTTTCTTCTAAATCATCTTTCATTATATTCTCAATTTGTAAAGAATATACTTCAGAATGTATATTTTCCATCATCATTTGCCAGGTATATACAATAATAGCTTCTCTAATTTTAATATCATTTAAAAATCTATTACTTAAATTAATATTAATAATAGTATCTGAAGAAGAAAAGAACGCTAATAACATTTTAATAAAATATTGTTCATTAGGATTTAATTTTTGAAAATCATTATAATCTTTTGAAAAATCTATTTCTTCAGCAGTCCAAAAAGCGGCTTGTTGTATTTTATATGCATTCCAAATAGAATAATTTTGTATTGGATATACTGTTAATCTATTATTTTCAGTATTTAATAAATATTCATTATCCATTATATTATATGTTAAATATATTTTTATATATTTTTATATAAATATATTTTAATTTATTAACTGATAAAAAAAATCTAATTAATTTTCAATTCATTAATATAATTTTGGAAATATTATGTTTTAATATATAAGTCATAATCATAATATATTTAAAAAATAATAATAAATATTTTTAATTATTATTGCTATTTTCAGAGAAATTATAAAAATTTCAGAAAAATTATAAAATAATTTTTTAAACCATATATTAAAATATTTTGGGAACTTCGTTAACTTATTTTATTTTTTTTTAAATTTTTATAATTTCTATGAAGATGCAATAATTATAGATTTATAAATTTTTTATAATTTTTCTGAAATTTTTATAATTTCTCTGAAAATAACAATAATTTAAAAAATATAATTTGTAGTTTTTATTTTTATTAAAAATTATAACAATATTAAAAATTATAACAATATTATCAAATATTAAACATGTTTATTATCATTAGATTTAAAAATTAAAAAATAAATAAATGATATTAATAAAGTTCCAAAAAATTAATAATAAACAAAAAATAATTTAATAGTTAGAATAAAAGGCAATAATTATTCATACTTTATAATAATAAATATATATAAAGCACAATTTATTTATAGTTGGAACTTTATTTATTTTTAATAATATTATAATAAAAATTAATCATACACGCATATAATAAATATGTTCTTTATTAAATATAAAAAATTAATAATTTATTACTATGGGCATGTTTAGTATCATCTGTTTGGATTACTGTTTAGTATTAATCTTATTGAAAAATAATAATAATAATAATAATTAATAAACAAAGTTCCCAATAAAAAATAATAATGAAGTTAATGAGGTTCCCAATATAAAATAATTATAATAGAATAAAATAACTAAAGCTTGCTTTGTTAACTTCGTTTATTAATTATTATTATGTTTCATTAAGATTAATACTAAACAGTAATCCGAACAGATGATACTAAACATGCCCATATTCATATTGATTAATTTAATAAATGAAGTTAACGAAGTTCCCAATTATTATTAATAGATTTATTTATAATGCAATATAATAGAAATTTAAATAAATAATAATTTAAAAAATAATAAATAACTTATTATTGCTATTATCAAAAAAATTAATCTACATTACAAAACTATTTTATAAACCTTAAATTAAAATATTAGAACTACAATTATAATTTTTCTAAAAATAGCAATAAATTAGGCCTATAGATTAATAAAAAAATAATTAAGTATACTTATTTATTTTTTTATTAACTAAATTATTAATCTATAATATTTATAAAATTATAATAATAAATAAGAAATAAATAACTAATTTTTTGGGAACTTCGTTAACTTCGTTAACTTTGTTTATTTTAATAGATTATAATAAATAATATTAATAAATTTATATATTATTTATTATAATGTTAGATTACATTTTTTATGGCGGAGGAACTAAACAATGGACAACTTTATATCATAATGGCCCTTTATTCTCAGAATTATATAAACCACATAAAATACCAATAATAATAAATGGTATAGAAATAATATTACCAGAATTAGCAGAAGAATATGCAACAATGTATGCTAGATATTTAAATACTCCATATATTGAAAATAAAAGATTTAATAATAATTTTTGGAAAGATTTTAAAAAAGTATTACCTAAAAATACATATCAAATACAATCAATTAAAGAAATTGATTTTTCATTAATACATAATTATTTAATTAAAAAAAAAGAATCTATAACTAAAGAAGAAAAACAAAAACTTAAAGAAGCCCAAGAAAAATATGAAGAACCATATAAATATTGTATAATAGATGGAATAAAACAAAATATAGGAAATTATAAAGTTGAGCCTCCATGTATATTTATTGGTCGGGGTGAACATCCAAAAATTGGAAGAATAAAAGCTAGGATTATGCCTGAAGATGTTATTATAAATATTTCTAAAGATGCACCAATACCAAAACCAAATTTAGATAATCATAAATGGAAGAAAGTAATACATAATAAAGAAGTGATATGGTTAGCTGCATGGAAAGAAAATATTACAAATAAAATTAAATATATTTTTACTAGTTTAGATTCTATATTTAAATCTAAAAGTGATGAAGAAAAATTTAATTTAGCAAGAAAATTAAAAAAAAAAATAACATATATAAGAGACAGTTATGAACAAGATTTATCACATTCTAATATGAAAATAAAACAATTAGCGACTGCACTATATTTTATAGATCATCTTGCATTACGTGTAGGTGGTGGTAAGTCATCCAAAGAAACGGTGGATACTGTAGGAGCTACTACATTAAAAATTGAAAATATAAAATTATTAGATGATTTAATAATAAAATTAGATTTTTTAGGTAAAGATGTTATAAGATATTGTAAAAAAATAAAGGTAAGTAATGTAGTATATAATAATTTACAAATATTTATAGCTGATAAAGATAAAAAAAGTTTATTATTTGATTTAATAAATGCTACAGCATTAAATGAATATTTGATATCATATATGCCTAATTTAACTGCTAAAGTATGGCGTACTTATAATGCTTCTTATTTATTTCAAAAAGAATTAGATAAAATTAAAATTGCTGATAATATAGCATCTAATGAACAAATAAATTATTTAATTACAATGTTTAATAATGCTAATTTATCTGTAGGATTATTATGCAATCATCAAAAAAAATCATTATCTAAAAATAATTTAAGTAAATACACTGATAAAATAAAAAAAATAAAAACGTCTAAAAAAATGTCTAATAAAGAAATGAAAACAAAAATAAAATTATTAAAATTAAAAAAAAAATTATATATTAATACTAGAACAGTATCTTTAGATACTTCAAAAAATAATTATATAGATCCGCGAATAATATTTTCATTTATAAAAAAATATAATATTCCTCCAGAAAAAATATTTTCTAAAAAATTAATTAACAGATTTAAATGGGCAGATGATATTACAGATGAACATTTTAGATTTTAATATATTTTTAAGTAATTATATATTTATGTTTCCTAAAAAATAAAATTTGAAAAAATTAAACTACATTTTAATAATTAATAATTATTCAATTTAAAGCTTGTTTTCAATTGAAAATACATAAATATAACAATAAATAATTAAATTCAAATATTTTTATAATTATTAGAACATTTATATATTTATATTAATGTTTCTATTATTTTTAATATATTTATCTATTTTAATTTTTTATAAATAACTTTTTGATAATACATAATATATTTTATTAGTTTATAAATTCTTTATTTTATTAATTTTTAATATATTGTTTGTATCATTAATATTACTTTTAATAAAATTATATTAGTTATTCTAATAAACTTATATTTATTTATGGATTTTATATTGGGTATGTTTAGTATCATCTGTTAGGATTACTGTTTAGTATTAACCTTATTGAAAAATAATAATAATAATAATTAATATAATGGGCCTGTTTAGTATTAATCTTATTGAAAAATAATAATAACTAAAGCTTGCTTTGTTAACTTCGTTTATTAATTATTATTATGTTTCAATAAGATTAATACTAAACAGTAATTTGAACAGATGATACTAAACATGCCCATAAAAAAAATATTTAAAAAATTAAAAAATATTTTTTTTAATTTTTTAAATAAAGTAATACTAAACAACAAATGAAACATATGATACTAAACATACTCATTGTTTAATTATATATTATTTTCATTAAAATTATTATTTGTTTATTTTTAATTTTGAAACTTTGTTTAATTTTTCTAAAAACCAAAATAATATTATAATTTATTTAAAAATAAATTATAATCTAATAAATATGAATATAGAATTATTATTATCATTTCAAAATCATTCTGACTTACAAAATTTAGATAATAGTTTATTATTTACAAATAATAAAAATAATTTAATAAAAATAAAAAAAATGAAACATCAAATGACTATATTAAATAAAATGCATTTAATATTAAATAAATTATCAGAAAATAATATTAATAATATAGTATCTGAATTTATAGATACTATTAATTATATAACATTTGAAGAATATAATATTTTTTTAAAAAATGTATATTTAAAAATATTATCAGAAATTAATTTTATCACAATATATTTAAAGTTTTTAGAATTAGTAAATTATTTATATTATAAAATTTTTAATTATAATTTAGATTATTTTATACATATAATTAAAAATAAATTTAATTATGATTATTTAGATATTACGTATGAAGATATAATTGAAGATAATAGAATTAATAATATAATTTTAATAAAAAACTTATATGAATTTAATATGATAATTGAAGAAGCATATATATCATGTGAAAATATTTTATTTACACAAATTAAATTCCCTTCAGATATTTATTATTGGAAACCTGAAATTAATGATCAAACAATTATAAAAATAAATAATATGTTAAGTAATGAATTATGTTTTCGTGATAAAATTTTAATTGAAAGTTTATTAACTAATGATACAGATAAATCAATATTTTATTTAGAATTAAAATATATAATTAATGAATATATTAATTCTAATGATAAACAAAATATTATTAATTTCATTATTACTAATTGTAATGATTCTATAACAAAAAATAATTTTTGTATATATACATGTAAAATATTAGATGATGAAAATGAAAAAATAAATAAAATTTTAAGTATTTTTAAAAAAAATATTTCTAAATATGATATATTAAATATTATCAAAACTATTAAAAATCCTAATATAATTAATTATTTATCATGAATTATTTAGTTTTAATCATCTTTCTCAGCTAACTCTGACCATGGTGTTGTATTAAATAAACTTATATTTATTTTTTTTAGTTTTGACTTTGGCTTTGGGTTTGGGTTTGATTTATTATTTTTATGTTTTACTAATGTATAGTCTAAACTTTCATTTTTATTACTAAGAGGAATTTCTGTATCTGTTTTTTGATCTTGATTATTATTAACTGTATTTTCTAATGAGTTATTTATAGATGTATTAACTGTATCATTATCATTATTAGATGATGAGCTTGCTTTTTCAGTTATTATATTTTGATCTATTTTTTTATCTATATCAGTTGTATTATTAGGAGGAGTAGGACTTGAATTTGAACTTGAACTGGAATTTTCAATTATTATATTTTTATCTGTAGTATCAAACCGTGCCATCCATGAATAAGCATGACTAAAACATAATACTGATAACTCACATAATACTAATATATTCTGTTGATTTGTAGAAAATACTTGTACAAAATCTTTTATTTGATTTAAACAGATATCATTGTCATCAATATTAATAATTGTTGGTGTATTTGAAATGTTCCCCTTAATAATTTGTCTTTTATATTCAGTTCCAATTAATTTATATAAAAAATCATTCCATTCAATTATAATATTTTTTTGTTGTGTATCTATAATTTTATTAGATTCATTCCATAAATTATAATGAATATTATAAACTTTTCCAATAGGTATATCAAGATTTTTTATAAATAATATAAACTGAATAAAATGATTAATACATATATCTAAATTTTCTTCTGTAGGATTATTATAGTATTTATATGCTTCAGTTATTAATTGTTTTATAAGTACATTATCAATAAACGGTACATCATCTATTAATTTATTGTTATTGGGTTCCTGTTCTGGTATTTTATGTTCTTGAATTAAATTGTTTTTTAAATTAGGTGTATTCCACATATTAGGACGTTCAATTTTAGATTTAATTTCTGTAAATGGCAACGGTTCATTATTATTATCATTATGTAATATTCCAGTATTATAATTAAATGTAAAACCTCCCATATCTAAAAATTTATTTAAATTTTGTTTAACTTTTTCGCCTACAAGATTATTATATTTTGAAGATATAGAATATATAGAGGTAACAAATGAATATGCTTTATTTTTAATTGCTTTAGGATTTGTATTTTTATATTCTTTACAATGGATAACATAGTAAATTAAATCTTTAATCCACAACCAAACATTAGGATTATTACAAGAAGCATACATTTCTGTTATTTCTTTATTAATATATCTTGTTCCTGCATATAAATAATGTTCTTCATTAATTGTATATACATTATTACAAAAACACATAAAAAAATCATGATTATTAAAATGTAAACGATCACATGATTTAATAGGTTTAATAGTTGTATTTTCAATAGGACCACACGCTCCAGTGCATATAATAGTTCCTGCTATTTTAGACTTATCATTATTTGATGATTCTGTAAATACTATTCCTGAACAAATACTATTATTAGGATTTTTACATAATTTAGCTTCAAATTGTTCTTTTGATAAGGTTGATACATATTCATTTATAATATTACACCATGGTGTAAATTTAGTAGTCATTTATTCTTAAGCAAAATGCTTCTAATAGTTTAGACGCTTGAGCCAAAATGGCTACGGTAATTTAATATAATAAAAATACAAAAATAATAATTTGATTTATCAATTTTTATTTTTGTATTATCATATATTTCATTTACTATTTATTATTAGTTTATTTAAATATTGAAGTTTTTATTATCTTATTTAAAAAATAATTTAATAATTAAGATGCTAATTATAATAATAAACATATATAGAAAGCATAATTTATTTATAAGAACTTTGTTTATTATTTTTAATAAGGTTATAATAAATACTAATCTGCCCAAACAATAATAAACATGTCCATTATAATACTATATAATATTAATAAAATTAGTATACTTATAATTATATAGGGTCTGCATATACAACATCAATTATCATATATTCAAATGGAGTTTTATTTAATGCTTTAATAAAATAATCTGATTCTTCTTTATATTTAAAATCTATATATACAACAGAAGTATCAGTATAATTAATTACTTTTAATTTAATAATATGCCCCCAGTCATAAGTTAATTCCATCATTTCATAATTAGAAATATTATTAGGTAAATTAGAAATTTTAACTGTATGTTTTTTATATTCTTTATTTTTATTTTTATTATTATTATTATTATTATTATTATTTTTATTATTATTATTATTATTATTATCATTATTAGTATTTATTACTAAAGGAACTGAAGATATGTGTGTATCTTTACCACACATTATTGTTAAATGTAATCCAGAACATTTTCTACATTTTAACATATATTAATAATAATAATATATATTTTTATTTATAAGTATAATATTATTATAAATTATTATTTATTAATTTCTCTTTACTAAATAATAATTAATATTTTATGAATATTATTTTTCAAAATTAAAAATTAAAAAAATATTTTATTCTAAAATAAAATATATTAAAAAGGTAGTTATAATTTATATAAAATATATATATTTTCTTTGAATATACTAATAGTATATTTTTATTAATTAATAATAATTTCTATTATAATATAATGATTAATTATATTACAATTAAAATTATTAATATACATAATCACAATAAATTTGAATTATTAAATGATACTAATAATTTAAATATTATAATTAATATCTATAATTTAAATAATTATAAAATATTTAGTTGGATACAAAAAATAAATAATATTATAAGTATATATAATAATATTAAAACAATATATATTATATTTGATGAAAATATTAAAACTGAATTAATTCATAATAAAATTTTAACAAAATTAAATGATGTATTATATAAATATGAAATTGATTTTTTTAATTATATAAAAATTATTAATACAGGAGATATATCTGTAAATTTAATGTATGAATTATTTTTATATAAAGATATTACTATGAAACCAAATAAAACACCTAAAACATATGTAGAATATATTTTATCAAGAATACCAAAAAAATATCAATACAAGATATTTGATATTAATAAAATAACTAATTCAAATTTAACATTTCCATTAACTAAGGCGGTCGGGGCTGGTTCAATGCATGATAGTTATTTTATTCATATATTTCCTCAAAATCAATTAGAAAATAAATTTACAATTTATTTAATTGGTAAAAGTGTTACTTTTGATTCCGGAGGGTATAATTTAAAATCTGAAAGAAGTAATATCCATGATATGAATAAAGATATGATTGGTTCAGGAATATTAATTAGTGTATTAAATTTAATAGAATCTACTAATATAAATATACATATATTATTACCGGTTGTTGAAAATAGTATTGGTTCAACAGCATCAATACCAGGGTCTATTGTAAAATCAATGAGCGGTAAAACAGTAGAAATTATAAATACCGATGCAGAAGGTAGATTATGCATAGTAGATGCATTAGATTATATACAATTAGAATTAGCACCTAAATATGATAATTGTTTAATATTAGATATAGCTACTTTAACAGGAAATGTCGAAACCATAACGACTTATGTTTCTAGTATAGGATTAAATAATAAAAGAGGAAAAAAATATTTAAATCTATTAATAAAAATAGGAGAACATATAGGAGAATATATAGATACTATAAAATTAAGAAAAGACTATTTGGATTTATTAACCTGTACACATGTAGCAGATATAAAAAATATTAATACTTCATTTTCATGTGATTGTATTCTAGCTGGCGCATTTATGAATTATTTTATTTATCATAAAATTCCATGGGTTCATTTAGATATAGCTTCTGTAAGTGTGAAAGATGGTTGTGTATTAAGTTATGGTGTAAACTTATTATATCAATTTATTAAAATATTAATATAATTAAAAATAATATTAATAATTTAAGATATAATATATAGCTATAATATTGAAAATTCTCATATTACAAATTTATTGTTATTTTCAGACAGATTATAAAATTTTCAGAAATATTAAACTAAATGTAGTTTATTTTATTTTTTTTTAAATTTGTATAATTTTTTCGACGATGCAATAATTTAAGATTTACAAATTATTTAGGAACGGAACGTAGTTTAGTTTAATTTTTCTGAAAATAACAATAAATTATCAAAATAAAAAATTAATAATTAAAAATATTAATATATTTATTATACTTTTATTAAAAATTAAAACTAATAATTTAGATAATATAAATATTAATAATAAACAAAAATAATTTAATAATTAAATATAAATGTATTAATTATAACTATAATAATAAATATATATAGAAAGCGCAATTTATTTATATATTTATTTTATATAAGGTTATAATAAACACAAATCATAATATATAATAATAAACTGGTCTAATGTAATAATAATCTAAAATAATAAACTAATTATATTAAACATATTCATAATATTAATGTATTATCTTGTTTTGTTTTATGATATTTTTTCCGTGAGATCTTTTATATCTCCCCATACTGTAAATGAAAATATGGTAACAAAACCTGCACATATTAGTAAACCAAAAATACCCATTGTTTGTTTATTTAAAGGCATATTATTTCCATATAATGTAACCATAATAGTAATAATAATAAGTATAATTAAATTAGCAGATAGTAAGCCAACTAATGAGCTTAATTTTTTTTTTATTTGATTACCATAGTCAGATGAAGATCTATCGTTATTATTTTGCATATATTATAAATTAGAAAATATATTTATATTTAAATTTATAATTATAATTATAAATTTAAATATAAATATAAATATAATTATAAATAATGAATATAGTATATATTTATTATCGTTTATTATGATTAGGAACTTTGTTTATTTTATATTTATATTTTTTTACATAGTAGTAATAAACACTAATCATAAATTAACTTTCTTCCATAATATTATTGCTATTTTTTAAAAAAATAATATACGTTCAAAAATTTTTTATTTTTATTTTCTGAAAAATTAAACTACGTTCCAAGATATTTTAATTTATGGTTTAAAAAATTATTTTATAATTTATCTTAAAATAGCAATAAAATAATATCCTTATTATGTAAACTATAAATAAAGTTCTTTAGACTGAGGAAAAATTAGGCTTATTCATTTTATTATAAAATAGTGTTCTCATTCATTTTGTATATTTATATTTATATAAATATAAATATAAATATATAAATTATTATAATTATGAAACCAAAAATAAATAATACTTATTTTAAAATTGTTATGTCCATATTAAATAATATAGATCCATATAAAAAATCAAAAGGACGACCTAATAAATATAAATATGAGTTTTATTTAAAACACATATGTAATATGTTAATTACTGGTATATCATGGGTAAAGTTAGGTGAAATATTAAATATTAATTTGGATTTAGTAAGAAAAAAATATAATAAATGGGTATCGTTAGGGATTTTTGAAAAAGCATATAAAATTATGTTAAATCAATATAAACGTAAACACAAATCTAATAATTTTTTTATAGATTCTACCAATATACATAATTTTTCTGGTAAACTTGATTTTGGATATAATAATAAAATAAAAAATAAAAAATCAATTAAAATAAGTGTTATTATTGATCAAAATGGCGCGCCGCATTATATAAATATTTATAAAGGTTCTATTCATGATGCAAAAATCATGGAAACACAAATAAATGATAATTTTAAAAATAATAAAAAACCTATTAATTTAATTGGTGATAAAGGTTATATTAAAGGGGATGATTATAGGAATAAAATTTATAATGAAAATAAAATAAAATTAATTACACCTAAAAAACGTAATATGAAAAATAATAAACAAGATATAAATAGTATAGATGAACTCTTATTAAAAGATCGTTATAAAGTTGAACATTTTTTTGGTAAATTAAAAAAAAGTTTTAAACGTTTAATTATTATTAATGATAAAACATTAAAAAATTATTATGGTTTTACTCATATAGCTGCTTCTTTTATGTTATTGAGTCTTAGTTTATGAAAAATTATCTATAAAAATATTTGAAATATTAAAATTTTAAATATTTTTATAGATAATTTTTCATAAATTATTATAAAAAAATGCAAAATTTCCCCTATAATAGATTAGATTTTTTTAAATTAAAATATTAATTATAAATATTTATTATTATTTTTGAATATAATAAACTATTATTTAAATCATTAGAGAAACGAAGTTCCAATAATTTAAAAATTATATTAATAAATTAAATAAGAATCCAAATTAAATATAAAATGAATACACCTAATTTTTCCTCAGACTTCTTAATAATATTAAATATTATATGAAATAATTATTATTATAATAATTATTTAAGAACTTTATTTATAATTTTATTATGAAAACATAAGTAAACAAAAATTATTTTTTAAATAATATTCAAAAACTATATTTATAATAAAATAATAATAGATCTAAAAATAAACAAACCTAACTTATTTATTTTATAAAATATGTATAAATAAGTGTAATGATCAATATATAAATTATAAAAACTTTGGTTATACCTAAACTATTATTTCAAAAAATATATATCCTATATAATCAAAATATTTTATATACTAGTTTAGTACATAAATAAGACTAACAAGTAAATTTATTTATTATTATCTATAATACGTTTATATTTTTTTTTTAAATTACCGGTATAAATATCACATGTTTTATCTATTTTTAAACATAATTCAATATTTTTTAAATTAACATTTAAATCATATTTTTTTAAAATATTTATTAATAATTGTTCTTTATTATTTTTAACTAATTGATTACATATATTATTTAACATTAATGTATCAAATAAAGATTTAATATTTAAATTTTTATTTAAATAAAAATTTAAATTATTAATATTTTTTTTATTAATATTTTTTAATGAAGTTTTATTTAAATCAATACTAAATTTTATATCTTTATCATTTATTATAAAGTTATTATTAGAATGATTAATTAAATAAGATGTTTTAATACAAGTATTAAAACCATGAATAAATTGTAAAAACCAGTTTTGATCTGTATAAATATTAGTTTCTATATTATCGCTAATTGATAATAAATCTGTTATTTCTCCTATTATATCAATAATATATTTAAAATTATTATTATTATTATTTATTAAAATTTTTTTAAAATAATTTTCATGTATCATTAATGGTAATAATACTTTTTCAATTTCATATAAATTCATAATAGATGTATGATCTAAATAATTATTTAAAATTTGTTGAGTAGCATTAAACAATCCAATATTAATATTTTTTTCTCGTGATTTATTAATAAAAATATTAATTAAATTATTAGTTATCATATTATTTTTATTATCTATATGAAAATATAATTCTTGAAATAAATTAATTAATCTGCGTATATCATGTTGAGAAAAACTAATTAATTTATCTATAACATCATTATTTTCAAAACTAATATTTTCATTATTAGCAATCATCATTATTAATTTATAATATTCTTCATTAGTTAAATTATTAAATTTAATTTCAATACAATTTTTTTTTAATTCATATGATAATTTAGAATGATCATTATTAGTTATAAAAAATAATGGAAATCCATTTATTAATTTAATTTTATTATTTTCTTTATATATATCCATAATATATTTTTTTTCACTAGATAATGTTATATTTTCTATTTTATTAAATATAATTGCTATTTTATTAGAATTTATATCAGTTTTATTTAATTGATCAAATAATATTTTTGAATATAATGAGTTATTATAATTATAATAATCGTTCATAAAATCAGAAGTTGTACGCATTAATTTAATATCATTTGGATAAATGATATCAATATTATATTTTAAATTTTCTAATATTAATTTAATAATTAATGTTTTACCGATACCTTCATTTCCAGAAATAATAAATGTTTTATTAGAATTATTTAATAAATTATTTTTTATAAAATTAATTTGTTCCTGGTTTCCATATATTTCATTAATATTTGTTGGTTTATATTTATTTATCCATAAATTTGTTATTTTCATTATTAATATTATAATAAATAATTATTTTAAATATCAATAATTAATTTATTTTATATTTGTAATCCATTTACCTTCTAAATTTTGAATTACATTATTATTATTTCCTCGGTAATACATAATCCATTGAGAACAATTACCCGATCCACATATTATATAATGACATTTAGACATTATAATAGTAATTCCTAAGTAATATTTAGAAAATTCATTATTTAAATGATACATTACCATATCAACAGTAGTATCAGTATTTTTATTCATATTTCGTGTTTCATCTTTAAAATAGAAAGAATTATTAGGAAATAATTTAGTCATAAATATAATAAATTCAGTTTCATAACTTTGTATTAAAAATTTAATTTCTTTATTTTTAATTAGTATTAAATTTGCATATTCAATATATTCATCATAACCACAAATAAGAGTTTCCTTATTTTTATCATTTCCTCTATAAAATAATACACATATATTTTCATAATTTAAATTTTAGTTTCAATATTTTTAATAATATTATTTATATTATTATTAGGTATAAAATATTTTTGTATAAGTGGAATTATATTTTTATAATCTAATAAAGAATAATCTGTAAATTGATCAGTATCATATAAATGTATAGGTTCAAAAAAATGTTCATTTATACTAATATTTTGTATATTATTATAATGTTCAAAATATTCAAATGTTATATCTTCATTATTTAATTTATACCATGTAAATAGTCCTAAACTATCTACTTCAATAGGTAATTGTTTATGTAAATTAATATATTTAATTATTTCTATTAATCTAATAGTACAACAAGAATAAAACCCGGCATAATGTTTAACTACAACAGACATTTATATAATTAAATTTTTAAACTATGAGTTTTTATTATTATAATTAGCTCTATCTTAATTAGTAAATAAAATATAGAGATATTCATTAATCACAATTATTTAAATTATTATTCTTTAATCTGTAATTTTTAAATAAACTAATAATAAATAGTAAAAGAAATAGATGATAATAAACACCCCCTATAATAAATAATGATTTCTATATATGTTTATTATTATAAGTTATAAATATTGTCGTCTTATTTAATTATTATTTTTTATATTAAAATAAAAAAACCCATAATATTTAAATTATTAATTATTAATTTTCAATAATGTGATAATAAATATGTTTAATAATAAATTATTAATAAATAATAATTATTATTATTATTATATAATAAAAATATATAAAAATATGCACTATTTAAATTTTATTTATTTTTTAAAAATAAAATTATTTAAAAAAAAAATAAATTTCTATATATTAGTATATAATTATGGATCATAATAAAAGATATAAAAAAAGTAATACTGATAAATCTATTAATATTGTTGATGAAGTAGATAATATTTTTTTACAATATGCAAAAAAAAAACAAAAATTTACACAACGAGATTTTATGGAACTACGTGAAAAATATGATGATATAGATCTAGCAAATCAAATACAAAAAGCATATCTAATAAAACATTCTTATATAACTAAAAAGGCGAAAAAAGTAGTTAATGTAATAAAAAAAAAATATGGATCACAAAATTTACCATATCATTATTTATTAGAGAAAGCATTAATATTTAAAAAAAAATATAAATTTTCTGATGCGGTATTTATGGCATTTATGGAAATATATGAACGTGAATTATTAGGAAATTCTAGTAATGAAGTATTATTACCATCTACTAAAATGATGGATGTATTAGGATATGTTGATATTAAATATGCGCCAAATCAAAAAAAAATATCAGATACTGATTATAAATATATACAAGAAATAATTAAAATTAATGCTACTACTAAACAATTATATTCTTATATAGTTCAACAAACAATATTATATGACGAAAATTTAGTTACAAATTTATTACAAAGACCATATAAGCCTCAAAATGGTGATAGTAATGTTGGCCCTTTAGTTCATCCTGTTATTGGTGCTATATTTATACATAAAAATTCAGTTGTTGATAGTCATTTTTTATTTTCTAATATGGCTAATATCGTTGAATCACGTTTTAACCAACAACCATTAAAATTTTTGGCAGATATTAAATTATTTAATGCATTAATTAGAGATTCAGATGATATAATATGTAATAGTTCATCACCTTATGCTGATTTATTATCAAGGATAAAAATACAAGTTAATTTATGGGATACTGTTCTAAGTTTTAGACAAGGAAAATTTTATAATAGACCTTCTTTTAGTTCATTATTATCAGAATTACAAACATGTAATATTATATCCAATGATGAAACAATAATAATGTATGGAAATACGGATGGTATTCTATTAAGAAGATTATTAGGGGCATTTTCGTTTAAACCTACTGTTATAGTTTCTCTAAAAGGACATTTTCATAATTCACAACCAGGACCAACTAGTGTGGCCTCATATAGTACTAACCCATATAAACAATTAGTTAGGCCTATGGTTATGAATGTTCCAATACTAAATATCAGAGTTCCGATAAATATAAATATTACATCTCTTGATCCAGTATCTATTAATTTGCAAGACCATTTCCATACTAATGATATTGTTTTTGAAAATAATATGATGATGAATAGAGAGAGGCAAATATTATATTCTCATGGTGTGATGTTTTTTCATGTAGATAGAAGAAAAATAAATAGTTATGAAATCATAAAATTAAGTGGTTTAACATATAATAGTCATATTAGATATCCTTCAGGATTACCACAAACAATTATGCATAATTATTCCGAAATTAATGATAATATAATAGTTGAATGGAACCCTAATTTAACTATTAGTATGAATGATATTATATATAATTTAAAATCTATAATTGTAGGTGAAACAATTAAACTACCAAAAACGCCTAATCAAATAAGCAGTAGTATAAATACCAAAGAAGTTATAGTTAATTCCTGCGCCGTTGTATTTATGGACGATGCTTCTAATAGTGCCTCACCCCAAGTATTACGATATGATCCTATTGGATTAAATGTAAAATATAATGAATTTTACAGGGAACAACCTCTTAAAGATATACCAGAAAATGATGTACCAGACGGTCCATATGGCTATAAAACATTATATGAAAAATATGGTATTATATATATGTTTAAATGTTCTAAAGTATAAAAATATACATAAATAAATGTAGAAACTGTATATATTTAATATCAAATAAAATATAATTTATTAAATAATTAATATTTTAAATTTATAAAAAAATATATAAATTTTTATTTATTCATTTTAAATTATGAAAAAAATAGTCTTATTTATTTTACTATACAATATGAATGTAGTTTATTATTATAATTATAAAACTACAAATATTTAATATTTATAATAAAATTGTTATATCTGAATATATATATGATATATCCAAATCTATATATAAAATTATAGAGACACCATAACAAATATGAATATAAATATTATTAAAAACAGATATATGACATTAAAATTACTGGTTTATTATTGGCGCGTTTAAGTAGTAATTATTAATTTTGATTTAATAAAAAAAATAATAGAATCTAATAGATGGATATTATTAGACCGGTTTAAAAATTAATGTAATACTGGAAGCTTTACAAAATCAATATAAACGTAAACAAACAAATATCTCAATCTAATATTTTTTTATAGACTCTATTAATATTTAGGTATTATATATATTTATCTAAAAATATACAATGTAACATAAGTTTACAAAACTAATGATTTATGGATTAATAAATATAATTATTATTTTAAGAATGCAAAATAGTTAACTATAACTATATATTAAGATAGGAAACAATATATAGAATTATGTTTATTCTTTTTATATTTATTGCTATTTTTAAATAAATTATAAAAATTTCATAAAAATTATAAAATACTTTTGTAAACCATAAATTAAAATAATTTGGAACGTAGTTCAATTTTTTTGAAATTTTTATAATTTATCTGAAAATGAGAATAATATATTTTTTAAAATATTATATCTAATAATTTATTTAATAATATAGAATAGAAGCTGCCACTATGAGTAAAATCATAATAATTTTATAATGGTTTATCTATTAATAATAATTATAAGTTTAAAACATTTTTAATTTATTAGACATGTTTATTATTATATATATTGATGTTTATTATTGTGTTATTTAAAATAATTAAGATTTTAAAAATAAAAAATAAAAAATAATTAATATATATATATATATATATATATATATATATTAGTTAATATGTTAGAATTAAAAAAAAAAAAAAAAAAAATATATATATATATATATATATATATATATATATTAGTTAATATGTTAGAATTAAGAAAAAAAATTGTCAAAAAAATAAATGATAAACAAAACGAAATACACAAAATGCAGAATTTATTATTAGAGTATGATTATAAACAAATAAACAATAATTTAACTCATATTAAATATACATGTTATAAAATAATGAAGGGAGGCACCGGGATAAACAAAGTGCCAAATAAGGAGGATTATGATAATACAATGAAAATGATAAGATTTATAGGTAATTCTATTGAACAAGATCACAAATATATGTTAGATCTTACACATAAAATAACAACACATGAAGAAACTATAGACATACTGAAAGATGACATAAAAAGTGCTAGGAGTGAAGCCACCGAAGACGCACACATCTTATATTCGTATCTAAGTATTATACTAAATAATATTTTTAGTATATATATGATAAATAATCAAATAAATATAGAAATAGAGAAACGTAAACAATTCCAAGACGAATCCAATATTGAATATTGGAAATGTATGTATGATTATGAAAAGATAAAGGAAACATATATATACTCTATAGATGAAACTAAAAACATACTTATAATTAATATAACACCTACCGATAATCTCTATACGGTATTAATTAAGATATGTAAGATTATTATAAATATTAATAACGATTCAGAACGGACACAATATAAAGAACATATGAAAACAATGCATGAATATTTTATAGATATTAATACCCTTATGAATATATTATTTGTTCTAATAGTATATAATGATGATATATATACTCACGACGATTCTAGTGATTACCCTACTAAATACATAGAGGATATTATTAAATATATAAATACCACTAGCAAAAGTAGTAGTAAAGAGCGTGAGTTAATTATAAGTTTATTATTGTTTAAAATCTATTTATGTATTATTTATATATATGACAGTATAAAAGATCTCATATTTAAAATGAATACATTATTTGAGTTAAACATTAATAATTCCCACATACTTAATAGAAGTATCGCAGGAATTAATCATTTATCAGAGCATGATGGATCCAAAAATGCCTATAACCCTAACGGTATAAAGTTAACGGATGATAAGCTAAATATCTTAGCTAATATGCTTAATACTTTAACGCCGGACTCACTTTATTTTCCGGGTAAAAATATAAACATGAAAAACGCGCTAGTTAAAAATATGCAATTAGTATATATATATGTTAATTGGTCAGATATAGATTTATCCTCATCGAAAAATATATGAAATTACATTTATCCATTTTATATTTATTTTAGTCTTAGGTATTCATATTTTCATAAAAAATTATAAAAAAATCATAATTAATTTAAAGCTTGCTTCCAATTGAAAACATACACATCTATAATGATAATGAGTAATTATACCTAGTTTCTAACCCAATTTTTTATAATTATTAGGATGGTTACCTGTTAATATATTTAAAACTATTTCATTATACATTTATTGTTATTTTCAGAGAAATTATAAAAATATCAGAAAAAATATAAAAAATTTATAAATCTTTAATTATTGCATCCCCATAGAAATTATAAAAATTTAAAAAAAAAATAAAATAAGTTAATGAAGTTCCCAAAATATTTTAATATATGGTTTAAAAAATTATTTTATAATTTTTCTGAAATTTTTATAATTTCTCTGAAAATAGCAATAATATATAAATTAGATTTTTTAATTAATACCATTTTGTTCATTGAGGATTTATAAACATTTATAGAACATATAAGCACCTGTCAGGTGTAATTTCATTAATACGTATATAAGTGTTTTTCTATAAAACTGACACATTTATTACATAATTTAGATGTATGAAACTCATTAATATGATATAATTTATATGTTTATATAATAGTTATATCCTGCTTATTCATGATATTTCATATTTTTATCTTACTATTAAAGTTATTATTAATGTTTTTTTAGAATTACCAAATTTATTTTTATTGCTATTTTCAGAGAAATTATAAAATGTTTGGAAAAAATAAACTATATTCCAAAATTAATTTAAATCTTAAATTAAAATATTTTATAATTTCCCTGAAAATAGCAATAAAATATTCACTATATTCTCATAAATTCTACACATAATAGGCAATCTTTATTATTATTTATATAATTACAATATTTTGTTATATGTAGTTATAATTAATTATATTGCATTCTAAAAATAATAATTATATTTATTAATTCATTAATATATTATTAATTTTGCACACTTTGTTTATATTTTTTATAAGTATATTATTTAATTATAAACATAGTTTCCCAAATTTATAATATCTATAGGAACTACATCTATATGTCATTAATAATATAAAGTTTCTATTGTATAAGATTTTTTTATAAATAAATATTTTTGAACGTAGTTTATTTTTTCTAAAATTTTTGGAACACTATTTAATTTATCTAATAATACTAATAATTATATTTATTCTATTATACTAAATAAATATATTTAATCATTAAGAATCTTATTATTATTTATTTTTTTGAATCCATTTATAATCATTATTTAATTTATCTTTATTTTTGTGTGATATATTATTATTTGTTTTTAACTTTTTTTTGTATGTATTAATATATTTTAAAATTTTATTTTTTGAATTAAATTTTAATGCTTTATTTAATGCTTTCATACGATTAAAATCATTATCTTCTAAAGAATAACCATAATTTTTTAATATATTATCAAATTTATTATTTAAAAATCTAACACCCGTCCCATTGCTAGACGATACTTCTGGAAGATATATTATTTTACTATTAATACGTTGTATTTTATTAGGTTGTGTCATTTATTATAATATAATATAATATTAATTAGATAAAAAATTAAAAAAAAATGATTTATTATTATATTATTAATTTAATAATTATATATTGTATGAATATTTCACCAATTAATAATAATTTTAATAGTAATATTATCAAAATTATAATATTATTAAATAAAAATAATAAAGATAATCATAAATTAACGTTATTTCATTCAATAACAGAACCAACAATTAGTATTTATAATTATTGGAATCTTATTTTACAAAGATTTAGATGTAGTCAAGAATGTTCAGTAATAGTATTAATTTATATGTATAGGTTAAAAAAAAAAAATTATGATTTAATAATAAATAATCTAACAATACATAGACTAATATTAATACTAACACTTATTGCTATTAAATATAATGATGATATTTATATGAATAATTTATATTATGCAAATAATGGATTTATCAAGTTAAAAGAATTAAATCGTTTAGAAGTTAATGTTTTGAAACTTCTTAATTGGAAATTATATATAGGAAAAAAATTATATAAAAAATATGTAAAAAAAATAAATAATTCAATTTTAACAAATTCTTTTAATGAAATATTCTTTTAATGAAATATTTTTTATTCTTGTTTTCAAAATAATTTATAATAATTTCAGAAACATTTTTATAATTTATCTAAAAATAACAATAAATAAATTTTATAATAATATAATATCTATAAAAACTTGTAAAATAAGGTATATTTATATTATAACTAATAATATAATAATACAAGAGCTAAGGAAAGCTTCATTTATTTTTGTGTTGTGTATTTAGAGGAAACTTAATACCTAAATTGATTTTCAAAATATAAAAAATATTTAAAAAAAATATTTTTTTAATTTTTTAAATAACATAATAATAAACAACATAATAATAATATACATGTCTATAATTACAAATTTAAATTATAATTTAATAATAATAAATTATATTAAATTATTTTATAAGTTTTATAAAATAATTTAATATAATTTATTTTAATGGATATTATTAAAAAACATAGAAAATATAATACTGAAATCCGAAAAAAAATAAATAGCGATCTACATAAAATAAAAGATGAACATTTTATGCAACAAATATATAATTTAATTATTGAAGATATAGGACATAATTATTCTAAAAATATTAATGGTATATTTATTAATTTAAATATATTATCAGATTTTTGTATTGACAAATTAATAAATACATTAGAAGAATATTCTAAATATAGTAAACATGATAAAAATAAAAAAAATAATATAAATATTTCAAATTACAAATTTGATGATATAGAAATTATTAATGAGATGGGACATAAATTATCTAATCAAGAAAAATTATTTATTAAAAAAATAAAAAATTATAATTAAAGTTACTAAAAATTTAGTTTTTCTAAACTTTATAAATATGAATATATTAAAATAATAATGATATATTTAGTATATCATTATCGGTTACATCAAAATATAAATAATTCTGTTTAAAATAACATATATTAGCTACTGTTACCAATTCGGTTATTAATCTATTAGTGGATTTTGCAATAATTATATTATTATTATGTATATTCTTATTTTTAGAAGGATACGCTATATTATTTTTATAAGAATTATAAAAACATTCTAATATAGTATCTATATTATTTAATGAATATATTATTGGTTTAGTATATATAATTTTATTATCAATTATTTGATAATAATAAGTTATTAAATGTTCAATAAATGATATTATTTTAGAATTATTAAATTTATTTAATTGGGTCCAATTAAATATTTGATTATAAATGTCCGGATTGTGTATATATTTATATATAAAATTTTTAATTAAATAATTATATATTACTATTTTATTTTTTTTATTTAATTCTCCCATATTTTTTAAAGAATTTAATATATTAATTAAATCAGTATCTATATCTTGTAAGTTTGATGTATTATAATTTTGAATAATAATATCAATATATTTATTAATATTATTAATTAATATAGTTTCATTTAAAATATTATTAATAATAAATTTAATTTTTTGTATAATTTCATATATAAATAATATATCAGAGGTATAATTATTATATATTAATTTAAAATCGTCCCAAATAATATTAGTATTTATTAATTCAAGCAATGAATAATTAATTGTTTTTAAAAAAATATTAATTTCATGTATATTATTATGACATTTATATATTTTTGAATAATGATTTAATAATAGTATATTTATATTATCATTTTCTTCTATATTTTTTATAATATTATGTCCAAGTTTAGATTTATAATTATTATCAATTAATTTATTTTCTATTAAATAATTAATAATAATATTCATATTATCAAATATTAATGGTTTTATTAAATTATTTAGTATATTTCTATTATTATTATCTAATGGATGAATTAAAAATAATTGTCCATTTTTATCTTTAATAGTTTCTAAATTATATAAATCTTCATATATATAAAATATATCATAATTAATATTCCAATTATTAAAATAATTTTCATTTAATAAGGTATTATTAATTATATAATTTTCTTGTAATATTTTAACTATATCTGTTTTTTCATAATTTAATATATTTTGATAAGATAAATATAAATTAATGTCTATATTTTTATGAAATATATATTGACTATTCATAACTGCTAATAGTAATAATATATGAATATCTATATTTTGAGTTTTAATATTATAATTTACTTCTATATTTTCTTTACTTTTATATTTATACATATAATATACTATTCCATTATCTATACGTCCAACACGCCCCCTTCGTTGAATTCTATTTATTTCAGATATATCAGTTATTTTCATTTGAGATATATTTAATTTATAATTATAAATTTGTGTTTTAGTATAACCTAAATCAATAACATATTTTAAATCTGGTATTGTTATAGATGCTTCAGCAATATTAGTAGCTACAATAATAAATCTATTATATAACCCTGCAATAGTATCTGTTTTATTATGATATTTATTATGCCATAAATAATAAATATCTTGTCTTTTATATCTAATATTTGTTAAAGTTATATTAATATTACTAATTATATCTCTATATTTTTTATGTAGATTAGAATATAAAGGTAACGCGATACAATTAGACGGCATTTTTGAATTTAAACTTTTAATTATATTAAATATTTCATTTTCACCATAGGAAAATAATAAGATACCTCCTTTATTAGTTTTATTAACTATATCTATAACTGTTTTTTCTGCTAATTTTTCAGCCTCTATACGACTTATATTTTCATTTAAATAAATATCTTGTATTTCAAAACGTGTTTGTTTATTAGGTTCAGAAATATGAATTCTTCTATCTATATATTGAGATAATAATAATATATATTTATTATTAAATGGATCCAAATAATAATTTTTTATTGGATATGATAAATTATCATTAATACATTGGAAGTATCTTCTATATATTGGTTCATCTATATCCATGGTGGCAGAAGTAATAATAAATTTAATTTTATTGTTTATATATATTGAATTTCTTAATAATAATATTAATAAATCCATAATTATACTATGTTCATGTGCTTCATCAATAATTATTATATCATATAATAAGTTATTTGTTAATACATTATTATTTTTTTTAAATAAAGTAGGATTATTTAAAATCTCATTTATAATACTTCCATCTGTAATATATCTAATATAATATTCTGATTTATTCATATGATTATCATTTTTATATTTATATTGAATATAATAATTATTTATTTTTAGTCCAGTTTCTTTATTTATGATTGGAACTCCTAATTCTTCTGCTACACGTGTAGCATTTTCTACTACAGGACCTATACGTGGTTGTGTACAAATTAATTTAGTATTTTGATTATAATCTATTGCTTTAGATGCATATAATAATAATTTTGGTATTTGGGTTGTTTTACCTATCCCCGTTGCACCTGTTATATACATAATACGATTATGAATATAATGATGAAAAAAATTAATTTGTGTTATCCAATTTACTGCATAATAATTTATCCATGTATATTGTTTTAATTCTATTGATTTTAAATAATTTTTATTTGATAAATTTTTAAATTGATCATTAGTTATATAATAATATGCATTATTATTATATTCATTATTATTTTCTACAAATTTAGATAATACCCCGGTCATTATTAATTCTTCAAATACTAAATAAATAACTAATTCTTGAAATGACACATAAATAAGTAGTATATTTAAATCATTAATTAAATCTGCGGGTATATGTAACCATGTATCGCGTGGATAATTTGTATTAAATAATCTATTTAAAAATTCTTTTTGATTTTTATTATTTAATGATATATAATTTTGATCATACAATATAATATTATTATTATATTTATACGACATTAATAACTCTATTATTTTATATATTAAATATAAATTTAAAGAACTATTTAACAATATTATATTATTATTAATAGGCTTATAATAATAATTTGAAACAATTTTATTATTTATTATTAAAAATTTACTATATGCGCTTTTTTTAAATTCTAATATAATTTTTTGTAAAAAATTCCATAATATATCTATTTTATTCATTTTAATAATATCCTTAATAAAAAAAGATGTTTCATATTTATCGTGTGTATTAAATTTATTTTTTTGATAATATTTTTTTTTTAAATCATTTCTAGAATCTAATGATTCATAAAACTTTTCTAATAATATATTAACTTCATATAAGGGTGTTAAATTATTTAATATTTTATTAAATAATATTTGTTCTCCAGTATTTAAATCATTATAATTATAATAATCTAAATTTAATATTTTATCTAAATTAAATATAACATTTAATTTATTAATAACATATTCATTATTATTTATTGGCTCTATTAACCATGATAATTTTTTAAAATTATCATAATAATTAATTCTTAAAATATTATAAATATCACCTAACCATAAACCATTATAATTTAGTAAATTATTTATAATTATAGTTTTATAGTTAGTATTTATAGTTTCATTTATTTCAGTTATTTTATTTAGAGTACTTTTAAATAATAGTGTATCATTATAAGTATTTATATCTAAAGGAATTATATTTACCCAATTTACATAACTTTTTCCATTTATAATATATAATGTATGCAATAAACCAATAAAATTATAATACATTATTTTATATATTAAGTTAGTAAATTCAGCATCATTAAGAACTGTATCTTCATTTGAATTTAATAATCCTAATAACATTGTGCTAAATTTAAATTTATCTTTAATAATTAAATTTCTGTTTAAGTCAAAAATATATGATGGTATTATATTAGTATTTTTATCATTATATAATATTTGATGTAAATATTCTAATTCAGAATATTTATTATTATTAATAAATGGTAATAATAATAACATAATAGATATTATATCATTATGATTACTATACCAATATTCTATTTTAATTGAATATTTATTAGTTATAATATTAATTAATAATAATGACATAATTAATAATATATTTATATCTTCCTTATTTAATTTTATAAAAAATGATATTAGTATATTTTTTACATAATTTTCAAATCTTTCATTGGTTTTATAATTTTTATCTAATATTTCTCTAATTTTATTTATAAATATCATATATAAATAACTAATTTATTATTTTTTAATAATTTATTATAAAATTATAATCTTTTGGATGCTGTTTAATTTATAAAAAATATTTATAAATAAACTTTATTTATATAAAAACTTCATTTATTATGTGGAAACTTTATTAATGTTATTTATTTTATAAAAGTGTTTTTTATAAAATAAATAATATTATAATTTTATAATAAATTGAATACGGATAATTTTTTTTAGATTATTAATAATTTATTAAAAATAATAATTAATTATCATTAATTATCATTAAATATTAAGTTTGTTCTAATATAATTATTCATATTAGCTATACTATTATTTCTTTTACGAGCTATATAATTTGTTATTTTTTTCATTATATCAAAAATATTAGAAGAATTATAAGGGTTAAATGTAGGAAATTTATTTATATAATTTTTTATAAGATATGAAAAATATGTACAATCATAACAATGATCAAAATAATTATTATCAGAAATTATAGATTTTATAAAATATGAAGGTCTGATAATACGATTAAAATATAATAATTTTCCTTCATATTTTTTACTATTATAAGAATATTCTATTAAATCCTGTTTTAATAATAATCTAGTTTCAGTTGAGCTTATAGGTGCGTATGGTTGTAAATAATTTATCCCTTTATAATATTTATATTTAGTATTTATATTAAATGGGCAACGAAATTTAAACCAACTATACATTGGTTTTATAATTTTATGCCATTCAATTTGTTGATTTTGATCTTTAATTATCCCATCATCTGAAGGTTCTACCCGTATATCAGATATAAATAATAATTTATGATTTGTAGATATATTTTTATTTGCAAAATATAATGCTGTTTCATTTGTAAAATAATCTTCTATAACTTCTTTTACTTGTTTATGTTCATATATTTTATCAAAATGTTTACGCGGATCTATTAAATACCATAATGTATTTGGAAATAAATCAAATATTATATGTATATTATCACCAGGAGCTGATCCTGCATATATTATATGTACTTCTTTATCTGTTTCATCTATAACATTTATTAAAAATAACACTGTCGTTAATAGTAATTTTAATTGCCCCCAATGTACTACTGTTCTAGGTTTAGGAACTGTTAATTCATATTTAATTTTATATTTAATTTGTTCTAACGTATAAATAAACTTTTTATTATAAAAATTTTTCATTATTTTATATTTATCTATTTTTGATGAAGTTATTTGTTCTTCATCTAAAAAATCATATATGTAGCCATTTAAACATTTATTTTTACAAAATGAAACTAATTCATTATTATTATTATCATCATTATTATCTTTATTATCTTTATATATTAATCTTATATTATTATGTTTAATAAGATAATTTTTACATTTAGTACAATCATAAATATTTTGTAATGTACAAAAAAATTCTGCACAATGTGGATTTTTATTTATAATCATTTTATCTTTCTCATTTAAATAACATATATTTAATATTTGCGAAGATTCATTATTTTTCATTATTATAATAATTATTATAATATTTTTTAATAAACTAAATATAATTATGGACACTTACTTTGTAGTGGTTTTATTAAAAACAAATACATCGGTAAATAAACTAATGGAAAGAAAAAAGCTATAATATATGATAGCATACCACCTTGTAAATTATATACCGTATAACATGCATAAATAGAAAATAAAAAATAAATAATTCCAAATATTAATCTTAACATATATATTATTTAAGAATATTATTTTTATTTATTCTTAATTTAAGAGAAATTAAAAAAAAATATAAGGCATGTTTAGTATCATCTGTTCGGATTACTGTTTAGTATTAACCTTATTGAAAAATAATAATAATAATATAGGACATGTTTAGTATCGTCAGTTATAATTAGTATTTATTATAACCTTATTGAAAAAATCATATAAATAATTTGTGCTTCTATATATGTTTATTATTATAATTAGTGCCATCTTAATTATAAAATTAGTTTTTGTTTATTATTAATTTACGGGAACTTTGTTTATTACACAAATTAAACATAGTTCCTTTTAAAAATTATAGGGAACTTCATTAATCATAATTATTTAAATTATTATTTTGTAATTTTTAAATAAACATAATAAATAGTAAATGAAACAGATAATAAACATGTCCTATATATTAAAAAAATTGGCAGAAAATAAAATGCTATAGTTTTTCGGCATTTTAAATCTTCAAGGCTTTAAACAGCATATTCCTTTGTGATATATTAAACTATAAATTATATATAAATATGGAAAAAATAATGCTGCTATTAGTGATATTATATTAAGTTCTTTATTACATGTAACAGCTAAAAATACAGCTATTATACTCATAATACAATGAAAAATATAATAATTTATATTAATAGGTTTTAAATAGCATGATTTATTTAAATCATCATAATATGTTTCTTCCATATATGGATTATGCATATATATATATATATATATATATATATATAAATATTTATTTAATATTTTTTATAAATTAAAAATATTAAATAGATATCTATTTATAATGGAAATAAATACAAATAATTTTAACTTTATATATAATAATAAAATATATGATTATGAATCAATATCTAATAATCATATTATATTAGATATTTATAGATTAACATTATATGAAAAATTAAAACGTAAAGTATTAAAGGAACGTCATAAATATAAAAAAAAACTTGATTATATAAATAATAGTAATATAGATACTAATGATAAAAATGTTTTTATTAGTTCAAATTTATGTAAAGATATATTAGGTATATTATTATTTAATCATAACTTTAAAACATCATATGATCCAATATTTGATATTGAAACTCCTTTTAATGAAGATAATATTACACAACTATTGATTAAAGAAAAGTGTATTGGTTATTTAACTTCTAATATTATAAAAAATATTATATATTTATATCCTTTATTATCAAAAAAATATATTAAATACTATAATAAAATTAAAAATAATATATCTGATATAGATAATATAAAATATACTATAACATATGAAGAAGATTACGATTATACAATATTATATCTAAATATTGAGAATAATAATTATTCATTAAAATATTTAAAATATATAAAAATTCCAACACATATATTTTATCACTTAATCAAATTATATAATACTAAAATATATAAAAATTATACTAGCACTGAATTATTAGATAATAAAATAATAGAATATATTTATATATTATTTAATAGATACTTTATATTTTCTAATGGTAATAATCAAGCATCCATTTTACCATCATTTAAAAAATTATTAAAAGAACATTTTAATATCAAAATAGAATTATTTGGTTCTCCTTTAAATACTAGTAATAATATGTTTGGTTCTTATTTTTATGATATAGATAAAGTATTTGGTAGCATTGGTAATTATTTTCAAATTAATATTAAAAAAGGATATTATGAATTAAATCCTCCTTTTGATGTTTGTTTGATGAAAAATATGTTTGATAAATCATTAAATGAATTAATAAATGCAGAAACTAATAAAGAAGCATTATTATTTTGTTTTATAATTCCAACATCTTTTTTTAAATATAATAGATTACCCCATAAATTAAATAATTTTATTAAATATAATATTTATTTACATAAGGATAAATTTCCTTATATTAGATATAATAGATTATTTACTAAAACTATTGTCGCGCCAATTGTAAATACACATATTATTATATGTCATAATAATTATATTAATAATTATGTTAAAAAAAATGTTGATAAATTTAAAAGTATATTAAATATATGGATTAATAAAAAATATACAACTTAATCTAATAATAATTAATATATTTATTATTATTATTATTATTTCTCTGAAAACAGCAATAATAAGATTATATATTTATTAGATTTTTGTGTAATAATAAATATTTATTATTAAATTTTTAACTTTATTATAAAATAACTAAATAAAATTATTTATAAATATTTTTTTATAAATTAAACTACGTTCCAAAAGATTATGATTTTATAATAAATTAAATATGGATACTGTTTTGTCAGACTAATAATTTATAAATATATAAATCTAATCAGATGAATATATTTATAAAATAAAACTATTTTATTTTTTTCAGATTTATAATATATATTGCTATTTTCAGAAAAATTATAAATTTAATTTAAGATTTAAAATAAATTATTTTTTTGAAAATAATAATAATTATATTTTTTAAAAATAATAATAATTATATTTCAATTAAAATAATTTATTTTATAATTTTATTTATAATATGGATTATGAATTATTTAAAAAAAAAAAAAATATATCATTATCAAATATAAGATTAGAACATAATGGACGTATTTTTCCATTATGGATTATAACAAATTTTAAAAAATATGTTTTACCATCTATTAAAATAACAGATGGAGTAGATCCTTGTTTAGAAGAAGAAATAGATCAATTAACATTATATCAGGAATTTATAGGAAATTATTTAAATTATGAATCACCTTTTAAAGATATATTATTATATCATGGTGTAGGTTCAGGAAAAACTAGAACCGCAATAAATATATATAATATCTTATATAATTATACTTCAAAATGGAATATATTTATATTAATTCCGGCAGCTTTACGGGATGAGCCATGGATGAAAGACATAAATAAATATATGACTAAAGAGAATTTCAAAGATAGATTTAAAAATATTACGTTTATTCATTATGATTCACCAAATGCAGATAAAGAGTTTTTAGATAAAGTTAGAATGGTTGATATGAATAATAAATCAATATTTATTATAGATGAAGTGCATAGATTTATAATAAATGTATATAATAATATATATAATAAAAAAGGAAAACGCGCCCAAGTAATATATGATTATATACAACAAGAAAAAAAAGAAATGACAGATATAAGAATAATATTATTATCAGCTACCCCGGTAGTTAATAATCCATTTGAATTTATTTTAATTTTTAATTTACTAAGACCTAATATATTTAAAGCTTCAGAATCAGCATTTGAAGATTTTTTTATATCTTCCGTAAATTATGTCTCTTTGAATGTTAATACAAAAAATTTATTTCAGCGTAGAATATTAGGGTTAGTATCTTATTATATTGGTGCTACGCCAGATAAGTACGCACAAAAAAGAATACGTCCAGTTAATATTATAATGAATTCTTTTCAAGAAAATATTTATAATAAATTAGAAGAGATAGAAAAAAAAAAGGAAAAAAAATTATCTAATTTATTTCGTGGAAATTTAAGTAATAAAGTATCTACATATTCATCATATACAAGACAAGCCTGTAATTTTGTTTTTCCTATAGATGGTGAACATAGACCAAGACCTGGAAAATTTAAAATAAGTGATGAAACTGAACATTTATTAAATAAAGGAAAAAAAGTAAATAAATTAGAAGTTGAAGAATATGAAAAAGCAATAACTAAATATATAGATAATTTACATAAATATATTAATGATATTATAATAGAAGATAAATTAAATGGATATACATTGGAAGATGATGTAATTAAATGTAATAATGAATTTAATAATTATATTACTAATTTTTTAAAAAGCACAACACAAAAAAGTAAATTATTATTAGAATTATATAAATTAAGTCCTAAATTTATAAGTATTATTTTTAATATTAAAAAAACAAAAGGAACCATATTAGTGTATTCTAATTATGTATATATAGAAGGATTAGAAATATTTAAAATATATTTAAAATTATTTAATTATATAAGCATTGATGAAGATAACGAATTTAATAAAAATAATTTAAATTATGATACATTATCTAAAGACAATTTTAGATATTGTGAATTTCATGGTAGTATTAATAAAGAAATACGTACACTAAATAAAAATATTTTTAATATGCCAGAAAATAAATATAGTAAATATTGTAAAATTATAATGATATCTTCCGCAGGTGTAGAAGGAATTAATTTATTTAATATAAGGCAAGTCCATATTATGGAGCCTTACTGGAATGAAGTAAGAATAGAACAAGTTATAGGAAGAGCTTTACGTTATTGTCATCATAAAGATTTACCATTAGATGAACGTATAGTTGATGTATATAGATATAAAATGGTTAGAAGTAATCATAAAATAACAACTGATGAAAAAATAGAAAGTTTAGCTAAAAAAAAATATAATTTATTATTAACATTTATTAATGCAGTAAAAGAAGCAGCTATAGATTGTGAATTATTTAAAGAACATAATATGATGGGAACTAAATATAGGTGTTTTAATTTTACTCAAGAATCGTTATTAGATGAAAATATAGGCCCCGCTTATAAAATGAATATAGATAATGATATAATTCTTAATAATGGTTTAAATTCTCAAAATACTAAAATTATGAGAATTAAAGTTATTAAAATTAAAGCAGTAATAAAAATTAATGAAGATCTTTATTCAGAAGATAAAGATTATTGGTATCATCCTACTAATAATGTAGTTTATGATTATGAATTAAATTATATAATTGGAAAATTAAAAAAAAATGAAAATAATGAATTAATTAGTTTAGAAAATAATATATATATTATTGATACATTAGTAAATGTTCCTAAATTTAATATATATAATTAGTAATAAAATAATATTAAAGATTTTTTAATTATATTTTAATAATGGAAAAACAACCAATAATAAATATAGGATGTTTAGGAAGTGTATCAGATGGAAAATCAACTTTAATAGAAAAACTAACAGAAATAAAAACTCAAAGACACTCAAGTGAAAAAATAAGAAATATAACAATTAAACAAGGTTATGGTAATATGAAAATATGGAAAAATAAAATTACAGAAGAATTAATCACAACAAATTCTAATATATTAACTTTAGAAGATTCAGATTTAATTAATCATATATCATTTGTAGATTGTCCAGGTCATCAAGATTTAATACATGTTATGTTAAATTCTCTTAGTTTAATGAATGGTGCTATTATTGTTATAGCAGTAGATCAAATTTTTAATAAAAAACCACAATTATTACAACATTTAATGGCAGTAAAAATAAGTAAATTAGAAAATATAATTATTTGTATGAATAAAATTGATTTAATTAATAAAAAAACATTATATATTAGAAAAGCTGAATTAGATAATTTATTAAAAGAATATAATATTAAACCATATATTATTATTCCAACATGTTTTAATAAAAAATTAGGTTTAAATTATTTAGTATCTTCAATTATGAATTTATTTAATCCAACAAATTATTTAATTAAAAATTTAAATGCCCCATTAATGAGAATTACTAGATCTTTTGATATTAATAAACCAGGAACACTATGGACAGACATAACAGGCGGGGTTATTGGTGGTGCATTACTTCAAGGAGAATTAAAAGTAGGAGATATAATAGAAATTCAACCTATTAATTTTAAAAGTAAAATAATTTCTATTAAAACTGATGAAATAGAATTAGATAAAGCAGTTTCCGGAGGATTAATAGCAATATTAACAGATATAGATCCATATTATTGTAAAAATGATGCATTAGCTGGTAATGTATTAGGTCTTGAAAATACATTATTAAGTAATACTAATATAATCCAAATTAAAGATTTAATTATTATAGATAATTTATGGAAACCTAAAATTAATGATACAGTTAAATTACAAATTGGATCTAAAATATTAGATGCTAAATTAATAGAATTATATAAATTTGAATTGACTAAACCTATATGTCCGGTTATGAATGAACCTATAATTATATGTTGTATGATTGATAAAATATTAAAAATAGTTGGAAATTGTTATTTATTTTTAACTCCTACAGATTTATAAATTTATAAATTATAGTTTCACTAATAATTTATATAAAATTAAAAATAAATAAAATTTTTAATTTTATATAATAACTTGAAAATAATAATATATATATTTATATATTGTATACATCTAATATGCGGGCTGAAGGATCTATATAATCATCATCATTATTAATCCATTTAGGTTGCCAATAATGAGGAATAATATTTAGTCTATTTTCACCAAAATATTCTATAAATTTATGTTTATAATAAAATGCTTCTGGTGATGGTTTAACATCATTATCAGAAATTTTAGTTTTAATATGATCTTGGATAATTTGATACCATGATTTTGTATTACTACTGATACCATCTGAAAAAGCTTCTTTTTTTCTCCATAATACTTCATTTGGTAAAATATTAGATTCCGAAAAAGCTTGTCTTAACCACCATTTTTCTATATTTTTATATTTTGGATGTCTATATTGTGCAGGTATACGCCAATAAGATGTAATAAATTCAGAATCTAATAAAGGAATTCTTGCTTCCATCCCAAAACGACTAATACATCTGTCTGCACGTCTACCATCAAATAAATGAATTTCTGAAACATATTTTTTTGCTGTTTCATGTAATTCATTATCTGAAGGTGCTAAATAATTAAATAAATATGATGAACATACTTCATCGGGACCTTCACCAACTAATACAACTTTAGCATCCGTATTTATACTAATATATTTTGATACTATATACTGCCCAATTGAGGCTCTGATAGTTGTTGTGTCCCATGTTTCTGTTGTATATATTACTTCATCTATTAAAGCTAGTCCTTCTTCTTCAGTAAAATACACTTCTGTATGATTAGAATTAATATATTTTGCTACTTGACGAGCATATAATATATCTGTTCCATCTTTTAAACCACAACAAAAAGTTCGTATAGGATAATTTAATATTTTAGCTGATATAGCTGCTACTAATGAAGAATCAACACCACCAGATAATAAAAATACAATTGGTTTATCTGCGGTTAATCTTCTTTTTATTGAATTAATAACTGAATTCTGAATATTAAATAAATATTTTTCTGTAGTATTTATATAAGATGGAACATCATAAACTGATTTTAAATTATATTGTTGTTTATGAATTATATCTTTTAAATTATTAAATTTAACATGTAATAATGTCCCGGGTTCAAATTCATATATATTTTCATTATAATATTTACAACCTTTAATTTCTGAACTAAATATAATATCATTATCATAACTATAATATAATGGTCTAATTCCTATTTCATCACGACATGAAATAATTTCTTTTATATTTTTATATTGATCTAATTCAATCAATACAAACGCGTACTCACCTTTAACTGTTGAAATAATAATATCAATAAATTGTTTTAAATCATATTTAATATATAATTTACATATAACCATACAATCAGAATCATTATTATTACTTATATTATACTTTTTCATCAAATCTTTATAATTATATATTTCACCATTACAAATAAATATTATTGTTTTATTAATATCTTCAAATATATATGGTTGACACGCCATTAAATTTAAATTTATTATTGCTAATCTATGAAATCCTATATATAAATTATTTAATTGATAAAATACTGTTGTATCTGGTCCACGATGTTTTAACTTCATAAAATTATCATATAATAAAGTATTTTTATATTCTATTGGGGTTTTAGATAATTTAATATATATCCAAATGCCACACATAATTATTATTAATAAAATAATCTTTAAATTATTATTTATTTTTTTCTGAAATTTTAATGCATTTTAATTTTTTAATAAAAATAAAAAATGTTTTAAACATATTGTAAAACATTATAATATTATTATGGTTTTGCTTATATGGCGGCTGTTTATTGTTAAATCTAAAATATTTTTTGTAAAAATAATTAATCATTTAATCTAAAATATTATTTTAATAAACTTAATAATTAATCATTTATAACTCTAATATAATTATATATTTTTAGTATCTAAAAATATTATTAATTATAAACAAAAGTAAATTAAGTTTTTTTTAATATATGTTTATTATTATTTATTAAAAATAAATAAAATACAGTTTTAATATTTATATTAGTCAAATTCTTGATTTATTGTTATTTTCAGAGAAATTATAAAATTTTTGAAAAAAATATTAAATTATTGCTATTTTCAAAAAAATTATAAAATATTTTAATTTAAGATTTAAATTAATTTAATATTTTTTTCAAAAATTTTATAATTTCTCTGAAAATAACAATAAAATAATTAATTATTTTTGATGAATTCACCGCGACGGCAATAATTAGTTCTATTATTGTTATTATTATATTTGGGAACTTCGTTAACTTTGTTTATAATTTAAAGATTACTTTAATTTGAAAACTTTGTTTATTTATTATTTGTTTTTAATTATTGTTATTTTCAGAGAAATTATAAAAATTTCAGAAAAATTATAATAATTTTAGAAAAATTATAAAAAATTTATAAATCTTTAATTAATGCACCCCCATAGAAATTATAAAATATTTAAAAAAAAATAAAATAAGTTAACAAAGTTCCCAAAATATTTTAATTTATAGTTTAAAAAATTATTTTATAATTTTTCTGAAATTTTTATAATTTCTCTAAAAATAGCAATAAAATAATTAATTATTTTTGATGAATCCGCCGCGGCGGCAACAATTAGTTATATTATTGTTATTATTAAATTTGGGAACTTCGTTAACTTTGTTTATAATTTAAAGCTTTCAAATATTACTTTAATTAGAGAACTTTGTTTATTTATTATTTGTTTTTAATTATTATTATTTTTATAATTTCTTTGAAAACGAGAATAAAAAGAAACCGTTTATTTTATAATTTTTCTGAAATTTTTATAATTTCTCTGAAAATAGCAATCATAATATTTTAATTGATTAAATTATTAATTTATAATTTTTAATAAAGTTATAATAAACATATTTAATAATAAAATTTTCAATATTTATATATAATGTTAATAAAAAAATATAATTTTTTTTTTTAGAAATCATTTTATTAAATATTATTTTAGATTCAATTTTTAGTATCTTATTTTTGGCATGCAATATTGATAAAATAATGTAGAATCGTGATTAAATATTGTATTTATATATGTATTCAAATAACTATATAGGGTTTAATTATGTTTTTTTGTTAAATTGTCTGATTCTTTTGTTATTCAACTAATATTATGATGTAAACCTATAAAAAACTATTTTAGATTTATAAATAATCCATTTAATTTTCTAAAAAATGTAGATTTATAAATATTATATATTTTAATTTTATAAAAAAATATTTTAGTTTTATAAATAATTATTTATATTTTTAGAGAGATTATAATATTTTAAGTTTTCTAAATATAGAAATAATTAGTTATTTTAAGTTTCCAGAAAATAGCAATAAATTTTTAATTTTTAATAAAGTTATAATAATAAATATGTTTATTTATAAATCTAAAATATTATTTCGTTAAACTATAATAATTTATTATTGGATATGTTCATTATCAGTTTATTTTTTTGTTATGACTTTATGGAAAATTAAAAATATAATTTAAATAAACAATGTTCATATTACTTTATTCAAATTATTAATTTCAATAATAGGATATATTTATTATCAGTTTATAGAAAATACATAATTAAAATTATTAAATTTATCAGTAAATCTAATAATTCAAGTAATATAAACATCACAAGCCTCATTAATTTTATTATTTATTATAAAATAAATATACATTATATTAATAAATATATATTAAAATAAACAATTTATTTTTAAATAATAATTCAATCATATGATAATAAATATATCTAATAAAAAATAGTATCAATAATATTTTAAATTTATAAATAAAGGAAAGTTTCCAAATTATTATTTTAGTTTTCCTAATAAATATTTAAGTTTATAAATAAACATAGTTTGCCTAAAAATATATATTTATAAATAATTAGACTGATGAAAACATAGTCTTATTCATTTTATTATAAAATAAAATTCTTATTCAATTTATATATTATTATAATTATGAAACCAAAAATATGTAATATTTATAAAGACTAATGAAAAAATATATGAAACTAAACAAAGTTCTATTTATTTAATTTATATTCTTATTTAATTTATTAATATAATTTTGAAAATAATAAATAAAAATTATATTTATATGTATGCGTCCTTTTAATTTTATATATGGGTCTTAAAATATTAATAATATAGACATAACAATTTTATTATAAATATTACTTATTATTGGATAAACTGAAGATATTAAATATGTCTAATAATTTAAGTTATTATTAAAACTAATAATTTGTGTAATATGTAAATTAATAATTATTGTTATATTCAGAAAAATTATAAAAAATTTATAAATCTTTAATTATTGGAACTTTGTTTATCCCCATAGAAATTATAAAAATTAAAAAAAAATAAAATAAGTTAACAAAGTTCCCAAAATTTTTTAATTTATAATTTAAAAAATTATTTTGGAATGGAACGTAGTTTAGTTTAATTTTTCTGAAATTTGTATAATTTATCTGAAAATAATAATAAATAATAAATGAAGTTCCAATAATAATACAGTATAATAATAAATATATATAGGAACTTCGTTTATTATTTCAATAAGGTTATATAAACACTACTCATAACAGATAATAATAAATATGTCCAATATTATAAACAATAATTTAAACATATAATAAATAAAATAAAAATAATATATAAAATTTATATTTGTTCTTTTAAATTCAGTATATTACCGTAGCGTTTTTGGCTCAAGCCTAAACTCTCATCATACACTGCGACACTGCGAGAAGAGTTTTGGCTCTACAGACTGCTGGAACGCGGCGATATAAGGGTGGAAGCGATGCCACCACCGGAAAGCAGCGATATAGGGGTGGAAGCGATGCCACCACCGAGAATCGTTAATCCGGATTGGATTCCACCAGTTCCTGATTGGATTCCAACAGATGATAAGGTGTACTTTTCGAAGGAGTTAAAAGGAGAAATACTTGAGCCGGGAATAGGAACTTTTGGATCACTCCCGGAAAACATGGAAGAACTTGCTCCGAAAATTCTGAGAATGATGGAAGAAGAGTACGGAGGCATTAAATGTCTGTTTCCATGTTGCACTAAAAAAGATCAAAACATTGTGCAAGTGCTATGTGTAAAGACCGGCGGGCATAATACACTCCTGTTAAGAATGGAACCAGACGGGAACATTTGTGGATACCCAAACAGGAACTATTTTCCAATATGCGAGGATTGCATGAAGTACTCTTCTAAGACCCAAGACGATATTCTGTTTTGGTTTATGGGTTATGATCCTAGCAAGGAAGGATACCCGGTACTTGCAAGCATTGAAACGGAACCACCGTATTTATGCAACATACCGGAATGCACATGTGAAGGATTCAGCCCTTCATACTTCCGCAATGAGTATAATTATTTCTGCGAGAATGCAATGCGGGATGTGTTCTTTTCCCATTTTAGAAGTCTACCTTCCACAATTGCAGGAAGCTATGCTGATAGCAGATCAGCAGACACCAGCGATTCAGAAGACATAATGGACTGATGTACAGCGCAAAATTATTTATTATTTGTTATATATAACAAATAATAAATAATTTAATAAATATAATTTAAATTTTTGTTTTAATAATAAACAAAGTTCCAATTATTAAATAATATAAAAATAAATAATTGTAACTATTAAATACGTCTAATTTTAAATATTTTCATTAAATTAATAACTAAGACTATAATAATTTAGTCTCAGATTCTATTTTTGGCATACAATATTGATAAATTAATGAAGAATTATCATTAGATATTGTATTTTTATAGGTATAGATATATCCATATTTAGTGTGTATTTTATCTTTAATTATTTGCTTATTATGTGTTTCTAGTTTTAATGTTGTTTTAAATCCAAATGTTTTATAGAGTAATTTACATAATAAGTGATTTGGGTTTGAGGTAAAACTAGACACTATTTTATCATTAATAGATTCTGAATTTTCTATTTCATATAATTCTGATAATAATTTTGTGCATGTAAATGGATTAGTATCATCTAATAAATTATTACTAAAATTTGTATCAATAATATTTATAAATTCTTTTATAAAATTAACATGGACTTTTTTTTCTGATATTATTTTTGTAGTAATTATATTATCATTATCATATTTATAAATACCATATTCTTTTAATAATTTATAAAAATCAGTATTTTCATTATCATTATATTTTAATAAAACTCTAACTATCATTAAAGATATACCTAATTTATTAAATCCAGTACTATTTTCATTTATATTATTTTCTTGTCTTTTTATATAGGATAAAACTTTATCAAAAGTATAAATTGATTGTGTTAAATCAAATATACCCCATTCACTATTATTACTACTATCTTCTAATATATATGCATTTCCACAATCTAATAATAAAGTTCTAAAATCATGTCTAATTATTGCTTTATAATAAACTACTAAAATCATAACATACCAACTATATGTATCCCATTTAGATTTATATTTGGTTGCTTGTATTTTTAGATAGTTAGCATAATCTATTGAAATATATTCTGTGTTCCATGATCTACTTATATCCCAACTATATTGAGGATCATTATAAAATTTATCATTTGAACATATAATTATAAAAACTTCAAAAGTTATTATATCATTCCAATAATAGAAATATATTTTTATTGAATGATAAAGAGATTCCGAATTATTAAAATAAATTATATAAAAATTTTGATTGTCTTTAGATAAAAATTTTACACAAAATGTTTTATTTTTAAATAAATAAAAATTACCAAATATACCATGATCATATATATTATCACTAATAAATCTAGTTTGTCTAATTGTTAAACTAGGCCAGTTAACACCAATTATTTTATCTCTATGATTATACCAAAAATTATTATCATTTAAATTAATATTTAATCCACTAAAATTTTTAATAAATTCATCTGTTATTTTATTTAATGTTTGTTCATTAAATAATTCATTACCATTAATTATTAGAGTATCATTTATTATATTACTAGTTATTAAATTAAAAAATTCAGATATTTTTTTTTCACTATATTTAACATTATATGCGGAGGTGTTAAAATTATATTCAGATGGTTTGAAAGATTTATTTTTATATGATATAGATGAAAGTAATTTAATTATTTTTATATGTGAATATGGTTCATCAGTATTATATAATATATAATCTGTATTATTATCCAAGGTATATTGTTTAAGTACAATATCATTATCAATAAATTGACTAATAACTACTGGGAATCCTTCAAAGCCATTCCATACATTAACAACCGGAACATTTGCTATTATTACGTCTTTGTTGTTATGATTAATTATAAATGGTTCTATATCTAAATCTTCTAAAGTATGATTTCTATGAGAATGACCTGATATATGCATATCTCCTTTTGCCTTGATAAAAATATTTTTAATTAAATTTCTAAATACGTTATTTGTATCTGTTGATCTTGTTTGATATTTTAGATCATCTGATATATGTATAGGTGAATGGGTAATAATAATATTATAAAAGGTATTATCTCCTCCTTCTTCCGTTTTTAAAAAATGTTTTTCTGGTAATGTTAATAATAAAGTTTCAAATGATGTTTCTACAGGATTTTTAGCAGTAAAAAATATATTTTTATTATATTGAAATGCATTATTAGCTGACTGAACTAATTGTAAATCATTTGTTCCTTTCCATGCTGTTATACCAGAACCCCAAATTTTAACTGACTTCCCCATAATTTTTATATTATCTATTATCATAGGTGATTCCATTTCTGTATATAGATAATTTAAATTTATAAATTTATTTTTTATAAAAATCTTTAAATTTTCATGACCAAATGATAAACCTAATTGTTCTAATATATAATCATGATTACCACCAATAAAATATACGGGTATATTTAAAGAATTAAGACTAATAAGAGATTTCCATATATTTATATTTTGTGTTTTTTCATAAATTACATCTATAAATAATTGATACATTCTATCGGTAAGTGTAATATCATTAAATAGATCTGGGAATCCTTTAATTTTGTCTAATATTATTTCATGATAGAATGTAAATATGTTATTATCTAAGGATCTTGATTCTTCATATGATATATCTCCTGCATGTATTAAGATATTTATATTTGAATTTTTTAATAAACTTATAGATTCATCTATATATCCGTGAGTGTCAGATATCACTCCTATTTTAACTTTACCAAAATTATTAACATTAAAATATATTGGTTCATTTGTTTTACCTATGTCATTTATTCCCATACGATCATGAAAAAAATTAAATTGAATTCTTCTTAATCTTGAACTTGGATCAAACGCTAAATATAACTGTTGATCATATATATTAATAGATCTTTGATTAAAAAAAGGATACCACGCTTTTTCAGTTTTAGCATTATTGTATATAATAGATAATAAATAATAAATAAATTCAGATAATGTCGCATCTTCTAATTTTATTATATTATTAATTTTATCTTTAATTTTATATGTGCAATGGTGTGTTTTTGAGTCCTCTAAACTTTTATAATGATTAAAATGTATTTGTATAGTTTCTGCATTATTTTCTAAATATTCCTTTAATTTATCATAATAAAAAGGATCTATCATATCTTTAATATTATTAAATATTTGTTCTCCTAGATTTTCTGATGCTGCTTTTTCACTAATATGCATATCTTTAGTATTATATTTTTTATAATTATACATACTACATTATATAGATAATATATTTTTATATATATAACTTCAAATAATAAATAATTTTATTATTTTTTTAATATTATTGAATATATTTATTAATATTAATTTGATTATTATCAATTTATTTAAAAATTAATAATTAAAATATTAATAACAACATATTTATAAAACAACTGAAGATAACATAATTTTTATATATTGTTATAATAAATATAAAACTAAAAATATTTAATATTTGTAATAATATATATGAAAACTTTATTATTTATAGTTTTTATAAATTATAAAAATTATGATTTTATAATAAAATATATTTATTATCTTTTGGTATGAATAATGTTTATTATAACTTTATTGAAAAAATTATTATAAATAAATTATACTTTATATATATGTTTATTATTATAAGTTATAATTAGCACCTTCTTATTTATTCACTATTTATTTTCTCTAAAATAGTAATAAAATAGCTAAAATAATATTTAAAATTTATAAATAATAATTATTTTTTATCAGAAAAATATTATAAATAATATTATGTAGAAAAATATTATTTATAAATAAAGTTAACAAGTTCCCATAATTAATTATTTAAAATTAGACATGTTTATTATTGTTTGTATGATTAGTGTTTATTATAACTATATTGAAAATTAAATTATTAATAAATTGTGCTTTCTATATATGTTTATTATTATAATCTATAATTATTATCTTTTGATTTTTAAAGAAATTATAAATATTTATCTGAATATAGCAATAATTATTATTTGTTTATTGTTAATTTACATATTACGATAATTATTAGTTTTAATAATTATTGTTATTTTCAGAAAAATATTTTAGAACATAGTTTAATTTCTTAAATATAACAATAAATAAAATAATTATTTTTTAATAAAGTTATAATAAATGGGAACTTTGTTTATTTATTTTTTAATTATTAATTTTAAAATAAACTTATAATAATTAAAGAAACATTATATAATAAATAGGTCTATTGATAGGATAATATATTTAAAATATTATTGTTATTTTCAGAGAAATAAAACTGCGTTCCAAAAATTAAACTAAACTACGTTTCGTTCATAAATAATTTATAATCTTAAATTATTGGCATCCTCAGAAAAATTAAAAAAAATAATATAAACTATGTTTAGTTTAATTTTTCTGAATTTTTTGGAACGTAGTTTAATTTCTCTGAAAATAACAATAATTTATGGGAACTTTGTTTAACTTCGTTTATTACACATATCATTAGTTTTAATAATAATTTTAATTATTTAAATTATTATTAAAATCAATAAATAAAGTTAACAAAGTTCCCATTAAATAAAATAATAGAAAACTTTGTTAATCACAATTATTTAAATTATTATTTTTTTAATTTTTAATATGTAATTTTTAAATAAACTGATAATAAACACATCCATTTATGAAAAAATAAAATATTTTCCAAAATTAAAAATAATTTTTTTACACAAAGTTTTTACAATTTGTCCCACCTGTCGCCCCCCGTTAATCCTTTACATTTTTATAGAAATCATGATTAACACGCAAATTAACATTTTTCATTAACTTTTTAAAATTCTATAAGATTATACATTTTTATAAATTTATAAAAAAAATAATGATTATATCTCAATTAAAAATCATAAAAAATGTAAAGGATTTTCCTTTACAAAAAAAGTTAATTAACTTTTTTTAAATTAAATAAGATTAAACATTTATATAAATATATTAAAATAAAATCATGATTACATCCTATTTTATAAATAATAAATTGTAAAGGATTTTTGTCCTTTAAAAAAGTTAATTTATTTTTTTTTAAAATTATATAGATAAATAAAGTTTATAATATTTATAAATAATAATTATTATTTAGTTAACTGGAAAAAACATTTTTAATTTATAAATGAACATATTTCATTTACTGTTTATTATTAGTTTAGTTAAAAATTTATAATTATTATTTATTGAAAATTATTGTTATTATCAGAAAAATTAAACTACGTTCCATTCCAAAATATTTTAATTTATGGTTTAAAAATTATTTTTATAATTTTTTTGAAAATAGCAATAATTATTTTAGTTTGCTAGAAAAATAAATTTATAAATAATAATTATAATGTATGGATAATTCATTATTTAAAATTGTTAGAATAATATTTATGAATAATTAATTATTTAAAATTATTAGAATAATATTTTAAATTTATAAATTTATAAATAATAATTTAGATTTATTAATAATTATTTTCTGAAAATAGCAATAATTAGACATATTTATTATATCTGTTATGATTGGTGTTTATTATAATCTTATTGAAAATAAAAATTAATTATGCTTTCTATATATGTTATTATAATAAGTTATAATTATTAGCTTTTTATATAATTAATAAAATATTTTTTTATTATTAATTTTAACAATAACTGTAATTATTTAAATTATTTTAATTTTCCATAAATGATAATAAATAGTAAAGATCATAATAAACATGTCTATTATTTAAAATTGTTAAGATAATATTTTAGATTTATAATTATTATGGCTATTATCAGAGAAATTATACAAATTTCAAAAAATTATTTTAGTTTGCCGAGAAAATATTATAGATTTATAAACAAAGTTTCCATTTATTATTTATTAAAAAATATAAAATAATAATTAAAATATTAATAAACAAAATTAATGAAGTTTCCATTTAGTATCACTATATTGAAATTTAAAATATATTTGTGTAATATAAAAATCAATAATAACCAAAAAATAATTTAATAATTAGATAAAAATGCTACAGTTATAACTTATATTAAACATATATAAAAAGCACAAATTATTTATAGTTTAAACTTCTTTTATTCTCAATAAGGTTATAATAAACACATACCCATTTTAAATAATTGATTTATGAATAATCAATTATTTAAAATCGTTAGGATAATTTTAAATTTATAAATGGTCATGTTTATTATCATCTCTTTTATTGGCTGTTTATTATCGTTTTTTTTAACTCTTAATTTAAGAAATTAATTTTTTTCTAAACACACTTGGAACAAAAATACACATAGTATCCGTATTATTATATTATTAGTAATAATAAAAATACGTAATTTAAAAATTAATAATATTAATATATTAAACCTATATGCACATTAATAATTACAATTCACATAATATAAATTAGTTTTTTTAATAACAATTATTAATTATTATTTTCAATAAGGATTATGATAAATAATAATCCGAACAGATGATAATAAACATGTCCATTAAATTAGATTATAATTTTATAATAAATTGAATAAGTTTAATTTTTTTTAGACTATAATATATTAATACATAAAAAATAAACTAATAATTGATATATTTATTATTATCTTATTAAAAATGTAAACTATTAATAAGCTTTATTTTCTATATTTGTTTATTATTATATATATATCATCTCATTTTAATTAAGTATTTATAAATATAATTATATTATTAAAAAACATATAAAAAATAGAATAATGTTTATTTACATTTTTAACTTTTTAAATATTTTCATTATTTATAATATATATTAATTATTCATTATATTTTAACAAAATTATAATAAATAATAATTAAAATATATGATAATAAATAAATCTTAATAATAATGATAATAAATATATTTTATAATAAAAATGAAAAATATAGATTATGTTTGTTTTTTTATATAAAACCTATTACCGTAGCCATTTTGGCTCAAGCAGTTAAAGTTTGCTTGTTCTGTGTGAGAAACGGAAAGACGAGTGCTGCAGACAGACACATACAAATGACGGAAAGCATGCAGTCGCAGATGGAAGCTATCCTGTTGCAGATGGAAAACCTGCAGTTGCAGCTGAAAAACCAGCAGTTGCAGATGGAAGATCTGCAGTTGCAGATGGAAGCCCTGCAGTTGCAGATGGATGACCAGCAGTTGCATCTGGGAGACCAGCTGTTGCAGATAGAAAATCTGCAGGGAGGGGTGGACGAATTGAAGAAGACAGATGTGAACGAATCGGAGAGTACGTCGGACATGCCTGCCAGTTCCAGACAGAACACCCCAAAGCGCAGACACAAAGTCCCCAGCACGAAGTGTGACCATGCGAAGCCGAAACTGGAGTACTGCTTCATCGGGGTGGATCAGTGTTCTCCTAAATGCATGGGTCTACATGCGGATGAGCTTAAGCAGCACGAATTGCATTCTTATATCGTGGCGTTGGTGGATGACACCAATCGTGAAAAGGTCGAGAAGGCAATATATCTTGCAACCGATAAAGACCTGACCGATTCCGATTGGCTAGATCTAGTAGGCAAGAACACGGTTACGGTGGATAACGTGTACAAATGTCTGCGAGAAGTGAATCGTACTCTTGACCTATCAGAGGTCAAATCACTTTTGAAGCAGCTTAATGCGACGACCTAAGCGATCACTGCATAATACCAAGAGTCGAGAATGAGCTTGCTCTTCTTGCGACAGTCTCTTGGTACCATTGCATCATAACCAGGTTCATTCCATCGTCAACAGTTTTATTAATAAAACTGTTGTTTTGTTATTTTTTTTCCAATAGTACTATATATGCTATTATATATAATTATTATAGTAATTCAAATGTAAAGATTAATTTTTATATTTAATAAAATTAGTAGGAAGCTTTATACATTGTATAATCTAGTATTAATTTCATTTCAGATAAAACTAATTTTATAGAATTAAACTATGATATATAAGAAGGCTTATATTTTAATATAAGACATGTTTATTATTATATGTTTCATTTATTATTTATTATTTAAGTATATTTAAAAATTAATAATAAAAATATTAATAAATGAAGTTCCTATTTATTATCACTATTAAAAATTAATAATAATCAAAAATAATTTAATATTTAGATGATAATACTACAATAATAAACATATATAGAAAGCACAAATTATTTTTAATAAGATTATAATAAACACTAATCATAACATATGATAATAAATAAGTCTAATAATAATTTAGATTTATGAATAATTAATTATTTAAAATTGTTAGGATAATATTTGAGATTTATAAATAATTAAAGTTATTATTAAAACTAATTATTTGTATAATATACAAATTAATAATAAATAATAAGTTTTTTAACTTTTAATAAAATAATAATAAATATGTTTATTTTTAAATAAATTAATAATACACATTAAAATAAATAGAAGATACTAAATTTGTCTAATTATAATTGATAAATAAATATTTATAACATTTATTTGATATGAACTTTATTTATTTTATAAATAAAGTTAACAAAGATTTAATATAAATTAAATAAGATAATGGTTTTATAATAAATTGAATAAAGATATTTTTAACTTGGGATAAAATTTGGAACTTTGTTTATTTAAAAATAAAAAATAAAAAATTGATAAATCAATTTTTTATTTTTTATTTTTAAATATAAATTTTACCGTAGCCATTTTGGCTCAAGTTTGACTTATATTTTGCAGCAAATCAATATTATTATCAAAAATATAACTATGATTATATCAGAAATATATTTTTGTATTAAAGGAATTATTCAATGGATAACACAAAATAATTCTACGGATAACGATAAATTTAAAACACCCCCAATAAAAATTAATGATCCTTTTAGAACACCACCACCAGCTCCCAAATACGTAAAATTAATTGATGATAACTTATAATATATTTTATTTTTTTTTTAATTATAATTTATACAAATATAAAATAATTATTCTAATATAAAAATATCCTTAATATATAAATATTAGACTGAAATAACATTAGGCTTATTCATTTTATTATAAAATAGGAACGTAGTTTATTTTCATTATTATAATTATGAAACTAAAAATAAGTAATATTTATATTATTATTATTTTTAGAGAAATTAAACTAAACTACGTTTTGTTCCAAAATAATTTGTAAATCTTACATTATTGCATCATCAGAGATATTATACAAATTTACAAAAAAAATAAAATAAACTACCCCCTTCCAAAATATTTTAATTTATGGTTTAAAAAATTATTTTGGAACGGAACCTAGTTTAGTTTAATTTTTCTGAAATTTTTAGAACGCAGTTTAATTTCTCTGAAAATAACAATAAAATATTAATTAAAAATATTTATTATTGTTTTTGAATATACTAAAATATTAAATAAAGTAATAATAATTATAAAAATAAATTGATTAATAATAATCATATTTATAATTTAGTTTTCCGGAAAAATATTTTAGATTTATAAATAATTATTTAAATTTTAAAGAAATTATAAAAATTGTAAAATATTTTGAATTTTTATAATTTCTCTAAAATTATCTAATTTTTCTAAAAACATAAATAATTATTTTGAATAAAGTCTTAGATATATACATAATTATATTTTATTATAATTGGATCAATTTTATAATTAAGTAATTATTTTAATTTTCTAAATATTTTAGATTTATAAATAAATATATTTATTATTATCTATTATAATTAGTGTTTATTATAACCATATTGAAAATAATACAATATATTGTGTTTCTTATATATGTTTATTATAATATATAATTTTTTCCATCTAATTATTAAATTATTAATTTATATATTACACAAATTATTATTAAAACCTATAATTTAAATAAAATAATATGAATTTTAGTTATTTAAATTATAAGTTTTAATAAAGTGATAATAAATGAAAACTTTGTTTATTTATTGTTTAATTTTTAAATAAACTGATAATAAACAGTAAAATAAATATATGATAATAAATTATTATGAATAATAATGTGTGTAATCATTAACACAAAAATAAGTTTATTCAATAAAGGTTCTCTTTATATTAGTAAATATTGTTATTTCATTATTTATAATATTATTAATTTTTTAAAATTTTATAAATATATGATATAAAAATAGTAATATTAATTAATAATTTTTTTTAATATGTATTTTTTATTATTATTATTTACATAATTACAAATATAATTTTCAAAAATATATAATTTAGTTTTAACTATAAGTTTTGTTGTAATTTCATTATATAAAAGTTTGTGCATTATCAAAATAATAATTATATTTGTTAATTTATTTATATGTTATGAACCTTATTTATATTTAAATATTTATATAGATATTTATATGAATAATAAATTATAAATGTAGTTTCCAAGATTTATAATATCTATAGGAATCATATTTATATGTCATTAATAATATAATAAAAACTTTTATCATAATATTTTATTATAAATAAATATTATGGAACTTGGTTTAGTTTTTATGAAAATAGCAAAAATAGATATCAAAAAAATAAAAAGTAGTTTGTATAAAAATATTATTAGACAAATAATATTTTTGTAAAATAAATAATAACTTAAATATAATTATTATAATAATATTATATTTTATATTGTTTGTATAGAATTATAAACGAAGTTCTAAAAATATATTTATATAATAGATAATATATATATTTTATAAATATATTATATGGCAACATTAGATTCACAATTTCAAGAAATTTATGATACTATGATGGGATACGGTAATTTTGTAATTGTTTCTGGTAATACTATTATAAATGGTAATGCAAGTATAAATTCAGATTTATGTGTATTAGGATCAACTATATTAAATAATAATACAACTATGAACTCTAATTTAAATATATTAGGTAATTTAGTAGTTAATAATATTGGAACTATATTATCATCACTATATATTTCAAATAATAGCATAATAAATAATAATTTAACAGGTGCCGCAAATATATATGTTTCTGGTAATACATATATCCAAAATAATTTACAAGTTGGAAATACTATATTAATTAATTCTACTACAATCGGTTCTACTATTAATATTTCTGATGTTACAATATTAAATCAAGGTTTAAATATAAATAATATTGGTGCTTTAAATAATTCATTAACTTTAAATGCAAATATTATTAATATAGGTAATACTAATTCTAAAATATTTTTTAATGGAACTTCTACATATATTGCAAGTTCTCAGTTATTATTATCAGATAAATTAATATCATTGAATTCTATATCAAATAGTTCAGGTATAGATTTAGGTGGTGATTGTGGAATTGAAATATTAGGTACGAGTGGAATAGGTTATATTAAAACATCTTTAGATGCATCTAGATATATTATCCAACCACCATTAATAAGTCAATTAAGTTATATTGCTATTCAAGATATAAATAATAATATAAATATTTCTGGATCAGCATATTTAAATACTGTATCAATAATATCATCTTTAAATGTATCAGGGATAACAACATTTAATAATATTACTGCTTTAAGTTCTTTAATAGTAAATAATAATGCATCATTTTATGGTAATGTATCTACAATAGGTATATTAAATGTTTCAGGAAATACATTATTTATAGGTAATAATACTATATTTGGAAATATAAATGTTTCAGGTAATGTTATATTACAAGGTTCAACAAGTATATTATCAAATTTAAATGTTGGTAATTCACAAATAATACAAGGAAATACTACATATTTAGGAATATTAAATGTATTAAATAATAGTATTTTACAAAATACTACTATATTATCTAATATAACTTCTCAAGGATTAACTATGTTTAATAATTTAGTAACAATTAATAGTAATTTAAATATATCAAATAATTATATTTGTAATAATAATATCAGTATAAACTCAAAATTATATGTTTCAGGATATACAATTATAAATAATTCTAGTAGTATTAATTCATCATTAAATGTATTAGGAAATACTATTATAAATTCAAATATTACAATTTATTCTAATTTAAATTTACAAAATTATATATTATTACCATTACCTAATTATCCGGATAATACAACAGCTAAAAATAATGGTATTCCTATTTATGGTTTTTATAGAACTGGTGATATTGTTAAAATAAGACTTAATGATGATCCACCAACTATTACACTTAAAGGTAATTCAACTATTTCTATAAATTATGGTTCAGCTTATACAGAATTGGGAATAACTGTAACTAGTCCATTATATACTAATTTATATGGTTATATTTATAGTATTGGTTCAGGAACAAATAATATAATTACAAATCAAATTTTAGTATCTGGGACTTCCACATTAATAACTCAACCATCAAGTTTAACTACCGGTTCTTATTTAGTTTCTTATAATGCTACAGATCCAGATGGATTAATTGGTTATACTACTAGAAATTTAACAGTTACACCACCACCACCACCCCCACCCACAGGACTTACAAGTTTACCAACAACTTTTACACAATATGGTAATGTATTTTCATTTTCACAACCTCCCGGAGACAGTTTTTATCAGGTATATTCTGTATCAATGTCATATTCAGGTTCTATTATTTCAATTGGAACAAGAACTAATTTACTAAAAGGAGCTATATATATTTATCAAATAATAAATAATGTATGGACTCAATTAGGTAATACAATAGTAGGATCTGCTAATAGCGATCAAATGCAATACGCTAAGCTTTCATATGATGGATTATCTATAATTGTGAGTGGATATAATTATAAGATGACCACAATATATTCTGGTAAAGTGGAAGTATATAATTATAATGGTTCTTCGTGGATTAAGAAAGGTCAAACTTTATATGGTAATACTAGTAATATTAATGGTGATTTCGGATATCAGATATATATTTCGTATGATACTAATATAATAACTATAGCTTGTTGGCCGAGCATTTCTATCCCAGTTATACTACAAGTATATCAATATAGTGGAACTCAATGGATTCAATTAGGTAATTCAATAAATGTATTACCTAATACCAATTCATGGCAAGGTACTTATGTTTCCAGTACTGGACTAATAAATGCATATGGTGCATATAATGGTTCATATACATATATCATTGCAAGTAAATATAATTCGCAATCATCTACATGGGAACAACTAGGTTCTATGATTACACAAAGTAGATATAATTTAAATGGAAATCCCACTATGCCTTTATTATCTGAAAGTGGTAATATTATGATTGTTTTATCTAATTCTAAAACTATTTATTCTTTCTTCTATAATAATATTGATTGGATTATAATTAGTAGTTATACTGTAAACTTTGATATCCCACCCTGGTGGCCTTGGGTTTCAGTGTCTGCTGACTGTATGCTATTAACAAGTACTTTGCCTATGTCTAATTCTTACCTACAATTTTATGGTTATAAGAATTCTGCATGGCAATTTATTAATTATTATGACACAGCATATCAATATATGGATGGAGCCTACAATTCTTCTAACGTTGTATGTATATCAGGCAATGGGAAATATGTTATATCTTCTGGATCAGGATGGAGTCTTCCTCTTAATTCAATACGTATAAGAATATACCAAATTAATTAAAGAAATAATTAATGGACAATATATATATAGTCTAAGAAAAAATTAGACTTATTCATTTTATTATAATCTTATTCAATTCATAAAAAAACATTTATACAATAAAACAATATGAATTTCCCGCTGAATAAATTATATTTTCATATATTTTATTATTAGTTAGATGAAACATTATCCTATTCAATTTATAATAAAATTATAATCTTATTTAATTCATAAAAATGTAACTTTGTTCATTTATAAAATAAATGAACTTAATAAATTACTAAAAAATCCTACTAATAAATAAAATTTATTTATAAATTAAACTGTGTTCCAAAAGATTATGATTTTATAATAAATTGAATATGGATAATTTTTCTTCAGACTAATAATACTATATATATTTTAGTCTAATTAACAATAATATAAAATATATTTTTAAATAATTATAAATAAACTTCCAAAATAATAAATATTTGATACATTAAAAATATTTTTAAATTTTACATAGCATATGTTATCATTACATACTACAGATATATTTAATAATATTGGATATACTACTAGATTATTATATATAATATCTCCACCAATGCTAATATTTATATTTTCGGGTGGAAATATAACTAGTAATTATTGGTGTTTAACAAATAAGAATATAGGGCAACCATGGATAGGATTAGATATTAATAGAACAGTATTTAATCCAACATTATATAATTGAAGTTTAGGTTTATCTATATCATTTCAAATAAATTTTTCACAATTTTATTATGATTTATTTACTTTTAGAGGTTCCGGTTCTGGTTCAAATAGAGGATTATATCATCTTCATAATCAGAATAGCACTTATATAGGTATTGATTCTAATGCTATTGCGTTTAATACAAATTTAATAGGTAATAATTCACTATTATTTAGTTTTCCTAATGATAGCTCATTTACTATTTGGAAAAATGGAAATATTTCTTATTAAGGTTCTATGTCTTGTAATGTATTTCCAACAACACCCACGGGTCCTGATGTATATATTGGAATTTCACAAATAGACTCTAATTATTTATTAACTGGTACTATAACTAATATTAAAATTTGGAATCAACCTATGGTTTGGACTAGTGATTTATTTAGTTAAATATATGAATTAATTTATTCTTAATTCAGAAAAATTATATATATTATTGCTATTTTCAGATAAATTATAAAAATTTTAAAGAAATTATAAAATATTTTAGAAAAATTATATTAAATATTTTAATTACACTATACACATGTATAGTTTATGTAGTATCTTATAGAATAAACGAAGTTCTATAATAATATTAATTATTTATTTTAAAAATTATACTTCTGAAAACTAAATAATAATTGTAACTTAATTTAATATACTAATTTTTTTTTAAAAATAAACAAAGTTAACAAAGTTCCCAATTTATACATTTTTAAACATCCTAAATGTAAAACATTTTATTTTTTTCCCAAACGCACTGTATTTGTATATATGCTATTAGATATAATTATTATTGCTATTTTCAGAGAAATATAAAAATTTCAAAAAAAATATAAAATAATTTTTTAAATCATAAATTAAAATATTTTCAGAGAAATTATAAAAATTTCAGAAAAATTATAAAATAATTTTTTAAACCATAAATTAAAATATTTTGGAAACTTCGTTAACTTATTTTATTTTTTTTTAAATTTTTTATAATTTTTATGGGGATAAACGAAGTTCCAATAATTAAAGATTTATAATTTTTTTATAATTTTTATGAAATTTTTATAATTTCTCTGAAAATAACAATAAAATATTTTCGGAACTTCGTTAACTTATTTATTTTTTTTAAATTTTTTATAATTTATATGAAGATAAAGAAGTTTCAATAATTAAAGATTTATATATTTTTTATAATTTATTTGAATATAATAATAAAATAAAAAAAATATTTAAAAAATTAAAAAAAAATATTTTTTTAATTTTTTAAATAAAGCGATAATAATCAGCAAATGAAAGAGATAATAATAAACATGTCCATTTTTACTATTTTCAGAGAAAATATAAAATATGACTATATTTATTATATTTTATTTATAATTATAATTTATTATACAATATTAATATATTTTTAGATTTTTATTGTAGATTTTTTTTAGATTTTTTTTTTGATGATTTTTTAGATACTACTTTTTTTGATGTAGATTTTTTTTTTGATGTTTTTTTACTTCCACCAATAAGACTTTTAGATTTTTTAGATTTATTTTTTTTAGAACTTTTTTTAGAAACTTTAGTAGATTTAGAAGATTTTTTAACTTTAGATGTTTTTTTAACTTTAGATGTTTTCTTTTTTGCACCACCTATATTTTTCTCAGTTAATTTAATAAGTTGTTTATTATCCTTAAAATCATTGTCATCATCTTGAGGGTCATAGAGATTATTATTTAAATTATTAGAAGATTTATCTAATTTTGTAATGTTAGTATTACCACCTAAGAAAGTCATATTTGAGTTTGAGAGTTTCTTAGATTTTTTTTTAGGAGATTTTTTAACAGATTTAGATAGTTTTTTTACTGATTTTTTTGTGGATGGTTTTTTAGATGTTTTTTTAGATGTTTTTTTAGATGTTTTTTTAGATGTTTTTGTTTTTCCTCCATTTTGGGAATTTATAAGAAAATCAGCATTTTCGATAAGATTATGAGAAGTATTTATTTCTTTATGATTTTTACTAAGCGCCATAATAGTATATAATATATATAGATAATTTTTTAAAATATTTTTTTTTATTTTTTTTATAATAAAATTATAATCTTTTATAATATATTTATTTATAAATGGAAATGTTTAGTATCTTCTGTTATGATTAGTGTTTATCATAAACTTGTTGAAAATAATAATATAAATAAATTAGCTTTCTACACATGTTTATTATTATAATTTATAATTAGCGCCGTTTAATTATTAACTATTTTTTGTTTATTATCTAAATTATTTAAATTATTATTAAAATTAATAATTTAAATAAAATAATAAGAACTACAATTATTTAAATTATTAGTTTTTAATTTTTAAATAAACTGATAATAAACAGTAAACAAAACAGAAGATAATAAACATGTACAATTAAAGATTTAAAATTATAAAAAAATTAGAAAATTATTTTTGAACATAGCGTAGCGTAATTTTATAATTTATCTAAGAATAATAATACATATTTTAAATAAAAATTAATTAAAAAAATCTATTATAGAAGAAAAAAATATTTTAAATATTTTTTTATATAATTTTTTATAATATATAAGCCACCACTATATGAATAAAATTATTATAATTTTTTAATGTTTATCATTAATAATAATAATTTATAATTGCCTTTCATATGAATTTTTATAACAGTCGTAATAAAAGTTAATCTATATTGTTATATCTGGTTTATTATTTTTTATATTACGTGTTTTAGGTATTATTAATAGCAATTCTGATATGTTTATTATAAATTTTATTCCTATAATTTTCCCCTTTAATTAAATAAATTTTTATAATTTTTCTGAAAATAGCAATAATTAATTTTATATTTTTATTATTGATCTTTGAATATCCAAAATTATGTTTACCTGAAAAATTATTAAATATTTTAAAGTCTATAAAAACTATTAGATTATAATATTTGATTGTTTACGTTTATATTAATTTAGTAAAGTTTTTTTAAAAACACCTAAATATATCTATTTATCGGATTCCATTATTTTTTCTTACTAAATCTCAATATTTACTATTTACTAGTCCATGATAAATCTGTAATTGTAATATTATATATTTATTTTATTTTTTTTGAAATTTTTATAATTTCTCTGAAAATGTAATAATGTAAGATTTCAAAATTATTTTGGAATGGAACGTAGTTTAGTTTAATTTTTCTGAAATTTTTATAATTTATCTGAAAATAATAATAAATAAAATTTATATTTATTCAGACGTCTTTTATATATAGATCTAGAAATTTGTTTATTATTTAATAAACATAGTTCCAGACATACAATTTTATTATAAATAAATATTAAATATTTTTAGTTTCATAATTATAATAATATATATATTTGAAACTTTGTTTATTTATATATAAGAAAACTATTTTATAAAAATAAATAAATTTATTTTTTTCATAGTCTAAAAATTTATTAAAATTAAAAAAAAATATTCATTTGTCTAAAATTTTATAATTTTGCTAAAAATAGATAATAATCAATATAATAATAAACTAATTATAAATTTAAATATTGTAATTATAATATATGTAGTTTCAAATTTGTTTTTTTTCTAAAAAAAGTAATATATTTTATTTTTTTTAACAAAGTTATAAATATTATAAAAATAAATATACATATTACTTTTATAATATTTTTTTTTAGAATTTAAAATAATTATTAGTTATTTTATTAATAAAATTAAATTGGATCATCATCATTATCAACACGTTCATCAATATATTGGAATCTTTTAGGTACTTCAATAAAATTTATATAATTTTTACTATTATCAACATTATTTATATTATATTTATGAGTTATATGAATAAAAAATTTTTTATCTCCTTTAATTGAAATAATAATTCCTGGAATTATTCCATCATATGAATGCATAATTCCTTTATAGTAATGACCTTCATCACCATAAATTTCTATTTCAAATAAATCAGATGCTTTAGTTTTATTAGCATTAGGTATATTTAAAGCTAATAAATTATTTGTTATTTTAACTTTTTTTACTTGTCTATTCATGTTTTTATCTATATATTCTCTATCTTCTGTTAAATTTCTTTGTGTAAAAAAATAATCAATACATAAAAAAATTGATTTATAAGATTTATAAACATCAAATGCTTCCCCCAAATCAGCCATTGTATTATAATACAATATTAACTTTAAATTTATATCATAATTTATTTATAATATTATTAATATAATTATAATTATTAATAATTAATAATGGTATTGATATATTATGTATAACAAATATTATATAAATTAAAATTTCAAATAAATAATAACATATAATAATTATACATAAATTAATAATATATTTATGCGGTGCTTCCTTTTCCTATAATAGATTAGACTTTTTTTAAATTAAAATAAACAAAGTTTCCTAATTACAAATATTTATTATTATTTTTTAAATATATTGTTTATGATCTATTATATTAAATAAATTATTAGACATAATATTTTTAAAATTATATTAATAAATTAAATAAGAATCCAAATTACACAATAAAATGACAACATAATATCATATAATTTTTCATCAATTTTAATAAATCTAGGACACTTTATAAAAAATATTATATTATATATAATCTGTAAATTAATTTCTATTTATATTTATATTAATATGGCAGATGCTACATATAATATGATTGAAAATATATTAACTATATTATCAAATAAAGCCTCTATTAATAATGGTATTGATATGTTAAATTTACCAACAGATAATGATAAAATTCTTCCCTTTAGAAGTATAGATATAGATAATATAATAAGTCGCGCAGAATTAAAATTATCTATATATGATAAATCTTTTAATATATCACAACTTGAAAATTATCCGATAAATCTAAATATAGATTCTACTAATATTTTATCAGTAAATAAAAATAATATTTTATTTAATACATTATCAACTTTACAAGATACAAATATAAATGGAATATTAAATATATCAAATGTGTCAATATTTTATAGTGATACTACATTATTAACACAATTAAATGTTCCTCAAATACAAACTTATAATATTAATCCTTATATAAATTCTGAAATTCCAGAAAATCAAATATTAAATATTCATGGAAAATATATTAATATAGGCGATCAAAATTCTATTGTTAGAATTCAAGGAACAACCACATATATTGCATCCACAGAATTATTAACAAATGAAAAAACATTAACATTAAATTCTAAATATATTGATTACATTGAACCATTAGATAATGGTTATTTATGTGGAATAGAAATATTAGGATTAGATAGAAGAGGATTTATTAGAACTAATTTGGATAGTACTAGATTTGAAATATTACCTCCGAGTGGAAATAACACAACTAATTATATTTTAACAGTAGATTTAGATAATAATTTAACTATAAGTGGTATTACTAGTTTATTAGGTTCTTTAAATGTATTAAATACAGCATTTTTAACAGATTTAGAAGTATCTAATACTACAAAATTATTTAATGATGTTTATTTATATAGTAATTTATTTGTATCTAATAATACTATTTTATATAATAATACTAGTGTTATATCTTCTTTATATGTTTCTGGAAAAACAATATTAGAATCTTTAAATGTTAATAATAATACTATACTTAATGATACATATATTAATACTACATTAAATATTTCAGGTTTAACAAATGTTAATAATATTATCATTAATGATAATATTACTGTTTGTTCTGATTTAATTTTATTAGGATCATTGAATATTATGAATTCATCTATTAATACTATTAATGGCGATCTTATTCTTAATGGCAATACAATTATTAATAATAACTTTACAGCAAATAGTCCAATTAATATTAATAATTTATTAACTGTTGTTAATGATACAAAATTAGAGTCTGATTTATATGTTAATAAAAATATATATGTTGATAATATAAATTCTTTAAATGATACAATTAATATTAAAGGTAATAATATTAATATTGGTGATCATAATTCTATAATAAATATTATAGGAACAACCACATATGTAGCAACTATAGACACAATTATAAAAGACAAATTATTTACATTAAATATAAATGATACTGAAAACGGGCCTGCAGATATTGGTTTTATGTGTGGTTTGGAAATTTTAGGAACTTCAGGAACTGGATATATTAAAACATCCGAAGACGCAACACGTTTTCTAATAAAACCTCCTAATGGAATAGAACAATATATAGCTACTGTAGATCTAAACAAAAATTTAAATATGATAGAAACAAGTAATTTTTGTGGTCCTACTAATATTTTATCTCAATTAAATATTAGCGGAACAACAATAATTAATAATAATATATCAATACTAACACAATTAAATATAAATGGTGATATATATAATCAAAATAATATTACTTTTAATAGTAATTTAAATGTATTAAATAATTCAACATTTAATAAAACTACTTTTATTAGCACTTTAAATATATCAGGTTATAGTATTTTTGATAATGAAGCTTCTTTTAATACTAATTTAAATGTTAATAATTTAAATGTTATTAATTCAATAACTATTAATGGTGAACTTGATATAAATGTACCTAATGTATTTATTACAAATAAATTAAATGTGTTAGGTGATACTTTATTAAAAAATAAAACTAGTATAATGTCTTCTTTAAATGTTTCTGGTATATGTTATTTATCTAATGTTTCAATTAACTCTGAATTACAAGTTTCAGGTAATACAAAATTATGTTTAGCAAACATAGATTCTTTAGTGGTTAATAGTAATACAACAATTAACTCACCTTTAAATATATATGGAAATGCATTATTATATAATAATACAAGTATATTATCATCTTTAAATGTATCAGGACAAACTATACTGAATTTATTACAAGTTAATGACACTACTATAAATAATGGATTAATATATAATTTAATTGGAAAATATATTACCGGAACTTCATTACATATTATTAATGATACTACTTTAAATTCTTTAAATGTTTCAGGTAAAACTAATCTTAATTCAGAATTATATGTTTCTGGATTATCTATATTTAATAATAATGTATCTTTTATGTCAAATATTAATATTAGCGGAATTACTAATTTACATAATATATTAAATTTATTATCTTTATCAAAAGAACAAATAAATAATTTAATTAATCCTATTAATGGAAATATTATTTTTAATAATAATACTAACAGAATAAATATTTATTCTAATAATAAATGGGTTGAAGTATTAGATAATTCTTATATTAATATTAATGGTACATCTATATTTAATAGTTATGTTTCTATTAATTCAACTTTAAATAGTAATCAGATAAATTCTAATTTAGTAAATACTAATTTATTAAAATCTAATATATTAAATACTAATGAATTATTAATAATTAATGATACAACTTGTAATAATTCATTATTAGTAAATAATGAATTATTTACTAATAATATACAATCATATAATAGTTTACCTCTTAATATTAAAGGTGATGTAATAAATATAGGTGATATAAATTCATGTGTAAATATTATGGGAACTGCAACATATATAGCTACTGTAAATTTAAGTGTTCAAGATAAATTAATATTATTAAATTTAGATGAACATAATAATGCATTAGATATTGGTATGGATAGTGGCATTTTAATAGCTGGGAACAAGGGATACGGATATATTAAAACAAATGAAGAAGCAACTAGATTTATTATTAAGACACCCATAAAAAATGATTATGATTATATAGCAACTTTAGATCAATATAATAATTTACATATTAGTGGAAAGACAATGTTATTAGATCAGGTATCCATTAATTCTAATTTAAATATATCTGGATACGCACAATTTAATTCAGAGGTATTTGTTAATAATGATATAAATATTATAGGAGAAGCTAATTTTTATGATTCTCTTAATGTACATTCTGAATTAAATGTTTTAGGATCTAGTATATTAAATAATGGAACAATTTTAACCACATTAAATATTTCAGGTAATACTATTTTTGAAGCAAATAATACTATAAAATCTGATTTAACTGTTAAAGGTAATACTATTTTAAATGATACATTTATAAAATCTAATTTAAATATCGCAAATAATATCTCTGTTTTTTCTAATTTATTTATTTCTGGTATATCATTTTTAGATGGTGGTGCTATTATAAATACTGAATTATATGCAATAGGTAATACAATATTGGAAAATACAACTAGTGTTAATTCAATATTAAATGTTAAAAATAATGGTATATTTAATTCTGATTTATTAATAAAAGGATATGGATTATTTAATAATGTATCTATTAATTCATATTTAAATGTTTCTGATAATGCTATTATGAAATCAAATATTTATGTTAGTGGTAGTACATATTTAAATAATACATATATCAATTCTAATTTAGATATTAAAGGAATTACAACTATGATAAATGGTGCTATTATTAATAATTCAATAGATATTTATGGTAATACACTATTAAATGGTAATAATACAACAATTAATTCGCCACTATTAATTTTAACAGATACCACTATATTATCTAATTTGTATGTTTCTAAAATAGGTATTTTAAATAATATTTTAGTTAATGAAAATATTAATATTAATAATAATGCAACTATTAATTCTAATTTAAATGTTTCTAATAATGCAATATTAAATAATTTTAGTGCAAATATTGGAACTATTAATTCATCATTATATATTCTACAAAATTTATCAATTAATAGTTCATTAAATGTATCAAATTTTACAATATTAAATAATTCTGTTAGTATTAATAGTTCATTAAATGTATCAAGTAATAGTTTATTAAATGGAACTGTAACAGTATTAAGTATATTAAATGTATCAGGAATTAGCACTTTTAATAATAAGATTATGATGAATTCTATTAATAATATATTAAATGGGGCTATAATAAATACAAATACTATTAATTCTATATTATTTGTATCTGGAAATAGTATATTACAAGGAAATACAAGTTTAAACAATTCTTTATATGTTTCTGGAAATACTTATTTAAATAATAATTTATTTATTACTGGAATAAGTATTTTTAATAATTATGTATCATTTAATAGTTCCTTAAATATTTCTGGTAATACTATTTTAAATAATAATTTATCATTAAATAGTTCATTAAATGTTTCTGGCAATAGTATATTTAATACAGTTAACATATTGGGTGATACATCTATTAAGTCTAACTTATATATTAATAATAATTTATTAGTTTATAATAATACTACATTATTTAGTAATTTAAATGTAATAAATCCAACTATATTAAATAATATTACTACATGCTTAAGTTCTATTAATGTATCAGGAATAGCATTTTTAGAAGGTGGAGCAATAATAGAAAATGATTTATATGTGGATAATTATGCAAATATTAATACATTAAATGTTTCAAATACTACTATATTAAATAATTATGTATCAGTTAATTCTCTATTAACAGCTAGATCTGTAAAAATAGATAATGCTAATATTACTTCATTAAATTTATATAATAATACTATTTTTACTAATTTAAATGTATTAGGTAATACATTACAAAATACTGTTTCTATATTAAGTTTTTTAACTGTTTCAGGTAATTCTACATTAAATAATACTTCTATATTAGGTTATCTTAATATATCAAATAACACAATATTATCAGGAAATTTAAGTTTATTAAGTAATATAAATATTTCTGGAAATTCATTATTATATGGAAATACTACAGTACTTAGTAATATATATATATCTGGAATTTCTATATTACTAAATCAGACAAGTTTAGGAAGTTCTCTTAATGTTTCTGGAATTTCAATATTACAAAATAATGTAAGTTTATTAAGTTCTCTAAATATTTCTGGAAATAGTATTATAAATGGAAATTTAAATGTTTCAGGTATTAGTAATTTCAATAATTCTGTATATATAAATGATATTACAATATATAACAGTCTATTTATATCAGGTGATACTAATTTATTAAATAATATTAATATAACAGGAAAAACTAAACTAGCTAAATCTTTAACTGTTATGGATGATACTTATCTATATAATTCTTTAAATGTATCATCATACACAATATTAAATAATAATTTAACATTAAATAGTTCTTTATATGTATCACAATTATCCATATTAATAGGTAATACTAGTATTAATAGTAATCTTTATGTTTCTGGAAATTCTATATTAAATAATGTTTCTTTACTTAGTTCTTTAAATGTTTCAGGTATAACATTAATACAAAATAACATATCATTATTAAGTTCTTTATTTGTTTCTGGTAATGTTAATCTATTAAATTCTATTATGATTTCAGGAAATAGCATTATAAAAGGATCATCTAGTTTTTTAAGTAATTTAACTATTTCAGGAAATACTAATATATTAAATGATATCAATATAAGAAATAATATGTATATATCTGGTAATTCTACATTATATGGTAGTTCTAATATAGTTAATGATTTAACTATAACAGGAAACACACTTATTAATAATAATACAACTGTATTATCAAATATTAATATTTCAGGTAATACATATATTTATGGAAATACTAGTTTTATGAGTTCTATTAATGTTGTAGGAAATACTATTATAAATGGATCATTATTAATATCTAATACTTCATTATTACAACAAACTTCAATATTAAGTTCTTTAAATGTTTCTGGAAATACAATATTAAATTTATTAAATGTATCAAATAATTCATTATTTTATGGATCAATTACTTGTAATAATTCTATAAATATTTATGGTAATACATTATTGCAAAATAAAGTATCTATTAATAGTTCTTTTAATGTTTCTGGAATTTCAATATTACAAAATAATGTAAGTTTATTAAGTTCTCTAAATATTTCTGGGAATAGTATTATAAATGGAAATTTAAATGTTTCAGGTATTAGTAGTTTTAATAATTCTGTATATATAAATGATATTACAATATATAATAGTTTATTCATTTCGGGTGATACCTATCTATTAAATAATGTTAATATAACAGGAAAAACAAAATTAGCTAATTCATTAACTGTTATAGGTGATACTTATTTATCTAATTCTTTAAATGTATCATCGTATACAATATTAAATAATAATTTAACATTAAAAAGTTCGTTATATGTATCACAATTATCAATATTAGTAGGTAATACTAGTATTAATAGTAATCTTTATGTTTCTGGATCTTCAATATTAAATAATATTTCTTTACTTAGTTCTTTAAATGTTTCAGGTATAACATTAATACAAAATAATATATCATTATTAAGTTCTTTATTTGTTTCTGGTAATGTTAATTTATTAAATTCTATTATGGTTTTTGGAAATAGTATTATAGAAGGTTCAGCAAGTTTTTTGAATAATTTAACTATTTCAGGAAATACTAATATATTAGGTGATATCAATATAAAAAATAATATGTATATATCTGGTAATTCTACTTTATATGGTATTACTAATATAGGTAATGATTTAACTATAACCGGAAACACACTTATTAATAATAATACAACTATATTATCAAATATAAATATTTCTGGTAATGCTTCTATTTATGGAAATACTAGTTTTATGAGTTCTATTAATATTGAAAAAAATACAATTATAAAAGGATCATTATTGATATCTAATAATTCATTATTACAACAAACATCAATATTAAGTTCTTTAAATGTTTCTGGAAATACAATATTAAATTTATTAAATGTATTAAATAATTCACTATTATATGGATCAGTTACTTGTAATAATTCTATAAATATATCTGGTAATACATTATTGCAAAATACAGTATCTATTAATAGTTCTATTAATATATCAGGCATTGCTATATTACAAGGTTCAACAAGTTTACTTAATTCTTTAAATGTTTTAGGTAATACAAATTTACAAGGTATAACTACTATAATGAGTTCATTAAATATTTTAGGAAATTCAACATTACAAGGAATTACAACAATTAATAGTTCTTTAAATGTGTCAAGTTATACTATATTATGGAATAATACTAGTATCTTAAGTTCATTAAATGTTTCTGGTGATACTTTATTTAATGGTCCCGTATATTATAATAATTCAGTTAATATATCTGGTAATACATTATTACATAATAATACTACATTATTAAGTTCAATTAATATATTAGGAAATAGTATTATACAAGGTTCAACTTCTATCAATGGTATATTAAATGTTTCTAGTAATACTATATTACAAGGGTTAACAACTATTAGTTATTTAACTATTTCAGGTAATACTTTATTACAAACTACAACAATATTAAGTACATTAAATATTTCAGGTAATACTATTATCCAAGGATTTAGCACAGTATTATCATCTTTAAATATTATTGGGAATACTACTATTAATTCAAATTTAAATGTATCTGGTAATTCTTATTTAGTTGGAAATACAAATATAATAACAACTAATTTACCGTTAGTTTCTAATATTATTAATAATATTTCATGGACAGGAAGTAATACAGCATATCAACCTGGAGAATTAATAGGAACTACACAAGTCCAAATAATAGCTTTATCACCAACCACATATGTATATAATCAATACCCATTATTATATCCCGGTTATTCTTATAAATTATCTATGACTGTTAAATTTGTTAATAATATATCGAATTTAGTATTATCTATAACAAATACAGATACATGGGCAACAGCTGTAAGTCGTGAATTTACTTATATTGATGGATTATTAAATAATGATTATACTATTATAAATTGGGTATTTACTCCACCTATAAGAATTAATTCATATAATCCAAATATATTTAATTTATATATTGGATCACATCAAACACAAAATATAAATCAACAACAAAATGCAATTATTAAATATTATAATTTAACAATTCAACCATTAGACGGAAACTTAAATATACAAGGATCATTAAATTTAAAAAATAATTTATATGTTAATAGTGATACATTAATATATGGAAATACTAATATTAGAAATAATTTAGATGTATGGGGAAATGCAATATTTAGAAATCAAATTTTCTTTAATTCATTATCTATATCTGGAACATCATTATTAAGTAATGATATTACGGGTCTATCTAATTTATATATATCTGGAAATACTTTAATACAAAATAATACTACTATTAATTCAAATTTAAATATTTCTAATTCTTTATCAGTGTCAAATAATACTTCTATATATGGACAATTAAATACTTATTCAAATAATATATTAAATAATTCAACTAGTATTTTATCATCATTAAATATTTCAGGTAATACATTAATTAATTCTAATATAACTGGTTTAAATAATTTAAATATTAGTAATCAAATATATTGTAATAATTTTAGAACTCAAACTATTAGTTCTTTAATTGATGATTATACTTTAACATCTAATAATAATTCATTAAATATTTATGGTAAAACTATTACTATTGGAACTCCTGGTTCCATTGTTAATATTATAGGAACAGCCACATATATAGCATCTACACAATTAGATGTAAAAGATAAATTGATATTATTAAATTCTGATAATAATAATAATCCTTTTGATATAGGAACTTACAGCGGATTTCAAATACAAGGAACATATGGAAATGGATATATTACTACTAATAATAATGGATCTAGATTTTTAATTAAAGCACCAATAGATCCTAATACTAATTATATATTAACTGTAGATAATAATAATAATTTAATAATTAGTGGAAATACAACTTTAAATTCTACAAATATAGAATCTAATTTATCAGTTAGTGGATCAACTATTTTAAATAGTTTAATAGCGTCTGGTCCTACAAGTTTATATGGAAATGTAAATATTAAATCTACAAATCAAGGCGCCATTAATTTAAATGTTAATAATATTTATTGGGATTCAGGAAATCAATATGTAAATAGAGCAGAAAATATATATAGTAACATTTATGCTCAACTAATAAACCTATCACCAACTCAAGGAGTTTCTAAAATATATCCTTTAACATCTAGTAATCAAGCAATAACATTACAAATTAATATTCAATTTGTTAATTTACCTTCTATAGTTGTTATATCTGTTACTAATACTGATTCATGGTTAACTGCAATTTCTAATGTTTTCACTTCTACAGATATTAGTATTGGTACTTATACAACTATATCATGGACTTTTTTCCCCCCACCAAGACAAGTCAGCACATCACCACCCCAATTTGCATTATATATTGGTACTCATTCTGTTCCTAATGTAATGCAACAACCAGCCGCAACTCTTAAATATTATAATTTACAATTATTACCGGTTGATGGCAATATTGTAGTAGATGGGACCGCTTTTGTTAATAAAGGTATAAATATTAATGGAACTACTAATTTATATGGTCCAACAAATATATTATCAAATACGAATATTAATGGTTCATTATTTTTGAATAATGATACAACAATGACATCTAATTTAACTATATATGGTTCTAATACTGTTAATAATTCAAATATATTATCTTTATTAAAAGTATCCGGTAATAGTATATTACAAGGTAATACAACTATATTATCATCTTTAAATTTAAATAATTCTTTGATAACTATAGGTTCAAGTACTTTTAACTCTTCATTAAGTATAAATGGTATAACTCAATTATATGAACGTTTAAATTTAGTTAATTTAAATCAAAATAGTATTAATTCTGTAAATAATCCTTTCACCGGTAATATAGTATTTAATACATCTACTAATAAAATAAATTATTATGCAAATAATATGTGGAATGAAATAGGTAATACTAATGATTTATCTATTATTGGAATAGCAACAGTAGGATCTGTCTTATTTGTTTCAGGAAATACAACATTACAAAATACAGTATCAACTAATACAATATTAAATAATAATATAACAGTATATAATACTTTAACTGTGTCAGGAACTACTATATTAGGTTCTACTACTATAATTTCAGGAATAAATATATCTGGTAATACAATTTTACAAAACACATCTATATTAAGTTCATTAAATATATCTGGATCTACTAATATAATTGGTAATTTAATTATTTCAGGTAATAGTTTCATAAATAATTCTTTAAATGTTTTAAATCAAAAATTATTTGTAGATATTTCAGGGAATACTAATTTAATGGGTTCTTTAAATATTAATAATAATATATTAATGGATACACAAGGAAATATAAATATTAATAATAATATTATTAATGATAATTTAAATAATATTAAATTAGGAAAATACCAAAATAATATTTATGGTGTTACATGGAATATAAATAATCATAATTTGTCTCCTTCAGGTTATTTTCTTGGTATAACTATATCAGCTAATTCACAATATCAATATGCAATAACTAATAATAGGTTATTTGTTTCAAATAATTATGGTTTAAATTGGAATAATTCTGGTTTATTAAATACTTCTGGAGATTCAAATCAAATTTCACTACCTATTATTTCTAATGATGGTTCTTATGTATATATTTCTGTTAATAATATTTTATATAAATCAGATAATTTCGGAACTTCATTTATTAGTATTAATAATAATGGTTTTAATTGGTTAATATCTGGTTCTATAAATAATAATAATCAATATCAATATTTATATTGTGGTAATACAATAACAAGTACTGCTATTATTCAATATTCTAATAATTATGGTTCATCATGGATTACAAGTATAACTATACCATTTACAGGAATTATTAATAACTGGAATATTTATAAAGTATTTACAAATAATATAGGCAATTTTATAGCTGTTTATACACCTAATTATTATTATTATTCAAATAATTATGGTATTTCATTCTCAACAAATAATTATAATTTTACTCCTATAGATATATCTATTAATAATAATAGATTATTTAAAATTCAAAATTATAATTGTTATGTTAGTTATGATTTTGGTTTAACATGGAATAATCAAGGAAGTATTCCTAATATTTATGGCACTATTATAGATATTAAAGTATCTAACACTGGTGAATTTATTAGTTGTTATACTAATAATTATATTATTTTATTATCTAATTATGGATCTGTAGTATCTACATATTTTAATATTTCTATGGAATATAGTCAAATTAATACTATATGTTTTTATAAAGATGCATCCCAAATAAGATTATATCCTACCCCATATTCTAATACATTACCAAATGTACCTTATTATGTAACTTATAATATATTTACTTCAAATTATAATTTAATAATAGATAACCAAGGTAATACTAATGTAAATCAAGTGTTCAAAGTTCAAAATAATAGTTTTATTATTGATAATAAAGGAAATACAAATATTAATAAAAATTTATTAATTACTGGAAATAGTATATTAAATGGTAATATTTCTATATCAAATATTTTAAATGTTTCTGGCAATACTAATTTTAATACTCAAGTTAATATAACAATCACTAATAGAACTTCCATATATGATACTTTAGTATTATCTGGAATACCTCATTTTGATACAAATTCTTTAGCATTAACTGCAGGAATACCTCCATGGGGATTATATAGAACAGGCGGAATTATAAAAATATGTATAAATGATACAGCCCTTAATACTAATGCATCTTCCTCATCTTCGATTAATTATTTGACACCATATGCAGCTAATAGTGATATGATTTCTGGATTTTCTAATATAAATAATTATATAAATCAACTAAATCAAACAACCTCAAATATTCAATCTACTTATCAACCATTAATTAATTCTACTAATCAATTAAATCAAAATTATATTTCAGGTTTATCTAATACATTATCTAATTATCAACCATTAATTAATTCTACTAATCAATTAAACCAAAATTATATATCAGGTTTATCTAATACATTATCTAATTATCAACCATTAATTAATTCTACTAATCAGTTAAATCCAGATTATATTTCGGGATTATCTACAACTCTATCAAGTTATCAATCATTAAATACCAGTTCAACTATATTACTTAATTCTATTACTGTTAATAGTAATATATATATTGGTGGTAATAGTACAAATAAATCTTCATTAACTGTTAAAGCACCTTATGGTGCGTCTGCACCTGCAATAACAATTATTCCAAATTATCCGGGTTCTAATATGAATCAAACGGATTTAATGGTTGGTACGAATCAAGATATTTCATTAAGACCTGGTTCTTGGTCTGGTGGTGTTCTTGCATATAATTTAGGAAGTTTACCATTAATTTATGCAAATGTAAATGTTAATACTACCGCATTATCTCCGGCAGTATTGAAAGCTTGTATACCTAAACAAGCTACTAATATAGTTGATATTAATTATGGTATTCCTGTAGCGATAGCTAAAGCCGCCCTACCAGGTTTATCAGTAAAAATTAATAATATTGATACATTAAGTATTGATGGAATGTTAGCTTTATTAGTTGCAAATGTACAAAATATATATACTAATTTAAAAGCGGCAGGAATTGCTGGATTTACAACATATTAAAATAATAATATGTTTTTTTCTATTATCTTATATAATGTTTAGAGATGAAGATATTGAACATATTACAAAAAATATAGATACTATAAAAAATAATGCAATACTTAAATTTAAAGATTCTTATGATCCAACAATACACGAAAATATTGAAGTATATAAAATAATACAAAATTATATAAAAGAAAAAAAAAGAATAATATATGGCGGATTTGCTCAACATTTATTAATTAAACATAAAAATAAAACAGATGGAGTTTATACAGAAATTAATGATGTATGTTTTAATTATCCTGAAATTGCTGATATGGAATTTTATTCTCATGAACCTTTAAATGATATTGTGGATTTAACTAATTTATTATATAATCTAAAATTTAAATATATTGAAGCAAGACAAGCTATTCATCCTAGATCATATAAAATATATGTGAATACAGTTAATTATTGTGATTTTACTTATATGCCTAAAAATATTTATGATAATATGTCAATAATTAATATAGATGGATTTATATGTTGCCATCCGTATTTTATGTTATTAGATGCATATAAAATATTAAATGATCCTTTAACATCATATTGGAGACTAGAAAAACCAATAGACCGATTTCAAAAAATATTAAAATATTATCCAATTTCTAAACTAGAAAAAAAAATATTAATTGATGCAACACCTAATATAAACAATGTACTTAAATATATTAGAAAACACTTTATTTATAAAAAAAATGTTATTGTAATTGGGTTATATGCATATAACTATTATATAAAAAAAATTCATAAAAAAGATATGGTAAATATTAATAATTATGATATTATTTCTATTAAATTTGATAAAGATTATAGAAAAATATATAAAAAATTAAAAAATAAATTTAAAAATATAAGAATTGTTGAATATTATCCATTTTATGAATATATTGGTAAAAGTATAGAATATTATTATAATAATATTTTAGTTTTGAGAATTATTGATAAATATGATAGGTGTACTGTTTATAATTATTCAGAAAAAAAGAAAACATTTTTTGGAACTAATAATTTGGTATTTATGCATTTATTATTTAGATATTATTATTATTTTATAAATAAAAATAAATATTTTACAGATTTATATTTAGAATTAATCCAAAAATTTTATTATTCTAAAATTGATTATCTTAATAAAAAAAATATTACAGTTTTAGATAAATCACCTTTTCAAGATTTTACATTAAAATGTTTAGGAAAACATATTGATTTACTTAGAAAATCTTTCATTGATGGAAAACAAAAACTACAAAATAAAAAAGCATTTAAATTTAAATTTTCACCTAACGGTGAAAAAAAAAATATTTCTTGGCATTATCCTGATATTACAGGAAATATAAAAAATAAATAATAAAACTTGTTTATTATTGTATGTATGATTAGTGTTTATTATAACCTTATTGAAAATATACGAAGTTTTAACTATAAATAATTTGTGCTTTCTATATATGTTTATTATTATAAGTTATTGCATTCTTATCTAATTATTAAATTATTTTTTGGTTATTATACAAATTATTTAATTTTAATTTTCTATAAAGTGATAACAAATATATTAATATTTTAATTATTAATTATAAATAAACTGATAATAAACAGTAAATGAAACATATAAAAATAAATATGTATACTTTTTAATGTATTAACTAGTATAGCTAAAAATATTTTATTATATTATGGATATAATAAAATATATGGCAGACCTAAAAATATAATTAATTAATTTTGAATATATTTATTATATTTTTTTTTAAATATAATATATATTTTTATTTCTATATTTGGAAAAATTATAAAATTTTTATTTATAAAAAAAATTTATTAGACTGAGAAAAATTTAGGCTTATTTATTTTATTATGATTTAGAATTCTTATTCAATTGATAATTATGAAATCAAAAATAAGTAAATTTATAATAAAATTGTTATGTCAAGAACTTTGTTAACTACGTTTATTAAATAATATAGATCCATATATAAAATCAAAAGGACGCATTAATAAATATGATTTTTATTTATACCACATATATAATATTACCCTATCTGTTTATCATGGACCGGCTTAAGTGAACTAGTAAATATTAATTTGGATTTAGTAAGAAAAAAATAATGGAATCCAATAAATGGATATTATTAGGTGTTTTTGAAAAAGCATATAATATTGGAAGCAAAGCTTTACTAAAACAATATAAATGTAAATAATCAAAGATCCAAATCTAATAATTTTTTTATAGACTCTACTAATATAGCCTTAAAATATTTTAAGGCATTTCATAATTTTTCTGGTAAACTTAATTTTGGATATCCAAAGATCAATAATAAAAGGGTATGTTTAGTATCATCTGTTTCATTTGTTGTTTAGTATCACTTTATTTAAAAAATTAAAATAAAAATATTTTTTTAATTTTTTAAATATTTTTTTATGGGCATGTTTAGTATCATCTGTTCGGATTACTGTTTAGTATTAATCTTATTGAAACATAATAATAATTAATAAATGAACAAAGCCAGCTTTAGTTATTTTATTCTATTATAATTATTTTATATTGGGAACCTCGTTAACTTCATTATTATTTTTTATTGGGAACTTTGTTTATTAATTATTATTATTTTTCAATAAGATTAATACTAAAGAGTAATCCAAACAGATGATACTAAACATACCCAAATACAAAATACACAACGTAAACGAAGTTTCAAAATCAATTAAAATAAGTGTTATTATAGATAAAAAATTGCGCGCCACATTATATAAATGTTTATAAAGGTTCAATTCATGATGCAAAAATCATTGAAACTCAAATAAATGATAATTTAAAAAATAATAAAAAATCTATTAATTTAATTGGTGATAAAGGTTATATTAAAGGGGATGATTATAGAAATAAAATGTATAATGAAAATAAAATAAACAAAGTTCCCAATTAATAACACCTAAAAAAACATAATAAGAAAAATAATAAACAAGACATAAATGATATAGATGAATTTTTATTAAAAGACTGAAAGATAACCCGAAGGGCAAGCCGTTATAAGTTAAACAAAAGCTTTATAATTATTATTAATGATAAAACAATAAAAAATTATTATGGTTTTACTCATATAGCGGCGGCTTCTATATTATTAAATCTTAGTTTATAAAAAATTATCTATAAAAATATTTAGGAATATCGTTAACTTCATTTAATTTTAAATATTTTTATAGATAATTTTTTATAAATTATTATGAAAAAAATGCAAAACTTCCCCTATAATAGATTAGATTTTTTTAAATTAAAATAAACAAAGTTAACGAAGTTCCCTAATTTAAAAAAAATATATTAATAAATTAAAAAAGAAACCAAATTAAATATAAAATGAATAAATGGAACTTTGTTTAGTTCCATATAATTTTTCCTTTATATATTATTAATAACATATAAACGTAGTTTATATAGATATTTAGTCTAATAAAAAAATATCCTATTCATTTTATTGTAAAATCATAATCTTTATAATTTATAAAAATGAGAACTTCTTTGTTTATTTATAAAATACACTTTATTTGGTGGAAATTTGTGTTTTTATGAATTATTATTATATAATAAATAAAGATAATATTGTTTGGACTAATAAAATATAAAAACTTTATTTATAAGGATATTTTTTAAATATAAAAAAATATTTAAAAAATTAAAAAATTATTTTTTTAAATAATATGATAACAAACAGTAAAAGAAACATAAGATAATAAACAGGAATTTTATATAAATTATTGTTATTTTCAGAAAAATTATAAAAATTTCAGAAAAATTATAAATCTTTAATTATTGCATCCCCATAAAAATTATAAAAAAATTAAAAAAAAAATAAAATAAACTACGTTCTATTCCAAAATATTTTAATTTATGGTTTAAAAAAATTATTTTATAATTTTTCTGGGAACTTCGTTAATTTTTATAATTTCTCTGAAAATAGTAATAAATAAGAATACTTTTTTTATACAAAATGAATAAGACTATTTTATTATTAGTATAATTATTTTATAATAATTAATATAAAATAATATAATATATTATATATTATATTATAATATATATGGAAGACTATATAAAAAAAATAATTATAAAAAAAATAATTAAAGATGATGGAATAGGAACTATTACAACCGCTGATTTTGATAGTGATGATGTTACAGATGAAGATTATAAAAGTGCAGTCGAAGAAGGACTACTATATGACTATATTAAAGAAAAATATAATAATAAGTCTGTAAACAAGCATCTATCAGAATATTGTGCGGGTGATATAATTTTACTTATGGCATATATATTATTCCCTCCTTCTAGTAAGGACATGACGGAAATAGTAAAAATATCTACAAATGTATATAGTAAATTAATAAAAGTGTATACTGCTAAATTTCAAAAATTATTAAATAAATCGTTAAAAGATATATATAAAGATTATTATCCGAATGATTTAAATGGTATTATAAGAGACCTATTAAATACTGATGGAATTATGGGGGAAACAAAATTACATAATAAGGATGAAGATGAGGAGAAACAAAAAAAAGTATTGAATGACACTAAAGAAGCAGCATTATTTATACAATTACAGATATTATTTGATATGAAAATAAAGGAAGATGATTTAGAAGTAAAATATATATTATTACAAGATCTAATTTTAGAATCTTCTTCAACTAAAGCAAATGAGCATGTGGGTGGTAGTGATAGTGGTAGTAAGGAAAACATTACTGAAGAAGTATTTAATTCATTTCTTATATTACATGAACACATTAAAAAAACGCTAATACCTGATACCATTCATATAGTATATTCTATACTAACATTAATGGAAACATTTTATATAAATACTAAAAAAGAGTACTCTAAGTTTCAAATAAATAATATAAAACAAAAATATAACAATATATGTTTACCTAAAAAAAAAACCAATAAACAAATATTACGTAAAGATTTTTTAATAGACAGTTTAAATTTTATAGTAGGTCAAGACCATTTTATAGAAGAATTTGAAATAAATATAGATGAGATAAATAATATAATACTTTTAATAGATAATAGTAAAAAAATATCATCTAAACAATTTGAGGATATATTAGAATCTATTAAGGACCAGATAACCAAGAAAATGCCTCTTGTAAAGTTGAAAGAAACTGTTAAAGATGATATAAAGAAATATCATGAAGAACTAAAAAGGAATGAAGCCCGTGCTCGTGAAGAAGAACAAGCAGCGGCAGCCGCAAAACAAAGACTAAGAGAAAACGCAGAAAAAAAAAGACGTGAAAAAATGGAAGCAGAAGAAGCACGACGAAAAAAAGCAGAAGAAGAAGCAAAAGTAGCACGAAAAAAAGCAGAAGAATCACGACGACAAAAAGCAGAAGAAGAAGAAAAAGCAAAAAGACAAGCAGAAGCAACGCGAAAAGAAGAAGAAGCAGAAGCAGCACGACAAGAAGAAGCACGAAAAAAAGCAGATGAAGCACGAGTAGCACGAGAAGAAGCAGAACGACAAAAAAAAGCAGAAGAAGAAGAAGCACAACGACTAAAAGCAGAAGAAGAAGCAGAAGCACGAAAAAAAGAAGCAGAAGCACGACAAGAAGAAGCACGAAAAAAAGAAGAAGTAGAACGACAAAAAGCAGCAGAAGAAGAAGAAGAAGAAGCACGAATAAAAGAAGAAGAAGCACGAAAAAAAGAAGAAGCAGAAGCAGCACGACAAGAAGAAGCACGACAAGAAGAAGCACGAAAAAAAGAAGAAGCAGAACGACAAAAAGCAGAAGAAGAAAAAGAAGCACGAATAAAAGAAGAAGCACAAATAGAAGAAGCGCGAACAAAATTAAATGATGTAACTAAACAAACAGAAAATGCAAAGACTTCATTAGAAAATGTAAAAGGTAAACTTAATAATATAGAAATATTAACACAAAATATAAAAGATACAATAGCGGGTTTAGATGATAAAAATATAGAGAACGATATAGCAATAATACAATCTAGTATAAGTAAAGCAAACGCATTCTTAGCAGAAGCAGATGATGCCGTAAAAGAAGCACAAGAAGCATCAAGAAATGCATATTCTACTGCAGAAGAAATAGAAAACACAGAATATAAAATATCTGCATATACAGAAGTAAGTAAAGCCAATGAATATTCATCCGACGCGCAAAATACAGCGAAAACTGCAAATGATTTAATCAGTGATACCATTAATATTGTATATCGGGAATTAATAAACAAAATTAAAATTTTAGAGTCCCTCAACAAAACAGATATAAATAGAGAATCAACAATAAAAACTGAATTAAACAGTTACCAAGAAAAACTAAATAATATAAAGACTAACATTGAATCAAAACTAGAAACTGTAAATACAATTTCCACATCAACAGATCCAACAAACATAGAACAATTATTACACACACTAACAGAAATAAAAAATTCTTTAAACATATATAATGATGACCTTAAAAAAATCGATTTACAAGAAACTAGAGAATTATGTGATAAAGCTAATATAAATATAGATAAACGTTTAGATTTATTAAATAAATATTATAACTGTGCACTATCCTTGGAAATTAATGTTGAGGACTTTAATAAAATATATAATAAAGTAAAGGAACAACTAGAAAAATCAAAAGATGCTATACAAAATGCCAAATCAGAAATTAATAGTATAGACCATAGTCTATCAGAAATAACCCAACAAATAAAAACTAATTTATCAATAATAGAAGTCCTGAAGACTAAATTAAATCAAACTGTTAAAGACATAGATGCAGCATCCTATGTAAAAACACAAACAGAATTAGTAAATAAATCATTAGAAACAGTAAATTCTGAATCAGATAAAGTAACAAAATTAATGGAAGATATTGATTTAAAAACTCAACAAAAAAAGGAAATCTTAACAGGCTTGAAAATAATAGGAGAAAATTTTACTAAAGCAAAAGAAGCAACACAAAACGCAAATACTGCTGCAGAATCAGCACTGTCTTCAGCAGACAATGCAAAGATATGTGCAGAAAAAATAAAAGACCAAAAATACAAGGATAAAGCAGACAAACATGTAATAAAGGGCATACAAGAATCATACGAAGCGCAAATTAATGCGAAAAAAGCAATTGACAATTTAAACGTTACCTATACAAAAGTATATGATTATTTAATAGAAAAAATAAAGAGTATAAAAATATTTCACGATACCCGCCTGACACCTATCTTTAATTCTTTTAAATCTATAATGAAAGATAATAAACAAACACAAATACAAACTAGTTTTGATAATATAAAAACCAACATACCTCCCACAATAGAAGAAACAGAACAATATATAACAAATTTAAATGAATATGATAGTGAACTTATTATACTCACAGAAAAATTTAAGGCCGCTAAAGACTCATATAATAACGAACAGACAGGGGTAGTCGTACTACCTAAATTATTATCTCATTTAAAATCATATAATACGAAAGCAACTGAAATAGAAAAAGAATGCCCGGGTATAAGTACTCTAAAAGAATATGAACAAACATATAAACCTATATTTGACCTATTAAATTCAGCAACCGAGTATAGTGCGAAAATACAAGAATATATTAAACAAATTGATCCTGCCCTAACAGAAACAAGCGAACAAATAAAAAATACCATTAAAAAAATAACAGTCCATAAAGAAACCTTATTAAAAGAAAAAGAAAAAAATTCTATAGGTAAACAATTAGGAAATATATTTGATATATCATATAAACCCAATACTACAGTTCAGCCATCACGACTGAATTCTGACGATTTACAAAATATAAAAGAATATATACAATTAATATTAATAAGTTATCCACCAATTAAAAATATATATGATATACTTAAAAATATATATGATAAATTATCAGATTTTATAAATAAAAACACTAATAGAGTTCCTATTACAGAAATAACACATATAATTATTGTATTATTTATTTGTTTATATAATTATGAAATTGATAAAATGGCCTTCATATTATCTAATCCCAATATATCGTCAAATTACGAAATTTATTTAACACGTAAATTTTTACGAATAAAATTATTTGATATATCTTTAATTACTATTTTACGGATTTATATAAATACTATTAACCAAGTTACATATACTGATGAAGATATAAAGACTAATCTTAAAGATAAACTAAAATTAACAACAACGCAACATACAAAAGATGAAGAAATTACTGAGGAACCATTAAATTTATATTATATAATATATAATAATTCACAATACCGCGTATACGATCAAGATGATTATCAAGTATCGGAATACAACACACTATATGAAAATAATACATGGATACAAAAATTAAAAATATATTATGCGTTTACATCCTTTAAACTATATAAAAAATACGTTAGTAGTTCCGATACTACTTTTATAGATGAATTGGACAATCAAATAAATAAAAATAAATCTCTTAAGATAGAATTAATACAAAACACAAATTATGAAGATTTATTACTAGATACTGAAACATAAAAATATTAGAAAAAATAAACTACGTTCTAAAATATTTTAAAGAAATTATATTAAATATTTTAATTACAATATACACATGTATATTTATGTATTAATTTATAGGATAAATAAATTTTTATAGAATATTAATTAGTTATTCTTAAAATTAAACTGCATTCCTAATAGTCCTGAAAAATAAATAATAATTGGATCTTTGTTTAACTTAATTTTATAAATTAATAATTGTTATATTGTTATTTTCAGAAAAATTATAAAAAATTCAGAAAAATTATAAAATAATTTTTTAAATAGACATGTTTATTATTATCTGTTCGGATTACTGTTTATTATACTTATTAAAAATAATAATTATAATAGAATAAAATAATAAACAATGTTTAAATATAAAAATTATTATACATTTAAATATTTATTTTATTCTATTATAATTATTATGAAGCATACTAAAATTATTAAACTTATTATTGATTATATTTATTCAAATGACAATTACAGAAAATATTTAACCATCACAATCAAAAATATAATTTGATAGAATTATTACTACTATTAACAAAAATATTGTATAATAATATATCTTATAGAGAACTAAAATACTATACACATATACATCGGTATACACAAGCTTTAAGTGTGCCTATGAATGAAAAAATAAATTTCATATGAAACTCGTAAAGTATAATATATTTAAAAGGAACTTATTTATTCATAATAATGTTGTAAATAATTATTTATCAAAACTTGATAAATCATCAAAATTATTATATATGGATACAATATTAATAATGAATAAATTAGGCATTGATATGGTAACTAATAATAATCAATTAAAAAAACATAAAACAACTAAAATATCTATTATTACAGATTAAACGAAGTTCCCTTTAATGTTCCATTAGATATAAATGTTTCTGATAGTTGTACTCATGATTTAGTTATGAGAAGTTAGCTTTATCTAATCAAATAAAAAATTTAGCTATAATAAAGTAATTATTGTGCGATAATAATAATATTTTAAATACAGATGCTGCTTATGATAGTTCTAAATTGAAAAAAAGAATTAAAAGAACTAAAAATAGGTGATTAAATATCAGGTTTTAATAATAGAAATAAACTTTCCCAAAGATCCTAATAAAATAAGAAAGCATATATTTAAAGAAAAAAATGATTTTAAAAACTAGAAGAAAAATAGAACATAAACGTAGTTCCTATTAATAGATTTAAACAATTTAAAGAGCATCTATGAAATATGATAAATAAACAAAGTTCCGTTAAACTTTTTGGTTCTTTTATATATTTAGCTGCTTTAATAATTTTTATTAAAAACTAATTTATATTATTGTTATTTTCAGAGAAATTATAAAAATTTCAGAAAAATTATATAATAATTTTTTAAACTTTAAATTAAAATATTTTGGAACGGTACGTAGTTTATTTTATTTTTTTAAAATTTGTATAATTTCTTCGATGATGCAATAATTTAAGATTTACAAATTATTTTATAATTTTTCTGAAATTTTTATAATTTCTCTGAAAATAACAATAGGCATGTTTAGTATCATCTGTTTGAATTACTGTTTAGTATTAACCTTATTGAAAAATAATAATAATTAATAAACGAAGTTTCCAATAACAAATAATAAACGAAGTTAACAAGGTTCCCAATATAAAATAATTATAATAGAATAAAATAAATAAAGCTTGCCTCCTTAAATAGAAACACGTTTTATAATTATTTTATATTGAGAACTTCGTTAACTTCATTTATAAATTATTATTATTATTTTTCAATAAGGTTAATACTAAACCGTAATCCGGATAGATGATACTAAACATGCTCAATAATAATACAAAAAAGAATTAAATAAGAAGACATAATAATAACTTATACTAATAAACATATATAGGAAGCATAATTTATAAATGATTTTATTTTCAATACGGTATAATGAACACTAATCATAACAAACGATATTAAACATATTCTATAATTTAACTAATTAAAGTTATTATTAACATTAATTAGTTGTGTAATATGTAAATTATTAATAAATAACAAAACATTTAATAATTAAATAAGGCAACTAGTATAATTTATAATAATAAACATATATAGGAAGCACAATTTATTAATAGTATTATTTTCAATAAGATTATAATAAACACTAATTATAACATATAATAATAAACATGTCGATTATAAGTATACATAAAATTTATATATATATATATATATATATATATATTTATTCAATTTATGATTAATCAAACCTACCCAAATATATTTTAACAATATTTTTTTTATATTTTAGATTATAAATATATATATATATATATATATATATATATTTATATGGATATGAATATGGAAGAGACGCTAAAACAAGACCTTGAAAAAATAGAAGAGGAAATTATACATAAAGTGAATGAATATAATGAAAATAAGATAAATACTATAATAACTAGTTTTCAAAATAATAATATAATAGGGAAGATTCAAGACAACTGTATTGATTTTTATTGTTTCTATATTGTACTTTCAGATAAACAATATGCGGATATACTAGATAAATTACAAATTACCTATTTAAGTGATACTGTTACAATAGCATATCCTAATTTGTTTACGAATACGAACTACATAAATATAACTAATATATTTAATTCAATATTTTTAATAAATATAATAAATATGTATAAAAATTTTATACTATTATTTGATAATAATTCTGATAAAGAAATTGTAAGTTTTATAAAGTATAGAATTAATTATTTAGAATATCTTGTTAAATATTGTAGTTATATTAAATTCCCACAACAATTAATAACTTTAGATCCACTAACCCAATATAAAAAATTATTTTATAAAGAATTTTTAATTATATATGAAGATTTAGGCCTTATAAGTAATAAAACATGGAAACAATTATTATATATTACGTCCAATATAGATTATTTAAAGAATTTTTTGTCAACTGTTAATGATACCACACATTATTATAATTTAGAATCTGAAAACAAAAACCTAAATTCACTAAATCAAGATCATATTAATGCTTATTATCAATATCATTTTTTTTATTTAACAATATCAACAGAATTATCAGAATCATTAGAGTTAGATAGTTTAAGTAAAAACTCTCTATATAATGTAAAAACTTGTAAAAAGTTGTTTATATTTGACTTAGTTAAATATTTAATATCAGAACATTTTTGTATATATAAGTTATTCAACATAGATCAACATAAATTTATATATTCTTTCGAATTATGGTGTAAATTAAAATGTAAATTATTAAAATTTAAATATATATATAAAGATATGGTTAATAAATTAAAAACTATAATTAATGACACATATAATCGGTGTTTTGATAATAAAAAACAATTATATTATCATTTGTATCTACGCAGAGACACAACACATAAAAATCCACGTTTTGAGTATGAAAAGTCAAATATGATAACAGTAACATATAATGATTATCCATATACATTAATTCCTACTAATCTAGGCTTAATAGATATAACTAGTAATCTAGAAGAAGATAATAATCTATATAAATCTGCAAAAGAATGGAGTGAAAAAACTATTAATTATGATGTTATATTTAGATATGATGATGATAATGTAAAATATATAATTATTAAATATAATGGTGAATTTAAAATTTATGAATGTACATACCCTACTAGTTCATGGTCATGGTTGTCGAAAGATATAATTGATATTAGCTATTTTAATAGAAGTTCTCAACTAAATAAATCGCAGCACACAACATCCTATAAACATGTATATGATTTTTATGATGAAACCTATATTGAAAAACACGAAAAAGCTGCAAAAGATTTTGCAATAAATTTAATAAAACAAATAAATTATCCAATCTGTATAATTAATAATGGATTAACAGGTGCCGGAAAAACTAGTTTTACATTATATCGTAAAGATGAAAACGGTAATCCTATTTTTGGTGCTTTATATTATTTTCTTTTAGAATTAATGAACAAATCAAAAGATAATACAATAAAAATACAGAAAGGTCAAGCAGATGAAATTTATTCTAAATACGAAGATACTAAATATACAAAAACTTACTCTATATGTACAGATGCATATCAAATAAACAATGAAACAGATATTTCAACAATTTTGAACCGTATAATTGTTATTCTGGAAAAGGACCGTCAAACTGCTTTAACATTATTTAATCCTGCTAGTTCTAGAAGCCACCTAATAATATATTTAGATATACAATTTAATGACAAGAATAACGATTCACAACAGGTACGATTATTGTTATTAGATTTAGCAGGTAGAGAAAATATGTTTCTATGTGACACACCTCAAACAAGAATGAAATTGTTAGATTTATATATATCTCATAATAAGTTAGAATATATTAAAGACTATACAAAAAAAATGGAAAGCATAGATGAGAGTTTTGAAAATAAATATAAGAAAAAAGTTTTAATAAATAAACTCATAGACAGAAACGAAATAGATAGATATAATATTATGGAACAGATAGCAGTTTTTCATACACCTGAAGACAAATCGTCAACAAAATCAACAGAAAACCCAATGGATAATTGTAAGAAAAAATACGATGACTTATATGCGTATTTTAATAATCCCGGTTTAGTGACGTCACGCACAAACTTTCAAGTAAACAAAGAAGACACCCCATATCAGTTTTATTGGGATCATAGCATTGATACAAATAACTTACCATATATCAAAACTTTTATGCAGGAAAATATGTGGTTTAGTCATGTACATTCTATACCACCTAAGCTTACTATGATTATTAATTTTAAAAGTGTTAAAATATATCCTATTAGTATTAGTAATAGCCTTAAACCAACTATATCATTAGAGTCAAAATCTACACTAGAATCATTTATGGGCGGCTTTGAACCTGTAAATTTACTTGCAATATTAAAAAAGGATATAATTGAATTAGATGTGGACAATATAAATGGTATAATATCATCCTTAGAATCATATTTAAAAAATATAGATGCAAATATAACTCGTGTAATTAAATTTATAGTGTCCATAATGGTAAAACAACTAGATAATGTAAAAAAGAATATGACTGATAAGTATGGTAGTAAAGGGTTTTTGTACACTAACAATACAGCACCACACCTAAATTTATTTCCACATTTATTTATATTCATAACAGATAATGATAAACAATTCAAGATTTACCACCCACAAACCAATAAAATAGATGAATCAAACATTGATTCAAAAACAAAAGAAGCTTATAATATTTTAGTACGCTGGCCTATTGAAGAAATAATAGAAATATGTAAGAAGATAATAGAAATTAAAAAGGATTTCATGAACAAAATGGCCCAGAATGAGGAAAAATTAAAAGATTATAATGCTAAATTTAAACAATATATTCTAGTGGCTGAAGAATGCAATATACGATCACACGAAGGAGAAAAAATTAATAAAACTTTAATTAAATTTAAAACAAGACTAGCTACATCATATGGTTATAATAAAATAATTAATAATGATAACTGTGCAGATATGGAGTTTTTTGAGTATCCATCAGATCCTGATAATAATACATATGAAAAAGAAAATACCAATTTTGGCGAGGATGAAGAAATTATGCAATCAATACATAAGTTTTTGGGTGTTGACATGAAAGATGCTAAGTTTAATATATTAAATATAGTAAATATGTCTGATAGTATTTTACTGAATAATCCACCTTATCCGCCATATATTGATATAACTGATATTATCTATTTTAAAAATAAATTATCTGCTGTATTTTCTACATATTCTACTAATAAAGTGAACAAATTAACAATACTTATACGAGCCATTTTAAAATTGTTAATTCAGTATATACTTAAAAAGTGTACAAAATATAAATATTATAATACTCAGACAACATCGCTTGAAGAATCTAAAAAGCTCATAGACGGTAAATTTCAAGATACAGCAATAGACAGGGTAATAACATTTATAGATGATTTCATAAAAATTATAGAAACAAACAATGAATTAACTGTTATTGGTTCAATGTATCCTTTAAAAGCGGCAACTAGCCCTATTTATATTTCATGCTCTACAAATAATTATTTAGCAACTATAGTAAGTAATACCAGCTATGAAAAATTACCAAAAAAAGGAACAGAACTTGTATATAATACATTCAAAAAATTATTAGGTGGTTCAATATTCTCACAAAATATAAATTTAAAAACTGCCACTAATAATTTACATCTAGCACAAACAACACACCAAAAACAACTATTATCAAATAATAAAGATATAAATAAAATAAATTATTTAAATAAAAATAATATAGATAACGATTACGTAAAATATATAAAATATAAACATAAATATTTAAAATTAAAAGCAGCTATATTAAAATAAAATATAAATAAATATATATTACATCAAAACTATTAATTTTTATGATATCTAATTATTATTATTTATGTTTTTAGAAAAATTATAAAAATTAATGATTTTATTATAGGATATGTTTAGTATCATCTATTCGGATTAGTGTTTAGTATTAACTTTATTAAAAAATAATAATAAAAAATAATTATAGTCTCTTTTGTTTGCTGTTTATTATTGCTTTATTTTAAAATTTAAAAATTCTTAATTTAGAAATTAATTATCTTCTAAACGCACTTAGAAAAAATACAAATAGCTCCTGTATTATTATATTTAGACTGATGAGAATTTAGGCTTATTCATTATATTCTATAATCGTGTTCTCAGTCAATTTTTATATTTATATTTATATAAATATAAATATAAATATAAATATAAATATAAATATATAAATTATTATAATTATAAAACCTAAAATAAATAATACTTATTATAAAATTGTTATATCCGTATTAACTAATACACATCCATATATAAATTCAAAAAGATGGCCTAATAAATATACATATGATTTTTATTTAAAACACATATGTACTATTTTAACTACTGGTTATTATAGGTAAAGTTAGGTGAAATAGTAAATATTAATTTGGATTTAGTAAGAAAAAAATAATGGAATCCAATAAATAGGTATCTTTAGGATTTTTTGAAAAAGTATATAAAATTATGTTAAATCAATATAAACGTAAACACAAATCTAATAATTTTTTTATAGATTCTACCAATATACATATTTTTCTGGTAAACTTGATTTTAGATATCAGAAGATTAATAATAAAATAAAAAATAAAAAATCAATTATTGTGTTATTGTCAGAAAAATTATATAAATTTCAGAAAAATTATAAAATAATTTTTAAATCTTAAATTATAGCATCCTCATAAATTTCAAAATAAATAAAATACGTTCCCAAATATTTTAATTTATGGTTTACAAAAATTATTTTATAATTTTTCTAAAATTTTTATAATTTATCTGAAAATAGCAATACAATAAGTGTTATTATTGATCAAAATGGCGCACCGCATTATATAAATATTTACAGTGTATATCCATGATGCAAAATCATGAAAACTCAAATAAATGATAATTTAAAAAATAATAAAAAACCTATTAATTATTGCATAATAATGATAATATTATTTTAGATATATTAAAATTATCTTCTATTGATTATCATAAATGGTTAAATAATAAGAATATTATAAAAAATCCAAAATAGTTTATGATATAAGCTGATTCATTTGATTATTTATTATAAAATTATTATAATTTATCTGAAAAAATAGCAATAATTATATAAATATATTTAAAAATTAAATATTTATTTTTAAATATATATATATATATATATATATAACTTATGAGTGAAAAGAAATCATCAAAGTTAAAGAAGATATTTGATATATACGCAAGTTCAGATTATCATGATAATGATGACATTAATTTAACTAATTATTTAAAAAAAAATTTTGATAATATGACCTATAACGATATAATAGTGTTAATGATATCTTATTTATTTTATTCGCAAGATATGGATGAAAAAATAGATTTTTATAAGAAAATTAGAAAGTATTTATTAGAAACTTCCGTAGAAAAATCTACATTAGAGAAAAAGATAAAATTATTCATACAACACAATATAAAAATCCAGGAAACTATAATAAAGTTATTAATAAAAGATAAAGACATAGGTAAAGAATTTGGATCAAGTTATTCTCAAAATAAAGACCTATTATATAGTACATTAACATTACAACTTCATTATATACTACCCAAATCAAATAATAATATACCAAAATATCAATTATTTTCTAAATTTCATAAATTAAAAAATATTTTTAAAGATGCAGATTCTAAAAAATCTGTTTCACAAGATGAATCGAGTAGTTCTGAAAATTCTGACAGCGAACAATCAGAAAAAAATACACCACGAACAATAGAGGGAGGAGCAGATGATGTAAGTGATGAAAAAGAAAAAGACGAAAAATTATACAAACCATTAATTAAATCATTAAATAAGATAATAAAAGATATAAATGAAAACTATCCTACGAATGATATTAGTATATATATAACTGACTATTTTAAAAAATTAAAAGAAACCGAATACTTAAAAAGTAACACAAAACTAAAAGCGGCGATAGCACTAGATAAACTAAACACAAACACCGGATTAACAAATATTATAAATGAAATTAAAAAAATAATTGATGTAAACCAAGATTTAAATGAGGATGATATATCTCAAGTATTGGAAAAACAACATACTAAAACACACATATATAAACAAGAAAACACAATACCTGAAGAAGAAACAACACCAGCAACAAAAGAAACACCGCCAGTAGAAGAAATCACACCCTCCGCAAATTATAACAAGGATATTGTTTCCGATTCTGATACAGACCAAAACCCAAGTAATGCCATTATACAGGATCCAGTAGTGCAACAACTACCTACTCAAACAAAAATAGTTACACAAGAAAACGCTCAACATGCAGAAGAAGAAAAACGGCAAGCAGATAATGAGAATGATTATGGAGATGAAGATTTTGAATCTGAATCAGACCAAAACCCAAGTACTGCCAATATAAATAGTAAAGTATTGCAACAACTACCTACTCAAACACGAACAACACCCGTGGAAAATGAAGATTCCGCTAAGTTAGAAGAGAATAATAAAGCACAACGACCCGATAGTAGTGGCGATACTGAAGAACCGCCAGAAATGACTAAATTTAAATATATATTAAGTAAATACAAAAATAATATATTAAATTTAATGACGATTATACAGAAGGACAATCTTACTAAAGAAGAAATTGATTTATTTAAATCTTTTAAAATTAGTGAAGAAGATTTAAAAATTATTATTGAATTAAAAAAATTCATCGACACTAAGATATATAATAATATATTACAACTATTGCAGTGTATTAGTTTTAAAAATCAATATGTAATGCTTGACAAACTACTACCACTAAAATCATAGGCTTATTTATTTTATTATAAAAATAGGAACAGTTTATTATTAAATTTATAAAACTACAAATAGTTAATATTTATAATAAAATTATTATAAATATTAAATAATAAACAAAGTTCAGAACTATATATATAAAATTAAAGATATGTTCTAATAATTATTATTATAAGTTTTATTTAAATCAGATATAACATTATAATTACTTTATCATTGATATATAGTAAATATTAATATTGATTTAGTAAAAAATATAATGGAATCCAATAAATAAATATAATGGAATCCAATAAATAAATATTATTAGGTGTTATTGAAGAAGAATATAATATTACTTTACTAAATCAATATCATATGTTTCTTTTACTATTAATATCACTTTTTAAAAAATTATAAAAAACTATTTTTTTAATTAGAAATGTTTATTATATTATGTTTTTTACTGTTTATTATTAGTTTTTTTGAAAATTAATAATTATTATTTATTGAAAATTAAAAACTAATAATTTGAATATATGAGATTTATATTAATTTATTTAAATTGTTAGGTTTAATAATTTAAATAATTAAAGTTTTTGTTAAAACTAATAATTTGTATAATATGAAAATTATTTTTATTTTTAGAGAAAAAAACAATAATAAAAAATAATTTAATAATTAAATATAAAGCCAATGATCATTACTTATTATAATAAACATATATATAAGCATTATTTATAAATAAATTTATTTTCATCAAAGTTATAATAAACACTAATTATAACAGATATAATAAACATTTCTATTATTAATATTATAATAAGGTTATAATAAATAACAATCTGAACATATGATAATAAACGTGTTCTATGTTAAGAATAATGGAAGCATTAATCTCAACATTTAAATATTCTAATAATTATGATACTTATTGGGTCTACATACCCATTATTATGTTTTTAATTGCACATTTAATAATATACTATACAAAACAATGTTATAACTATACAAAAAGCAGCATTATATCTTACCATATAACAATGGAACCAACGTTTAGTTATAGATTTACAACTGACAAATATTTTATCAAATGCAGTCTCAACTATTCAAGTATTTTAACTCTAATACCAGTAATACCAGTATCTTTCTGATTTAAGGCATAATTTTTAGGTTTATCGATAATATTATTATCTGAATTTATATCAGTAGACCAGCCGCATATAAAACATGAGTCTGTACGGCGTAAGTTAGATTTAGGGTTGACTGAATGCATTTGTGAAAAGTTATTTAATTTAATATTAGATAACCATCCAGTTATAAAACTTGTATCTGTACGATGCAATCTAGATTTTATAATATCAGCCATGATCTTTGAATACTATTCTAGCGGGTATATTTAAGCATGATATAAACTTGAGCCAAAATGGCTACGGTGGTTTAGTAAAATAATAATAAAAAAATAAAAAATTAATTTATCAATTTTTTATTTTTTTATTATTATTTTACTAAATCATCACTAAATAAAATATTTTATTGTTATTTTCAGATAAATTATAAAAATTTCAGAAAAATTATAAAATAATTTTTAAATCTTAAAAATATTACATTTTCAGAGAAATTATAAAAATTTCAAAAAAAATAAACTATGTTTCAAAATATTTTAATTTAAGATTTACAAATTATTTTATAATTTTTCTGAAATTTTTATAATTTATCTGAAAATAACAATAAATAAAAATAAATAACAAAATTATTTATTTTTATTTAAAATATTTTTATTACAGTAAAATTTTTATTTTTAAATATTAATTTTATCTCAAGGTAAAAAATACTTTTAACTTCAGTAGATTAATGTTATTATAGTAGTAAAAATAAAAATTATTTTTATATTTTAAAATTATATTATAAATTTATATAAATAATACTATTATATATTTATAAAAATATATAATTCTAGATTTTATAAAAATTAAAAATAAATAATATATATACAAGTCATGAAATTTTGTTTATAACTAATTGATAACTTATATTATAGATTATAAATATATAATTTATTATAATTAATTTTTATTATATATATAAATTAAAATATTCTACTATGAACATATATATTATTGTTATAAAATTAATTAATTTTTAATTTAGGATCTATTTGACTATAAAAATCAATAACTTGATCTTTAATAATAAAACTATTTTTAGATAATGCAGTAATTTTTATATTTTTTAAATCTTTAGCTCGTGATATAGCGGTATATGCTTGTCCTGATGCAAAAATATTATTACCTATATCAATTTCAATAGCATCTAAAGTCATACCTTGGGATTTATGAATTGTTAAAGCATAAGCTAATTTCAAAGGCATATACCAAAAAAATAAATTAGTATTTTCTGTATAAATACTTTTGTAATAATGTATTGGGATTAATTCACCATTTATAAGTTCTATAATAATTTTATCGGTAAATAATTCTATTACTTTTCCTCTTGTTCCATTTACTAATATAGGAGTTATATTAGTTGTTATCACAACTTGAGCATCAATACATAAATTAATAGTTTCAGGTATATCTAATGATTTGATCCATTTTTTAGTTTGTTCTATAATAGTTTTATTATTATCTGTAGAATATATAATTGGATATTGTTTATTAATTGATCCATCATTAATTAATTTAATATATTCATCATTATTAATTTTATCAACATCAATATTTTTAGGATATAATATAGTTGGTTTAATATTAGTAAAAGTAGTATTTATACATTTAGATAATATATCATAAGTTTTATCTGAACATATTCCATATCTTAATTCTCTTAAAATTTTTTGAAAATTTTTATCATTATTTTGTCTTATCATTTTACTTAAATATATAATTTCTAATTTTAATTTTGTCCATGATTCAGAATTAAAACAATAATCTCCACTAACACTTTCTAATTGACAGAAATCACCAGTTAATACTATTTGAATATTTCCAAATGGTAAAATATTTGTTCTACATATTGATAAATATTTTGATATATTATCAAAAAATTCAGAACTCATCATAGAAATCTCATCAATAATAAGAACTTCTAAATTTCTTATTTTTTTCATAATATGTGGAAATTTATAACGTACATGATTAAATAATTCTTTAGGTGTTTTATTGCTTATTCCAATACCTAAATATGAGTGTATTGTTCTACCATTAATTAATAATGCTGCCGCTCCTGTTGTAGCTGTTACACCATAATTAATATTAGTATTAATACAATATTCTATTATTTTTTTAATTGTTATAGATTTCCCTGTTCCTGCTGGACCTGTTATAAAAATATTTTTTTTATTTTTAAAAACATTTAATATTTTTTGTTGATCTTCATTTAATATTATAGGATCAACATTTATAGAGTTAGTAATTATAATATTATTATCTGGATATAAATAATTATTAATTTCTTCTTTTGTTATATTAATATTTTCTGTAATAATATCAATATTTATTTTATAAATATTGATTAATTGATCTAATATATTAATAATTTTATTTTTAATAACTAATTCAGAATGATTTAATATAATAGCAATATTAGATATAGAATTACGTTTTCTCAATTCACTACATAAAATAGTTATTTCATTATTATTTAATTTATTTTTATTTTCTTTGGTTGGTTTAGATGATTCTGAATTTGTAATATTAGTTATACATAATATTTCATTTTTTGGTAAGTTAATTATTTTATAAATTACATCAACATCAATACAATAAACATTTAATAATTCATCTAATATCATATTTATTTTAATTTGTATTGCTGTTTCTTTTCTTTTTAATTTTAAAGCTATATTTTTAATAGAATATGATTCTTTTTTTAATTCATCAAATAATACTTCAATATCATTACGTGTCCATTTTTTACCGTTATTAGTTTTTTTATAAGTTCTTAATTCTATTTCGTCTTTAGATATTTTAATAATATTTGTAATGATATTTATATCTATCTCATAAATATTTATTAATTGATTTAATATATTATTAATATTAAATTCTATACATTCTTCAGATTTGTTTAATTTTAATGCAATATTTTTTATAGAATATGAATCTTGTTTTAATTCATTAAATAAAATATTACTATCATTATCATGCCAGTCTTTATTATCATAATTATCCATTAATAATAATAATAATAATATTTTAATATAAATTATTTTCATTTTTTATAATATATGTATATGTGTTTATTATTAGTAAGTTTATTTGATAATAAATACTTATAATTAATCTTTTTATTATTTATTCAATTTTTCAAAAAAAAATAATTAAACATGTAACATTAGGTATATTCATTTTATCATAAAAAGTATTTTTATTCAATTTATTATAAAATTATAATCTTATTTAATTTATTATAAAATAATAATTTTATTTAATTTATAAAAATGCGTAATTTGTTTATTTATAAAATAAATGAAATTAATAGAGTTATCAAAGTTTCTGCTAAATAAAGTTTATTTTATAAATATTTTTTTATAACTTATAAAAGGTTATAATTGTATAATATATTGTCTAAGGATATTTTTACCATACTTTATTTATTCTTAATTTTTCTAAAAATAGCAATAAATTTTATATTTATATTAAATATATAAATTATGAAAATAATATTTAAAAGTTTAAATTATAATATAATTTATGGAATTATTTTCAAAATTACAATCTTCAAATAAAGAAATAAATATTAAATTACCATGGGTTGAAAAATATAGACCAATTAGTTCTAATGATTTAATTTTAGATTCTTTTATTAAACATAAAATTAATACAATAATAGAATCTCAAAATATACCTAATATGATTATAACGGGGGAACCTGGAACTGGTAAAACGTCAACTATATTATTTATAGCAAAAAATATTTATAATGATCAATATTCGGAATATGTTTTAGAGTTAAATGCTTCAGATGATAAAGGATTACCAATTATTAATAATACAATTTATCCATTTTGTAGAAAAAAGAAGGATAAAAATAAATTAATTATATTAGATGAAGCTGATACAATTACTAAAAAAGCACAAAATTTATTATCTAATATATTATCAGAGTTTATAAATTCTACACGATTTGTATTTATATGTAATGAATGTTCTCAAATTATAGAATCTATACAATCTAAATGTATGATAATAAAATATCCAAAAATTACATTAGAAGATTTATATATTAAAGTTAAATATATATGTGAATGTGAAAATATAACATATACAGATGAAGGAATTAAATGTTTATTATTTGTATCAATGCAAGATATTAGACAAATAATTAATAATTTAGAATGTATATTTTATTCTGTTAATGAATTAACTGAATCAAATATATATAAATTAATTGATAAACCTAAAAGTTATTATATTAATAATTTATTAAATGCTTCTTTTGAGAATAACTTTGATGAAGTTATTAATATAACTACTTATTTAATAAATAAAGGTTATACATCAAATGATATATTATTAACATTTATGAAATATATTATGAATATAGAACAATCTATAAATAATCAACCATTAATTATAAATGAAAAATTAAAATTAAATATATGTGATATTTTAAATAATTATTATATAATAATCAATGATAATTTAGATAGTCCTATACAATTGTATAGTTGTATTGCTGAAATATTTAATTATATAAATGATTATACACATTCAATTAAATAAAGAACATGTTTATTATTATCTCTTGTTTTTGCTGTTTATTATTGCGTTATTTAAAAAAATAAAAAATGGGAACTTAACCTTGTTTATTTTTTATTTTAAACATCTTAATTTAGAAATTACTTTTTCTCTAAACATGCCTAAAAATAAAAATAAACGAATTTAATGAAGTTCCAAAATAGCTCCCATTTTATTATATTATTGGATATGTTATATCTGTTCGGATTATTTTTTATTATAACATTATTGAAAATAATAATTAATAAAAAATAATAAACATATTTCCAATATAAAAATTTACGTTAAGAAAACAAGTTTTATTTATTTTATATTCTATAATAATTATTATTTTCAATAATATTATAATAAACAATCATCTGTACATATAATAATAAACATGTCCAAATAATAATATATTCAATTTTTTATAATTATTACTATTTTCAGAAAAATAAGAATAATATATTTATTATCATCTTATTAAAAATAAATATAATTATATATTTCTAATTTTAAATAAATTATAAAATATAATTTATAAACCTTAAATTATTGCTATTTTCAGATACATTATAAAATATTTTAATTTAAAGTTTATTATATTATGTTATAATTTTTGGAATGCAGTTTAATTTATCTAAAAATAGCAATAAAAATAATTTTATAATTTTTCTAAAATTTTTATAATTTATCTAAAAATAGCAATAATTTAAAGTTTATAATATAATTTTATAAACTTAAATTATTCTCGTTTTAAGAAAAAATATAAAATAGACATGTTTATTATCATTTATTTCTATTACTATTATTATCAGTTTATTTAAAAATTAAAAACTAATAATTAAAATATTTAGGATTCTATTATATTATTTAAAGTATTAGTTTTAATAATAGTTTAAATTATTAATATTATTATTAAAACTAATAATTTTAGTAATAAATGAAGTTAACAAATTTTTCTTAAGTTAATAATAATTTAATAATTAAGACGGTGGTATAATAAAATAATAATAAACATATATAAGAAGCTAATATATTTATTGTATTCAATACATTTATAATAAACACTAATCATACAGACAATAATAAACATATTCAATTTATAAATAATACAAAACATAATTCATAATAATAAATCTATAATATTTATAATTTTAATAATAAATATAAATCTAAAAAATTTATAATAAATATTATTCTATTAATATATGTACACTAATTATTTTGTTGTTTTATTTCAGTAATTTGTGCTAATAGTCCTATTTTTTCCATTAATACATCTGATAATTTATCTATGTTATTAGGTACATATATCGTGTGATCTTGTATTTTATTAAGTGTTTCAAGTAATATTATTTTTTCTATTAATAATTTAAGTAACTTATTACAATTATCAGTAGTATATTTTTTATTTGATTCATTATCGTGTAATGAAATAGAGTCTTCCTTAAGCGGTTGTGGTTGTGCTTGTGGTAATACTTGTGGGTATTCTTGTAGTTGTGGTTGTGGTAATACTTGTGGGTATTCTTGTGGTTGTGGTTGTGGTAATACTTGTGGGTATTCTTGTGGTTGTGATTGTGGTAATACTTGTGGGTATTCTTGTGGTTGTGATTGTGGTAATACTTGTGGGTATTCTTGTGGTTGTGATTGTGGTAATACTTGTGGGTATTCTTGTGGTTGTACTTGTGGTAATACTTGTGGGTATTCTTGTGGTTGTGGTTGTGGTTGTGCTTGTGGTAATACTTGTGGATATGCTTGTGGTTGTGCTTGTGGTAATACTTGTGGATATGCTTGTGGTTGTGCTTGTGGTTGTGGTAATACTTGTGGGTATGCTTGTGGTTGTGGTTGTGGTAATACTTGTGGATGTGCTTGTGATTGTGCTTGTACTTGTGGTTGTGCTTGTGGTAATACTTGTGGATGTGCTTGTGATTGTGCTTGTACTTGTGGTTGTGCTTGTGGTAATACTTGTGGATATGCTTGTGGTTGTGCTTGTGGTTGTGGTAATACTTGTGGGTATTCTTGTGGTTGTAGTAATACTTGTGAATTTGCTTGTGGTTGTGCTTGTTGTAATACTTGTGGTTGTGCTTGTACTTGTGCTTGTGCTTGTAGTTGTGCTTGTGGTAATACTTGTGGTTGTGCTTGTGGTAATACTTGTGGTTGTGCTTGTGGTAATACTTGTAGTTGTGCTTGTGGCACTACTTGTGTGTATGGTTGTAATTGTGGGTGTTGATTGAAAATATATTTAGGATTATTATTAGGCTTAATAAATTGAGATTTTAAATCATTATCTATGTTAGATGTATTAACAGCAGCATCAGTATTTGTATTAATATCATTATCTATATATGTGGAAGGTACATCTTTATTTGTATCTTTAATTAATTCGTTAGATAGTTCTGTATCTTGAAATAATATGGCAGGTTTAGGTACTGTAGATTTTATTTGATGGGGGTCTATAGATGGTTTTTTTTTTAGTTTCTTAACTATTTTTATATCTTGACTTGGTTCAGATGGTTTTTTAAATATATTTAGTTGTGATTTTGGAGGAGCACCATCAGGTATAATAAATTTTTTTGATACTGCAGGTTGTTCTTGTGGATAAGATTTAGAATTAATTAATTTAGCTTTTGCCTTACTATATGTGTTATATGTATTAGTTGTAGTGTCTACAACTGTATCATCTACTTTTTTAGATAGTTCTTCACTTAGTTCTCCATATGTATTCATATTTTTAACTGGACCAGCAAGTTTATCAGATACATTTAATAGTGATTCTTGAGAGGAGAAAGATGATTTTTGAAAAGCACTCTTAGGTATAGTAGGATTTTTGGGTACTGTTGGATGCACTTGTGGATAAGATTGTAAATTAACTAATTCGGATTTTGTCTTAATATCTGTATTATTTTTGTTATCAGTAGCACTAACAGTCAGATCTACCGGTGTAGATAATGTGTCTATTATTCCATTATCTATTTTTATATTTTGTACTGGTGTAGCAGGTTTATTGATTACATTTTGTGATTGTTGAGGGGAAAAATATAATTTTGGTGGTTCTTCCTTAGGTATAGTGGTATGTTTAAACGTTTTTTTTGGGACTGATGTTAATTTTAATAATGGTAAGTTTATTGCCTTCATTACTACTTTAGAAGGTGGTGTTATTAATGCAGAATCAGACGTAGATGCAGATGTATTTTTAGATGGTGGACTTTCTAGAGTTGATTTTATGACTGTGAATGGTGTTGTGGATGTTGTATCTGAACTTATAAATTCATTAATTGGTAATTTATTATTTATATATTTATGTTTTTCTATTTCAGAACTTATATTAGATTTTTCATGTGCTAATGTAGACTGCTTAGGTATTAATGCAGATATATTTTTAGAGAGTTGACTTTTTAGGGATTGATTTGATGATTGATCATCTAGAGATGTTGATTTTACAACTAATAAGGGTGGTGTGGATGTTTTTTCTGATTCTGAAAATTCATTTATTGGTGATTTATTATTTATAAATGTATATTTTTCTATTTCAGAACTCATATTAGTATTTTCTTGTGCTACTGTAGGCTGCTGAGGTATTAATACAGATGTATTATTAGAGGGTTGACTTTTTAGAAATTGATTTAACGATGAATCATCTGAAGATGTTGAGTTTATGAATAATAATGGAGATATACACTTTGTATTTGATTGCGGAAATTCATTTATTGGTGATTTATTATGTATACATGTAGTGTCTTCTATTTCCGAATTTATATTAGAATTTTCATGTGCTACTTTAGACTGCTGAAGTATTAATGCAGATGTATTTTTAGAGGGCTGGCTTTTTAGTGATTGATTTGATGGTGAACTATCACATGATGAAATGGATTTTACGACTAATAATGATGATGATGATGATGTAAATGTTGTATTTAATTGTGGAAATATATTTATTGGTGATTTATTAGTTATAAATGTATTTTTTTCTATTTTAGAACTTATATTAGAAACAGCATCATAAGTATTATTTAATTTATCTAATTTTTTAGATTTAATTAATGCATCATAAAATTTCTTATAAACAATATACATATTTATAAATTTATAATATAATTTATATTTATTTAGTATATTATATTCTACAGTTTTATCCCAAATATTATTAGTTAATTGAGTATTTTTAAAATAATTATTAAATTTTTTAATAGTATGATATTTATCATTATAATATAAATATTTATTTTTAGAATATTTATAACCTATTATTGGATTATCATGATTATACCAAGGGGCAAAATATATTTTGTTACAAGGTAATATAGTATTTATATAATTAGAAAAATAGTCAATAAATATATCTCTATTTACTAAATGATTATTAATATTAAAATAAAAATTAGTTTTATAATTAATATTTTTAACATCAAACTTAATAAATGTTAATTTAGGAAACATAATTTTACAAAATAATCTATATTTATAATTATCAATTATAATATTTTTATATTTTATTATATTATAATATTTTAATATAAAATATATAATTAATAATGTTATTCCTCTATCTAAATCAATATTAATTGAATTATATAATTTTATTTTATTCATATTTATATTACTAGATAATTTAATTATTATTATTATAATTAGTTTGAGGTAAAATTATCCTTATTCAATTTATTATAAAATCATAATATTTTGGAACAACTTTTAATTTATAATAAAATTTTTATAAATAAATTTTAATTATTTGGTAGAAACTGTTAGAACTTTATTAAGTTCATTTATTTTATAAATAAACAAAGTTCTCATTTTTCATGAATTAAATAAGATTATTATTTTATTATAAATTGAATAGGATACTGTATCATCTAACTAATAATAATATATAAAAACTTTATTTATTCAGCGAAAAACTTTGTTAATATTGTATATTTTATAAGTATTTTTTATGAATTAAATAAGTTTTCCTTAGACTAAATATAATATGAAATATTATTAATTACCATAAATTACTTACTACAAATACATATTGTTATTTCAGATAAATTATAAAAATTATTATATTTTTTTAATAATGTATATAGTCTAAAGAAAGAATATCTTCATTCAAGTTATTATAAAAATATAATTTTATTTAATTTATGAAAATATAACTATATTTATAAAATAAACAAAATCTAATAAAATTTTCTATATTTTTGCTAAAGTTCTTAATATTTCCGCCAAATAAATTATATTTATTTTATAAATATTTTTTTATAAATTAAACAGAGTTCCTAAAGATTATGATATTATTAATAAATTAAATACAAATAATTTTTTATCAGTTTATTGTTATTTTCAGAAAAATTATTTTATAATTTCAGAAAAAAATTATAAAATAATTTTTTAAACTATAAATTAAAATATTTTGGAATGGAACGTAGTTTATTTTATTTTTTTTAAATTTGTATTATTTCTCTGATGATGAAATAATTAAAGATTTACAAATTATTTTGGAACGGAACGTAGTTTAGTTTAATTTTTCTGAAATTTTTATAATTTCTCTGAAAATAATAATAATAATATAATAATAAAAATAACAATACAATTATTAATTTATTGTTATTTTCAGAGAAATTATAAATTTTTTGGAAAAAATATAAAATTAAATCTTAGATTTAATTTTATATTTTATAATTTCTCTGAAAATAGCAATAATGAAAAAAATATGAAACTTTTATATATAATAATGACAAAAGTTTAAAAATTATTTTTATTCTTGTTTTCAGAAAAATTATAAAAATTTTAGAAAAAAATAAACTAAACTACGTTCCGTTCAAAATATTTTAATTTATGATTTACAAAAAAAAACTTCGTTAACTTTGTTTATTTTATGATTTTTCTGAAATTTTTATAATTTCTCTAAAAATAGCAATAATTAACTAATCTAATAAATAAATTTATTTATAATAATTATAATTATATATATAATATAATACATAAATTAATGTAATAAAAAAATTTATATAAAAAATATAATATATTATATTATATATGAAAAATCTTAATACCAAAAATAATAATAATAAAATAAAAAAACAAAAAATAAATAATAATAATAATAATAATAATAATAATAATAATAATAATAATAATAATAATAAATTAAAAAGTATTAAAATAAATACACAATTATCAGATACAAATAATAATTATATTAATAAAAATAATATAAATATTAATAATAATTATAACACTACTGAAATCAGTAACGATAACATACTTAAAAATATCAATGATAACACACATACAAATATTAATGAAAACATACCTGAAAATACTAATACACATACTTATAGTATAACTAATGAAAATATCAATGATAATATTAATGATAATACAAATTATAATACAAATGGTACTACATATGATATAACTAATGAAAATATGAATGACAATATAACTAATGAAAATACTAATGAAAATACTAATGAAAATACTAATAATTATACAGATGAAAATACTAATGAAAATATTAATAATTACACAGATGATAATACTAATAATAATATTAATAATTACACAAATGAAAATATTAATGAAAACAATGATGACATTATAACTAAACATATTAATGAAAATATAAATGAAAATATTAATGAAAATATTAATGGAAACATATCAGAAAAGACGGCTAACCATAATAATGATAATATATTTGAAAATACTACATATAACACAAATGAACATACTAATGAAAATACAAATGATAATACAAATAATAATACAACTGAACACATTAATGATAACATATATAAAAATACTAATGAAAATAATGATGACAATATAACACAAAACACTAATAATACAAATGAAACTAATAATGAAAACACAAATGAAAATATTAATGAAAACATAATAGAAAATACAGCTAAATATACTAATAATAACACAACTGAAAATACTATAGATAACACAACTGAAAATATTACATATAACATAAATGATAACATACATGATAATACAAATAAAAACACTAATGAAAACACCAATGACAATATAACTAAAAATATTATTGAAAATACAAATGAAACTATTAATGGACACATAGAAGAACACACAACTAAACATACTAATGATAACACATCTAAAAATATTATAGATAACATAAATGAACAAACTAATGAAAATACAAATGATAATACAAATGATAATACAACTGATAATACAACTGATAATACAACTGAACAAATTAACGGTAATACACATGAAAATATTAATAAAAATAATGATGACAATATAACTAAAAATATAAATGAAAATACAAATGAAAATACTAATGATAATAATAATGATAATATTAATATTTATATAAATGAAAGTACTAATTATAATACAAATAAAAACATAAATATCTATATCAATGAAATCACAAATGAAAATACTAATAATAACACAAATGAAAATACTAATAATAACACAAATGATAATATTAATGATAACACAAATGATAATATTAATGATAACACAAATGATAATATTAATGATAACATAAATGATAATAATAATTATAACACAAATGAAAATACTAATAATAACACAAATGAAAATACTAATAATAATACAAATGAAAATACTAATAATAATACAAATGATAATATTAATGATAACACAAATGAAAATACTAATAATAACATATATGAAAACACTAATGATAATACAAATGAAAACACTAATGAAAATACAAATGAAAATACTAATAATAACACAAATGAAAATACTAATAATAATACAAATGAAAATACTAATAATAATACAAATGAAAATACTAATAATAACACAAATGAAAATACTAATAATAATACAAATGATAATATTAATGATAACACAAATGAAAATACTAATAATAACATATATGAAAACACTAATGATAATACAAATGAAAACACTAATGAAAATACAAATGAAAATACTAATAATAACACAAATGAAAATACTAATAATAATACAAATGAAAATACTAATAATAATACAAATGAAAATACTAATAATAACACAAATGAAAATACTAATAATAATACAAATGAAAATACTAATAATAACATATATGAAAACACTAATGAAAATACAAATGAAAATACAAATAATAATACAATACTATATCAAAACACGCATGAATTTATTGATGTACCTATTAATATTATAGATAATAATTATAATATAAATAACATTATTAATTATAAAACTGAAAACTGTATTAATGATAATAATAATAGAGATACTAATAATAATATGAATGATAATTTCAATGATGATAATAATAGAGATACTAATAATAATATGAATGATAATATTAATGATAATTTTAATGATGAAACATATAAAAATATTAATATAGATACTAATAATACATTATACACAAATGAAATTACTACTGAAAACATCAGTGAAAATAATAAAAATGATAACCAAGATGATATAATAAATGAATTAAATACACTTGTTGATTCTGATCTTGATATAAATAAACATGATAATATTTACGAAAATAATAAATTTACTGAAGAACAAACTAATATAATAACTGATTATGATATACATAAGGATATTATAAATGAATCTAATATAATTAAAACTAATGATGAACAAGATGATATACTTATAGAAAATAATAATAAACAACATAATATAATTGATAATGACCAAGATAATATATCAATGAATATAATTGATGATAAAACTTGTTGTTTAGAAAATAATAATGATAATTATAATGAAAATAACAAAATAATAAATAACTCTAATATAAATATAGATTCTAAATTAGATAATATAAGAAAAAAAATATCTTTACGTTTAAATAACACCAATAATAATTTATTAAATATTCCATCCAAGATAATAGAAAAAAATAATACAATATTTATAGCACCACAAATTGAAAATGATATGATAACTAATATACACCAATCTTCAACAGTAGTAGAATCTAATGATAATATGACAGATGAAGAAAAACAATTAAATAATTTAATATTAAAATTAAATAATGAATTAGAAATTGAAAATAATAAAATAAAAAATAATTTAAATATTAGAAGATTAATTCCAAAATATAATAATTCAGAATCTAAAAATTCACAAAATACATTAAATAAAATAAATATTTCACAAATTATTATTGAAAAAAAAAATCAATTATTAGAATATAAAAATCAATTAATAGAAATAGAAAAATTAAAAGAAATTGAAAAAAGAAATAATGAATTATTAGAACAAGAAAAAGCACAAAAACAACTAGAACAACTAAAATTTGAAGAAATAAATACAGTAAGAAAGGAACAACGTGTAGTTTACAGACGTCATATATTATCTAAATCTACAAGAAGATAACATATTTATTATATTAAGTTAAAATTATTAATAAATTTTAGATTATATAGTTAGTAATAATATTATATTATTTAATAATCATAATATTAAATAATATAAAATATGTTATTATCATATATTTATTTTATTATTTATTATTAGTTTATTTTAAAAATTATAAATTAATAATTTAAATAACTAGAATTTCTATTATTTTAGTTACATTATGTAATAAACAAAGTTATTATGGTTTCCGTAAATTAATAATATTGTAATTAAATAAGAAGATAAAAAATATAATAATAAACATATATATAGAAATCACAATTTATTTATATACTTTAATAATGTTATAATAAATATGTTTATATTTAAAAATATAGTTATCAAATGATAAATATACATAAAAAAATGATATATTAATAATATATATGTTTTATTAATATATAAATATTTATCGTAGCCATTTTGGCTCAAGTGCATGTTTAGCTCAGCATATTGCAGTAGCTTACTTTGTGTGTGACTAAGCATATTGCTTTTTTTGTTTACCAGGAATAACCAAATGACTGAATACAATACTAAATACATGCATATTTATATAACATCAACCAATATTACTCCTAATTTTTTACAATATACAAATTTTTTAGATACAATAGTAAATACTAAATATTTTAATGAAAATCATATTCCGTTATTATGTAAATTTCATAATTATATGTGGGGTTTAAATCAAGAAATGTTTTTTAATAAAACAAATATAAATACAATAATAAAACATTTAAACAAAAAGTTTAATAGTATGAAGACTATGAACAGATCAGTAGATTATTTCAAACAAAAATATCTTACTGATCTAAATTATATTTCTATATATACATTTTATAATTATTTTGCAGAGTTAAATAATGATAAAGTTATTAATATTAATATGGAAAATATAATTAACTATTATATAAATAATTTTAAATATTTTAAACAAAAATATTTAAAATATTTTAATAAAATAAATTATTTATCTACTTATAAATTTTATAATTATTTAGTAGAATTAAATAATAAAAAAGTTATTAATATCAATATGGAAAATATAATTGAATATTATATAAATTATTATAAATTTCATTATATGCAAACATGTTATGTATCCGATGACATATGTATAATTGATTTTATAGTCTCTTTAAAATCAAATAGTTTTTTTGATTCTGTAAGCTTACCTGAAGCTTGTAAATACCATAATTTTAAATGGACTATTGCAGGGAATCAAGGTCCCCGAGGAATGTTTAGTATATATGATGACTCAGAAGAATAATTTATTTAAATATTATTGTTTCTGTTTCATTAAGTATTTTTTGTTTATAATTTACAATTTGTTTAAATAATATTGTAAATGAAAAATCTTTTCCATTTAAATCTATATTATTTCCTAAATAATCTAATAATTCAATATCTAATTTATTTATATCTGTAGGTTGTCTAAAAATATATTCATTATTAACATATTGATCAACTTTGCCATTATTAAAACATGTACTAAATATAATTTTTGCTAATATTGGTTTTTCAAAAAAATTAATAAATCCCCAATCATTAACTTTTAATAATGCATAATGTTCATTAAATAAATTATATATTTTATTACTTATTATAATAGTTTGAGTATTATTATAAGAGGATTTTAAAAAAAATGAATTATTACAAGGACGAAATCCAAGAAAATATCCTAATGAAGGATAATTTAATTTTGTTATATCTATACAAGAGTTATTATTAGTTGGATTACATGGAAATGTAGAAAAATCAATTTCAAAAGTTGGGATATCTTTAATATTAAAATAATTACTAATAGAATTATGAATTGATATAATGGATGTAATATTATTAAGGCTAATATTTAAATTTATTATAGATTTATTTATAGGTTGATTAGTATAATATATTGAGTCATGTGTAAGATATAAATTATCTAATATTCCTGGCATTGATGTTGTTTTTGATGGAATAAACTTTATTGTATCATTAACATATATTTTATATAAATCATTTTTTAAATTATTTGAATTAGTATTATCAATATTAATATAATCATTACGACTAGGTTTATATCTAGTATCATATATATATAAGGTTCCATGTATTTTAAAATTATCTGATGTTTTAATAATATTATTAATCATATTATATATTCCATATACACTATACCAACCAATATTTAAATCTATTGTATTGATTATAGCTGAATTATTTATAGATGTAATAGTAATATTACTAAAAGAACATATATAAAAAATATAAAAATTATTTTCTATAATTGTATTATTATATAATAATAATTTTTCATTAATATTTGTTAATAATATTTGTATATCTTTATTATTTATATTATCTATTGTAATAATAGTTCCTGTTAAATCATTTAATTTATTGGGAACATATAAAGTAAAAAAATTATTTTGTTTTGTAAAATTTATATTATTATAATTTAATGATTGAATAGTATTATTTAATTCTATACTTATCATTTTAACAGAAATTATATTTTTATATGTATTATTAAATAATATTTTAAATTTATTTTCGTTAGGATATAATATATAATTTCTATATCGGGAATCAATATTTATTATTATTTCTTCCATTAATATAATAATAGAAATAATATTATAATACATATTCATAATCATTATTTTTTTATAAAAATATTATTATTTGTTTAATAATTAATATTATAGTTATTATAGATTTTAAATAATATTTATATTTAACTTGTAATTATTATTTATTAAAAAAATAAAATTTATAAAATTACAAATTATAATATTTTATTAATAATAATATAGAATACATTTTTAAAGAAATTAAACCCCGTTTAAAATATTTTACTTTAAGATTTATAAATAATTTTATAATTTTTTTAAAACTGAGAATAAACTAATAATTTGTGTAATTTGAAAATTAATAAGAAACATATATAATTTAATTATTAAATAAGAAAGCAATAATTATAACTTAGTATAATAAACATATATAAGAAGCACAATTTATTAATTATTTTATTTTTATTAATATTATTATAAACACTAATCATAACAAACAATAATATATATAGTCAATAAAAAAATAAAAAATGGACATATCAGTGTTTTATTTTATTAAGCCACCGTAGCCATTTAAATACTATCATTCAAACAGGAAAAAATAACAAAAACAAAATACACCCAAATGATAAAAGTTTTATTGTGAAATTAATTCTAATATTGATACTCGAATAATCTAATGCTGTCTATTTATTAGCGTCTATATGAGAATTCTATTTTTCAATATATGCGCAATTATAAAACAGCAATATGTTAATGTGTATGTATAAATAATAAATTTTTATTATATATTTTTAATTTAGAAAACATAAATTTTGTTTGAAAAATATCAATAAATTCTAATAATTTATATAATTAATTTTTCTAATATTTTTAAAAATATTAATTATAAAATTAATATTTTTAAAAAATAATTTAAAGATATATAATATAATAATATTAATGCCAAAAAAAAAACTTGATACCGGTATTCAATCTAATAATAATTTAGACAATAATAATACTAATAATAATAATTTAGAAGAAAATAATAATAATAATTTAGAAGAAAATAATAATAATAATTTAGAAGAAAATAATAATAATGATATTATAATTATAGTAGATGATAAAAGTATAAAAGAATCTCATATTAATGATAATGAACTAATACAATTAAACGGCGATTTACCAACTATTAAAAATCAACAAACACAAAAAAAACCATTAATAACAACAGAAACATTAGAGATAAAAAATAATATAATTCACCGGGTATCAACTAATACAACATCAGCAAAAAAACAAATTCAAAAACCTGGTAAAACATTATTAATTAAATTAATAAATAATATGGAAACTTTTGATATGACTTTATTAGATAATATTAATGGATTAGTTAATAAAACTAATATCACTCCAAAAAAAACTTTATTTATTACTTTTGATTCTATAGATAATTCTATGAAGGCATATTATAAATTATATTCTTATGCATATAAAAATAATTATATAGTAAGATATAGTTATTATAAAATATTTTTTACTATAACCGGATTAACTAATGAAACTGTATATACAGATACAAAAAAAAAATTAATAGAATATATTAATACTAAAACAAATACAAATATTTTATATTGTAAATTTTATTGCAAAAATAATACATATTTAGGATGCGGAGAGTTAACAGTAGACACAATGGAAGGATTAAATATTATATTATCAGATGCATTTAAAAAATTTGAATTTGATACATTTACAGGAAATTTTTATAAATATAATAAAAAATAATATTTATTAATGTAATTATTAGTAAATAAATAGTAATAATAAAGTTTAAATATTATGTCTAATAATTTATTTAATATCATATGTTAATAAAAAAGAATAATAATGCCTAAAAGTATAATTATTTTTAAAAAACATAAATAAAAATTTATTTAAAATATTTTAAATTAAAATATTTTAAATAAATTTTTTAATTTAAAAAACTAATCTATTTATAGAGAAAGAATACATTTTTTAGTGCATCTTTTTATAAACTTATAGTAAATAATATATATGCCGCGCTATATGAGTCAAATAATAATATTTTCTAATATTTATCATTAATAATAACACAAACCTTTTTTAATTTATTAAAATAGTTCAAACTTATAATAATTATTTATCTATATCATTTCATCTTTATTTAGTATTTTCATATTACTTTTTTAGGTGTTTTTAATATGGCACTTCATATATTGTTATTATAAAATTAATCCAATAACCTTTAAACTAAATAAATTACGCAGCTTAAATTTAAAAACATGTAATTTTAAATTATTTACTAATTTTATATTTAAAAAATCAAATTAATTCTGTATTAAATATTATTAAATATTATTAAATAGTTTTTCATAGAAAATTTAAAATAAATAAATACATGTAGAAATGAAAGTTTATAATTTAAATATATTAGAACTTTAAAAATACATCATATAAATCATATTATATTGTTGAGTTTTATATATTTAAATTATATAATAATTGTAGCAATATTGTAATTTTTATATATGATCAAGTGAAACCTGATAAGTCTCAGTTCTTATTTGTTGTTCAAACAATTAATTTTTACAAATCCACGCCAAACAAAAAATAATAATGAATTATTTATATACTAAATGTATAATGAATAAAGAATACTAATGCAATTTAAAATATATTAAAAATAATAAAAACGTAATATCAACATATAAAAGTCAATAATTATGAAAATATTTAGGTTTAATTACTTATTATTATATTTATGACTTTTTTCAATTATAATTTATAAAAAAATATTATAATTTATAAAATTTATTATAAAATATATTTAAATAAATTTTATAATTAATTTTATAAAATTTATATGCGTTATTATAAAATTATAGTATCTAATACATATTAATGTCTTCTATATCTAATACATCAGAATTCAAAATATCTAATTCTGAAAAAAAAATTAATAATGGCGTAGAACAAAAAAAAAATATTTCTACTGATACAGATTTTTATTTTAGTTTAATAGCTAATCCTAATAAAATTATAACAAAAAATAATGAAAATGATAGTTCATCAATAATAGAAGATAATATTATATCATCAAATAATCAGTCTAATAAGTCTGCATCTTCTAAAATTCAATATGATAAAATTGATATTTCAAATGAAATACAACAAATACATAATTATCAACCCGAACCTAAAAGTCCACCAATCACTATATATCCGCCTCAACCTTCACAACTTCCAAAATCTCCTAAATCTCCTACATATTTACTTAAAAATAATAATATTCCGCAACTAACCCCATTAAATATAATTCCTTCAATAATTCAATCAGCGCCTCCTTTAACATCGCCAAAAAATAAGAATCAAGATTTAAGAATAAAAAAAATTGAATTATTGCGTCGTTTATCTGAAATAAAATCTAAAGGTTACCAATTATCGAAAGACTATGATTTTAATAGTTCAATAGATGAAATGGAATATGAATATGACTTATTAAAAAGTTTTGCTGATAAACGAAATGGAGTGAAAATAATTCGCAATGGATTACTACAAGCAATATCTGTTGTAGAATTTTTAAATGATAAATATGATCCTTTTGATTTTCATTTATCAGGGTGGAGTGAACATATATCAGTTGAAATAGATTCTTGGGATGATGTATTAGAAGAAATATTTGAAAAATATAAAGGTTCAGGACGTCAAATGGCTCCTGAAATTAAATTATTATATTTATTAATAGCATCTGCTTCAGCATTCCATTTTACTAAATCATATGCATCAAAATTACCCGGATTAGATCAGTTATTATCTTCCAACCCTAATTTATTAAGTAGTATTATTAATACTAATAAAGAAAAATCTAAATTTATAACTCAACAAGAACTTAATATTCAAAATCAAAAAGAAACATTAAAAAAAGAAGATAAAATAAATAATAAATTAAATAAATATAAAACAGAACAACCATCCGCATTAAATATTAAAACTCCTGATGAAGTTAGACAAATTCTAAATAAAATACATAATAAAGATAATCAAGATTCTACCACACAAGAAGAATTATCTTCAAATCCTGAATCTACTTTATCGGTATCTAAAAGAGGACGAAAACCTAAACCTAAATATAAAAGTGGAATTAGTATTAAATAATATATTATATAAAACAAAAATTTATTAAAATAATAATATGGATATATATTTTTTATAAATTATGGAATTTTATTTATAACTAAATAAAATTAATAAAGTTTTCAATGGAAAATATCATATATAGCCTCTAATACTACGTTGATAGAGGTATGTTAAAACTTAATATCTGCTAATAGTTTATTTATAAAGTTAATATTTTTTCTTTTAATTCTTTAAATAATATATGTATCTGTTTTTCCATATTATCAATAAGTTTCATTTTATTAATATCTTTAGAATTATCATATTCTTTTAGATAAGTAAAATTATTAATTGATGCTTCCTGCGGTGGTATAATATTAGTATTATTTTTAGATACACTATAATAATCAGTAGGCATAATACTACTAGTATCACTTAATAAATAATTAACACTACTAAGATTATTAGGTATATTACTGCTAGTATTACCAATAGGCATAATACTACTTGTTTGATTATCTACATTATCATTATTATTTTCATTATCAAAAATAGATAAATAAGTACTATTTTTACTTTCATTATGTTCATCATCTAAATTTTTATCTATTTTTAACATTGATATTTGTATATCTGATTCACTATTTGAAACTTCTATATCATCAAGTGTTTTATTATTATTGTTTATAAATAATTGTATATTATTTAAAATATTATTAGGTTTAGCGCTTACTTGTTTATTTTCATTATTAGAATCTTTATTATAATAAGGAATATAATCACTAGTCTCACTATTATTAATTTTTTCAGAATTATTACTAAATTTATTTATGAAAGGCATAATGCTACTAGTATCACTAGTAATATTTATAGGAATTAAATTATTTTTTTCTATATTACCTTCTTCCTCTTGATTATCTTCATCATCATCTTCATCATCTTCATCATCTTCATCTTCATTGTCATCATTATATTTATCATCCTCTTCATCTTCTTCATCCTCTTCATCCTCTTCATCCTCTTCATGTTTATTATATTTATTATCATTATTTATATAATTTTGATAAGGTTTATTAACTTTATTATTTGATAAATTATATTTTAATATAATATATTTTTTAATTTGTGTAATAATATTGGGAATATTAATATCTGGATATTTATTTTTCATAATATGAATGATATTGTTAGATGATGAACTATTATTTAATAATTTATTATATTTCATTTGATAATTATATTCATGATTTGGAAGGTATTTAATATAATTATATAATATTTTAAAATCTGTTTTTGTAATATTCATATATATATATATATTTATATATATTTATATAGATATTATTAATTTAAAAATAAAAAATGAATTAAAAATATAATTTATATATAAATATTATGTCTGAAAATAATATATTAAAAAAAAGAGGTAGGAAATCTAAGAAAGATTTAGCTGAAATAGCTAAATCTAAATTAGTAGAGGTAGATATTCCGTCAGATGAAGAAAAGATAATTCTTCATTTGCCAATAAAATTAAATAATTCAGATACTGATATAAATGAATTATTTATTCAAACTGATAAAAATATATCTCTAACTTCAGAACATGAAGAAAATATATCTACTGATTTAATTGATTCAATTTATAATACAAATATAAATAAAATAATAGTTAATACAATTAAATATGATAGTAATGTTAAATGTTGGTGGTGTAAATATACGTTTGAGACTCCAACAGTTCAATTACCTGAAACACATTTTAACAATATATTTTATTGCATAGGTCATTTTTGTAGTTTTAATTGTGCAAAAAGTTATAATATTGATTTACATGATTTTAGTATATATAAACGTAATACATTATTGAATTTATTATATTATTCTATATATTCACAATATATTAATATTATTCCTGCCCCTCATTGGTTATTATTAGAAGATTATGGAGGTATTTTATGTATAAATAAATTTCGTGAAAATTCAATTATTAATATTAAAGAATATATTTTATTACAACCGCCAATTGTTTCCCGTCAAATGCAAATAGAAGAATCATATAAAATAAACAAATTAAAACAAGTTTCAATAAATAATATTAATAAAATGTATTCTGAAATAGATTCTAATTATTTGATTAAACGAAATAAACCAATATCAATAAATCAAATAAATTTAAAGTCAACTGGATTAATTACATCATTAAAAAATACTAATTTAATATAATTATTTATATATCACCTATAGAATCAATTTTTAAAAATATTAAATTAGAATATTTTGTTTCTATTTGATTTTTTATATATTCTATAAAATTTTTATGAAGTATAATATCATTAGAATATAAAATATAACTTGGTGAGGTATCAGTTTTAATACATATATCAGATAAATTATTTATAATCAGAAATTCATTAAAAATATTTTTTATATATGATATACCAATAGTTGATATTATACTAAATTTGGATATTATTTTAGTATAATTAATTTTATTATTTATATATTTATTATTATAAAATAATATAATTTCATTAGGTATATCTAAATTATTAATATTATTAATAAAATATGACCATAATGAAATTGATGTTTGATTATTATCATTATATTCTACTCTCATTTTATCAATAGTATGAATAATAGTATACCATATATTTGTAAAATCTATATTATTATTATTGTTATATTTATTCATAGATATACAATATGATTTTATAAATTTTTCCATTAATTTATTTTCATTAAAATATACTAATAAAGTTTCTTGGGTAATTTCTTTATTAGTATATAAATTAATTAATGATAACTGAACTACATTTTCATCTTCAAATGTATCTTCAATTTTAGCTACCATATTTTTATTTAATTGAATAATACTTTTCCAATTTTTAATTTTTTTTTTTTTAGTAGTATCTTTAAAATTTAATATACCTTCAATATTATATTCTAATAATATGACTTTAAAATACGAATCTAATTGTTCTATAACATTAATTAATACTAATTCATTATTTTTTGGTTTTTTATTATGATAAAATTGATAATTATACATCTAATTTATATTGATATCTAAAGTTTAAAATTATTTTTAATAAATTATAAAAAAACATAGGATTATATAATTCAAAATATATTATAATTCTAGGTAAAGATATATTAATAAAATCTCCGGTAATAGTTACATTTTCTTTATATAATTTACTATAATTATAAGATTCATAAAATATCTTTTTTAATATATTTATATTGATATTTTTTTTAAATAACTTATTTTTATAAATCATTAAATCATCATCTTGTGATGTCATAAACATTAACTGAATAATATACTGAATAATTTGTAAATCATAATATTTACAATATATATTATTATGTAAATGTTTATTGATATACTCTATAAATATCATATGACATATATCCATATTTTTTATCATTTTATAATATAAAAAATGATAAAAAATATTTTAAAATATTATTATTTATATATAATAATATGATAAAGACTATAAAAAATAATGAGTCTGATAATGAAGATATATATAATGAGTATGTAGACGATAAATATAACGAAGATGAAGATGATGATGAAAATGAAAATGAAAATGAAAATGAAAATGATGAATATGTTGATGAATATGATAATGATAATGATAATGATAATGATAATGATTATAATAATATAGAAGATAATGATAATATTAATTATATAGATAATGAAGATATTAAAAATAAAATTAATCATGAATATCTAACTGGCGAAGATAGAATATCCATTAATAGATTAACAAAATATGAAATGGTGCGTATTATAGGTGAAAGAAAAAAACAACTAATTATGGGTGCTAAACCTATGATAAAAAATTATAAAGAGTTAAGTTATGATAAAATAATTGAAGAAGAAATATTATTAAATTTAATACCTTTTAAAATAAGACGACCTGTAAATAATAAATATGAAATATGGACAATTGAAGAATTAGAAAAAGATCATTTATTAGATTTATTTAATTTTACAAGAAAATAAATATAGTAAAATTTTTACCAATTAAAAAAACAATTTCCACATATATAATTTACTTTATATGAATTTCGTAATTTATAAAAAACTGCATCTTTTAGTATATTATTAGTATGAGTTATACATTCAATATTTTTACAGGTATAATCATGTGTATGTGGTAATATAGGATTCATAAAAATTAATTTACTTTCTTCTATAGTATTTATTTTGATTAATTCATTATTATTATTTTCATAATATAATAAAATAGTTTCGTTTATTGGTTTTACATAATTACAATTATTACATTTATATTCTATTGATACTATAGTATTTATATTTTCATAACTCATATTTTCTATATTATTTTTAATTTCTTCTGAATATTTTAAATATTTTTTATTATCTAATAAATCTTTTTTCATAAATCCTAATTTATATAATTGTATATTTTCATTTGAATCTATAATTTTAAATAAATCTACAGGTTTTTTTAATATTATTTTATCATCTATATCTGTATTAATAGTTCTCATGAAATCTAAATAATTCAAACATTCAGGACAGAATAACATATTAATATATATATAATTAATATTTTATATATATTAATATCATTTTTTTATAAATAAAAAAATAAGTTTAAATGATATTAAGAATATATTATTTTTGTAATGGAATAATATCTTGGCTCAAGTCTTTATAAGACATAATACGCATTTTACAACAATATCTTAAATTTGTCATATTTGTAATTAATGCACTTACAAGTTCATGACGTTGATTATATAACGCTGGATCGTTACATATATCCATTTTGTTTTTTTCAAAATCTAATACTATATGACCTAATAATTTTCCACATGTTGGACACGTCATATATAACATTACTTAAATATATAAATATTATTTTTAAAACTTTTATTTTTCATTTTTTTTATCAATAAATATATATGAATATTATATTTATTGATAATCTAAGAGGAATTGCATTTATATTAATGTTAATACATCATATAATATATTTTTATGATAATTCATATAATACTGATTATTTATCAAAATATACATATGTTAATTATATAGGACAAATAGCACGTATTTTATTTATTTTTTTAGCTGGTTATTCATTAGAATTAGCATACAAAAAATATTCAAAATATAATAAATTTATATATAAAAAAATTCAAAGGATATTTGAAATAATATTATATGCATTATTAATAACTATTGTAACTTATTACTATTATCCAGATAAATTTATACGATTTGGAATATTACATTTTATATCTATAGCATCATTATTATTAACTCCACTAATCCCTTTTAAAAAATTATTTCTTTTATTATTTGTAATAATAATATTTTTATATAAAAATATATATAAATTGCCTTTATTTCATCCTTTTATTAATACCATTTTAGGAACACGCAATTATTGGAATTCTATGGATTATTTTCCTTTATTATTTTGGTTACCTTTAATGATGTTAGGAGTATTAATTAGTTCATTAAATTTAAATTTAGAAAAACATATTAAATCTAATATCCTTAATAAGAAAAATATATTAACATGGTTGGGAACTAATAGTTTAAAATTATATTTATATCATATAGTTATTTTAATAATACTATATAAAATAATTAAAATATAATTTAGTTATTAAATAATTATTATTTGTTATATAACTTTTTATATAGTTTTTCAAATTTACTTGTATTTTGATCAAAATATTCAATACTTTTTTTAGCTAATTGAACTCCATCAGTAATATTATATGTAGTACTAACTTCGTTTTTAACCTCTTTAGCTATTATACTAGCTTCTATAATACTTTTAATATTTAATTTATCTTTTATATGTGTTTTTAATTCATTAAATGCAATAAATCCTGGATTTGGTTTCCTATTTGATGATTTTTTAACGCTTTTATCTTTTTTTTTACCTCCTGCCATATTATATTTTATTAATAAATCATTAATATTATTCATAAGTTTATCAGTTGATTCTGTATTATGTATGTCTGATATATTCTTTAGAGATGATTTATTATTTTCACTTATAAAATTATTATTATTTATTGATTGTTGTGATGATAATAATTTTGAAGATTTCTGTTGAGAATTATCAATATTATTAAAAAACTCAGTAACTGACATATTATTTAATTTAACATCTACACCATTATTTTTAAAATCTAAAAAATATTTCTTCATATTTTGTAAATTATTTATAGAATCATTATTACCACCTGAAAGAGATTGTATTTCTTTTTTAAGTTCATTTTCTAATAATGTTGTATTATTATCTGATTCTGTTAATAATTCCATTAATTTCTTTATATTATGTGAATTATTACGACCACCTGAGAGAGATGATATTTCTTTTTTAATTTCATTTTCTAATAATGTTGTATTATTAGATTCAGAAGTTAACATTTCCATCAATTTATTAATATCATGGTTTATATTTGTATTTTTTATAGAACTATTATCATTTATGTTATATGATGATGTTGATGAAAAAATATGTTCACTCAGTTGTCCTTTTGGATAACCCCCGTGATATTCTTCAAAATATTCGTCTGAATTTTCTTCAGTAAATCCTTTGGTATGTCCTTTAGTATGTCCTTTGGTATGTCCTTTAGTATGTCCTTTGGTATGTCCGTTGGTATATCCTCCGGTATGTCCTCCAGTATTTCCTCCGGTATGATTATAATTACTATTTATAAAATTTGATGAAGTAGCAGATAAATCAAGAGAGCCGCCTAAATGATTATAATTATTTGATGAGGTAGCTGATAAATCAATAGATCCACCGGTAAGATTATAATTATTATTAATTGATGAAGTTACTGAATACTCATCGTTACCTCCTTTATGGTAATAATTATTTATTTGTATAGATTTTTTATCAATAAATGCGGATGAGGTAGCTGACATATCAGAATTATTAATTCCTTTACTTGTATGATTAGTATTTGCATACTTTTTTGTATTCATAAAGATAGATGATGAAGTATCATAATTATTTTTATTTTTATTTTTATTATATGTAGTTTTATCTGTTAATGACATTTCACTTAACTGTTGTGTTGCACTGCTTTCAGTAAACATATTAATAATCTTATCATTATTATATGAATTATATAAATTCTGGTTATCTGAACTATTTTCTTCTAATATTGTTTTAAACATATTATATATTAATATAGAAATTATATTTTTTATATTATTTTTGGTTAAATAATATAAAAAATATATAACTAATATATATTAATAGATGGATAATTTAATTAATGATATTATTGATATATATTATTCATTTTTAAATGAAAATAACTTTTTTAAAAATATTATTAATGATGCTAATTTTATAAAAAAACAAATACTAATAGTAGAAACAGTTAATAATTTTATTAAAAATAAAATAAATAAAAATATGAAAGAATTAATATTAAATATAATAACAAATGATAGTCATTATAATATATTTATAAATATTTTTGTTTATAAATATTGTATAATATATATTTATCTTGGTATAGCATATTATTATAAAGATTCAAAAGATTTATATATTTCTAATTTAATAGATTCAAGTCAAACAGATATATTGAATACTATTTTAACAAGTTCTAATATATCAAATATTATTAATTATTATATTGATATTCAAAATATGTTAGAATTATTTTCTATTAAAAATTTTGATAAAATTAAAATAATATTATCTAATAATGTTATTAAATATAATTCAATTATTAAATTATTTAATATATTAGGAGAAAATTATATTATTGATTATTTAATGATAGATAATAATTTTCATAATATTATTAAAACACTAATTTTTAAATTATTATATTTAATTGAAGATAAAAAAGATATATTATCTATTATAACTCCGGAAGGAATAATAGATAATATAGAATATAAATATATAGAAATTTTAGTTTCAAATGAAAAAAAAATTATAAATTTAGATTTTATTGAAAAATTTTTAAATTTAAATAAGTTATCAATAAAATGGGCTGATGAAATTTATGAATATTTAAATAATTATTATATATTAAAAGAAAATAATAATTCTAATATAAATAATTGTATTGATTATTTATTTAATAATAAAATCATTATACCTATAGTAGAAGATTTTGTTAGATATCATAAAGACACAGAAATATATTTAAAAGATACAATAATAGAAAGTGATAATATTAAATTAAGAAATCTTACTAAAATTAAATATATTATTAATAAAATGAATAATATACGAAATTATCATTCACCTATATTAATTGATTATAAATTAAAATTAAATATTAAAAATTTATTTTATAAACAATATGAAAATAGATTAGCCGTATTATATAATGATAATGAAGAAATTAAAATTATACAAAAAATACAAAATATAGATTACTCGGCAGATTATGAATTATTAATAGATTTAGAAAACATTCGTAATTATGCTTATAATAATTTTAAACATTTTTCTAAACATGGAATAAGTATGAAATTTAATAATACTATTACTGCTATCAGATATACTAATATTAATGATAAAAATAAACAATTAATAGAAACTAGAATTAGTAATGAAAAAATACCAGTGAATATTATAGGTATTGCTTATACTGGATCTAATAAATTTATAAATTTGATGAATACTAGTACATTAATAAATATTAATTCTTTAAAACAATTTAATAGTGATAATAAAGATAATCAAAATGGATTTATTAATTTTAATAAAATATTACCTAAAAAATCAAATAAATTAATATATTGGTTATTTAATTTAGAAAAAGATAAAATATTAATAAATAAATATATAAATTATAATACTGATGATTCAGATACTATTATTAAATTAATGTTACAAGAAATATTTAATAATTATATCAAACTTATAAATAACAAATTAATAAATTATATTGACAAATTAAATAATATGACTTTTTATGATTTAAATAAAATTATACATATATATGATAATATATATTTTAATTTATATCCTGAATTAAAAAATGAAATTATTTCATATATTATATTAGAAAAAATACCTCAACTTAAAATTGAACAAGATGCAAATGATAATAAAATATATAGTTATAATCCTAATATGATTAAATTACCTACTATAGAGGTAGAATATAATTCATCTGATGAAGAATTATATGATGAAAATATAATAACTCATGAATATAATCCTGATACATCTATCTGTTATCATTATATAAAATGGAAAGAAATATTAAAATTATCTAAAAATACTGAAGAATTTTCACAGGCTATTTATGATTTTGCTAAACAATATCTTAAATCTAATAATCAAGGAATGAATGTATGTAAAAGTTGTAATGAATTATTAGATATTACTAAATTTATATATTCTGGAACATATATAGAAGAATTAAATACATTTATTACAACTTCTATTATTATAAATCAAAATTTAGAAACTATATCTAAATATTCCACATATACACGAACTATTAAAAATATAGAAAGAATAATAGAAAGAATATCACAGATAATGAATAATACAGTATATTTAGGTAATGATATAATAATCAAATCACGTAGAAGAATGTTAATTAAAGATATTATAGATATAATATTAATTCATACTAATTGGTTAAAAAATCATCAAAGAAATATGACATATTATAAAAATTTTGGTATTAATAAAGAATTAACAGAGTTATTCCATTTTGAATTAAAAGATGATATTTTTATAATAAATACTTCTAATATTGATCATTATAAAATTATTAAATATAATAATATTATTGTATATATTATTTTTATATTAATTATTGAATTAACAGAAGGTCAGATTATTTTTATAAGAAATAATAAAATTTTCAATTATAAATTATTTTTAAAAATTCAACATAGTTTATTTAATAATTTATTTTTAAGATTAAATAAAGATAAAATAGCATTAAACAAATTACCTTTATTTTGTTTTATTTTATATTATTATAGTGGAATTGTTGTTAATAATAAAATTTGGTTATATAATTTAGATGATAATATAAAACCAAAAGAAAAAATAGTTTATATTATTCAAACTCAAAAAATAGTTATTCATACTTTACTAGATTTATTTAATACAATTATAGAAGCAAATTTAGAAGATAATAAAAATTATTTATATGAAATTATTAATAATAAATTTTATATTAAGATACATTCATTATTTAATAATATTAATTTATTAAACAAAAATCAAGAATTTAATAATAAAACATATGATATAAAAGAAAATAATATTTCTAATAAGATTGAATATATTATAATATCAACAAATAATACTAATAATTTTAATAATATAATAAATACAGATTATTGTTTTCCAGAAACAATAAAATTAGAAAACAGAAATTTTAAAACTAATAATACTATTACAGAATTAACAACATGTCCAAGTGGAAATTTTCATAAATGGCAATTTGAAGCTAATGATTTAATATGTTTAGAATGTAATAAATCTTATAATCAAATTAATAAAAATAATAAAGAATTCAATACAGATATTTATTTTGATAAATTAAAATCATATCATCTTAAACAATTAGCAACTAAATATTGTTTAGATGGTTCTTTACATGAAATACCTGACAAAAATAATATATGTTTAAAATGTCATATTAATATTTCAAATATAGATAATGAATATTTAAATAAATATACTAATAATTTAAATAATATTAATAACAAAAAAATAATTAAATATATAGATTATACAAAAAAATATAATAATAAAATAAAAAATAAAGAAAAAAAAATTAAATCTTTTATTAATAAAATTATATTAAAATATAATAAATATTCTAATAATAAATTAGAAATATATATAACACAATTTATTCAAACTCTTATTTCTATAGTTGGTGAAAAAGTTAAAATAAATAATGATGATATTTATTTAAATGAAACAATTATTATACTAAATCATGATTACAAAGGTAATATATTAAATAAAAATATTATTAAAAAATTAATTGATTTTACAATTATAAATAAACAAATAGGGAATACTATGAAAAATATTATGTTATTAAAAGAAAATAATATGTATTTATATTATGATTTAATTACGTTTCAATATATAGGCTATTCAGAAAATAATAAAAATATTATATTTGTAAAAAATAATATTATTTTAACTATTAAATATTCTATTTATGATTGTATACTATTATGGGGTTATGAATATAAATATATTAATATATATAATAATGAAATCAATTCACACTTAATTAATGATATCATTAGAAATCGTATTATTAATTTAAAAAAAATTTTATTACAAATAAAAATTATTATTTCTAGTATTAAAAATAATATTGTAACATCAAAACATCCTATTATATCAGAATTTATAAAAAACATTAAAAAAATGCATATTATAACTTCTAAAAAAATATTTAAAAATTTTAAATATATTATTAATAATTTATTTATAAATTATAATATTGATAATATTGAAAACTTAGTTAATAATACTAATATAGATACTAATAACATTTCAACCGTTAAACTAATAATTAATAATAATTATTTAGATGTTATGGAATTAATAAAGTATAATAATTATGATTGTCATATAATATTTTATATTTTATATAATTTTAATATTATTATTGATTCTTTTAAAAAAATAAAAGATGATTCAAATATTATTACTGAAATATCTATTATGATTATAAAAATAATTTATTATATGTTTAATATATATTATAAATTTAATATGGATAAAGAAATTAGACGATTAGATTATATATTAATTAATGAACCTTCTTATATGGATAACTCATTAAAAATATATGGATATTATCAAGAATTATTAACAGATGAAGAAGTTAATGATATTAATAATAATGATGAAGCATGTAATGCAATAGAAGAATTTAATACTTTTGATATTGATGAATTTGATGGTAATAATGATGATATTATTGAATCTTTAGGTCATAATGAAAATTATGATTAATACATTTATTTTTTATTATGGATATGTTTATCCATAACCTTATATATATTTAAGTTATTATTAATCTTATTTATTAAAAAATTTTCTAATTAATTTTCATATTACACAAATTTTTAAATTTAATAATAATTTAATTATGAATATGTTTATTATTAGTGTATTTAAAAATTACAAATTAATAATTTAAATAATTAAGGTTTCTATTATTTTATTTATAGTTTTATTGCTATTTTCAGAGAAATTATAAAAATTTCAGAAAAATTATAAAATAATTTTTTAAACCATATATTAAAATATTTTGGGAACTTCGTTAACTTATTTTATTTTTTTTTTAAATTTTTATAATTTCTATGAAGATGCAATAATTATAGATTTATAAATTTTTTATAATTTTTCTGAAATTTTTATAATTTCTCTGAAAATAACAATAATAATAATTTTAATTATTTAAATTATTATTAAAACTAATACTTGAGTAATAAACAAAGTTAACAAAGTTTACATAAATAATAAACAAAAAATAATTTAATAATTTAGACAGTGTTATTTATAATAATAAACATATATAGAAAGCACAATTTATATATAATATTATTTCAATAAGACCATAATAAACATATCTTTATTTTAAATATTATTAAACTAATTTAAATTATTAGTTTTAATATTCTATATAATACATTATTATTATTTTTTTTTAATATTATATTTATTAGCTAAATCATTAGCTAATTTATTTTCTATTTCTTTAAAATCTTTTCCTTGTTCAACTTTTTCTAATTCATGTAACATCATATATATCATATCAATATTTTCACATTTACATAATTTTTTAACTATGAAAGGATACTCATCATAAAATTCAGGATATATATTCATAATATGTATTTCTAGATCATATACAGTTATAATTTTTTTTTTTTTTAAATTTATAATTTCATTATTTATATCAATAATATTTTTTTTTATATAATCTATATCATATGTTTCTCTTAATATATGGTTACTTTCCATTATATATAATTAGTAAATTATATGTTTTTAAATAATTTAAATTATTATTATTTTTATTTTAGTTTTTAATATTTAAAATAATTAATAAAACTTAAGACTGAAGAAAAATTATATGGAACACATTTATTTATTTTATATTTAATTTAGATTCTTATTTAATTTATTAATAAACAAAGTTAACAAAGTTCTCAATAGTTATTATATTATATCTATTGATATATTTTATAGCTTATTATATTCAAAAATAATAATAAATATTTTTAAATAGGAAACTTCGTTAACTTCGTTTATTTTAATTTAAAAAAATCTAATCTATGGGAAAGTTTTGCATTTTTTCATAATAATTTATAAAAAATTATCTATAAAAATATTTAAAATTAAACAAATTTAACATTCCCAAATATTTTTATAGATAATTTTTTATAAACTAAGATTTAATAATATAGAAGCCGCCGCTTTATGAATAAAATTATAATAATTTTTTATTGTTTTATTATTAATAATAATTATAAAGCTTGCGTCCGTTTAAAACATTTTTTTTAATTTATTAAAAAAATGTTTAACCTTATAACAGCTTACCATTTGGGTTTTCCTTCGGGTTTTCCTTCGGATTTTCCTTCGGGTTTTCCTTCGGATTTTCCTTCGGATTTTCCTTCGGATTTTCCTTCGGATTTTCCTTCGGATTTTCCTTCGGATTTTCCTTCGGATTTTCCTTCGGATTTTCCTTCGGATTTTCCTTCGGATTTTCCTTCGGTCTTTTAATAAAAGTTCATCTATATCATTTATATCTTATTTATTATTTTTTATATTACATTATTTAGATGTTATTAATTTTATTGGGAACTTCGTTAACTTCGTTTATTTTCATTATAAATATTATTCCGGTAATCAATCCTCTTTAATATAACCTTTATCACATATTATTGCTATAATCATAAAAATATATGTTTCAAAATAATTTTTAAATCTTAAATTATTGAATCCTCAGATAAATTATAAAAATTAAAAAAAATAAACTATATTTTATAATATTTTAATTTAGGATTTAAATATTATTTTGGAACGTAGTTTAATTTTTTAGATAAATTTTTATAATTTCTCTGAAAATAACAATAAATAATAATATTATTATTTAGTTAAAAATAATATTTTATATTTTAAATTATTTTTAATTATATAAAATATTATTTTTTTTCTAAAAATAGTAATATTATAAATTTATTAAATAATTTATAATTGAACATGTTTATTATCATCTGTTTAGATTATTATTTATCATAAGTTTATTAAAAATGTCATTAATAATAAAATGTTTATTATAACCTTATTAAAAATAATATTATAAATTGCGCTTCTTATATATGTTTAATATTATAATTTATAATTATTGTCGTCTTAATTATTAAATTATTTTTTATTTATTATTTATTATTAATTTAAGAAAACTTTGTTTATTACTAAAATTATTAGTTTTAATAATAATTTTAATTTTATAAATTATAAAATCATAATCTTTTATAATTTATAAAATTGGAAACTTTGTTAACTTTGTTTATTTATTTGTAAAACTTGTAAACTTAGTATTAATTTTGTTTATTTTATAAATATAACAAAGTTAATAAAGTTCTCATTTTTATAAATTAAATAAGACTATAATTTTAGAATAAGATGAATACGAATAATTTTTTTTTAAACTAAATATAAAAATACCTTATATGAGATTAAAAATTTATTTTAAAATATTAAATTTTTTGTTCTAATGACATGTTTATAATCATTTATTTAGTATTTATCATAACCTTGATGAAAATAATAAACAAAGTTCTTATAAATATATTAGCTTTCTATATATGTTTATTATTCTAATTAGTATCGTCTTAATTATAAAAATATATTTTGTTTATTATTAATTTACGGGAACTTTGTTAACTTTATTTATTATCTAAATTATTTAAATTATTATTAAAACTAATAATAATTTAAATAAAATAATAGGAACCACAATTATTTAATTTATTAGTTTTTAATTTTTAAATAAACTGATAATAAACATGTTCAATAAAAAAATTATATAAATTTTATTTTATTTTAAAATAGCGCGAATCCACGATTCAATATTATCTTGTTGTTTATCAGATTGATTTAATACTTTAGATTTACAAGTATTTAGTTGTACATTAACTATTTCACGAAATATTAATATTTTATTATGAATAATATTAATATCTTGCAATTCTACACAGTCAGGGTTTGTATTATTTAATTGATTTATTCTAACATTACAATGTTGACAGAAAGAATCTAATTGTGATAAATAACATTTAATTTTATGTATTTTATGTTTTTTATCAACATTAGAACAATCATTAAGAGTTGCCATAGTTAATGTCATCCATCCATATTTTTCAATAATATGGACAAACCATTTTTCTAATCCGCAACATGTTGCAAAATCACAAGAACTCATATCTGACATATATATATATATATATATATATATATATATAAATTTAAATATTATTTTTAATTTATTTTTATAAATTATTTTTTATAATAATTATTTTTATTATTATTTATATATATAATTTTATTAAATGCAGATTTAACTTTATTATTATGGGTTATATAAAAAATAATTTTATCTGAAAATATAAAATTAATATTCTGATATATTTCATAAGCTAATTCATCATTAAGATTTTCATCTATTTCATCAAATAATAATATATTATAATTCGTTGTTTTAATTAAATATATAATTTTAGCTATATTTAATCTAATTCTTTCTCCTGAACTTAAATTTTCTATATTAATATAATTATTATTATTATTATTATTAAATTTAGCATATTTAATTGAATAATTTATTAATTCTATATTTGGGTTAGAATCATAATTAGTAATTATATTATATAAATAATCATTATATAATTGTTTATGATTAGATAAAAATATAAATGATTGTTTATTAATTATTTCTATAGAAGGATATATATCTAATATATCAATATATATTATACCTTTTAACATATATAATATAGAAGTTTTACCACTTCCAGATTTACCAGATACTAATATATGATCATTTTTATTAATAATTATTTTTTGATTATTTATTAATTTTGGATTAGTATTATATATTTTATAAATTATTATTTTTGTAATAGGTTTTGATTGATTAACAGGTGTATTATTATATTGTGTAATATTATTAATTGCATTAGAATATAATTTATTTAAATAATTATATCTAATATTCATACGTGTTATTATATAATTATTTTTATAATATTCAATTAATTTATCAGTAACATATTCAATATCATAAATTATAATAAAATAATAATAAAAATCTAAATAATTTATATTTTTAAATCTACTTTTAATAATAGTTAATATATAAATAAATATACAAATATTAGTTTTGAATTCTAAATTATTATTTAAACTATTAATATCTTTTAATAAATTATTATATTTTATAATAATATTATGTAAATAATTATTATTTATTTCATTATTAATAAATAAATTTTTATTAGTAATAATATAATTACGTAAAAGTTCATTAGCCTGAAATCTTTTAATCGTTATATCTGTTTCAGATTTATGTTTATTATCATTTAGTTTTTTAATAATAATAAAAAATACAATAAATAATATAATAATCAAATAAGAATTTTTAATAATAGATATTATTATTAAAGTTACTATTCTAAAAGGAATATCATATTTTATTTTAATATTTGATATATATTGTTCTATGTTTTCATTAAAATGTTCTATAATATTATAATATTCTACTAAATCTAAAGTTAATAATGTTTTCTTATTTATTTTTTGCAATATTTCATTATAAAATGTTGTATTTGCTATTTTAAGTTCATTAATTAAATTATTTTTAATATCATAAAATATTTTTTCTAAAGGTATATTTATTATTAATAGACAGATTAATATAGATGCAAATGTATATATATAATTAGTATATTTTTTAATTATATGACTAAAATATAATAATAACCATTTAAAACTTTCTTTACATATTATTAATATTATAGCTGCTAGTTTATATTTATTATATAATCCATTTAAATTATATTTATTTAATAATAAAGTTATATGATCTTTAATATTCATAATATATATTATAATATATTTTATTTATATATAAATTAATGAAACATATATTATTTATTTAATGATTCAATAATTTTTTTACTATAGATTTCCTATCAATTGAAATATAGTTTTTTACAAATATCTCAAAAAAGATATAATCTATAATTAAAATACTAGTTGATAAATATAAATTATGAATAATTATATTTTTAATATTTATATTATACATGTATGATAAAATACATGTAATACCTAATAATCCTACTATAAAGCTTCCTAATACTATCTTAGCCAAATTTATTATTTTTTTATTATTATCTAATATGGCTTTATCTATTTGTTTAGTATAATTAGTATTTAAATATTGTTTATTATTTTTAATAATATTAGATAATACATTAGAATTAATTATATCTTTAATATATAAATCTTTAAAAGTAGTATCTATTAAATAATTTAAATTATTATATAATATATTTTGTTCATTTGGAACTACATGTATGAAAAAAAATAAAATTAAAATTATACTTGCAAATACGATAGATAATAATATATCGCATATCAAAGAAATAATCATATATAAATTAATATATAAATTATTTTTAGTAATAAATTTAATTTATATATTAATTTATATAGTGTATGAATTTAATTGAAATAAATATAGCTTGGTTTTTACATGCTTTATTATTATTTACTGCATTAAGCATATTTTATATTACTATAAAATTTGAATTATTAACTAATAAATTAACAAAATCATTAAGTACCATTATAAAGAATATCTTACCAGATAATCTTAATTTTAGTAACATAATAGATTCAATAATAAATTTATTTTTAAATAAACATAATATATCTTCCAATAGTATTAATTATAATTTACTAGTTAATGAAATTAACAATAATGTTGATAATATTAATGATCCCCAAGTTGATTCTAATAATACAAACTTAATAAATACAATAATAATAACTAATATAATATTATGGATAATATTTATAATAGGTTTAGTAATTATTAAAAAAAAATATACAAATATATATATATATAAAATAATTAAACATACTATAATCATATTTGCTATTATAGGTGTTATAGAAGTTATACTATATAATTATATAGTATTTAAATACATATCTGTATCTTCTTCAGATATGCAAAATTATATTATAACTAGACTATTAAATAAATTATAAAAAAAAATGATTTATATTTAAATTGATAATATATAATTATATATATACATATGACTTCTGTAAATGATTCTACGGTTTCCAATGATAATATTAAACCTAAACCTAAAAGAACCACAAAAAAAGATATTAATACTTCAGAAATAACGGTTTCTAGTAAACTAGATAAACCTTCTAAAACATCGAAGAAAGAAAAAACTAGTGTTTCTGATGAATCAAAATCAACTAAAACAGAAAAAGCTAATAAAAAACAAAATTCTAATATAGAAGTAAATGATACATTTATAATTATTCCTAAAACTAATAAAACATCAGTTAAAGAAAATGTAATAGCTAAAACTAAATCAGTTAGTTCTAATTGTATATTCACAGATTCTAATGTAGATATACCACATTTAGAAACTACTAATATATTTAATAATATATCAGAAATTCCACATGATTGGGAAATTAAATTTGATTGTTTAAAAACAGATATAGAAAAATTAATTAATCAAATAGAAAATTTAAATAAAGAACGTGAAAGATTAGAAAAAGAAAAAAATATTAAAGAAAAAGAATTTATTTCATTACGCCAACAATTATATAATACAAAATCTAATAAAGAAATAAAAGAAGAACAACTAGCAGAACATAATTCAAAACTTGATATTATAAAAAATACAATTGATGAATTAGATAAATTAAATGAAGCAGGAAGTTCTAATGAATCTGTTATTCTTGATAATGATAGCTAATTAATTTTTTCAACTATAATTTTAATATTATTTTTTTTTTTAATTAAATTCTGAGAATTAAAAATATCTATTTTTTTATCCCATTTATCATCATAATTATTATCATGATATTTAATATATTTATTACATCCAATTTTAAAAGGTGGCACTTTTTTTGCTTTATACCAAAAAACCTTATCTGTTATATTTTTACTATGTATTCGGTTATCAATAACCATCACGCCATAATTATCAGTTAATTCAGAAAATACTTGTTGAAAAACATCAAAAGAAGGAAACATTCCTGCATAATGATCAAATAATCTTTTACGATTTGATATTATATCTTCAGCTAATAAAAATATATAATCAAAATTAGATCTTAACTCAGGGGGAATTCCTATCGCATATTGTAATGTTAATATAAATGATATTAAGCTATGCCTTCCATTGTAAAATAATTCTAATATATTAGAATCACGTAACCATGTTCCTTTTGAACTTAAACAATCATCCATTATTAACATAACATAACCATTCTTTTTTATTTTTCCTTCTTTTTCTCTTTGTTTATTATCTTCTATAATTCTGTTTTGTCTATTAAATAATCCACTTAATAATTCACTAGAATAATCAGAATAAATATATGTATCAGGTATAAAATCTGAATAAAATGAATTTAATTTTTCTGTACGACTTATTGCGAGTATTGTTGGAATATCTTTTAAATGATATATTAATTCTTTTACTAAAAAAGATTTTCCTGTTGCACGTTTTGCTATTATACAAATTGTAGCATACTCACACATATTTTTAATATCAAACTTTTTTATTTGTAATTTTGTAGCTCCGTAATTTACTTCTTTAATAGTCATTAAATATAAATAGAAAATAAATATTTTTATAATATTAAAACGGAGGTGGATAAATTGTATCAACGCTTAAACTATAAACATCTATTTTTGATGATTTTTTATATTGATTCAAATAATTTAAACAGTTTTCTATATCTAAATTTAATAATAGTCCTCCTATTGCGGAAACTAGTATAGGATTTTTATATTTTTCATATAATGATAATCTTTTAATATTATATCTTTTATCATCCATATGTTGAATCCATAAATAAATAATAAATATTATTATGATAATTATTAATTGTTTATAAAATAATTCCATTATTTAAACTGAGAAAATAAAATATTTATAAATAATTATTTATAAATATTTTATTATTATACTTATTCAAATATTTGTTAATCATTTTTTAATGATTTAATAAAATTATTGGCAACTTGTATAATTATATGTTTATCTGTTTTTTTTTTCCAACGTGAAACTTGAATTGATAAAATATAATCTTTTTTTAATAACTTAATATTTTTTGATATATAATGATAATATAAACAATTAAATATATAACTCCAATTATTTGTATTTTTAAAATTACTCATTTTTAATAAATAGTTAGATGAAGAAATATAATTTTTTTTCATAATTTTTATTTTATTTAATACCATACCAAATATATTCCCCCACATTACCCATTCATAAGAATCAATGGTCCATTCCATAAATAATTTATATATTTCCATATCTTCTAGCATGCATAATTTCATAAAATTTCCAAGATACATTAATCTTTCTATATGATGACAATATGCATATGGTATTATTTTATTTTTAATAATACTATCAATAGGATACATATCAGTAGTTCCTTTCCAAAATTTATGATATTGTATACTAGAACTAGAATTATTATTTTTAATAATAGGCTTCTCAATCATATAAATACTATATATATAATTCCTCCATCCTATTATTTGTCTTATAAAACCTTCAATATTTTCTATACTAATTGTATCTGTATTTTTATTATAATATTTTAATGTATGAGTTACAACAAATTCATCCACTAATAATCCTATATTCATCATTGGAGATAATATTGAATGAAATATAAAAACATTCTGTTCAGAAACAGCATCTTCATATAATCCAAAATTATATAATTTATTTTTTAAAAAATTATTTAACCAAATTACACTATTTTTATGTGTTATTGGATAAATAAAATTTATTTCTCCATAATTATTATTAAAATATTTATTAACATATATTATAGCTTCTTTTGTATATTTATTATTTATTATTTTTGGAGGTTTTGGTAAATCTATATTTTTAGGTAATTTTTTTCTATTTTCATCATCAAAATTCCATCTAGAAAAATCGGGTTCATTATCTTTATTTATTAAAACTTCTAATCTGTGTCTTTGATACAAATAAAATATACGATGATTATAAGATTTCTTAAAAAAAGTTTTTTTAATATATTCTATATCAGAATCTTTTAATAAAAAATTTAAAGTTGGTTTTATTATTAATCTATCTTTAAATATGTTTTTTAATTTATTTGTTAATTGATGTTCTATCGGATTTATAATATAAATATTGTTATATTTTAACTCTTTATAAAAATTATCATCTACCTTATAATAATTTATGTATTTAATATTACGATTCTTTAATTTGTTTTTTAAATAATCATAATACCATTTCATTGTTGCTCTATGGTATGCTAATTTCATTTTATGAAACTTATAATATGTAAAATATAATGGTTCTTCTATTAAATATATATTTTTGGTTTTTATATATTTTATATTTTTAAATAATTGTGTAGGAAAAATTAATGTTATATTATTATTTAATTCCATTATTACTAATTATTAGAAAATAATTATTACTAATTTTATGTTATATATTATTATTTTTAAATAATAATATATTTTTATTTTTTATTTATTTTTTTTAACTTGGGATAACATTTATATTTAAAATTAAAAAATTGATAAATCAATTTTTTATTTTTTCATTTTTAAATATAAATTTTACCGTAGCCATTTTGGCTCAAGCTAATACTATTCATAGTAAGAATAGTATTGCATTATATTATATGAAAACTAATAAAAAGTCATACCCAAATACTAATGAACATATTAAACATTCCGATTATAATATAAATAAACAATTAATTAATGCATTAAATTTAGAAAAGTCTACTAATATATTTCAAAATACTAATAAAGATATTAATAAAAATATTGAAAATAATATTAAACATATCAAAACAAATAATAATTATCAAACTATAAGATCTATAATTAATACATGCAATATTAAATATTCAGAAAGTAATATGAATAAGCAATTAATTAATGCATTAAATTTAGAAAAAGCTAAAAATATATAAATCCATAATTTACATTCGTATAATATACATATAGTTTATTATGATTTTTATTTATTATAACCTTATTGAAAATATTAATAATATTTTTCTTAATTTTGGGCGTGTTTATTATCATATGTGTCATTTACTATTTATTATCAGTTTATTTAAAAATTAAAAAATAATAATTTAATTGTGATTAATGAACTTCCCTAATATTTTATTTAAAGCATTGGTTTAAATAATAATTTACATAATTAAAATTATTATTAAAACTAATTTATTAATTATAATAATAAAAATATATAAATAAACATATATATTTATTTATAGTTGGGAACTTCATATATTTTCAATAAGGTTATAATAAACAATAATAAAAACATGAGTTCCCTTTAAATAAAATAATAGGAACCAAAATTATTTAAATTTTTAAATAAACTGATAATAAACAGTAAATGAAACAGATGATACTAAACATATCCATTATAAAAAACAATATTTTAAATCTTCAAATATATAAAATATTAGATAGTTTTTATAAATTTTTTAAAATTGAGAATAATTATTCTCATTTATTTTATGTATAAATAAAAATTATGAGCTAATCAAAAAATAATTGGTTATTGTTTTTTTAATAATAATATATATATATATAAATATATATATATATATATATTATTATTAATGCTACAATGGAATTATTATTTGGCATGGAATAATCAATTATTACAGATGGAATATGAAGAACAATTATGTATATGTAAAAAACACTCAAAACACTTATATATGAAATTTATAATATTAATATATAATACTTATAATAATAATACAAATATATATTATTTATTAAATGAATTATCAATATTAGATAATATAAATCAAAATAATCACTATTATTTTATAAATTATATAATATTATTATTAATAAATAATAGAGCATTAAGAATAATAAATATAATAACTAATAATATTTATGATTATTCTCGTGATCAATATAAATATCCAATAATAATATATTTACTACAGTTTTCTATATTTCATAATATAATTTTTAAAGAATTACAATTATATATTATAGAATTATCAAAAGATAGTATAGGATCTAAAATTTTACATTATATGTTAGAAATTTTAGATATAAATAAAATAAATTATATAATTAATATATTAAATAATTATTTTAGTAAAGGATATAAATATATATATACTAATTATATTTATCAAATAATTATTCAATTATATCCTCAAAATAAAAAATATTATTTATATCATATATTAAATAATTTTATAGAAATATCTACTAATCAATATGGATGTATTATTGTATATATTTTATTAGAAGATGAAACAATATATCTTCATATAATAACTAATATTATTATACATTTTAATAATTTATATTTAAATAAATATAGTTTCTACATAATATTAAAATCTATAGATTATATAACACCTGAATATACTAAACAATTATTTAATATATTATTTAATAATATTATATTATATTCAATCGATAAATATGGACTGCGTATAATTAAAAAATTAATTAATAAAAAATTAATATTATTTAATGATATATATACATACAATAATATAATTATTATATTAAATTATTATAAAAATAATTATAATAAAAATAAAAACTTTAGTATAATTCCATATATTTTAAAAAATAGTAATTATTATAATTAAATTATTGCTATTTTCAGAGAAATTAAAATACAATCCTAAAATTTTAGACAAAAATATAATTATTGTTATTTTCTGAGAAATTATAAAAAATTCAGAAAAAGTAAACGTAGTTTAGTTTAATTTATCTAAAATTTAATTTCTCTGAAAATAACAATAAACTGATAATAAATAATAAATAAAATAGATGATAATAAATGTATCCATTAAAATTAATAATTAAAAAAAATAACATATTTATTATCATTTTATTTAAAATAACTAATAATGTAAATAACCAAGGTACCTATTATTTTATTTAAATTATTGATTTTAGGAACTTCATTTATATCTAAATAATGTAAAGTTTACAACAAAATATTTTGTCTAAAATTTTTAAAATGCAGTTTAATTTTTTTGAAAACAGAAATAAAATAATTTAAGGATTAATTATATTTTTTGGAACTAATGGATTTAATTTTAATGTATTAATATAATTATTACTAATATAATATTTATCCGGCGCTAATGTATTTTTTGTATCATTATAAATTTGATCACCGTATTCATGAATTAATGACCGATCTAAATTTTTATATGGATGAGAAAAATAACTTACTAAAATAGGATTATTTAATTCAACTGTTTCAGATGTTATATGTGGTTCGTATAAATCTTTCTTTCCGTTAGTCATTCTATTATAAGTGCCTATTTCTCTTTTATCTTTAATAGTCATATTATTACTAGCTGTATGTGATATCTTATTTTCTGTATAACTTTTTAAATTACTAATGTAATTATTTAATATAGTGGTTTGTTTAATTGTAGGTTTTGTAATATCTGTATAATCAATAGTATAATTTAATGTAGGATTATTAGCATGATTAATATGTTTAGTTATTTCTGTTTGTTCTTTTATTGTTGATTTAGCTTCATCTGTCAAATTAGAATAAATACTTTTTTCTTGTTTATTTGTATTTAAAACTAAATTATGAGATATTTCAGGTCTAATCGTTGATTTAGCTTCATCTGTCAAATTAGAATAAATACTTTTTTCTTGTTTATTTGTATTTAAAACTAAATTATGGGAGGTATTAGATTTTATAGTTGGTTTAGCTTCATCTGTTAAATTAGAATAAATACTTTTTTCTAAATTATTACTATTATACATTAAATTATGAGAGGTATTAGATTTTATTGTTGGTTTAGCTTCATCTGTTAAATTAGAATAAATACTTTTTTCTTGTTTATTTGTATTTAAAACTAAATTATGAGATGTTTTAGATTTTATTGTTGGTTTAGCTTCATCTGTTAAATTAGAATAAATACTTTTTTCTAAATTATTACTATTATACATTAAATTATGTGATGTTTTAGATTTTATTGTTGGTTTAGCTTCATCTGTTAAATTAGAATAAATACTTTTTTCTAAATTATTACTATTATACATTAAATTATGTGATGTTTTAGATTTTATTGTTGGTTTAGCTTCATCTGTTAAATTAGAATAAATACTTTTTTCTAATTTATTACTATTATAAATTAAATTATGAGATATTTCAGGTCTAATAGTTGGTTTAGCTTCATCTGTAATATTAGAATAAATACTTTTTTCTAATTTATTACTATTATAAATTAAATTATGAGATATTTCAGGTCTAATAGTTGGTTTAGCTTCATCTGTAATATTAGAATAAATACCTTTTTCTAATTTATTACTATTATAAATTAAATTATGAGATATTTCAGGTCTAATAGTTGGTTTAGCTTCATCTGTAATATTAGAATAAATACCTTTTTCTAAATTATTACTATTATAAATTAAATTATGAGATATTTCAGGTCTAATAGTTGGTTTAGCTTCATCTGTAATATTAGAATAAATACCTTTTTCTAAATTATTACTATTATAAATTAAATTATGAGATATTT